CAATTTCTCACCGAAATAAATATATAAATATTTATTATTCACCAAGATAAATGAAATCTAAATCTTATACAATCGTATAATGAAAATGAAATTTATTTTGGTACATTAAAGTATATAAGTGTCAAATTTTATTTTTTATTTATATATTCATATATTATTTGAAGAAACTTTGACTCTGAAATATTAAGATTTTCAGCTGAAAGTTTTGTCCAATTTTTTTCATTATCTCTAAGTGTATCAAGTTCTTTTAATGATTGTTCTAATTTTTCTTGTAGCACTTTAATTTCATCTTGATATACTGTCAACTCTTGATAAACTAAATTAATTTTTGAGATGTGTTCTTTAAGATAAGTTTGGTGTGCTTCTGTTAACATTTACAATTATTTTAATATTATTACTCAATTTTTGATAATAGTTTTAGTTTAAAATTTTCTTTTACAATATTCAGCTATTAATAAAGCATCGAAAATTCCAGAATGAGGTTTTGTAGCACGCGAAGATTTAGGATCAGTTAATTTAACATTTGGAAATAATCTTTTTGCAGCAATTAATGACATTGCTTTTGTGTCAATTCTACCTTTAGATTCTTTTCCATTTTTATTTATTTTTGATAAATTACGAACTTCAGAAACTCCAATCCACATTTCTTTTTGCCAAATTTTAGGTTGAATTTTTGTATATGGAACTTTATAACAAGCCAACATTCCTTCTAAAATACCACAAATTTTTCCAAATTCAAAAGTAGCACCCGCTGATGCTCCAAAAATTGCATGTACATCTTCTATTACTACATGAATATCACTAGATTCTTTAAATATATTATCAAAAATATTAACTAATTCTCTTATATCTAATTCATTTTTTATTGTTGGAATAACATAAATTTTCGGCTCTTTTTCTTTTTCTAATATTACAATTGCTCCTGTTTTACCCGGATCGATCCCTATTCGCATTTTAATTTTAATATTTTATTAAACTCTCAAATTAAATTTCTAAAATATCTTTCTAATATCTAATTCTATTATTAAAGTCTTTTTCCTGCTATTAAACCAACAGATGTAGTAAAAATTCTACTATTGAACAAATCCCATAATAAACCTTTTGTGATTCCGAGAGCCGAGCATATCCATCCACCAATTTTTGGACCAATGGTTGCACCTGTTATTGTACCTACTATTGCTCCTAAAATTCCTTCATCAAGATTATCCCATGTTCCACCTTTTTCAAAGTGTTCCTGTAATTTTTGGTACATCTCTTCACTTTCCTTTACTTGTTCATCTGATAGGTGTTCTATCTGCTCATTCTCAAAAATCATTGATCGTCTTTCTGGACTGAATCTCAATTCTTCTACTATAACTTGATTAAACGTTTTTATACTACTCATCTTATTAACTTATTTTATCTATGTATTTATTAAATTCAGTATAGTTTTTATCCATAATTAATAGATATTTATATCCCTGATTAATAGTTTCTTTTTCTTTTAATTTACATTCTTCTTTATTTAATTCATAGGTATACCAAGATTTTATTTCAATTATTAAATTTAAAGATCTTATATAAAAATCGGGAAAATAATAATGATTTTTATTATTAAAATTATAAGTTATTCTTGGAGCATTTTCTAAATTATTTAATAAATTTAATTCTTTACAATATTCAAGAAAATCTAATTCATAACTCCCTTGATATATTAATCCATTAGGTAATTTAATTTTATTATTTTTTGCCCGCTCTTTTTTGTTGTTTTATATGAACATCAAAAAGTTGCGATGGATTTTCAACACCATATTTAATTAAAAATGTTTCTTTTCTTCTATCTTTTGTTAATTGTTTTTCTTCATCAGTTTTTAAATAATTTGTAATATTTCTTTTATTTATTATTTCTATCCATTCTTCATCTGATTTTTCATTTAATGAATTTTTCTGTTTGTCACTAAATTCTTTATATTGTAATGGAAATTCAACATTATAAAGATCTAAGTTTGTTTCTTTTCTTTTTTTGATAGTTTGTTGTTTTTCTTCTTCTGATCTATTTTGATGTGAATTACTTACTTTTTCTCTAATTTCTAATAAACTCATTGAAGAATTACCCCCATAAACTATATTATTTGTTTCTTTTCTTTTTTCGATAGTTTGTTGTTTTTCTTCTTCTGATCTATTTTGATATAATTCTTTTAATATTGTTGATTTTAATTTAAAAATACAGTCTTTTTTACAACATGTATCATAATAAAATTTTCCTTGAAATTTTCGATTTTCATTACAAATAGGACATTTAGGTGGCTCTTCTAAATTATTAAAAAGTAAATAAACTTTTTCTAAATGTAAATCTGTACTAACATTTGGAAAAAGTTTATCAATTTCTTCTTTATATTGTAAATAAATCTTATAATGATTTTTCTTTATACGTTTATTATTTTTATCTTTAAATAATACTTTTAATTCGTCTTTTTTCATAAAGAATATACAATTACTTTTAAATTATATATTCATCTTTTAAAAATAATTTATTGTATTCTTCTTAAAATTTCAAAATCTCTTGCTCTAAAATTACAAGTAAATGTATTAAACTCTGGTATATTTGAAGAAAAACTTAAATTTAATTCAGATATACCATAATAAATTATTCCAGTATATTTAATAGCAACTAATTCATATCCTTGATTATCTAATAAACTTAAAATAATATCCGGCATAAATTGTTTTCTTTGTGTATATTTATAAAAATTTTGTAAAATATCTTGCATTATAAACCAATTCAAATATCCTTCATATAATTTCCATGTAATATTCATATCTTTTTCTGTATTATACTCCATATTACCCTTTCCCTTCCACGGTGTTACCACATTATGGATGTTAACTTGCTCTACAATAGGTAAACTGATACTCGGTAGACTAAATTCTTGAATACCTGCATTGATGTAATTTCTAATTGTTTTGTATGGAGATGGTAAGTTTTTAATAACAAACTCGTACTTTTTGATAACTTCTTCATCAAAAAACTCAGAACTTAATTCAACTCGAAAATTATTGTTTTTTGCACTGAGTATCATTATTTTGCATTATTTTGAGTACTTGTAGTTGTTGCTATTGTTGTAACTGTTGGAGGTGGTTGTGCTATGAAAATATCAGGCTTGTTTTGTGCACTTACAGAAACCGGCGTAATAAAACGAATTGGATTTGTAGTTGCAATTGATGTTCCTATGTTGATGTCAGAATTTGCAACAACTTCTGGGATTAATGGATGGATTAATGGTCTTGTTTCTCTTTCATCCATTCTTGCTTCTCTGTCTGACAAATTTCCTGTTACATCAATTGTATCATCTACTACTGATATTTCCGGTTCTAATCTTCTTCTGTAACTTTCAATTTCTTCATTAAGATTTTCTCTCAATTGTTCATTATTTTCCAATAAAACTTCAAGTTCAGCAAGTTTTTCTTTGTACTCTTCTTCTAATCTGTCAATTTTTTCTTGTTCTTCATTAAGCTTAATTTCCAATGGTTTAGCCGTTTCTTCATCAATTTCAACCCCCTTCACAAACTTGTCAAAAGTACCCGAGTAAATTACAGTTTCCATAGATGAATTATCTTGCTTTATTACAATATAAAAACTCTTATCATTCTTAATTTTCAAAATTTTAATAGCATCTTCTTTCATAATATTGAAAACTAACTCTCCCATATTACCTTGTACATCTTCTGACGTAATTTGCTTTATTGTAATATCTTGATCATTATCTTGCACAAATTTCATGAAAATCTTAGAACCTGATAAATTCATTGGTAAAGTACTTGTTCCTTCAATATTAAGAACTACAAACTTGAAAACATTATCAAATTTTGTTAATTGGATATGACATTTTCCTTGTCCATAGATTACTGTATCTAATTGAGGTGCTACAGAATTTGTCATGTTCACGGCTATCATTCTTCTGTCGATGTAAGTAGGTATGAATTTAGTTGTAAACATGTTCTCTGTTCTTGTAATTCCAAAAGAAGTAGGTGTTAAAGTCTCATTTACTATCTTATTGTAAACATTAAATGGTTGTATTCCTTCATCAATTTTAATTCTCTTTGAACTCAAACCATACTTTTTAGGTTCATGAGAAGTTACACTTGCTACACGTAAAACTTGCTCACCCGTGTTAGTATTAAACAAACGCATAGTGTAAAGTAGTGAAAAAGCAAAAGCCTCGCCAGAACGTAAAATAATAGGTCTAAAATAACTAGGTTTTGTGAAATCCGAAGATTGTGGTATTGTTAAATCTGATGTTGTAAAGAATTGACTACCAATTTGTTCTACTACTTTGATATTGTGAATTACAGTCCAACCATATCCTTGTGTACTGTTTAAGAATGTAATGTAATCATCAAGAAACTCACCTTGCCATGTTGGAAAGTATTCAAAGAAATCTCCTAATTCAGATTCTCTAATAGTACAAGAAAGAAAACTGTAAGTATCTGCTGGATTTACAGTAGTTTCAACTGAATTTTTAATAGTGTAAAAATCTACCTTATCTTTTGTTTCTTCATACAATATCTCTTTAAGTGTCAAGTAGATAGTAGAACCTTTAAGAAATCCACCTGGTAAAAGAGTTGTACTGTCTGGAATTACCGGATGACTGAAAAGATTTGCTAAGGACCTTTTGTTTGTGGTTAATTCTTGTTGTACTTTGTAAAGAGATGGAACGTAAATAGTCAAGTACTTATCATACATCCTTTCACCCATCATAATTGGATTAGGATTAAAAGTCGGCTTTTGAAAAGTATTGTTTCTAAGATATGCTGCTGTTGAAACTTTGGTCTTTTTCTTTGAAGACTCTAAAAAACTAACATCTAAAATAAAACCATCAACTCCTTCTAAATTGTAACCTGATAAGATGTGAATTTTAATAATATCATACTTTACTTGATTTTTACCATCATTTAAAATTTCTTTAGATATGTCTTCAAGGATGTAATTCCTTGTAATTGGAATAGGATCACCACCTTTCAAGTTGTGAATTGAGTCTGGATTAAACTCTAAAGAACCGATAATATTGCTTGTAGCCCATCTTCCTTGTGTTGTATTGGTCGGTATTAAATTCCAATTCAATCCATTGCCTAAATCTGGTCTTAAATCTCCAGGAGAATCTGGAAAATTAACAAACTGAAATTCTTTTGTTATGTTGTTAGTTAATCTGTAGATACCCACACCTTTTTCTCCGGTTGTAGGAATAGCATTTTCAACTTTACCTTGTGTAGGATCAAGATTCATGGCTGCATAACTGTATTCTATCATGCACCAATCATTGATTTGCAAGTACTTAGATGTAACTAAATTCATTGACATTTTTCTTTATTTTTACTTTCTATCTACTTCAAGTTTAAATGGATGATTTGGATATGCTACTGTATTATACCATGCATCTACTTTCCATCCTAATTTTTTAAGATGTTTTTTAACCAATTCACTATCTTTTCTTGTTGTAAATCCTATCATTACACCATTTTTAGTATTGTCCCAATGAGGTTCTTGATATAATTCCGAAATTTCTTTATTATCTGCAAGTTCTTTAAGAATAACAATTAATTCTTTTCTATTAGCATTTTGAACTTCAAAACTTGATTCATTAACAAAATCTTCAAACTTTACTATTCTCATATTTTCTCATTATTTTACCTTCTTAAAATTCCATTGCCATAAGTTGTACTGTAATCCAAGAGTTAATGCAACTCCAGCATGAAATTGTCCCTTAAAATCTACCATTACACTTGGACCTACTGAAACACCAAGTGCCCATTTTTTTGGTGGAAAGTAAGATTTTATCAAAGTTGATTTGTGTGGATCTATTATTGCACCATCAAGATAAGCAACTGAAAATCCTGGATAATTTGAACGAACAAAAATTTCAAGAAATCCTGTTTTTTCATTCTCTTTAAGTCCTGTAATCAAAGTCATTACTATACTGTCTATTGGGATTGAAACTGATGTAGCATTTTTATCAATTACTGGAATTTTTACCTTTATAGTATCTTCCTTATCATCTGATAAAAATTCATATATTGTAAACTCATCCGAATGAAAACCTACATCTACTTTACCTTCTAAGTGTCTTGAATTTCCGGGTGAGTATACTTCACTATATTTAAACGTAATTGTCTGTGTTTTATTATCATTAATCTCTACATCAATTTGTCCACCGGTTGTATTTGAAATCTCTATTATTTTCTGTTCAAGTACTGTTACTATTTTAGAAAGATAAACAACATTACCTTTTTCTTTTTTAACTTCATCTGCTAAATCTTTATTAAGGGACTCTAAATTTTTGTTAGTTGCTGCTAAAACATTATGAGCATATTCCCACTCTCCCGCTTTATTCTGTGAAACTCGTAAAGAATCTTGATAATATGCAATATTTTGATTAAGTCTTGTTATTTCACCTTTATCTTTTTGACATTTAGTTATAAATAAAGTAATTAATACAAAAATACCAACTAAAAGTATAATTCGTTGTACTAAAGTATTCTTAAAAAAGTTAATTATCTTTTGCATGTTTTCTTTCTAATTTTTAAGCACTTGGTCCACCCGGTCCCGTGGTTGTAGTACTTGAACTATTATTAGTAGTAGTTTGTTTAATAATACTAGAGTTTGTAAATCTAACATTATCTTTAACTTGTGAAACATTATTTGAAAATGTTCTAAATCCTTGAAGTACTGTAATATCTTGTAAAATCCAATAATTACCAATAGGATCCATACTATATTGAGGTAATGAACTCCCAGAACTAACATCAGTACCAATATTAAAATTCCATCTTAAAGGTCTGTAATTTTGAACATAGACAAATTTTAATAATTTTGGTTTTCTTCTCAAACCTCTCATTTCAAATAATTCATCATCATCTAATCCAATTGAACCTGAAGAAGTTGGATTTGTACTTGTTCTTTTTCGTGGATAAAAATTGTTAAAAGTTCCAAATCCCGCGCCACTTGCGCCATTAGTTGGATCATAAACAACATTAGCTAAACCATATTCATTAAATGGAATACCATTAGCATAATCTGGCCATATTATATTAGTATTAAATCTTGCATTAAGTTCAAATCTATTAGTGCCTGTATGTGCATTTAAAGTATTATTAGGTTCATAATTAAAATTTGTACCATTGGTTTCCATTTGACTATTACCCATCCAATCTACTGAATTGGTTGAACGATATGCAAATCCTATAGCACCTCTAGTTGCAACACCTTGATTAATAGTTAAATCTGGACCAATTAAAATATTAAGTTGATATCCCGTTATTGCTTGAGAAGGTGCAATAATTTTAGATATTAAAAACCCTTGACCCGCGCTAGGTTGTTTAATATGAATAAAATTAGTATCATTAGTAATATACAATCTTTTAAATGTTATTGAACTACCTCCTATGCTAGTAAACCCCGTTGAACCTGTATCTCCTATATCTGCCATTTTATTTTTAATTTTTATTAAAGTGTACCATCTATTAAAAATTCACTTTGTTTATTATGTTCTCCAAATAATATCGGATAAACTCCACAATTTTCTCTTCCTTCTATTGAACGATGAACTACCACCCATTGATGATTTCTCATCCATTTTACTTTAAAATTAATTTTATATCCGTTTGCAATGTAAGTATACTCAAGTGGTGATAATTTTAATAAGTCATCTGTTGCTGTTGTGCCGATTTTGAAAAAAGTTTTTTGTAAAGTTGCACCAGAACCACTTTCAGCTCTAAATACATCTAATGATGTATCTGATATATCTAATAAAAATTCAATTTCTGTTCCTAAATCACTATCTAATGTTGTTAAAATAGGTAAATTTATTCTAACTTGAATTATTGATGATATTGAATATGAAAATTCATCTTGTTTAAAAATATTAGAAATACTACCTACTGCATAAATAAAAGTAGAGTTTTTATCAATATTCCAAGTTACTTTTGATGGATTTGCTGAAAAATTTACAATACCGGTTGGAATTCCAAAATAATTATAATTTGTTCCATTATAATTATTTTGTATTACTGGATCTTGATTTGATAATGTACTTGGAAAAGTAAAATCCCATATTAAATTTGGCTTAGTAGAATAAGTATATTTCCATTCTGTTTGTCCAAATTCATCTGAACACAAAACTTTATTATTAGCTTCACTTCCATCTTTTATTTGTAAAATTGGATTATTTCCTTGAAGATACAATAAAATATTATTACTACTTCCAATAGGTCTATTAATAATTTGTCGTGAAATCCAAAATAAATTATCACTTCTACGAATACCTGCAATATTATTAGTAGTACTTCCAGAACGTAAACCGAAATTTAAATTATCTAATGATAATAATGAAAAAGTAGAAAGATTTGAAACAATTTCATTATTTCCATTATTTTTTGTTTCTATTGATAATGAATCTAATTCATTTCTTAAAAATTTAATACCAAAATTTTGATTATTAGGACCAAAAATTTTTAAAAGTCTTGAACCTGTATTACCATTTGTAAATTCAAAACTATTATCACTTCCAATTAAATTAAGAATTTGTTTATCATTACGTTTTTCTTCAATTGTAAATAAAGTATTAGTTTCTATATTACTACTTCCATAATTTGGTTGTGCAGGAAATATTGGAAAATCTGGTCTAGTATCAATACAATATTTGAAATTTCCATTTTCATCTATTCTTGAAACTAATATTTTTTGTAATATATTTCCTAAATTATCTCTAGATGTTATTTTTGTATTAATACTTCCATTTTGTCTTGATGTTGTTTTATTAAAACGAATATCAAATCCGGTTTCAAATTCAAAAATATTATTCTCATTATATTTACTATTACCATAATAAGTAGAACAAATATTATTGTTTTCAATGTCACCTGTTAATAATGGTGTATAATATCTTACAAATCTATCTTGCTTTTCTTGTGCTGGATCACTACTTATATCTGAAATAAAATTACCATCTGACCAAACATTTTTAGTTCTTAGATAAATATCATTAGTATTAGAATTATCCGAAGCAATTATTAAAATAGATTTATTTTGATTATTTAATGGTAATCTTTTAATAAAAATTCCAAAATTTGTAAATCCATTTGTACCTCCAACATCTCCATATGATGAATCACCACCAGTTTCATCTAATTGTAAATATAAAATGGGGGCACATCTATTATATAAGCTAAAATTACTTTGTCTATTAGTTGAATTTTTTTGATAACCACCATAAATATTAAGTAATAAATTTGATTGATCCAAATGAAAAGAATATGGTCTTATTATATTAAAATAAGCTTCAAATTGAGATTTTGGTCCAATATATGGAGATTTTTGATCAATGGATAATTTAAAATGTCTTTTATTCCATAATAAAATAGGATTTGCTACTGAACTATTTTGTGTAAAAAAACTATTAATATCTGTTTCAGTATTATTATATGATGAAATATAAGTATTAAATAAAAAATTTTTTGTAACATCAAATGGAACTCCTAATGGTGGATTAATATTTTGCATATTACTTGAATTAGGAATATTTATTGTAATAGGTATATTTGGTACTGTTCCAGTATAAGTAGATGAATGATTTATCCAAATACCATCTGAATCTGAAATTCTATTTAAAGTAAAATAAGAATATTCATAAGGATCATCTTCTATTTCTGTTTCTTGAATTTTACAAAAAGTATAAAGAGTTGTACCTTCTGTTGGCTCTGTACCATCTAATGGACCATCTACTAAAAAAGTATCTCCTACTTGATAAATTCCTTGATTAATTAATTCTACTAATTTATTTTGATCTGGAATAGTAGTTAAAGTATCACCATCTATAATAATATCATCGTCTGTTGGGATTGAACCAATAAAAACTAATTTATTACCGGCTCGTCCTGTTTCACCTTTAAATCCTCTAATACCTTGCATTCCTGGTAATCCTGGAATACCTTGTCTTCCGTTTTTTCCTCTCGGACCTCCATTTAAAATAGAAAGTTGTTGAAATCCTTGATTAATTTTATCAATCATTTCACTAAACTTATCTGTAGAAAAAATTACTGGAATTCCTGTACTCATTTATTCTATTTTATTTTTATTATTTATTCCAATTATATTCTCTTTAATTTTGTAACAATTCCTATATTCTTATAAAGATTTGTATCTAAGAAAACTGTAATTTTTGCTAATAATTTATCAATATCATTTTTCTCAAATATAAATGATTTATCTCTTCTAAAACCTTGTTTTATTAAATCCACTTCACTTTCTTCTAATCTTAAAGTATAAAAACGTTCTGGAATTATATTATTTTCATCTTCATTTATTTCATAAGATCTTATTTCTTCTTTTGTATAAAGTAAAATACTATCAATTTCAAAAATTTCAATAATATTTTTATCAATATAATTTTGTACTATTCCTGAAATTTCATTTGATGTTTTTTCTGAAAATGATGAATTTGAATTATTTTTTACCCAATAAAATTCTTTTTCAATATTATCAGCAAATAAATATCTTATCATTCTATTTCTCAAATCTAAAGAAATTTCAAGTTTTAATTGTCCACCATCAAAAGTATTTTTAGTAGACTCTTTAGTATTAATATTATTACCTGTAGGACTAATTAATTCAATTTTAAATTCTTGATTATTAAATTGGTCTAATTTATACTCTTTTTTAATATTCATTACTTTGCCACCAAAATAAGATTTAATTTCTTGCATTTCTTTAATACCTTCTATCTCTTCAAAATCAGTTGAATTTATACTATAATCTCTATAATAATTATTATCCCAATTACTAAGAACTATATTATGATTTTTATTATCAATAGCAACTTTATTAACTAATGGATATTTATTAAAATAAGTTAATTCACCTGTAATTATTGGTATACTATCTGGTGTAATTTTATTAATTGATAAATTTTTGATAATACTATTATTAGTTATATCAAAATTTAAGGTAGTATTTAATAAAGTAAAATCTTTTTCAAAAAATTTATTTACTGTATCTTTTTCACTTAAATTATATTTCAAAATATTTTTAGATTTTGGACCATAAAATCCTCCATATCTTTGTAATTTTTTAAAAGTATTAACTTTTTTAGTATCATAACCTATTACTTGATGAGTTTTTAATTCAGATGGAATATCAGAATCTATTATTGGTTGCATAATATCAAATTTCGCAAATTCATTAGGCTCAATAAATTCTAAAGAAAAAACTTGGTCTCCTTTTTTAGAATTATGAATAGTACCATTTGATTCAATTGAAATATATTCTACTAATTTGTTATTAAAATTTATAAAATTTTTAATATTATTAAAAGATATTAATTCACCAATTTCTTTATTATAATCTTTACCACCATTAAGAGCAAAAACTTCAGTAGTATTATCATTATTAATACTTATAATAAAATTAAAATTATTATTAAAATTATTATTTTTTGAATACTGTATATAATCGAGAATTTTTTTTGTTGAAGGAATTGCGGTCCAATCAACAATAATAAAATTTGAAAGTAAATCAAAAATGGATTTTCTAATATTTCCTTCTATTGGTAAAAAAGCATTGAATTTAAATTTATATCCAAAATTAGAAAAAAAAGTAGAAATAGTTGCTATAATAAATGGTAATGGATCATAGCTTTTATTTAAAAATTTATCAAAAGAACAAATATGTGTAAAATCTATTATTTGATTTTCTTCTATTTCTTCGGTTTTTAAATTAAAAATTTCTTCTAAATTACCTAAATCTTTTTGAATAAAACTTTCTTCAATTAAATTATTATCTTTTAATCTTTTTCTATCAATATCTATGTTTCCAACGGGTCTAAACATTAAATTTATTTGTGTATCATCATAATCTGCTACTGAAACAAATTGATTATTAGACATTATTTTTCTTCTATCATCTATAAAAATATTTTCACTATAATTATTTCTAAAAGCTGAATCTATTTTTTGTACACTATTCAATGTGTATAAAGAAGAATAACTTAAATGATCTTTTAGTTTATAATCTTGAATAAATACCGAAATAATAAAAGTTATTGTCTTAAATCTTTGGTTGTCAATTACTTCTATTGAAATAGGAGGTGTATATTTATAAAATTCTTTAGTTTTTAAAGTAAGAATAGATGTAAATTTATATCCTTGATATTTTTTTGAATTTTTTATAATTTCTCCTAAATTATCAAGTTCATTAATTCGTAACCTAGCTCCTCTAAATAAACAATGTACTTGATTTAATCCTTTAATAAATTCAGTAAAAACATAACGTTCAGATTTTTCTTTAATAATTAAATTTTCATGTGAAATATTAGTAGGATATCCTTCTGTAAAATATTTTAAAAAATAATTAGGATCGTCTTCTCTTGAAAAATAAAATAATTCTTTCCAAGTTTTTCCATGTTTTCTTTCTATTTTACCTTTTTCTGGAATAGGAAATGGAATTTCATCTAATTTACTGAACATATAACTTCTAGAATTTTCTAAAAATTCAATCGGATAATTTTCAGGATGTCTGTCTAAATAATACCATTCATGTGTAAATAAAGAAGGATCTACTAAAATTTCTGTACTTGGTGAAAAATTTGTTAGTCCAAAAGCATTTGAAATATTAAGACGATAATTATTATCATGAACATCAGTGCCACTATGTACCCATTTATTGATATATGGTACAACTCTTGATTTACTTACAAAATACTTATTTTCATTTTCAAGTAAATAATCGTATTCGGTTTTTAAAAATGGTAATAAAAATCTTCTAAAATCTTCATTTTCTTTTAATTTAAGTTGTAATAAATCCCCCGATTCTGTAATTAGACCTTTTAATCCTGAAAAACCTGGGAAATCTAACATACTATAATCTAAATTATCTAAAGTAACTTTTCGTTTTGCATTAAAATCTTTATCATTCCATTGTTGTGAATAAAGATATTTAACTATTTTAGTATCTTTAATGTTTTCTAAAGCAATCACTTTAAATTTTTCAAATTTATCAATTACTTTATAAGTACGAAAATCATTAGGTACATCTCCAGGATCTTCTATTTTAACTTGATATTCTAAAACTAATGGAATTGTGTTAAAAACATTTTCTCCTAATATTTCTGAAAATTCACAAATATCTTTCCAAACTCCATTTTTATATCCTAATAAAGTACCACCACCTCCTATAACTCTAAAAAATTCATTATTAGAAAGTTCTACTTCTTCTCCTTTTTTAAGCTCATAAAATTCAAAATATTTTAATAATTCTACTGTTGGCGTATAACTATAATCAGAAAAGAAAAAATCAAAATCAAAATCTTTAATAGGTAAAACCGAAAGTATAGAAATTGGTGTTTTAAAAATTTTATATGCTGAAATATAACTTTCTTTTGTAGTATAAAATTCAAAATCATCATTTAATTGAATACTTACAAATCTTTCAAGATCTTGAAATCCTAATAATTTTCCACCTTTTCCTCTTATTGGTTCATCTAAATAAGGTAAAACTATAATAGTATTAGTAACAAATTGATTTTTTAAATCTCTTGAAATACCAATTTCAAAACTTTTAATTTTACTAAATTTTTGAGATTGACACTGAAACCAATCATTTTCTTCAATATTACTACCATTTATAATTTCAATTTTCGCGCGGTTTCTTTTTCTAGAATTACCTCCTATAAAATTATAAGATGTATATTCATCTAAAAATTCTGCTATTTTAAATTCATTTTGTATCCATATATAATATAGATCAATACCTTCATTTTCCTCATCTTCTTTAATAAAATGATGATAAAAATAATTTGAATTTCCTTTTTCAGGTAATTCGGAAACTACAATATTTTTAAGTTTTAAAACTTCAATTTCAATATCAAAATATTCTCGTTCTAATTCTGCTGGCTTATTTTCACTATTTAATTTAATATTACCTAAGATTAAAGTAGAATCTAATAAAATATCTTCTTCTGTAACTCTATCATATTGAACTGTATAATCTTTATAATTATAAAGTTGTTTAACTTCTGGTTCTTTATCATAATATTTAACATTCATTATACTAGAACCTTCTACAAAAGTTCTTTTAAGTTTAAAAAGATTACCACCAACAAATTTTTTAATTGTAATAATAAAAACCTTATTATCAATTGCAATTGCTTCAAATTGATTACTATTAAATTGATTAATACAACCTGCTATAGCTTTTGCAACTTGTTCTGGTCTTCCCTTTGGATTAAAAGTATTTTGATAAGTAAAAGTATCATTATTATAAATAGGAAAATCCCACCAATCTTCGGGCTGAATTGCTGTTTCATTTGCAATCATTTCCCATTTATGAAATTCTGAATTTTCTTGCCATTCAATAGTTAAAAGTTCGCCAGGTTTAAAAATATATTGATCTTTATTAGTATCATAAAGATGTATTACCATTTGTGCCGAAGATTCATCTAATAAATCAGCTTTAAGCATTGAACTAAATTTATCAATTCCAGCAAATTTACTAATATCAACTTTATTATCATAAAGTTTTATCTCTTTATAATCTTCTCTATTTTGTATATCTTGAATACGATAAAATTCATTATCTCTATTTCTAACTGTTAAAATTTTTCCTTTATCTTCAGAAAATTTTGTCAAAAAATTATCAGTATCATTTTCTAAAGTAAATTTATTTTTATCAGATTCAATTAATGGTAAAACAACTCCATTTTTATTTTCTTGATAAAAACTATTCATATTATAAGGAACTACATCTATTCCCTTTCTTGGTGTTGGATTTTGTTCAAATAATTTAGTTAAAATTATTTCACTTGGATTAAATCTATCTAATTCAATTTCATTTACAAAAAATCCAAAATAACGATTTATTGAATATTCTTCAGAAATATCATCATTAAAAAGAAACTCTAGATTTATCAAATTTTGACAAATTATAGAATGGCGTTTAAAACCTTCTGTAATATACTCTTCAAATTCTTTTATAGTTCTATCGACAGTAAAAATATTATAAAGATTTTCTCCCTTTTCTGTAACATTTCCATCATTATATGAAATACCAGACCAAGTACTTAAAGATTCTTTATCAAAAGTAATAAATAATGGTTCTTCTTTAAATCTAATATTATTTACAATATTTCTTAAATAATTTCCAATTTTTGTACCTTCTCGTAAATCAAAAGTTTTAAGAATACTAGCATTTTTAAAAACATCTTTTAAAATTTCTTTATCTTCTTCATTATTGTAACTTGCTAAAGAAATTGGATGATCTACTTTAAAAATAACAAAAAATTCTGGCAAAGTTTTTTTAAGCCAAATTGGAGCTAAAAATGAAAACTCTTCTGAATATAGTCGATTTGACATTCGTTGAACTCCACATCCATAAAAATTATCATATTGTAAATAATACTCTTGTTTTGTAAATTTATACTCACTATCATATTGTTTTAAATCAAAAACAATATCTGGAGGAGTTTGTCCATTATCAAAAAATCGGTATAAATCGGTTGCATATTGAGATAATGGACTTACTTTGTATCTTTTGTATCTAGAATTTGCTAAATCATTATTAGCATCAATACTATTAAGCCAAACATTATTTTCACTATCTACTGTAACTTTAATATTTCCAGAAAGTAACGGATTTGTACGAATAAGCATATTACTTGTCTTATTCTCAAAAATTGCTTTATCATCTAATTGATACTCAGAAATATTAACTTTGTTATCTACTTTATCATAAGCAATTCCTAAAATATCAACATCAACATAATCAAGAAACGGACCAAATTCTGTACCTGTATATTCAGAAAAATAATCTTTAATACCAAAATTTCCTATATCATTTGGATCTAATTGATTTCCTATTATTTCATCAATTTTTTCTGGTAATTCTTTACTTAATAATAAAACAAATTTAATTCTTTCTGTTTTTTCTCCATAATAATCAATGCGCCATTCATAAAAATTACCATAAGAAATTTTTTGCCATTTATCTTCTTTTGGTACATTCATTCCACCAGAACCAAAAATAAAATCATTAGTTCCATAAAATTTTGTAGATATTTGTATTTTATCATCCCAAATAGTTTCAAAATAATCTATTGCATTTACACCATTAATATTATATTGAGAAATAATCTCTTTATTTTTAAAAAGATTATTTTCATTATTTTCATTTCCTAACCAAACTGGAACTAAACAAGCATAAATATCTCCTATAAGACCTTTTATTTCTTCTGTCTCATCTTCAATTACCAATCTAAGAAATCTAACTGTTTTTCCATTAAAATAAAGATCATTTGGAAAATTAACATAATACCATGGTTTTGTAATACTCATTTAATCTTAAAGACTTTTTAACTGTACTTTATCAACTTGTAAAGTAGTTAATTGTTGTCCTAAATTTACAACAGTCTCTACTTTTTCTGCTTGTGTCTTTTTAGAATATTTTGAAGAAACTCCAATATCAAATGAAAACATCGGTTCATCTTTAATATTAATATCAATACCTAATTTCTTTTCATAGATGATATTTTGAATATTAGTTGATTTAGTATTATCTGTAGTATATCCTCCGATTATTCCACTATTTGGATTATTCCCTTCACCATAAAAATCTACCATACGATATTGAAAAATAATTGGAACTACTATTGCTTTATTCTCTCCAAATTCAACATTTTTTGTTGCTCTAAAATCTGTTCCATCTACTAATAATTGATCAAAATAAGAAGGTGCTGCAAAAAGATAACATCCGCAAGTATTTTTACCAATTAACCATCTATCATGAGGATAAAATCCTAATTTATCTTGGTATTGATATTCTTTTTCTTCTGTGATTTCATCAAAAGTTTTTGGTTGTCCATTAATTTTTTCATAATCCCAAGCATCTTTAAATTGTAATTGAATTTTACCATCTTGCTCTGTTGATTGTCTGTTAAAAAATTCTGCATGTCTAAAAGCAACAACTTTCATTGGAGAAACTGGTAAATCATCAGGACCTAAATCAATTTCAGGTTTTTGAAAATCATCTATTGTTGGTACTGTATCTTCCCAATTCCAATTACTACCATTTTTAGGTTGTAAAATTGGACAGTCAACATGAATACAAAAATCATTAAGAGGTCCATTACCCTCTGGAATAATATTATTTTCATCTTCAACATTAAAACTTCCACCCCACACAAAAGCATTCGAAGATCCAGATAAAGTTGTTCCAGAACCCGTTCTTGTACCTGTAATTGAAGGTTCTAAATATCTTGATCCTGGGCTATCTTTGTAAAGATCTGTTACTAATCCAATATTCTTTTTGCGTAAGTACATGAATTGAGATCTTAATTGACGCGATTGTACATTACCAGCATAAATTCCATTAGAATTTTTAGTTTCTTCTGTTAATAATGGTAAATTATTAATAGGAACTTCCCAATATCTACGTCTATTAAAATAATCATTATCTTCTCTTGTAGCCCTAGAGCCTGCATCTTCTGAAGATATTGTAGTTCTCATTTTATTTAATCCAACATCTAAATTTTGAGAAGCTAATTCAAGATTTTGTGATGGTATTGTAATAGCATTAGCTGGAATTTGAATTGAATTAGCTGGAAAAGTAACTATAGTAGGTGCACCCGCAATCATTACTTCTGTTTGAATATCATGTGTTATTGGAATTGTAGCCCCAATTAAAATATCATTAGTTGCTAAAGTACTCGACTCTAATTCTAAAGTAGTATTTTCACTATCAAAAGTTAAAGTTCTTTCTTCTGTTGCTACTTCAGGTAATCTATCCATTAATCCTCCAGGAAATTGAGAAACCAATTCTAATGGTGCTTTTTCAGTATTTGAAATTACCAAACGATAAACTTTAGTAACTATAGCACCTTTCTTTTCATTAGGAGGTAGCATATCTATGTAATCAGTATAGTAACCTGCAAACAAATCTACAGTACTTCCATTTTCTACAAAAGTTTTAATAGTATTAATTTCTCCTTCAACTATTGCAACTTGCAAAATACCTTTTTTCTTATCAATTTGATTTCTAAGAGCCATTAACTCAGCTTCAAGTTGTTGAATCTTTTCATACATGTTCAAAATTATTCCTGAATCATCAAAAAACCCACTTGCTATCATGTTAGCATCATGTGCTAAATATCTATCACCTGTTTGCGTTGATGTAGATAAGTGCAAATCAACATTTTTAGCTCTTAAACTTGCTTCAAATCTAACAAAACTTTCTTCATTTCTTGCTTGTTCTAAAGCTAGAGCTGTTGGATCATTAACCCAAAGTTCATCGGGAAAAGTAACTGTAACTGTATCTGACCATCTTGATTCAATAGGATTAATTGGCCATCCTGCTTCAGAAAATGATTTAATTCTAATTTCAACCTTTTCTCCTTTCGTAATTGGAATATCAACTTGATTAATATTAACAACATCTGGATTTTCTATCTCTTCACCTTGCCATTTGTAGATACCAGCAATTTCATCATAGTAACGTTTTCTAATAGAAGACTTAACGTATTCCCATGGTGAGTAAGTTCCTCTTCTTGTTTGTTTACCTCTTCCTCTAAATTCTAATTGTTGTGCTTTCGCTGGTTTATTGTCTGTTCTTAAATATCGGTAAGCATACTCAAATTGAATTACTTCTTGAAATCCTGTATTTTCATTAAATTTAGGATCTGGAATTTCAAAAAATCCTCTGATATGATATCTTGGTTTTTCAACTACAATATTGTGTTCTTTTGCAATTCCTACTAAATCTAAAACTAAAGAATCATAAAGTGCCGATTTTGCTGTTTTTTCAGCTATTAAAGAATTGATAGTATTCTTTACCGATGTTCTTTCTTGCTCTGTTTTAAATGTAGTATTTCCTAGAATTTGTTTGTTTGACTCAATAGAACTTTCAATTTGTTGAATTTCAGATTTTAGTTTAACTTTATCTGCTGATTTTTTACTGATATCTTCCTGCTCTTTACTATCAAACAAATGCTCATTAATTCTAACTACCTTAAAATTAGTATCATCAATGAATGGTGCATCAGGAATCTCACCATAAATTGAAGGAATTGTTTTTTCCTTTGCCATTGACATGATGATATTACTAAAATCCATTACATTATTGTAATAGAACGTTTTAAGATCTTGTTCACCTGTTGTTGTAACAATTTTTAAATCATTAGTAAAAATACCAATACCAGGACTCCATTGTTTTGAGATAATATTATTAGATTCTTCGATTGCTTTAAAGAAAACCACTTGTCTTTCGTTAAAACTGATATCAACATCTGCTTTTTTAGGTGCAAACAAACTACTATAAACTCTTAAAATATCAGCACCTATTGAAATTGTATCATATCCTGAAAGCCGTCTTAAAGTAATTGCATTAATTGAAGCATCTACAGAAGAAACTTGGTATGTTGTATCTTCAACTACTAAAGTATCTCCAATTTTAAGACTAAGTGAATCAGGAACTTTATTGAGATTATTATTGTATGTTAACTTGTTAAGAAAGTATTGTCTTGTTACTTTTTCAATTCCATCATTATCAATTACTCTAATATCTTTGATATCAATTACATCAAAAGTGCCTTCATACTGTAAAATTGAAAGAGGAAGTTCTTTTACCTCTTCATCTTCATGATAAAGTATTCCATTATTATTAAGGTCTGCATAAAGTTCTTCAAGTTTGATATCATTTCTTCCTTTGTAATTAACATCAAAAAAAGTTTTTTGACTAATTGTATCCGCGAGAACTATTACTCGTTTTACTAAAATTCGCTTTCCAGATTGTGGGATATACTTTGAAACATCTACTGATATATGAAGACTTGGACTAAGAAAAGACTCAAAAAACCAATTAGGTTTTACACCAAATTGAGATGGTACAACTAAATTTAAGATATTTGCCGGTTCTGTTGCTAAATCTACAGTAACTATTCTTTTAAAAGTTCCATCTGGCATTTGCATAATAGACTCACCGTCTCCAATACCCATTAACTTTTTTAAAGTATTATCAATTCTGTTCATTGACTCTTTAAGAAAACCAAATGAAGGAAAATTGTACTCATTTTCCTCTCCATTCATATCGTACAACTTGAAAGAAATCTCTTCATTATCCGAAACTATTGCTTCATTAAGCTTTTGAATTATGCTTAAACTATTATTTTGCAATAGTACAAATTTGTCTATTAGCTCACTAAAACTATTCTGCGTTTGCATTAAGTTCGTATTATTTTAAATTTTAAAAAACATCTACTACAAATTCAAAAGTTAATGGATCTACGCAAATTAACTCAATAATTGGTTTGTTTCGATTTTCTAAACTAAACTCATTACTTGAAATGAATCCAATTAACTTATTGTACTTGTAACCTGAATTAAGTTTATCAAGACTGTCAGAGTAGATTAGAAAATTAAAATTACCATTAGTATTATTCATCAATAATCCATTTTCAAAAGAAATTCTAAGTTTTTGGCCTCTTTTCCATTCTGACACACTATCATTAACGTAAATTACAATATCTTTATCAACATTCCAAGGTTCTCCTACATCTCCATCTTTAATTCTCAAGTAATTATCAAAATTTTGCAAAACATGATACCAAGAGTAAATTTCCGGTAAATTGTTAAAATCATGTACTATACTGACTATTGAATTTTCTCCAAGAGTAAAAGCTTGTCTTGTACTTGCTAATGTAATTTGATTTTTTACACTTCTATCAATTTCAATCCCTTCACCTTGCTTAATTAAATCTAAATTGTAAGACATCTCTACAGATGTTACATTTTTGTAGATATTAGATACTTCTTCATATGTCTTGTTAATTAAGTTCACAATATTATTGTTATTCAAAAAAACTTCTTCTGAATCTGTTATCTTCTTTTCAATATGGTCTATTCTTGCTTTTAGTTCATTAATTGAATCTCCATTAAAGTAAAAATCCTTAATATCTCTTAATTCATTTCTAAGATTTTTGTAACTATTAACAAAATCATCAATTCTTTCTGCCATTAATTTCATCTTAGTCAAAGCATCAAGATAAAGTTGTAATGAAAAAGTATTGTAGTCGTTGATGTTAATTTCAATACTTGCATCTTCTGCATGAACATCAAACTTAATATTTAAACGAAAAGCATATGAATTTCCATTTTGTGACAAAATTTTATTAGGCTTGTACTTGTTCATTGATGGAATAATACCACCTTGACCTGGAATAAAATCAACGTTATCCAAGAAAAGCACACCAAACAAGTTTGTAGTATAGTCTTCAGGATCATCAACACTGTAAAGATCATAGTAAATTAAAACTGTGTTAAAACTGAAATTACTTGCAAAATGACTTTCATTGTATTCTGCCAAACTTTCTATTCTTACACTTGTTGCAATCTTTTTGTAATTTTCAGGATCAAAATCAAGTGAAATACCATCTAATCTACTTCTAATAAACTTAGTTACTTGATAGTCTTCTGGATTATTAGGATTTTGACCTTCTAAATGACTGATAGCAAAAACATCATTACTTGGATCTGTAAAACTATCTTCAAGATCAATAGGTTCCATATAATAAGCATTATCTGCAGGTGAAGTATGATTATACCACCATTTAAAATTAGGATTATCAATTAAAGACAATCCACTCATGTATGGTCCTCTTTCAAAGTTAGTTGTACTTGGGTTTAAATACCAACACTTACTAAAACTTCCAATTCCTTTACAATCATAGTGTGCAAGAAAATTCAAACCTGCCGGATGTACATCATTGTATCTTCTACCTTGGATGTATTCTTCATCAGTTCCAAAATTACTCGTTTCTACAATTTTGCCGGCAAAATAATTTTCATCCGAAATCGAAGAAAATAATGGATCTCTTGTGTGCCCATGATTAACAGGTACATGAACGTAAACTTCTGTAAACGAATTTTCAGGATTACGAATTGAGTTAATAACATTGATATTACCTAAGTACTTAACAACTCTTTCGTAAATTGGATTTCCACCTATATCAAAAGTTTCATCTTCTTCTACAAAACGTTTTTCAGGTTGTCCATGCTCATCTGTAATTTCAACAACTTCAGTATTATTGGCTTCTCTAAATCTGATAGCACCAATTTCTTTCAACCATTTGAAAAAAGCTCGTTCCGAAATAGTACGATCTTCTTCCATATCATACTCACTATCATCTGTTAAAATTTCTTCAAGATTGTAGTAATAATTTTGAAAACTCTCTGCTAACGCATTATTATTCTGTATGTTAGGTACAATATTAGGCATACCTTTATACCAAGCTGAACTTGCTCCTATTATTGAATCAAGCTGAACAAAATTAGGTTTTGGAATCGAATTATTTAACAAATCTGCTTTATTAGCCGTTGTTAAAGCTTTAAATTCCGGAATTTTCAAAAGTGCAAAATTACTAAATCTAAACTTTTTGTTTCCAGTATCTAAAGTGTAATTTAAATCTTCGGAAGCTGAACTACAAGTGTAGAAACTACCACCTTGAATTTTTATTGGACGTATGAATGGTGTTACACTCATTCTATTTTTCTAATTTTAATCTTCTCAATATTATGGAATTGTAATAGTTACATTATTAGGGGCTACAGAATTAATTACTCTCCAAACTCCGTTAATAAAAAGACAAGTTAAAAAAGTTTTTTCTGTTGCGCCTGGTGTAGACATACCTGTTAAATCAGCAATACGTTGTAATGGCGAACCGGAATCAATACCTAGTGCATTACTTGAAACTATTTTAATAATTACAACTTGTCCTTCAATACCCGGTGAAAGTGATACCAATCCCGAAGAAGGAAAAGTTAAAGTAACAAAACTATTTTGAATTGGTGTGATATCAGAAATAGCACCGGAACCAACTTTAATTGGTCCTTCAATTACTGTTTTACCTACTGTTTTAAATTCACCAATTACAGAAAGACGTTCATTAAAAACCGATTCTAAATTATTACTTGTTCCAACTACTAAATTTTGGTTAATTGTTAATCTTCCTGCAATAGATCCAGAAGCTTCAACATTAAGGATAAAAGCACTTGTTGGATTTGCTTTTCTTTGTAAAGTTAGTCCTCCTACTGTTAAAGCACCACCATTTTGATTTACATCCAAAAGTAGTTGCATTTTATTAACAGAATCTGCTAAAGTTCTAAAATTACTCATGATAGTTGCTCTTGAAGCTGAAACATTGTCAGAACTTAAGATGTCTTGAATTGTAACTTGACTCATATCTTGTCTACTATTTTTTACTATTTATTCCGATTTGTTTTGAACAATAATTAGAACTAAATTAAGTTAGCAATTTTTTTAAGACATTCGATTAGTGTTATTACATCTCGTTCACAATATTTTGAAACTTCTGTCGTATCTTCACCTTGACGTTGCCACCACCATTTTTGGATATTTGAAGATTTTACATCACCATCCTTTGGAGATGGTACTCCTAAAGCATAAGCCATTTCATCAAAAGTTGTAGGTTCAAATCCACGTCCTCTCCAAATTTCCATTAAATCAAGTGCTGTAATTTCCCATGGTTTTTTGTTCCAAACATTAAGATTTTCTGGAACTTCAACTCCATATTCACACATCTTCTTAAAAAGCCATGGCATATCAAATCCTTTAATATTAAAACCACACAAAATTAATCCCAATTCTTGAGCCTTTTTAAAGTACTTTACCGATTCTTTAATTAATTCTTCTTCGTTATTAATTTTAACATTATCAATTTTAATGGATTGCATTCCAATTGTTCCATCTTTTTTGATGTATGCTGTTGATATGCAAACTATTTGTCCATACTCAGAATAAAGAGTACAAAATTTTTCATATGACTCAGTTGTACTTTGCCAATCAGCATGTCCAGTTTTTTGTTGTTTTTCTTGCTTGTACTTAAAAAGTCCTGCACCTCTTTCATCTTTTAATTTAAAAGTAGCATAATCAGGATGTTTTCCAGTTGTTTCGATGTCAAAGTAAAAGTAATTTTTTGGATTTATCATAGTATTAAGTTTTAATTTCCTACTTATTCTTATTATTATGCTAATTTAACAAAAAGTTTACTATTAAAAGAAAAAATTTCACAAAAGTGAAACTAATCTTAAATTGTGCATAAAATCAAGGTCTCTTGAAGAAAGTAAAATATCCTTACATAGGGGATTTGCTTTCAAAAAAAAAACAAAGATTAACTATTGAATAGTAATTAATCCATTTTTAGTAATAGTTTGATAATTTCCATTAATATCTTCAACTTCAATTGTTAAATCGTAAATTCCTTTTTCAGTAAACATCCATATGAAATTTTTGTCAATAGTTTCACAAAGAATTTCATCATTAGTTCTATTACGCAAAATCCATTTAAAGTTTTTCTTTCCAAAAATTTTGATGTTAGAGAGATTAAAGAAAACTGTGGTCATTGGTCTGAATACTTCTGAATTAGTAGAAGAAAAGAAATCATCCCAAGTAAAACTACCTCCAATAACTTGATTTAACAAATCGGAATCTTTAATAGTTTCTTGTTTATCAAGTTCATGTTCATAGTATGTTCTAGCAATAGGTTTCCATTGTGCTATTTTGTTTTCAGGTCCGAAAACATGTGGATCATACCATTCTTTGTAATATCCAAGAGGATAAGAATTTGCAAAAACAAATCCATTTTCGTGTGTTTCAAAAATTCCTTCAACCCCATTACTAAACTTTAAATTTCCTAAAGAACTTATCGTTTGATTTTTTGATGTTGCAATAATTTTGTATGAAATCCCTTCTTCAATTTCTAACAAACTGTAACTAAATTTAGAAATTCCTTCATTAGTTGAATTATTAAGTTCATTTGTTGCCGATTTCCACATAGCATAAGTTCCTACAACATTTCCATCTAAAATTTCATTAAACGTAAACTTAGGAAAATTTTCAAATCTAATAGTTCCTTTTCTAATTACTTTAGTAATTTCAAAACTACAAAGAACTCCTGGATAAAATTCACCATGTTGCCATTGTAATGCTGATAAATCTTTCCATTGTACTTCATCATAATTTTCCCAAGTATGATTGTGAATTCCTATTCTATTTTCAGCATAATCTTCATCAAAATTAGTCCAACTAAGTTTAAACTGTGGTCCTATTTGAAAAAGTTCTGAATGATCATCATTAACTGTAATTAAAGAACTACCATCTTCGTCCCCAATATTGGTAACTTGAATTGAGTAAGTACCATCTTTGGTGATATAGTCAAAATACCATAATCCGCTATCTTCATTAAGAACTATTTTGTACTCTGTTTCATCTAGATACTTGTTAATATCATTAAAATCTTCAATTGTTTTAATAGCTTTTCCGGAATCAACCCCAATAACAATAGGTTCTAATCCCGGTGTGATAGGTTCTTCTGTAATTAGTGGTACCATTTTAATGAATTTTGAGTGATATGGATAGTCATTAAAATTCAAAAGTAATTCAGTTGGTCCATAACTATCATTAAAATGTACTAACTTTACATTGAATTGCCAATAAGCATATTCAAAACTTGAACCGTTTAAAGCTAATCTAATATCTGAATCTATCTCAATTACATCAAGTAAAGTGTAGTTAATTGGATCTTCTCCAAGCTCTTCTATGTTAACATGCGTACTATGTTGAACTAAAACACGTTGTAAAAATTCTTCACCTTCAAATTCAGATGTTAATAAAATTTCAGTAAAGCCAGGTTTAATTTCTTCATCTTCAAGATCATAGTTAATCTTAATTTGCATAGTATCTGGTAAAATTTCTAAATCGGTACCAATTTCACCAGTTTTTATTCTGTAGACCTTTCCGAATTCGCTTTTAACTTTATCAATTGGCATAGAAAGTATGATTCCTTCTGGCTCACTTGCTAATTCTGTTTTAACTATGATGTCTTCTAATAGAATTTTTTGTTGCTCTATTTTTTGTTCATCATACCAAAATTTTAACCATTGACCTACTTTAAGTCCATTGATTCTTACTGATTCATCATAATCAACTTTGCCATCTACTAAAACATTGCCGCCGATTTCTCTAAGAACTTCCCATGTTTTGTTTAATCCAATTGGTAAATTTTCAAGTATTAAAGTAGTGTAGATTCCATCATAGATAACATCAATTACTTTAGTTTTGAAAATAGTTTCATCTCTTCTAAAGAATACGAAATCTAATCCAGGTCTTAATTCAGGATGTCTAAAACTACCTTCACATTTTACAGTTTTAGTATTAACATCGATACCGGAATCTACAATAACACCAACAAATCTATCAAATTCTGAAATTCTAACCATTTTAGCTGACTCAGATGTTTCAAAAAGTTCTCTAACATCTTCTGTTGTATTGTAGGTTCTTAAATCAAAATCTTCCCATCTAAGTTGACAATCTTCCCATTTAACTTCATTTCTTAAAGCTGGAGTTCTAAGCTCTTGTCCTGCTGATTTCCATGGTATTTCTTTGTATTCTTTCCAATTTGGGATATGTTCTGTTATTCTTGTAAGCATGTTCACTTCTATTTCAGGCATTCTAACATCAACATACTTGTGAGTTCTAACACTATGATTAGTTAAGTCCCAAAGTGTTAAATCAATTCTGTATCTTCCCGAAAATGGAACTGTGAATGTTTTGTTTTTTCCTGATATGATATTGTCTCTAATTTTCATTGAAAATTTAGAAGAATCCATGTGTGTAACAGTCCATTCAAGTTCGTAAAATTCATGTTGACCTATTGTTTCCCAAGTGTTTATCCCTTGATTTGGACAAGGTTTAAAAATTCCTTGTGCACCATTGATGAATTGTACTGAAACGGTTCTTGGATTAATTTCATTAGAATAAGCAATAATTTTCGCTGTTCTGTAATCAAAAGCTCCTAGAATTTCAACTCCATGGATATCTCTTGGAATTGGATCAATGTAATTAAATGAAGAAATAATAGGATCATAATAACTATTTAAAGTATCTTCATCGGGAACAACACTTGCTCTTAACAACTCTTCATATACTGCTACAAACATGTCTTTGTATTGTGGATTATACCAGTCAAAGAGTTCTGTTTCACTCATTTCTTCTGGATGTTCTGGTTCTATTATCTTTGGAATATCCTTAGTAAACTGAAATTCTGAAAGTTCTCCGGTAAACCAATCATCAAATCTTAAGATTGATTTAGGTTTTACCATTGTAATATCAAACTGAATACTTGTGAAAATCATGAGATCATCCCAAGTTAAATTCATGTCTTTCCAACTTACATCAAAAGTATCACAATCAAGATGTAGAATACAACCAATAGGACCGATATCATTATGAGGAGTACTTTTAGTATTGGTAAATTTAAAAAGTGCATTTTGCAAGTATTCTAAGAGTGGTTCATTTGCAAGTTCTGGTAAAGTTTCTCTAACTTTTTCCCCATAATTTTGCAAGTCTTCAATTAAGTAACTTGATTTAACTTTGAAATCTGGCTGAAATTCTTTATCAACATATAGAGTATCAGTATCATCTTTCCATGTACTGATAGCATATCTAGCAAAGTAAATTCCTTCACCTGTAATATCAATAATTCTAGCATGTAATGGAAGAAACTTTTCTTTAAGGTAACGTTTTAACATGAAAAGTTTAATCAAGGCTTCTTCTTCTGAAAACATGAAATTATCAATTACTTCTGGAATTCCCCATTGGTCTGTTTTTCCACTTGGTTTGTTGATATCATAATGTAAACTGAAAAGACTCGTTTTTTTCCAAATCTCAGACGGTAAAAAATCTTCATCTTTCCAATTCCTTCCTTTTCCTTTTAATTCAAATGGAATATCAACTTGTTTGTAGTATTTCTCATTGAATTTTAACAATTTACGATTATTCTTGCCATAAGTATTAGGGATATAGTTGTACTTATCCCAGAACTTAATCATATCTCCAATTTCAATAGCTTTTGGAAAATGTTTGCGTCTTTTTTCTTCCTCTACAACTTGTTCTTCATCTTTTTCAAAATCTTGATTATTATTGAATTTAGACCTTTTTCCTTTCTTTTCAGATTCTTTTGAAATTAACGGTGCTTTGTGAATTTTAACAAGATTTTCAATTTTTTCTTCTGTTTCAATTTCTTCAATTCTAGATGGTACAGGTTCTGAAATTCTAGATTTTAGTTTTTCACCTTTTCTAAAACTTTTTCTCTTATCATCTCTATTCACCATCTCAACATTAAGCCAGTACTCTTTAATTCGCAAATCATTGTAATCAAAATACTTAAGGATATTAACCAATGCTTTGTAACTACCGATATATGGGAAGATATTGCTGTATTCAAGTAACATTTCCTTACGTTTCTCATTAATCATGAGAAAGTCAGGCAAGTGTTCTTTAATATCAGCTTCTCTTAACATAATAGCATCTTGTTGACTAAGTGAAAATCCAAAAGTTTCTAAAGCTAATCTAAAGCGTTCATCTTCACCTTCAATTTCAGCTCTCATTAAAATTTCTGCAAAAGTGTAAAGAAATGGTTTACCATTTTCATCTTTATCATGAATTTGTAATTTCAAAGTATTCTCAAAAATTCCTTCTTCATTAGAACTTGCTCCGATGTTCAATTGCATTACTGTATTGTTCATAGGAGGTAAAATTCTTGTCAAACTGTAATCAAAAACATCATTAATCTGTTCATAGTGTCCTTCACCCCAATCTCCTTCTACTAATGGATCCGGTTCTCTATCCCAAATCCAATCACCATTTGTCCATCCTTCAGCTAATGGTTCAGAATAATAAAATTCATCATCAAATTCTTTTTTAATTTGAGGATATTCTCCGCTTTTATCAATAGTAAACGGAAAAATTTCTTGATCTCCATCTTCTAAATTAATTACAATATTATCAATTTTACTACCATTTTCAAAAATTCCATATCTTGGATAAACCAGCATAAGACTACCATCTACAGAAGATTTAACGCGCTCTGTAACATAGATGTGTTCTGTTTCAATTAGTCCTGTTGATAATTTTTTGAAAAATATTTCACCTTTGTAGTACATTGCTGGAAAAGTAAATCCTGTTGCTCTTGTGGGGCTAAAAATACTTTCAATTTTTCCATCACTGTCTCGTATTACAAAATTTTCACCAAAGATTTCAAAATCCGTTCCTATCTTAACATCTTTAATTGTAATTAAAGTTCTTGGTGTGTAATTTTTACCCTGTTTTAATATTGCAAAAGTCTCTATTTGATTTTCAAGATTTATCACAACTTCAACTTCAGCACCTTCACCATAATTAGCACCAAATTCACTACTTTGCCATCTTCCATCTTTCCATACAAAAATCACACCATCATTAGTAGTGTAAACATCTCCTAGATTTCCTGTTATCATTTCTAAATCACCTAAAGTAGGATATGGATTGTAACCACTATTATCTTTGATAACATGTTCCGGTTTTACAATATCTTCTACTGTAACTGTAACATTAAAAGCTTTTTCAAGATTTAAATTGTTACCACTTTTGTTAAAAAACTCTAAATTGTGAAATAATATCATTAGTTAATTCTATGGCTGTTTTTCTTTATGGCAAAATTTCTAAACTTCTTTATCATTTTAACATGTTCTAGTAAATGATAAATCATCTTTTCAAGTTCATCTATTATTCTAACTTTTCTTTTATCACTATAAAAAAGTGAAGATATGGAATTTCTGAAAATCATTCCTTTGTACTGATATCCAAGATTTTTGTAATCATCCCAAACAGATTCTGCTATATCATAATAACTTTCTCTGTTTAAGTGTGCATTATTTTCACGTCCCATCTTTACTTTTTAATCTTTTTAATTACATCTTTGTTTACTTTTGCATTGTATGTTTTAGGTGTTATTCTTTGGTATGAAATGTTAATACTACCAGGTTTTTCCGGATCTAATCCGTCTTCTATCCAAATTCCGTTTCTATCAAACCACCCACCCCTTAAAAGTATCAATTCATCTCTTTCTATTGTAATATCTCCAAAATTATCAATACCAATATCTTCTGTTATCTCATCTTCAAATTCTCCTTCTATTGCATTTCTCCATTGTTTTTCATTTTCTTCACCTGTAAACCAAAGATTTACACTATCAACACCTTCAATACCTTCAATTATCGCAATCAAATCCGATTTTGGTATTAAATCTCTACGTCTGTTTTTCAAAAAGTATTCAGACAATTTTGTTTCAATATTTTGACGAATTACATCTTTGCTAAAATCTTCAAAAATTACAAGTGCAATATTAACAATGTAACGTTTAATTATCGGATCAATAATTTTACAAACTGTTGTCACTATTTTTTGTCCGGACTCTTCTATTACACTATAAACATTGTTTTTCTCATCTTCACTAAGGAAAAAACTGTTTATCGGAACTGTAAAATAATTTTCATTACTTTTAATTCTTTTGTTTACATCAGGAACTAAGAAGAGATAGATTACATTGTCATCTGAAGTATCATCATCTTCAAAAGTAGTAAAAGCATCAATGTATGAAAAATAGTTGAATTTTTCAAGAAAGTAGATGTAATTAACAGTATTTGCAAGAACAAAGTTACGTGATGTTATTGGTGTTAAAAGCTTTGTAAGATATAGTGGTTCTGTATCTGAGCCGAATGAAATGTTAGTTTCTGTAGTAATATCAAAAATTTCTGAAAGAGGAATTTCATTACCTATCACATCAAAACCTAAGTCATCAAAAGTCCAAGAAACATTATCAGTCATACGGATATTGCCATCTGTCCCGCCACTGAGAACATACTCAATACGAATTTCCGAGCCATTGGGAGGTATGGCACCTTTGTAACCATTTCCAAACCAAACATCTATCCCTTCTGTGTATCCTGTCTTTACTACACAACCTTGTACTTGATATGGAATATCCATAATACTATCATAGATTTTCCACTCTTCACTGTTCACAAAAACTTTAACTAACTTGTTTTCAATACCTCTACCTTTTTTAGGAACAAAACTGTATGATTGTAATTTAGTACCAGTTCCTGTTGCTTTTTGAATTTCAAACTCACCTTGAACGATTTTAACTATTGCTGAATTTAATGGTGTAAGTATTAAACGTAACTCTTCATTTGGTAAAATGATAAGATATGGAAGAGAATTTTCTTTACACTTAATTTTGGTAAAATTTGGAATTATTGCAGTATTTCCATACATGTCAATATTTTCGCCATTGTAAGTAATTTTAACATTACCTGTTGCCGAAGAAGAACGCATAGGATTATGTCCTGTAATACGAGCAAGACCCTGAATACTATTAGTTCTTGTAGCTGTTCCAATATTAAGTTCAGAAATTGAGTCTTCTATGTAGTAAAAAATTAAGTTTCCTAATGATAGAATAACTTGCAAAAGTTGTCCAAAAGCCGAAGATGTTGAAAAAAGTTGGCCGGCTTGTTCAAATTCTTTTTGTAAAAACAGAGTTGCATCTTTGTACAATTCTGTAAAAGCTATCCTTGTTTTGTTAAAGATGTTCATCTAATACTACTTTTTACTATTTATTCCGAATTATTTTGACCAATAATTTTAACTTCAAAATAATTCGGAATAAATAGTAAAAAGTAGTATCTTAATGACAAGAGATCAATTTATCCAGTTAATAAAAGATGAGATTACAGCAGGTTGTGTTCTTCCTTATTCTCTTAATGATAAAGAGTACAATAGAATTATTGACTCAGCTTTACGTTGGGCTTACATTGATTATCAATATTCAGTAACGGCAGGTTATTACATAGTAGATAGAAAGTACTTTGAATCTAAAGAATTTAAGAAAGGTCGTACTCTTAAACTCCCAGATTGTGTTGTTTCTGTCTATGAAGTTAAAGAAATTAAAGGTTACAATAAACTTGGATATTTTGGTGCTGATTTTTCTGCAGAAAAAATGATTGCACAAGAAATTTACCTCAGTCCTTGGGGTTCTGATGATATGGTACTTCGTACAGCATATGAGTCTTATTGGGATTTATCAAAAGCTTTCTTTATTGACAGAATTTCTACAGATTTTAATCATAATACTAAGATTTTAACAATAGTCGGAAGAGATCCTAAGTATTCTGTTTGCATATCAGCTTACAATAAAATTCCTGAAGAGTCATTGTTTGAAGATTGGACATTTCAAAGATATTGTGTAGCACAAGCAAGAATTAGTTTGGGGCGAGTACTTACTACATTTTCTTTTAATCTTCCTGGTGGTATTACAATTAATGGAGATTCAATAAAACAAGACGGACAAGATGAATTAGAGAAAATTTTAGAAAGAGTAGATAGTGAAAATGTACCTGATTGGTTCTACATTTTCCACTAATTTACTGATTAACAGTAACTTAAAATAATAGAGAAAAATGACCTATTACTACAAAACAGGCATAATTAAAACAAGTTCGAAAGAAAACGAACATCGAGTACCAATATTACCAGAGTATATTAAGCAAATTGATAAAGAAATTTTGCAAAATTTAGTTTTTGAAAAAGGATATGGTAAAGAAGTAGGTGTTTTGGATCAAGAAATCATTAATTTAGGAGCACAAATTGCAGATAGGGAAACTGTTTTACAACAAGACGTAGTTATGATAACTAAACCTATGCCGGAAGATTTAGAAAAAATGAAAAATGGTGCTACACTTTCTGGATGGGTGCATACTGTACAGCAACGAAAGATTGCCCAGCTTGCTATAGATAAAAAGCTTTCTCTTATGGCATGGGAAAACATGTATGGTTATCATAACAATAAAAAATCAATCTACATCTTTTCACGTAATCGAGAATTAGCGGGATATTGTTCAATATTGCATTATTTGCAGCTGAAAGGATTAGACGGATTTTATGGTGAGCGTCAAAAAGTTGTAGTATTTGGATTTGGCATGACTTCTCGTGGTGCTATCTATGCTTTACTTGGTAGAGGATATGAAAATATCCATGTTTACACACAACGTCCCACACACTTGGTTGCTGATAAAAATCCCAACTGTTATTATCATTATTATTGGGAAGAAAATGGTGAGATGTGGACAACAGAAGATGGTAAAAAAGTAAAACTGATTAACACCCTTTCAGATACAGATTTAATAGTAAATTGCATCTTGCAAGATGTTCACAAACCTATCATGTTTATTGCAAATTCAATGGAATTAGCAAAATTAAAAAGAGGTATGGGAATTGTAGACGTTTCTTGTGATGAAAAAATGGGATTTTACTTTGCAAAACCAACTACTTTTGAAAATCCGATTTTTGATGTGAATGAAAAAATTAGTTATTATGCATGTGATCACTCACCTTCATACTTAAAACATGCAAGTTCGCGTGAAGTTTCTAAAAGTTTGTTACCATATCTGAAAGATATTGTGAGTTTGAATACAGAAAATTCAACAATAGGTAATTCCTATGATATTAAGAATGGTTTTGTAATGAACAAAGATGTGATAACTTTTCAAAATCGAGAGTGTGAATATCCATACCAAATGAGAAATAGTCATCTGTTTGCAAAATAATGAAAAAAGACCTCTAAGTGAGGTCTTTAACTTTTTAAATGGTCCATATCCAATTAGGATAAAATTCTTGACAAATTAAAATCATTAAATTGTAGATGACAAGCTTATCTCTATCATACCATTTTCTAAATTCTTTAACTGGAATTTTAGATTTAGCTCTTCCACCTGCTTTTTGTTCTAAGAAAACAAAACCTTTGTAATCATCCCAATTTGCACAAGTGGCACCGAAAACCATTTTATCAGTAAGATCTAAAGTTAAATCAAAAGATTTAGCCCCGGGATCAATAATTCCGGTAACAAATTCTACTTTAACAGGTTTTGGTGTCATTTGAAAGTTTTGTGCCATTCCATCAATATCTAAAGAACTCATCATTACACTACCAGAAGTTCTACCTGTAATTTCTTGAGCATAATTGGTGTATTCATTTAATGATTGTATTCTGCTTTTCATAATATTGTAGTTTAATTTTAATTTACTTTAATTGTTTTAGCATCTGCAGATGGATAAAATTTTGGTGTTTCCATTACTGTGATTACTCTAAAAACAAGCTTTCCTTTATCTCTACCAAATTGACCTATGATATTAAGGTGATAGTATTTAGGAGCATAGATGTGATATTTTTGTCCAAGGTCATCTTCTCCGGTAAGTTGATCTTTTGCAATAGGTTCTAATGCTTTTTTGATTACTTCTACAATTTGTTCATCTGTAATAGGATGTTCAGTACTGTGACGAGTTTTGCGTTCTTCAGAGTGTACTGTTGAATCAATCCGAATATCAAAAGAAACAGTATTATCTGGAAGATAAGCAATAGGTGCTTCGTAAACTTTAGATTCTAATAATTTTTCTTTGTCTTTGTAGTTAATCCAATAAGTAACACCTCCTTTTTCATGTTCTTTTCTAACAACATCTTTTCCATTAACGATATAGTGACCAATAGTTGATTTGTTTCCATTTTGAGGATCTTTAAAACTTCCTGTATTTGGATTAGCATTAAACTTTCCTATTGTTTCCTTATCAATTGTATCAAATTCAGGATCTTGATGTTTAAAGCCCATTTCACCATCTATCCTAAAATAAGGACCATTTCCCATACTGTCTACAATAAACTTAGCATAAGCAGGATTAAACATTTTCAAAACATCAGCTTTCGTAAATTTTCGCATTTCGCGTGGATCTTGAATTTTCTCTATGAGTTTGGACTCAAATAATGGTAAAATTTTAATGATATCTTTTAGTTTAAGATTTGAAAATTCTGGAAATGAACCTTTACGTCCTCCAATAATTTTGAAAAGTTTTGCACGATTATTAAAGATGTCTTCAACCGTCATGACTTTACCAGATTCTTGCAAAAATTCTACTTTAGTTCTTGCTTCATTTTTTAATTGGTCAATATCTCCATAACAAGCTTGTTCAACTAAGAAAGTTAAAATTAAAGCATCAGAGAAATTAAAATTTGGTATTTTCTGTTCGATGTGCATTTGCAAATCTTCTACATTGAAATTACTTGTCCCAAAAATTTCATCTTCTTTTTTACTTAGAAAATCCATGATAAAAATTTTATCAGTAGACTCGGTAAAGTAAAAGTAGGTGTTGTAATATCGGTAGTCTCTGTAATTTTTGATATTTTGGAAATCCGATTTTAAAGATCTTTCATTCAAAAAATTCTCAAATAGTTGTGTTCCTGTCATGTTTTGTTTTAATTTTTGCTTCCTTCTAATCTGTCTTTGTACCATTGATCTGGTATTTCTGGATAATCTTTTGCTATTTTTGCATAATCAATAGCCCAAGGACTTGATTCAATTTCTTTCTTTTTCTCTGGCCAAAATTGGATGTATCCTTGTGATATGAAATTCGTAAACAACTCATCCTTAAATTCTTGTGGTAATTGTTTTTTGTAGAAATTTTCGTAAATAGTCATGTAGTACTTACAAAGCTTTCCACTTCCTAATCCTGTTGCTGAATTGATTTCACAAACCCAAATCTTACCTTCTTTGTCTACAATAATATCAAGCGACCAAGCTTCAAGTGGAATTTCTTTAGAAATTTCTTTTGCAATTTTGTTGACTTTTTCTAACCATTCTTTTGGTATTTTATCAAAATCTTGTTCAACATAGATGAACTTCAATTTTTGATTTAGTTTTTTAGTTCGTATGGATTTGTCTTCTTTTATGTTATCAACTCTTTCATTAACAATTACACACTTGCCATCTATGAAAATACAACGATATTCGCGATCAAAGTTGATGAATTGTGAGTAAAGATCAAAAGTTCTTTCATCACCTCTAAGTGTAAACGTTTTAGGTTCTTTTTCTAAATCTTCTTTAGTATCAAATTTTTTAATTCCCAATCCACTATGTCCATCTTCGATTTTTGCAATAACAGGAAATCCAACTTGTCCATTAATTGCTTCATCTCTATTAAAAACAGTTTTAGGCAACCAATCTTTTCCTTTGAAAATTTTTGCGAATTCTACTTTAGAACCTGAAAGCTTAGTAAACTCTCCCTTATTGTAAAGATTTTCTGTTGGTATTTTGTGTTTTTTGATAAAATCTTTAGTTTCTTGTTTACTGTGTCCGCCATAATTAAGCATAGGAATATCAGTAGGAACTTTGATATCTTTATCTAAATCTTCAAGAGTAGAATAGGTTAGATAAAGTTTGTTTAAAGCTGCTTGATTCATCCAAAGCTGTCTCCCTGTAGTACCTCCATCAAGTGCACTCATATCATGAGAAAGTTTGATAAAACCAACTTTCTTATCAAATTCAGTACTTTCTTTTGGTATTATTTTTGAACTATCTTTCTCTAAGAGAAATTGGTCATATGATTTAAATCCTCTAATTTCCATACTATTTTCCTTTTGTTACGAAAAGTTTTTTGTTTTGAAAAGTTCCTTTGTCAGGGCTAACGTAAATCCCAAACTTTTTCACGTTTGGATTTGCTGTTACAACTTTGTGTTCAATAATATCAGTACTTGATGAAATTTCGGCATCTTTTGAAATAGGTCCTTTTCTAAAAACCCCACCATTCATTATTCCAGCAAAGAGAAATTGTTTTTCATTTTGAATGTAGCAATTATTAAACTCATTACTAGGTTTTACTATGCAATTTTTTAATTGACTGTCTTTTACTTTAGAACCTGTGAAAAACCAACAATCGGTAAAGTTAACATCCTCAAAATTACAATCAAAAATTTTGCAATTTTTAACAAACCCGTTTCCACTACAACCAATTAAAGTAACATCTTCAATTGTACCAAATTTTAAAACACAATCTTTTAGTTGTAATTCTGAAATATCACTATCATAGTTGATAATTCCTTCATGGATATTACACTTTAATAGTGCTTCAAGAACTTTATCTTTAATAGTACCCCAAAAAGTTTTAATAATTTTACTATCTTCTTGAGTATCTACCATAATTTGCAATTTTGGAAAATTAGACTTTAATAGCATAGGATTTCGATAAACTTCCAAAACTTTTTTGTAGTTTTCTAAAGTAACCTGTAATTCCTTGTTTTCTTTTTCAGTAACTTCTGGATTTTGCAAGATGTTGAAAGTAAACTCAATAAAATAATCCATCATATCAATAATAGTAGTTACTTTGTTTTCATAGTCTTTACATCCTAAATAACGAAACTCTAAGTAATCTTTGAAAGCTTTGGTAAAATTAACACCATAATACTTTTCATTTGGTGTAATTAACTGACTATTAGTAGTAATCGTAGTATTAAAGATATTATTGGTAATCAACTTTTTAATGGAATTAGCATAGATAGAATCTTTTCTATTAGGAAATTCGGCATACACTTTGTTTTCATCAAAATCAAGACAAAATTTTAAAACATTGATATGCCTAATTTCTGTTTTAGTTTTAACGTAATTATCATCAAATGAGATGTTTAAGTGCATAGAGCATCTATCTGTAGTCCAACCATGTTGCTTAATCCATTTGCAAACTCTAAGTATTGTGTTTCTAGCATCTTGATATGGAAGAGGCGCTGTGATAAGTTCATTACCTTTCTTTCCACAAGAATAATCAGATTCAAGTTTGCACATCCATGGCATACCAACCAAATCAATTGGTGTATGATACTTTAATTTTCCTTCTGACTTTGTGAATTCATCAACATTTAGAGGAACAAGCACACGTTTTTCAATTGCATCTGAAAGACTTCTTGCTGTATCAACCGGATCCATGTTTGTTAAAAATTCAAACTCTATTCCAATTTTACTACCTTGTAAAATCTCTTCTCTTGTGTACTGTTTTTGTGCCATATTAATGAATCTTATTGCTAGCTTTCACTATTTATTCCAGATTATTTTACTACTTTAGTACTGTTTAAAAAGAAAAAAGTGATTAACAATTTAACCACTTTCCATTCATTGCTTGTTTCATGACATTTAAAATCCATTCTTTCTCATGTAAAATTCCTAGCCATTTTAAGTAACTGTCTTCTGTCCATTCTTTTGTGTAGTCTGATGGAAATGGTAAGTATTTTAACATGATTTGTGCTTTGATTTGTCCTAAAAGAACAAAAAATCTAAAACTCAAAAGATGACAAAAATTGTAGAAATTTTTGAGTTCTTGTTCTGTATCAAAAACTACTACTGGCCAATCCTCTATCTTACCTGAACATGAAGTTTTAGAATCTTTTAAAGACTTTCCTGTTGTTGAACAAATTCCATTAATTATTGTTCCATAATTTACTCTTACAATTACTTTACAATGACTTTCAATTCCTCTACCATTACCACCGAGCATAGTTTTTAATGGTACACAAAATTGTTGATTATCAAACTTTTCTACTCGGATATTATCAACACCAGAAGATTTCAAAAATGGTAAAAATCTTTTGAATTGAATGCCATGTGATGTTGTAACTATATCTCTGATATTAGGATTTTTAATAGTGTGCGAAACTTTGAAAATTCCTAAATTGATAAAGAGGTTAACATCTTTAAAAGTTGTATCGTCTCCATTATCAAGTACTTGTTCAATGAAACAATAATCTTCAATTTCGGAGATGAATTCTTTGTATCCAAAATCAACATCATCTCGCCAAGAATGAAGAACCCATGTCATCGGTTGTAGACTTGTTACTATTCCTGTTGATTTGATAAAATTTTGAACCGATGATTTAAAAATTGGAAAATGAAACTCGCCATATGGTGGATTCATGATTATTCTGTCAAATTGTGCCATAATAAAAATGGGCGACTATTTTTGAGATAATCGCCCCAAATTTTTAGTTTTTAGTTTGTAGCAAACTCAAAATAGTGTTTACCTTCTCTTGTGTTTTTTAACCTAACTTTCTTTGTAGTGTCTCCAACATTGAAAAGATAATTGTTGTCAGATTTAGATGGTATCAAACCAATCTCTTTTCTTGGATTACCTTCTTTATCATTTCCTGTTAGTTTAACAAAAATACCAAAATCTCGGATTGCTGTAAGTTCACATGGATAAACAACACCTTGTTCGAGTAAACTTTTTTCATAGTTTTCTTCAGCACCTCTTTCGTACTCAGAAAGTACTAATTGATTACTTCTGTTAATTTCAATTACCCAAACTTCCATTTCATCACCCGGTTGAAATCTGCGTTCATCAAAATACTTTTTAGTTCCTGGTGTCATTTTGCTGGTATGCAAAAGACCTGTAAACGTTTCATCGAATTCAATGAAAACACCATGTTTGTTTGTACCGGTAACAAAACCTTGCAATTTTTTAGTAACATCAAGTTCCGCCACCAATTTTGGTAGTACATGTTGGATGTACTTCTTGTTAGAGAAAATGAAAGTGTTAATATCTGCTAGATAATCTTCTACCATTACAGGAATAGTTTTACCGATGTAAGAATCAAAATTCACAATTTTGTTAGCTGCTGCTAATCCACCTGGTAAAAATGCTTGAATACCTTGTACTTCAATGAAAAATCCACCTTGATTCTTACTGTTAACTTTTGCATAGTAAGCTTTTGTTGGATTTTTAATCTGATCAAAGAACTCTGTTTTAACAATATTTTGCAATCCTTCAAATAAAGATCCACTTGGACTTGGTTGTGCTTTTTCGATGTAAACTAGATGTTCCTCTTTTAAAAACTCTTTACGTCCTTGTGGTAAACGTACCCAATCAATGAAAGAATCTTTTGTGTATCCAAAATACTCAAAAAATCGCTTTTCCTTGTTGATGTTAACCGGAATTGCCGTCATGTTGTTTACCTCAAACCAAATTTCATTTTCTGAAACAGATGAGATGTCTGTAATTGGTAAAAATTGACCTTTTTCTAGGTCTTTGCCTCCTCTTGGAAGACTGTTGTTCAATTTAGAATGATTGAACATTTTGTCGTAAAGTTCCTGTGCATAATCTTCTTGACAGAAAACTTTGTCTGTGGGATCAGATAACAAAACTTTTTTGTTCACCTGGAGCCCATTAAGATTTTTTTTCATCTTGTAGTGTGTTAAGTAAAACGTAGTATTAATTAGTTATTATTATTATTCCGATAATCGCAAAAGTTTTGCATTCGGACTAAAAAATCTTAGTAAAAGCACTTGCACCTGCTCCTGGAGATGATGTAGTTGTAACAACAGGTGGAGTTTGCATAGTAGTGTATCCATTAATAATAGAATCACAAATCAATTGCCATAATTCTCTTGGTGCTGATTGTTTTGCTGTGTCTAAAGCAATTGCTGCATCTGCTTGAGGTTTCAAAATTGGAATCCTAGAATAGGTTGGTATTGCTGGAGGTCCAATAAATGGAGGCATAATTTGCACAATATTGGTTGGTATTGGTATTAATGGCGGCATTCCTACCATATCTCTAAAAATTGCATTGGTTAACTCTTCAACCGGATTTAATGGTGGAGGTAAACCTTTTTCTCCTCTTTCTTGTGTCTCTTTAAAAAACAAACGCAAATTCAAAAGTGTAGTTGGTTTATCATATGGTGTGTAGAGAAAAGAAAGTAATGGATTAGTAGCTTGTACGGGAGTTGCCATCATAGGATCAGAAGAGAACGGATAGATAGTTAGATTTCCTGTGTAATTGTAGAAAATTTGAGTATTGGCTAAAACGTAGGTTCTAATAATACCAACATAGTACATCTTAACATTTTCTTCATAATCAAGATACTCATCTCTCATCTCCTTAGGAGGCGGATATTCACATGGAGGATTCCAACCTTTTTTAGAATTAGTAATCTGATCTTTTTTTGTCAGAATTAAATTGCAAAGTGCTGTAGAATTAAGAGCCATAGTAGTTTAAGATTATGGTAATAATGATGGCATTGCAAGTGGTCCTCCTGCTATTGAACCTTGATGTGGCATACCTGTAATAGGACAAACAGGAATAGCACAAAATGGTCCAATTCCAGGTGTTACACCCAAACCAGAAACTTGCAAACTTGATGTACTATCTAAAACTATTGGACCTAATGATGTTACTTTTACACCAATTTTACTATCTAAAGTAATTTGTTGTGTTGCTGTTACATCTACTTTACCAACTTTTGCATCAATTGAAACATCACCAAGAGTAGCAACTACATCAATATTCCCAGTTTTTGACTCAACAGAGATATCCTTCATAGCAACTACATCTATCTTACCTTGTTTTGCTTCTGCTTTCATATCTCCTTGTTCTGCAACTACTGTAATATTGCCTTGTCTTGAAGTAACATCAATATGGCTTTCAGTATCAATAGTCATTTCTCCATTTGCTTTCATTACAATTCTACACTTACTTTGATTATTGTCGATGTAGATGTTGTTTTTATTGTCTATCTTCACATGACTGTCTTTCAATATGATATGCAATCCTCCTTCATCTTCTCCATCATTAGTTGTGTAGTAAACTTTAAGTTGTGCATCTTCATCAAAAACAATAGTCTGAGAATCCATGTAATCATCTCCTAAAGTATCTAAAAGCGCTTCATTCACATTTTGAATTGCATAATATTCTGGTGAGTAGATATTACCACTGTCAAATCTTACTTTTACTTTTGTTCCTATTCTTGGAACCGATCCGCAACCAAAACCTTTGGTTTCTCCACCCGCAAAAATTGATTTATCAGCTGGATGAGCCCATGGTATCTTATCATCTTCTAAATCATCAAAAAGCCCGTAAACTTTAATTCGACATCGGTAAAGTTTTAATGGATCATCATTAACTACAACTTCGCCTGTCCAATCTTTTACTGCAATATCTTTACTTGTTAATTGATTTTTCTCTGTAACTTTCATGATAATAAAGTAAAATTTTTGGCTTCTGGTGGATGAGTTGGTATGAACCTGTGAATTGGTAAAGTTTCTATTCCAATTTCTTCTTTGATTCTTTCAAAAAGATTTTCAATTTGAGGTCTGAATGACTCTACAATTTCACTTCTTAATTTGTTACTAACTTCTTCATTTGTTGAATTTTTATCATGAAGAAAGTAAAGATAACAAGGATGTGAAATTCTGCAAATTCTACTATTGCTGATGTTTTCCGGATTTTTGAAGATTTCAAGATAACTTCTTAAAACAATATCATAGTCTTCCCATAATTTAACTTCTGGATTAAATCCTCCAATCTGATTAAAAAATTCTCTTCTCCATGCTCTTAAATTACATGGAACTATCTGATTAGTAAGAATGAAATCCTTTGTAATAGCTTGAGAACCAAAGACATTAACATTAAGATTTAGATTTTTACCATACAATTTGTGAAATTCTACAGTACAATTATCAAGATGAAGATGTCCATTGTTCATGTTCAAAAATCCCATTTCATCTTTTTCGTTGTAAAAAACTTTAACCGGGATGTAATCAGAAAAGAAAAATTGTGCGCGTTCAATATGCTTAGTTGCCTGTGCAAAACTTGCTAAAGCAAATGACATCATCACATCATCACAGTCTTGTTCTATTAAAAGCTCACCGGTGCATAATCTTGCTGCAATATCTTTGAGTTGTCCAATATTTTTAGAACCTGTTACATCTTTGTAAACCTTGATTTTCTTGTTCAATTCAATTATTTCAAGAGGTGTAAAGTTTTCCCAAAGAACATTACGAAGAAAATTTTCAATTCCATAATTTGGTGAATTGTCTAAAATTATCCATTCCCAATTTCGATAAGATTGATTAGTTACAGAAAGTATGCACCATTTAAAAAAATCGTTGGTAATATGAGCTGGTGTAAAAATACTGAGTTTTGTCATGTTGTTTTAGTTTTACATTGATGAGGACGGAGGTCCTGAAAATTCTACTTTGTTTGCAATAGATGTAGAAACGTAAGGTTCTTTTAATTCTGCAACACCTTCCATTTGAACATTACTTTCATTTACGGACAGTCCAATATTTTGATCCATTTGAGGTTTGCTAGGTTCTCCCGAAAAATCCCAATCCTCCCAATTTTTATGCGGAGTTTCCAATTGGTTGTAGCCAATATTATCTCCTATAGGAGGTTTGTGTTCCCAATCATCAAATCCGGCGTTTCCTAAATTAGTATTAGGTGTTCTAGGAGATTCAAATCCTGCATCATCTTGAATAGTAGTTTGATGTGGTGTTAATTGGTAAAACTCAATATTAGAACGAATTCTGTCTCTTTTACCTTCTAATTTTGCTTCATAAGGATTTGGTCTCCCATCGAGTGGTGCTCCTCCATAATTATGTGGAACAGTTTCTTGTAACTCCATGTTTTCAGAACTAAAATCTTTCTTAACATGTGGTTCTTTCAATTCTGCATTAGTTCCAATTTTCTTTCTTCCATGTGCTGCACTATCTATTGCTCTGTAAGCTGCCCTGGCAGCATTTATGGCGGTAGATTCTAAGTTCATTAAAGAAAAATGATAAGCATTTCCTAAAAACAACATTTGAAGTAATCCTTCTGCTTTCTTTTTCAGTTTGTTAAGTAGAATAGTTTTTACTTCTGTTTCAGCTTCTGCCATTACAATAGGTTCTGTATCAGGATAGTAAAGACCTCTCATTGCAACATCAGCATAGTTAATACCAAGTTCACTAAATCTACTTGCTTCTCGTACTTTACCAACTTTAAATTTTAATTGTTGTGTTGCCATTTCAGAATCTCCCTTATTATCAAGAGTGTCTGCAAACGGTGGTGCCCAATTTAAAAGATCCCACTCACACATGTCACATTCTAACTTTATCCAAGGTTTCCAACTATCATCTGGTGTTGTTTCAATATCTGAAAGTATTAAGTTAACTAAATTTGCGATTAAATCTTTTCCTTTTTGTATTGCAGCTTCTTTGACTTCTTGTCCGCTAGGTCTTTTTTTAGAACCGTCTTCTTGTTTTACACCAAAAATCCCATCATGAACAGAATCTTCAAAAGCATTGTGCATTTCCGGATCTCCCCATTTTCCCCACTTTGTTTCTAAAAATTTTGTCCGGTGGAATTCTCTAAAATCGTAAATTGTAATTTCACACTTAAAGTATCGCATGTTTTCAGGCAACATCCAACGATGTCCAATCGGATCCCAACAAGCTCTTCTGTAAGAGTCAATCATTGAACTAATTTTCATATCAAGACCTTCAAGACAATCAATTGTAATTATGGCTTCTTCTGTTACTCTGGTATTCTTCGCTGGATCAATTTTAAAAAGATTATCAACACCTGAAATAGATTGAAAATGCCATGGTGCATTAGATGAAATAGTATGCAACAAATTTCTAAAAGTTGCTAATGCCATTGCTCTTCCAGGTTCATTGATATTATCAAGATATCTTATTGCACTTGATTCTTCATTTGGACTCATCAACAATGGATTACCAAGACTATCATAATCAGCTAATATTGAAGTACTTGGGTCATTAAATGAGAAAGTAATCTCAAATCCCAAGAAAGTAGGATCTTGCCAATCTAAAATTAATGGCATCGAATTAATTCTAGTTGATCCCCTTAAAAAGTTTTGTATCTTTACACTTCTTCCTTTCATTATTACTCAAATTTTAAACTCCTGATGGACTTGGCCACTCTCTTCTACTTAATACCAAAGTTTCTGTTATTCCGGAATCTTGTGGAGATTCTTGACCTGTTGGACTGAATACAATAGTCAGTCCTTTAACAAGATAATGTCCAGTGTACACTCTATCTACGGCAATTGGTACTGTTTCTGGATCATCAGATGTTGGATCAACTTGTTCTTCATCATCTGACAATTCTTTCATTCTTTTGATATCACTTGTTACAAAGAAAATCGCGGGCACATTTTCATATCGGTAGATATTAAGATTAAACTTGTTGATTTTTACCTCTAAGTTTACTTTGTCCATTTCTAAATTATTCATCATATTGTGTGCTCTTGCAAAGTAAAAATTCTCATGAACATTAGAATTTTCTAGTTCACTATGATTGTATTGAATACCAACATAGTTGTACTTTTGTTGATTATTGTAACTATCGTCATTTGCTCTTCCCCTTAATAAAACCTTTTGAGATTCAGCACCTTCTGTTACCAAACTTTTTGCTTGTAATTGCCACTCTTCTTTTCCAATATGATCATAGAAAATTGTATTCAGTGCATAACCATAATTCTTTGAAATTTGTGAAGAGTTGTTAATAGGTTTAAAATTATTAACGTAGAAATTTGAACTTCTTTGATTTGAATGGTTGGTAAAGCATTTTTCCATTAAACCTTTTCCTGTTTCTTCTTCACCATACTGTCCTCCACTCATTGTATTCTCTGCAAGTGCTAATAAAGTACTTGCATCATAGGTAATTAAATCATTAACATTCACAAAATTAAGATGATAGTACATGTCAATAAAAAAAGTAAAAAAACTTGTCTCATCTTTCCAAGCTGCACCTGTAACATGTTTCATGAATTCTAACTTAGTATCATTGGCACAAATCCAATTCATTTCATCATCGGTATTATCTTCATTTGTTGCAAATCCTAATCCCATCTGTTCTGCAAGTTTCTTCATAACTTCAAAAGATGTTCCCTGTTCTGAAAAAATGGTTTCATCATAAAGACCGGGAATGTTTAAATCTCCTTCAATTGAGATAATACTTCCGGCTCCTTCTGCTGATGTATCTTGTGTTGCCATTGTACTCACAGATGTTATCAAATAGTCATTTCGAATAGGCTTAAAAAGGTCATCTTTACCTCGTACGTACACCGAAACAATATCTCCGTCCATTGGCATAGATTTGGATAAAAACTCACCAGAGGTCGCCAAAACAACCTTAATGAAGACCTTTGGTACAATTCCAGTACAGTCGATATTAAACTTCATTATCTCTTCTGCACCAAAAGTGTAATCGTTAACATTGATGTGCGGAAAATCTACACCTCTGAATTCATTGGCTGGATATGCACTTGGATCAATTCCAGCGCTACCATATGAATAGTCGGTCATTACCTGTTCATCGAGTTCAATTGTTGGTTCGAAAAGACTTGCTATTGTTTTACCCATTTTACTTTCTTAACTCTTGCATTTTTTCTAGAAATCTTTGTTTTGCTAATGGTACATCTCCTTTGTATGCTTTCTTGGTTACATAAGGACCTAATACAATTTTACCACCTGTGAGAACAAACTCTTTATCATCTTCTTTTGCATAATTAGGAGGTAACATTGTTTTTTCTCTATCTCTGTAATCTTCATAGTTATCTCCGGTATTTTTGATATCAGATTTCTTGGGATCAATGTACTGTTTTTTAATGATTTTTCTAACATCACCACCCACTAATTCTGTAACAAACTTTTTATCTGAAGTAATTACTTCTGGAATTAACATGATATCATTTTCATCAATTGAAAATGGATTTGAAATTTCATTGGCTTTCAATAAAATTTCAAGTTTATCAACATTACCCATTCTAAGATGTGCAATTAATTCAGGTCTCATAATAAAATCGCGCGGAACTGCCATCATATCAACATAGATGAACTCATTATCCTTTAAAGATTGAGTTGTCAAATCTCTAATAGCCTCACCGTTTTTATCAGTAATAATAGGCTTACTTTCAACTGTTTTTGGAAATCTCATCTTCTGTTATTATTTTTTACCTTCTCCATAGGATCCATATCCCATTTCCATTATTGCTGCTAGTCTTGTTCCTTGATCCACTGCTACCTTTTTTGCTTTTTGCGTACTGTCTACAATTTGATCAAATTGTGCTTTACCTTTAATTCCATTTGTAGTATTACTTAATTTGTCAACCCCCATTACTTTGTTTACGTAAGGATTTCTTGTTCCTGTATTCTTATCCACACCTGTTTCATTATTAGAAGACAAACTTTGTTCTAATCCATCAGGTAAAGCGTAAATTCTACCAGATCCTTTATTAAACATGGATTCAATTGCAATTCTATCACGTGGCATTCCATGTTCTAAAGTAACTGTAACAGTCATCTCTGTTGGAAAATCATCAGCACTAAGTTCATCATTAAACTTAAAATCACAACCGGTGCAAACTAAATTTCCTATCATCATAATAGGATTAAATGGATTACCAATTACTAAGTGCCAATCTCCCACAGGTTCTCCTGTTAAAAGTGCGCGCATTCCTTTAAACATTGGCGCTTTACCTGCTAATTGATGTTGGAATAATTTTTGTCCAACATTTCCAGCAAGTGCTTTTAATCCCTCAATTGGATTCTGCAAGATATTGTTTAACATATCGGTAAGTGCTGATCCAATATTAGACAAACTGTGTGTAATAGCATTCAGCGCTTTTGCTGGATTTCCTGAGTAAATTGCTGCCATACCTTTTTTCCAAGGATATGCTTGTGCTGAACCTCTAAATCTGTTTACACCGCCCCAAAATGGTGCAGAACTGTAACAAAGTAACAAAAAGTTTGATATTATATCAAGCATTGCTGCTTTAGAATTGATGTTACCTATTGAACGAGAACTGTAATGAAAATTAAGAGAAAGTTTGTGGTCAAATTTTAATCCATCATCGTCTCTTTGCATTACAGAATCAATCTTATTAACAGGACCAATTACTCTATTTGCATATGGACCATCTTCATAGGGATCTGGAGGTGTACCTGAATGAATATTAGCACCTTTACCCGCAACATTAGCTTCTAGCATTGCTAAAGAACTTGCAAATCCTTTCATCCACCCCGGAAGATTTGAACTCGCAGGATCATCCATCTGTTCACTATTTTCATTAACTTTTGCTTTTAATGGCTTCCAACCTAATCCACAAGAAAATGAAAGTAAAGAACTTAATTTGTTATCTGTTACATCACCTAACCACGTTATTGCTTGTGCAATTGGAGGAGACTTTAATTGTTTATCAATTGTAGGTTCTGATTTATCATTCTCAACTTTAATAGTAGGCATTGTTTTTTTAACTTCTTTGCCATCTTTATCTTTTACTGTGCCAGTTTCACTTCCTTTAATTATCTTTGAAGTATCGGTAAAAAACGGAAAATCAAGTGAATCAAAAGTAGGAACTGCAAATCTTCTTAAAGTAATCAAGTAATTGTTAGGAATTCGATTAAAGTAAGTGCAATATGCAAAATCTGAATAGTTGTATGGTGTAACTCCTCTTGGATTTGCTAAACCAAAATCAATTAATTTAGAAACTGTAACATCTTTTGAATATCCTGGTAAATTTAGATTTCTGTTATCAATTGGTCCCCCAAAATCAAAATCTTCATACCAACGCCTTTTTCCTGGTGTATCAATTAAAGAGTATGCTTTGTCGGTTTCATCTGTGTATGCTCCTTTTAATCTAACAATTGCAAACTTGTTAATTAAAGATGGTACACCTTTAGTTTCATTGTTAGTTTTTTCTTTCTTTGCATTCTCTCTATCGTGTAATCCTGCTGAACCATCATCCATATCTTCAGAATAGTAAGGTCTTCTAATTTCATAGAAACCATTGTCATCTTTTTGAACAAAGATATTGTTTAATCTTGGATCGCTTGGATTATTCTGTGCTTTTTCACCTCTTTTAGGTTCTTCTGCTACTAAAGATTCTGCCATTGGAGGATTAACAAAACCATCTTCTTTAGGTTCCGGTTTTGTACTTGCCGGCTTTGCAACATTGTATCCTTCTGGTAAACTACCATCTTCATTTCTTGGAACATATGAAAATGTCCAACCTGTTCTTTGTCCAGCATTTTCAGTACCAATACCAATAAAATCATACTTTGGTCCTATTCTAGCATAGACTCTCCACCAATTACCTTCTTTTTGAGGCTCTGGACCCATTACATCCATTTCTTCTTCCATTGTACAGTACTTTTTACTATTTATTCCAGGATTTCATGCAATCAAAAAATCCCCAACTTAAGATTGAGGATTTTTAGTTTCTTTTAGAAATTTCGGCTTCTTAAAACCATTTGCCCAATAAAATAATGGACTTTTTATCGGTTCACATTCAATTAACTTTCCTTTTTTTGCTTTTGGAAAATGAATTATCTCATCAAACAGATGATAGTATTCTTTTTCTTCTGAATCTTCTTTCTTGATGTAAGCAAAAGTAACATGTTTTTTTCTTTCCAACAAAAACAGTTTTACACTTTCAATGATTTCACAATCAAGATGTTCATTAGTGTAAACAACTATTGCATTCTTTTTCCGTTCTATTGAATTAATTATCCTTGCTTTTAACTCTTCATTAACAAGAAATCCAAAGTGCTTCATGTTTTTAATTGTTTCAAATTCTTCCACAATCTCATTTGGATCTATTACAATTAAACCATTATTCACAAAAAAAGAAGACCGAACAAATTCTGCCGGTTCTGATGAAAAGTAGAATTTCATTAAACTATTGCTATTTTCTACTATTTATTCTACTTTCTAGAAGCCCTGTTTTTTCATGTCTAATTGACGATTATGCTTTATCATCTTCATAGCTTCTTCATAACTTAGACCTTCTTTAAGTACTTTACCCCTTCTATCTTTTGTTGGTTCCATTAAACTTTGCAAAATCTTAGCTTCTTTTTCAGCTTCTGCTTTAATTTGTGCATTTAAAACTTCTTCTTTATTATTTTGATGAATCTGTTTACCTGCTGCAATCATTCTTCTTGTGATTTCTTCAACTGTTTCACCATTTTCTTTTGCCATTTTTTCTTTAGTCATTCCAAGATTTTTGGCTATTTTCCTGCGCTCATGTCTATTGTACATCGTAGATTTCCTTTACTTTTTCTTTTAGTTGTTCTGTTATTAACTTTTGATCTATCAACTTTGTAATTTCATCAAAAATCAATTCTTCATTTTTGTTCACAAAATCATCATCAAAAATATCGAAAAATTTGATGTATGGTAATTTTACTTTAAGATTGAAATCAATTTCAAACTCAGATTTTTTACAATTAGTCAATAATCTAGTAATTAATTCTAAATCTGGATTAACAGGCGCTTTTTGTTTAAAATTTTCCTCTTCAATTCCATCTAATAAAGCATTTTTCTTTCTTTTTTGAGATTCACCTTCTGTTGGAATTCCAGCTAATAATGGATTAACTTTTTCTCTTTTTACTATTGGTGGTTTTACTGCATAATCTGGGTTTAAAGCAATTTCATTAGGATGTGGAATCCTGTTTGCATTTCCTAAATTTGCACTTCCATTCCCTTGTGTCATTTGCTGATATTCTTCTTCTGTTGGATAATAATCGTCTGCAAAAGCACCAGGCTTTAGCATAATTCTATCTTCAGGTAGAATTTCCATTTTTTCTTCTTTCGATACTTTGTTTTGTTCCATTATAGTATGATGTAATTTTTGTACATGTAAAGATATTCTCGCATCCATTTTTCTGTTAATCCTTCTGCTGCCCATTTGATTAAATCATCTCGAAAAACTGTTAAAGCCTGTTGAAAATGAAGAACATAATCCCCCTGTGAAATTTTGTTAAGTTGTTCTAATTCGATAGTAAAAGTATGCGTTGTTCCTTTTACACGCCAAAACAATTTGTTAACATGATCTTTCACATAGACATACTCAATTTGTAATGGTTTTTTCCAACCAATTACATCAATATCCATTATATCAACATCAGAAAGTTGATTTTCGAGTGTATCAAAATTAACATGATGTGGCATTAAGCTGGAAAAATTTTCAATTCTTTTGTGATGTTCTTTTCAGGAACTTTAATTGTCTCACCCAAAACTGTTGTATCTTCAAGAATAGAATCTTTGTGGCAACGAATTCCAATTAAATAGTAATACTGATGAAACTTGTCTTCATCAAGTTTTTTACTACTTAAATCTTCACTAAATTCTTTCAAGTATTTTGCAATTGTAAATCTGATTTCATCAGTAGAAAGAAGATTTTTTGAAACTTCATTGTAATCAAACTTGAAAACTAAACCACCTTTGTTTTTTAGTTCTTTTTCATCAACAAACCGAAACATTGAAAATCCATCTGGCAAATCGTAAACATCATGATTTCCAAATGGTCCAAAGATGTTAATAGAAACAAGATTAATCCGTTTGTTAAAAGTTGTAGTATCTTTTAATGGTACTAATCTAAAATCAATTGCATTATTTTGAAAAAAACTGTCATTTGGATCAGTAACATTAAACGTTTTAACGTCTGCAAACTCTTCACAAGTTTTAAACTCATTAAGTTGAGTTTCAGTCATTTTAGAAAAGTAAACAGTATCTTTCCAACCTAGATCGTACTTAGTGATAAAATCCAATATCTTCATGTGTTTTAAATCTTTTTGATTATTACACAGAATTAAAGAAAAGTTTTAGTTTTTAAGGATTTCGTACCATACAAAAAAGATATCCATACTTTTGTCCATCTTCATACTCAAATCCAAACTTTCGGTACCAATTTTCTAGTTTTGTTAATTCAGTTCCATGACTGTCTTCTGGTGAAAGTATGATAGGTTTTTTAACTTTTTCAGAGTATGCAATAATATCCTTCATTATTTTCTCTCCCCATCCTTTTTCTCTTTCATCCGACTTTATCACAATAAAATTAAGGTCAATACAATCATCATTTTCATGAATAGTTAAAGATTTAATTACATCTTTGTACTTTTGTTGTAGTTCTTTTTGTAACTTAGATTCACCCCATTTTTCAGTAAGAAACTCTTCAAAAGTTTGAAAACCTTTAACTATCATAGTAACTACCCCCATCATAATATTCTAGAGGTGCTGTACTTGCTTTAGGTTTTGTGGTTGTACCTCCGGAATTATTGTTATTTCCTGAATTATTACCTGAATTTCCAGTACTCGGTTTGTCAACATAATCATCTGCTGCATTCACTCCTGCTTTTGAAAATGAAAGTTTACGAACACCAAGTAAAGCTGCACCTATTGTAATTAAAATTATGGACTGATAAATTGCTTCACCACTTGCTTCACCTAATCTTTTGTTCAAAAACATGAAAACAAAACTTGCAATAAATCCAAGTAAACCAACTCCAATACAAATTACACCAGTAAATCCTGTTGCTGATGTTTTACCTGTTTCTGCATTAGCAAACATTTCAGACCAACTAAATCTTTCTTGATCATAATGAAAAGATTTTCTGCCCATGATAGTAAACCTCTTTTACTATCTATTCCACTTTTTCAAAACTCTGTTACTTAATTGAAATTCCACAAACTCCACCTTGATTACCCGCTCTATCTGTAAAAGATGGTGTACCAGTAAGTAAAATTTTACCAGCTCTAACATAATCCATGAAATCTTTAGGTTCTATTATCAAAACATTACCTGATTTAGTATTAACCATTGCTAAGTAATTAAACTTTTCCATTTCATGATAATAAAGAAACATCATTTCTAAAGTTGCTAAGCAAAAAGCATGTTTATCAATTGATCCATCATTTCGTATTGTATCAGTAAAAAAATCTTTGTAGTCATTTACCTTAATATCTAAAAGATAGCCTCTTTTCCATGCTTCAACAATTTTAAGTGAAATAATAGAACGAAATTCACGAGTAAATTCTTTTTCTCTAAGTTCTACGATATTCATTAAATTTTTTTCTATTCCGCGCTTTTGATTTTTTGCAATACTCCAAAATGTTTCTTCTCCTGTATCAAGTACTTTGTAATCTAAAAGTCCAGCTTCTATTGCAATCCATTCAATCATTTTAGAAAAAGAACCTCTCATATCTCTTGCTGTTCCATATCCATGTTGACCTGATAATCTTCCATTCGTTCCTTTACATTCAACAATAGTATTACCAATTTTAATATCACCTTTTTCTTGTCCAGGTATTGGTTTTCTGCCATCTTTAAAAATTGTTGAAAGATAAATTTCACCTTGTCCCATTGTTGGAGAAGATGACCAATTGTACTTAAAAAACTTTGTTGCTGTTTTTTTAGAAGTAATTCCAATCTGATTGTTAATTTCTTCTATGTTAAATTTTCTTCCTATGAAATTTTCTAGTAAAATAGTACGATTTTGAAGATAATTAGCTAATTGTTTACAATTATTTTCTTCGGAAGAGATGGCTAAATAAAGATCCTCACTTACTGTTTCTTTTTTATCATCATTCAAGTTTACTATGTTAATTTCATTAACAAAACAATTAATGATAATTTCTTTGTATTCTGCATTTTTTGTAATATTGGTTAATTGTGAAATTGTTTGCACATCATTTTCATTAATTTTTCCAACTTCGGTTTGACCGATTTTAACCGATATTTTTTTTGACATTTCCATTAATAGTCATGTCTTTTTAATTTCGCTTTTTTAGCGCTTTGCTTTTAATGAAAACAAGAGACAATTTTAAGTTATCTCTTGTTTCCGGGCTTTAGTTAAGTTAGTAATTGTTAGTTAGTTGAGTTATTATAGTAATTTTTTTTGATTATTTCATCTCAGCAAGTATCGGATATTCAAATCTCTTGTACTCTGGTGTTTTGCGAGGTGCTAAATTAACAAGATCAAGATTTTCTTTGAAAAACAAGTTACCTGCCATAATTTTCAAACCTAAACTATCTTTTTCACTTAAACCAGAAGTTTCTGGATGACTTGCAATCCAAGTTAACAAGTTCACAAAATCATAAGCATTAATTCCAGAATCTGCTGTTCTAAGCCAAGTTTTTGGTTGTTCATTAACCGGTAATCCATATGTTTTGTAGAATGGAGCCTCGTCAAAGTATTTTTCCATCATCATATCATACTCGGACTCTTTACGTTCGCCTTTATTGAACCAAAGTTTGTGTCCGTAAAATTCATCTAAAGAGATGTTATTGTTTCTCAATCTTGATGAATACTCTTCTAATAGTTGATAATGAGTTTCATTGATAGAGTGTAAAGCATTTCCAATTATCTTTTCAATTTTGTTGTTATTGAAAGATTTTTTAGAGATATCTGAATGAAAACCAAACTCTTTTTTGTGCATTCCATTAGTACAGATTTGACGGATAAAGTGGGGCGCTGATTGAAAGCTTAAACTATTGAAAATGAAACGATTACCAGTCTTCCAAGGATCATTTCCTAACAGATCAACAGGATGACTTTCATTGGTTAATTCAACATCAAAAAGATTTTTTTCAGGATCGAATTTAAAACCCGAAAGAGAATAGTCACATTCAGAATTGGCAAGTTCATACTGAATCATATCAATAACAGCCAAACTATTAGTCATATCATCCGGTTTTTTCTTGTTAGGATCCATTGTAAAGATATCAGCAACAATACCTTGATCAGTAACGTTACCATAAAGAAAAGTTTCACCTTTAGCTTTTTTAATTTTGTCTGAAACTAATTCCCAATCTTTTTCAGACATGGATTTTTGAAATTCTTTAAAAGCCGGCTTTACTTCAAGTACATCTAAAACAGATTTCATTGCATCATCTGAAAGCATTTTGCTTCCATATGTCATCTGATCGCTGATTTTGATGTCTTTTAATTCAAATTTTTCGATATTACGGCAAATCTGATTATTGTCCGTAACCTCTTTTACTTTCATTTGCAAGAGGTCAATTGCATCTTGATTTTTGCGTTCACTCATAGTGTTAAAAATTAAAGTTCTTGTTAAATTGGTTATTACTATTCGGAGAATCAAAAAAGTTTTAGTTTTGACAACTAAAACTTCACTTTTACTATTGAATTTACTAAGTTTTTTGCTAAAAAGCTAATGGTCCAAACTCGGTTGGTCTATTTTGTTGAGCTTTGATTTGTTCACTTCTTATCAAATCTTGCATTGCTGCATTTATCCTGTTTACTTCAGTTTCATCATCTTTTGATGAACCAGGACCTAGTTGATTAAGTCTTTCTCTGTAGAAAAAATCAACTATTTTGGGAGGAACTTTATCTCGATTACCTTGTTCAATTTCTCTTTCTAATCTTTTCTTTAAAAAATCAAGTTGAGTAACAGTTTGAGCACCCACAAAATACTTTCTTAAACTTAAGTACTCATTAATTTCATCTGTATTCCCAGCCAAAAACTTATCAAACTTATTCATGATTAAGGTTTTGTGAATGTTTTATTAACCATAATCATAATTCCAGTATTAGCTTCTCTTAAAATTCCTGTAATTGTAATAGAGTAAGTTGATGTTTCTGGCATGTTACTAAGAATTTGTTCTTTAAAGTACTTGTCTAACCAATCTTCCATTTCACTTTGTTTCTGAGGTGTAACTTCATCTTCTCTGATTTCTTCTTCGGTATCTGCTAAATTTTTAAATGGTAGTACAAAATTGTAAACGTGACTGTCAAATTCTCCTGAAATACCTGTTTGAGGTTCAAAGAATTCACCACAAACATCCACATTAAATTGGAACTCAGGTTTTTGCATGTTACATGAATTACATGATGTCAAGCAAATTCCAAAAAATAGTCCAACTACTAATAGTTTTAGAAATTTTTTCATTTTTCTTTGTCGTTATTTTAATTTTCCTTTCGGTTAAGTGCTTTTAATTGCTCAACATGTGAAGATGTTGAATTTTCTGCAATAATTTTATCAATATCCAAACCATGAATGAAATTTGAAACTTTGTACCAAATTCCTATTGCCGGCACATACTCATCTCCTTCATTTACTTTAAGTTTTAACTTGTTTTTGATAATTGATTTTTCAAATCCTTCAAGATAAAGTTGAACTTCTTTTTGTCTCTTTTCAAGTTCATTAGAAATGGATTCACCATCTTCTTGTTTTACAATAAATTCAGGATCTGCATAAAGTAAGATAAGGTAAGTTTCATCTTCTTTGTCTAAATCCCAAAATTGTTCCATTTTCCAAATCCATTCTGAGTTTGAATTTCGATAAAGAGGACCATAAACAGTTTCACAGATATGAGAACGATTCCAAACGTAAAGTTTGTGTGGACATTTTTCTTCTTTTCGTGCATGATTAACCAAATGCAAAGCATGAGAATACTCATCTTTCCAATAATTGGTTATCTCTCCCGGTTTTAGATTTTTCGGAACTGTAAAATGACGTACTGTAATATTCTCAAAATCCTTAATGATGTTTTTAATTAAGAGATTCTTTCCTACACAATCTGGTCCAGCTATAATAAGATGTTTCATATGTTAAAATTTTGCTAAATTTTGAAATAGTTTACTTGGTCTTGTAGTTTTTGCATTGTTTTCTTCTGCTAAAATTTGATCTTGTCTTCTTTCTTCATCTGTATGTCCATTGAAATCTCGTGCTTCTTTAATATCAAGAGACTTTAAATTTTCATACGTTTGTTTTCTTTTAGCCAATCTAGACCATCCATTAAGATTTTTTTCATCTTCAAACATCTCATCTGTTGAATCAAAAAAATCATGAAAATTACGATTTGTTAATGAATTTAAAGATTCTTCCATCGCTGAAAGATAATGACCTTTGATTTTAGTAAAAAAGTACTCAATAGTATTAACATTTTTCATTTTACCAATTGAAAATTTAGTACCATATGGACTATTTTCATCTGAATCATTAGTAGTAACCAAGTAAAAGTTTCCTTCTGTTCCTTTATCAATAAAACCAACTGAATCTTGATTAAAAAATCCTGCTATTTTAATTAGATTTTGATGAAAACTTGGATCATTATTAAGATTAACAACTATGAAAGAATTTTCAGCATCATTAAGTTTTACTTTACCATTATTATTTTCTGGATATCCACCTTGTACTTTTGTAACTCCGTACTTTAAATTTTGTAACATTCGTACTAATTCTTTATTGGCACTATCTTTACTATTTCTTTTAACTTGTTCACCAGTTTCTAAATACTGTTGATAACCATACCATAAAGAAATTCCAGGATGTTGTGCTTTAATTTCTTTTCTCCATCCACTAATAGTTGCAATATCATGATTTTCCATCATGTAAAAAAATCTGTTAATTGATTTTTCAACAATAATTTCTCCTTTTAAAAATTGATCAAATTTGTTCATGTTCTTGATAAAATTTTGTTAATTCTTTTTTGTGTTCATCCCATTCTTCCGGTTTTTTCAAACCTAATAATACCAAATTATCAAAAGATTCTTTTCCACTGTTTAATTTCTCTTCAAGTGTAAAATGTTTTTTATCTCCAAACAATTCATCATCTAAAAGAGGATCATCAAAATAATCATAGAAATTTTCTGGTGTTAATTCAAGTACTTCATTCATCTTACTATTTACCTCTATTTTTCTAAACAATTGTCAATGGTTTGTTCTTCTTTTCAAACTGTTCTACTTTTAAAATATCTTCAATTTGTTTAAAACTTTCTTTTGTTTGGAATTTAGTAACCCCATATTTTGAATTAGCTTGCACATGTATTCTTGTTCCAAATTCTAACTCTTCAACCATTGAAAGCCAAAATGGATTTATCAAAACTTTCTTACCATCATCTGGTTTTGGTTGTCCATTCCATTCACTATGTTGTGTTAGTTTAATCATAGATGTTAATAATTTTAATAGTTCTAATTACCTACGATGATTAACTTTTAAAAAGTTTTCTTAGTTCTAGAATCCTACAACTAATGGCGTATCACACACCTCTATTCCATATCTTTCTATCACAAAAGCATTTGAAACTTCTTTTTTCATGATGTTTAAACTTCCGTTAACATCAGCATTAATTAATCTACCATTTTTAGTCTGGTAGAGACCTCTTTTAATCCTCTTTCCACTAAATTCCTTAATATCCTTATCTCCATACTTTGGTATGAAATCTCCATCCAAGAAACTTGCTTGGCTTGTGTAACTTTCTTCTCTTACAATAACTTTAATTCCTTGTAATTCAGCTTTGTAACTTATCATTTGAATTAAATTGTTAAATGGAATTGAAACAAACTTTTGATTATTAACTCTACCTAGATTTGTGTCTTGTTTCCAGCCTTGATTCTTACCGATAATTATAGTATTAAGGTCGTTAGAAATTGCATGATTCACTATGAATCTAGATGTCTTGTGAAAGTAATCTTTGATTTTATTGTTTCTCTTTAAGGATAAAGATTGAGTTCTTTTTGATGATTTAGTTTTGTTTACTGTTTCTAATTGTGAAGAGAGTTTTGCTTTAGTTTTGTTAAAGTATTGGTTAATACTCTTTACAGGTCTTCCGTTTACTATGATAGGTTTAGTTACATTAGAAGTTAAAGTTGCTAAGTTGTTTATGCCTAAATCAATTGATAAGTATTTTTGATTGTCTTGTAGTTTAGATTTTGATTCTACTTTGTAAAGCACTTCTACAGTATAGTATCCGTTTTTAGGAATAATACGAACTTGTTGAACCTTTTGTTGTTTGGTTTTGATAGTTCCTTTAACTAATGAAACAAATTTTTTGTTAATTTCTATTCCACCGAATTTGATAATTCCTTTCTTTAATTCTTTTCCTGAAATTCCATCTTCTGGAAATATCCCTATGTTTCTTCCATCTTTTTTAAGATACTTAGGTAATTTAACTTGTTGTTGATATTGTCCTTTTTGTTTTAACTTTAAAAGTGTAAAAAATGATTTCATGTTTTGATCTACTTGAAAAAGTACACATGTAGCCACTTTAGTAGGTAAAGCATAATAATCAACTTGTTTTTCTTTAACAAACTTTTTAATCAATTCAAACTTTCCTAGATATTTACCTGTTTCAAAATAATGTTGACGTACAGAATAAAGAGCTGAATTGTAAAGATTTTTAGATAAAAAACACAACATATCTAACTCTTGATAAAGAGGATTTGATTGTTTAATGATGTGTTGTTCTGATAAAATCATTTTAGTGTTTGTATGATTACAACTTTTACTATTTATTCCAAAATTTTTTGAAACTTTTTAATCTTCTTTTTCATCTTCAGACCAGTAAAAATTCAATAGTCGATAAAAATCATCCATTATGATTTTCATTTGTTTGTCAAACCAATTACTACCGATACAACCTCTGTGATCTTCTGTTAAAATTGAAACTTCTTTACCATCTTCATCAATTTCTAAAATATCACAAAAAGTTTCTACAGGAGGTAATAATTCAAGCATCTCAACATCTTCTAATCTTTTAATCTCATTTTCAACTACTTTTCTAAAAAGACAATTGTTTACAAGATAAGTAACAAAATGGTCACAATTATCAATTAAGATGTTTTCACCCTTGTTTGCTCGTTCTACAATATCGTAAACTACTTTAACGTTGGCTTTAAAATTATCTTTGTATAGTTGTGTACTCCAATCTTTGTAATCGTACTCATACCACTGTTCTTCGCTTCCCGGCGTTGCATAGTTTCCATCTTTGAAAACTTGTCCTAGTCTAATTTCTATTCTCATTATTCTAAAGTTTTAACATAGTTTTGCATCCAATCACATTGATCATTACATGGTAAAATTCCACAAGGATTCCACCTAAAAGTTAAACCGCTGGCACAATTTCTTTCGCCATTTCTTTCACTGTAAAGACAACAAGCATCTCTGCGTTCTTGGATTAATTTTTCTTTTTCTTTAATTGTCATGCTTTAAAACCTAATTTTTCAAGTTCTGCTTCAAAACTTCTCATGTAATAACAATCCTTATCACAAAGTTCATCATGTTCTTCAAAATCAGCTTCATAATTATTAGCAAAACAATACCAACTTCCGCAATTTTTCTCTTCAAAGAATGGACAACTTTTCCAATGTGCTTCCATTAATTTAGGCTGCATTATTCTGTTTTGCATTGCTTCTATCATCATATGATTTCTTTAATTTTAACTTGTCCTAAAGCAATTTGCAAATCTAAAACATCAATTTCTTTACCATTTTTCCAAACTCTGACTCCAGGATAATACTCACCTGGGACCTTTATCAATTCACACAATTTTTGAAATTTTAAAACATCTCTTGGATCTTTAATTTCAACTTCAAAAATTCCAGATTTTGGATATTGAAAACTTACTATGAAATTATCCATGAATCTTAAATCCTCTTGTAATTCATCAATTTCCCACTTCTTTCCTACAACAGTTCCATCAATTTGATAATAATAGTTTTGCAAAGTTCCTACTAAATTATCTTTGTAAAATCCTTTTAACTCTGCCCAAACATCTTTTGGCATAAAAGATTCTGGATTTTCATCAAAAGTTTTTTCAACTCCTTCAATTTTCCATTTACGAATGTTCTCACTTAATTCTTTAAATTCGTAAATAGGAATTTTAACATGTTTCATTATCTTTTGTTTTTATTAGACCATGTGTTGGTGTTAATGGTTTGATTTCTAAAAGTAAAGTATCAATAGTATTAGCATCTTCAGATGTTAGCTTACCATTTAAAAATCCTTCAGGTTCAAAGTACTTTTTAATTTCTTCCAACTTTTCTTCTGCTTGAAAAATCCATCCTTCTGTGGATGGTCTTAAACAAATTAACTTAATTGTCCGCTTTCCATATCGAAGAAAATAATCCTTACCTGGTGTAAAAAGATGTTTTGTCTCTATCTTAATTACGCAAATTTCTGTCATCATAATTGCAAATTTCTACTATTGTTTTAATTCAAAATTCTCAAAAAGTTTTGATTTAAAACTAAAAATCCCTCAATTTCTTAAGGGATTTCGACTGTGAATTATCTTGTTTTTACTTTTAGTTAATTGTTACCATTTTAGGTAATGCTTTTTCACAATGTTTAACCTTAATAGTAAGCAAACCTTTCTCTAAATTTGCCTTAATATCATTAAGATCATATCTGCTAGAATCTAATTGATAACCATACTTGAATGATTTTCTACTGATTCCTTTGTGGATTGTTTTCTTTTCTTCATTTTCGGTTTCTTCTACTTCTTTCTTATCGTAAGAAATTCTAAGCACATTACCATCTTCAATGTTAATTTTGATGTCTTCTTTATCAATTCCCACTGCCGCGACTTCAATTTCTAATCCTTCCTTTGTTTTTGTTACATCAACAGGATGATTAAATTTAAAATCTTCAATCGGTTCAAAAAGTGAATTTTCATTGAAAAAATTTCGGCATAGAATTGAAAATGGTTCTACGCCCCAACTATTTAAATAATTGTTTAATTGATTGTTGAATTTTACTAATTCATGCATTTTGTAATCCCTCCTTAGATTGGATATTATTTTAGTATTGTTAATTTTGTTTTTGTTTGCCTGAGCTAAACTCGGACAAAATTCACAGTCATGTTATCTATTCCAACTTTTTTGAACTAAGATTCTAAGTTGTATTCAGAAAAGAGATCTAACTCATTTCCAATTTCTTTAATTGTTCTTGAAAGTTGCAAACAAAGACCTTCTAACCACATCTGATAATCTTTGTTAGTCTTACTATTTTGTTCCATAATGAACTTTTGCTGATCTTCTGAAAAATCTTCAAAACATCTAACTTCCATTTCACCAGATTCTTCATTTTTCAACCTGAAGAAAATTCCTGATAATTTTCTGTTTTCTTGTATCATAGCCATGCTAAAAAATTTTCTAATTTTTTGTCAATTAATTGTTGCTTCTCTTTTAATTGCTTTTTCTTGTTTTCTCTTTTCAAACTTTTCAAATCAAAAATTGAAACTTCTTGTAATTCCGTTTTGTAACTTCCAACTTGTTGTTTACTAATGAGATAGGTCTTTACCTTAAATCCATAATAAAGTGCATTATCTTTATTACTAAACCATTTCTTAATATCAATTTTGATATGCTTGTTCTTTTCTTCAATATCAGTCTTAATTTTCTCTAAGAGTTTTTTACAAGCATCTTCATTTGTTGTTTGTCCTACTTTCTTTCTCCAATGAAAAAACAAAAAATTTCTATCTTCATACTGATATTCAGTTATTACTCTAAACCTTTCAACTACATTAAGTTCCAATAAATGATAATTGATATCATCTACTGTAATTCTAAGTGCTTCATTAGAATAATCCCAACTAAAATCATAATATCTACTATTAAGGTAAGAAACATCTGAAAGAAACTTAATCTTGCTAGGCCTTAAAAAAGTATCATCAACTTTAACAGTTTCAAAATTGATTACTTTTTCTTCATTACCTAAAATTTCCTTTAACTCTTCTAAAATTACCATAAAGAAATTATTTCCAAAATTATTAATACTATTATTCCTAGTTGACTTAAAATCATACTAAATCCCGAAATTAAGGTAGCAATTTCAGCTCCTTTAGAATTATTACAAAGAAAATCATTCGAAATTCCAAAAACGCCGGCACTTAAAATACCAAGTAAGCAAAAAGCAAAAAACCAATTTAAAATCATAATAAAAAACCGTTTGTGCTATTATTACACAAACGGTCCAAAAAGTTTTACTTTTTTCGGTATCGGTCTGCAAACCGTTTTAATTATCCAAGAACTACTTTATCATATCTTGGATTGTTGATAGTTTTTTCCAAAATTTTCATTGGAGTCATTTCACCACCAAGCAATGATGTCAAAATACTTGGGGAAAATCCCGAAACTAAGCATGTACCCTCTGCATCATGTTTTACAGGGCAATTTTCCATAGAAAGAACGTTTACTTTCCAGAAAATAATATCAGGTCTTTTGTATCCGGCTGCTTCATAAAGACTGTTTATCTTTGACATAGCTGTTACATCATGTCCACTAATACAAGAATTATTAAATTCCATGTCCGATATAATCATTATTTTTGTAGGCATTTCAGATTGAGGTACATTACCTTTAATAGCACAATCTAACAACATTCTAAAAGCTGCTTCGATATTTGTATCATATCCAACAGGTCCTTTAATTTGTTGTAATCTTGAAGATAAGCTTCCGGTTAATCTTTGTAACTTTGGTTCACTTGTGAAAGTAATGAAATGATCTCTAAACGGTCCTTCCATTCTTTCTGCTACATAAATTCCCAAAGAAATTGAAATATCCATTGCTGTAATACTTCCAGAAACTTTGCTATCCATAGAACCCGAAACATCAACCATTGGCATAATAGATTCTTTATTACCTTCCAAATAGTTAGGTAATTGCAACCATTGTGCATTTGCGGCATCAGGATTACTACAATTTCTTAAAGCGCGAATAATATCATATGGATAAGTAGCACTTGCATGCATTACTTTTTCACCTTTTTGAACAGATTGCACGTATTCTGTAAATCTAATTCCATCGTTTTTACCAAAAGCTTTCATGTAACGAGACATCGCAACTGATGGTACATGTTCATAATCAATTCTACCCCATTCTTTTTGACACATTGCTGTTTCTACTACTTTAGTTTTAGCAACGATGTACTTACGATAATCTGCTGGAGAAAGTTCCATTGCAACTCTAATTTTGTTTGCAATAAGTTTGTCTTCCTTAGAAACTTTTCCACCTAATCTAGGTAACCATTTTGATAATGTTTCGGCGAGTAATACATCTTCATTTAGTTTTTGTTTTAATAACTGTTTGTTTGTCATAAGTATCTTAGTTTTTAATTGTTATTATAATTGTTTATCATACTTTTCCTCTTATTCTTGATAACCACTTACTAAAAGTTAAAAATTTTAAAAATAATTAGAATAAATAGTAAAAAGAGTATTATAATGAAAGATAGAATACCTTATTGTTACTTATTAACTTTTATTCCAACCGGACAACTTTATTGTGGTATTAGATTTGCTAAAAATTGTCATCCAACAGATTTTTGGAAAAAATACTTCACTTCTTCAGATATTATCCATAAATTGATTAAAAATTATGGAATTGATTGTTTTACATATGAAATTTTAAGTACTTTTTCATCTAAAGAAGATGCCTTACGATATGAGTATGAATACTTAATTAATCATGATGCTGTAAAAAGTGAAAAATTTTTCAATAAATGTTACGGACGTGGATCTGGAATTTTTTCACACGATAATAAAGTTTTGATTTTTAAAGAAATTGATGGTAAAATTTCAGCCCATTGGCATAATAAAGATTATGAAATTCCTAATGGATGGACTATTGGACGTGGCACTCCTTCATGGAATAATGGAATTTCTATGGGTCCATGTACAAATGAGCGACGTAATAACATTTCCAACGCTCGTATTAATACAGAAAAAATTCAATGTCCATATTGTAATGAATTTTTTGATCCTGGTAATTTTTTACAATTTCATGGTAATAATTGTCTTATGAATCCAAATGTTAATAATTCTATTTTAGAGAAACGATCACTACGCGCCAAAGAATCTATGAAAAAACAAAAAGAAACAGGTACTTGGTATAAATTTACTTATACTGAAAATGATTGTATATGTCAATATTGTTACAAAATATGTGGAAATCCCGGAGCACGTGGTATTCATGAAAGTAGATGTGAATTAAATCCTAATCGAAAACTTTTTTATTGTCAATTTTGTAACAAAGAATTTAGTATGTTACGTGTTAAAAATGATCATGAAAAATCTTGTGAATTAAATCCTAATCGAAAACTTTTTTATTGTCAATTTTGTAACAAAGAATTTAATCTACTTCAAGCTAAAACACAACACGAGAAAAAATGTTTAGCAAATCCTAATCAAGAAATCAAAGAACTTTATTGTAGATTTTGTGGGAAAACCTACAAAGATAATGGTAATTTAAGTAAACATGAAAAAAAATGTAGATTAAATCCCATAAACTTTTTTTAATTCTATTTCACATTCTTCTTCTGTCATTTCATCAATTTTTTCTAAAATAGAATTAGCTATATCTGAATTTTTTAAAGTTTTAATTATGTACTCAATAATCTGATCTTCAACACCTGAATCTTTAGTAATTAAGCCAAATAAATCATCCCAACGTCCATATTCAGGAAAGTTAGCCATATTAGCAAGAAACAATTTTTGGTTATTCTTACCATCTGTGATATGTTTCCAAATTTTTCTGAAAATTTCACGTTCGCCTACACCACCTCGGATGTCACGAGACCAGAATAAAATTTTCATTGCTACAAGAGGATTTTCGGCAAAAGCCCGGTCAAACATTGTAACTAAATCTCTCATTTTAGATTTGTCATTTCTGTTTGATCTCATAGCGCCAATTGTGAAAAACAAATCCACACAATCACTTGAAGTTGTTGAGTTAGTTAAGCATCCATTTTCTGTAAAAGTGTCTGCTGTAGTCATTGCATTTAAAAGTGCGTTTGTTTGCATTTTGTTTTTGTTTTTAGTTAGTATTCGATTAATTAAAAAAATCCTTAGTTTCTATTACAACAAGTAACGAAAACTAAGGATTAAAAATCTAACAGGTTAACATTGTTTTCCCAATTTTGATTGCTGAATTGCTAACCTTTTCCTTCTCTGTAAAAATCGTTACAGGAACCTTTGTCCGTAAAAGCCACGAATAATTGCTGTATGGTTCCTTTTTAGTTCATTATTATGCGGCAATTTGAAAAAGTTTCAGTTTGCCATAAAATTTTCTGTAAAAATAGCACTTTTTCTTTTACTGAACTACTGTATCAAGAAAAAGTTACTAACAATTTTCTTAAATTTTTTCTTTATTTAATTTTTAGGATTATATTTACAATTATTAAAATGCCACCGTTTCATAATTCTATTTTCTCCTTCTTTTTCACACCAAGGACATTTTACAATTTTTGATTTATATCTATTTTTCCACATTTCTTCTGCTTTTTCTTTACCATATGTTAAAATCCATATATCATAAATAGATTTTTTATACATAGGATTTTTTTGACCTTGTACATTATTAGACCGTACTTGTCTTAATTCTGGTGTTATATTTTCTCTTGCTTTTAAACTCATTTTAAATTTTGATTCATCTGTTGCTTTTTTACCAGTATTAATTTCTCTTAATTTTTGTTTTGTTTCTTCCGACATTTTCTTTTTTGATTTTCCTTTTATAGATAATGATACTTTTTCACAAAATTCTATACTCATCTGTTTTCCTTTATTCCATGGTTCTCTATATGTTTTTCGTCCTTTTAAAGTATTACTTATTTTTTCTTTAGTTTCTTCTGCTAATTTTCCTCCTAATCCACCATCCTTAATATTATATCCAACATTTCTATCTTGTGAATTTAATTCTTTAATCCAATATTGTTCTCTTTCATTAAGTTCTTCTTGTGAATTACAAATTTCTAAGATTTCTTTTTTAAAATTTTCTTTACCATACTTTTTTAAAGCATTATTAAAATAAGGTTTACCAGAACCTAAGTAATTTTTAGATTCTTCTACAGTTCTTATAGATTGTCCTATATAAATTTTATTATTGATAAGATTTATTGTTTTATAAATATACATAATATTCTTTATTTTATATATTCATAAAAATTTTAGAGCTTTACTTATTTGTGGTATATAAAAATTGATATTTTAAATCCGTCCTTGTAAAAAATCTTCAAAAACATTACCAGAAATAAATGGCTTTGTAGTTTTTACTTTACCATGTTTTAATTTTTCTAAACTCCCTGGTGCCTTCCCGGTTTGTGGCATGTAAATTCTAGATGGCGCTCCTTTTACAGGTCTGTTGTGTGCTTTAAGCAATTCAAGATTTCCTAAAAAGTATTCAGCACATTCTTCTACATCATCATATCCCATCGCTTCAACTACTTCTTTAACAAGATGTTGAACAATAAACTTTTTTAATTGCTTCTCATCTGTATCAAAAAGATTAGTTCCTTCTGGTGTTGAATATGGAACAGATTTTGCTACACTTGCTATTGCTAATTGAACAACTTTAAGTGCTTCAATAGGAGGTAAATTAAGTTTCATATCATAGATTGCTGCTTTTGCATTTGGATTTAAACAATAAACCCCACAAAACCTATGGTGACCATCTAGAACATATCGACCATTAAGTGTTATAATAGGTAATCCTCCACACTCAACAGGTCTTCCCTTTACTGTATCATTAATTGCAACCATATCACTACCATTAAACTCATACTTGATAGATTTTTCAATAACTATCTCTTGTTGTGTTGGTGTTAATTTGTTTATGGGTACAGTTCCATTTGAAAATGAAATTTTTTCCCGACTACCACTATTTAAAATTGCTTGAATTTTAGGATCATTTGCAACATCTCCTAATCCTTCAACAAACTTTTCATAACTAAGATCAATTAATTTATCAAGATTTTTATCGTCTGCCATATTTTGGTATTATTTTTAGCTTCTTTTACTATCTATTTCATTTTTTCTTCTTTAAAATCAAAAAGAGGAAAAATCAATCTTCCTCTTTTCTATTGTCAATTTTAAATTAATTTTTACTGTTATTCAGCTTTTTGTTTTGCCCAGCCTTTTTTGATGTATTCTTCTGCTGTAGCTTTACCTAACATTTTACACATGTTGTCACCATTTTTGGATTTACCTCGTAGCATGTAACCTCCTCGTTTAGTTGTTGTTACTTCACATTCGAACATTTCTTCCATCTGTTTCGACTTCATATTGAACGCTTCAATCATTGTTTTAAGATTTTTTTAGTTTTGTTGTTATTATTACACTCAAGTTTTAAAAAGTTTTAGTTTTTCTTTATTCTGTAACCACTTCGGTAAATTTTTCATTAAAGAACATTTTGCTTCCGAATGAATTTTGTTCACTAACGGATTGACTTAACTCTTCTGCATTGATAAAAATTGGATCTCCTTTGTAATAGTAAACAGAATAGCCAACATCTTCAAGTTTCTTTTGTCTAGCAACTACCCAATCTGGATCTTCCATTGTAAAAGCCGGCATAGCTGGTATTGATAAAACTCCATTAGATTGTACTAACTTCCAATTAATTCCTTCTACTACAAGAATTTCCTTACCTAAAATTTTTTGAAATTCTTTCATTAATTTTGGCCAATTCTCAGATAACCAAATTTGACCTTGTTTAGTGTACACTAAGTATTGAGGACCATTAATTCTAAGAACTTGATGTCTATCTCTGTTTACAATAGTTCCTCTATTATTAACTTCCATTGCTTCATGTGTTTTTGGTATTAACTTTACCAATTCTCTGAAAATCCTGTTTTGATTACGGTCTTTTGCAAAAATTTTAGCAACTGTATCATACTTTACATCTAACCAATCTGCAAGTTCTTGATAATCTCTAGTTTTACTTGCTATAAAAATCATATCTTCAAGATCGTATTCCCATTGTTCATACTCGTTAATATCTTCAGTAATTGCTTTTCCTTTAAAAGCCGGTGCTGCTGCAATTGTTACAAAACCTAAAGTTCCTAAATTGTAAGAAATTTTGTAGTTAGCAGCTTCCTTTTCAGAATTAAAAACTATGATATCATCACCGAATCTAGAATAAAGTTCATATGCTTGCGATGGTTCTACATGAGTTTTAGAATCTCCGACATCTGTAGCTTCTGCCCAATTTACAATAACATCTGAATTTGGTGTTACTTCATCTGGAATTGCTTTACCATCATTTAACCAAACTAAAAATTCTTTTAAAGTTTTCTTGGCTCTGGAAAGATCAATTTCATCTGCTTCTCTAAGAGATTCTTTGATAAACTCATCTAAAGTTTGAATTCTCATTGTAATTAATTCTTTTTCCACATTGTTACTTCATCACCATCTGCCGATATCTTCTTAGATGTCCAATTACTTTTATCTTTTTCTGTCGGTTCTTCTCTAGTATATCCTTCTGCTTCTGCTGTTGCAATTTTATCTTCTAAAGTTTCTTCAATCTCTGCTTCTAACCAAAAAGTTTTTTCTACTGTATTATCCTTTTCTCCTATTTTAGCAGTACCAACTTCATAATAATTTTCACCCGGTTTTTCTGAATCTTTATCAAGTAATTTTAAATCTTTATACTTAGTACCTTTCTTTTCAAGTGTATCTTTGTAATCTTTAATTGCTGCTGGATCATTTGGATAAGTTCCTACATTATTATCTTCTTCTTCTGCTTTTGCAACTTGATCTTTTAAATTTTCTTGTGAATCATTAAATTCTGCTTGATCTGATTTGTTAAAAAGTTTGTTAACATTTTTAGCAACTTTATCCATTACTTGCAATTTAACATCAGCTTTTTTATCGCTTGCCCATTTTTCATTATTTGTCTTTTTGGCATTTTGTGTAATATCATCTTCTAATAATTTAACTTTATCATCAATAGATTTTTGCTTTGCTTCAATTGCCGCTTTTTGTTTTTCATACTTTTTACTATCTTTTTCATCATCACCTTTTCCATCTTTAATTAATCCAGCCATATCAAATTTGTTAAGATATTGAGTGTAAAAAGCTTTTCCGAATTTAGCTATTTTAACTTTTAGTGGAATTCTTGCTAATTGTTTTTCAATTGGATTTACATCATCTGCTTCATTAATCATCTCAAAATTACTTTCTAAAAGAACTTTATTGTACTCTGTAATAGTATTTTTGATATTAACAGACTCATTCAAACTTTGTTTACTTTTGAACTTGTCTAATCCTTTTTGATATTGGTTAAAACTTATCATCTGTGTATTATTATTTTAGTTTATTCATGGTACTCGCCCATTTTTAAATTATCTGTAATTTCATGAATACCTTCCATCATGTCTGGTATATTAATAAAAGCTGCATGTTTTGTAATTACTTTAATGAGATCGCTTTGAAATTTCTTTTGAGAACTAAAAGTTTGTGGAGCCCACATTTCATTAACAAAATTATCAAGTGTTATAATTCTTTGTTTCATAGTGTTTTTTTTTGTTACTTAAAATAATCTACTATTTGAAAAAATTTCCTTTTTTCAAATCATCTGCAATAATACCAAGTTGATGTGCCATTTCTTTTGGCTTAATTTTCTTAAAGTACTCTTCTACAATTTCTCTAACATCAGTATCAAATTCTTTTAAATCATCCATTTCATCTTCAGTAATTAAACCTTCTGTCATTAATTTATCAAGAACTCCTTTAAGATAATTCTTTTCTTCTTTATCGAGTTTCAATTCAATAATAGTTCTCCAATCAGCATGTCTTTTATCTTCCGGTTGTTCCATAATTTCAACAACTTCTGGATCTTTTAAAAGTCTGTCTACAATAGCTTTAACTTTTCTATTGTCTTTGTATTGTTGAACTAAATTTTTCCAACCACCTGCATCATTTGCAAAATCATAAAGTGTGCCACAAATTGCTGCTGCTACTAATCCCAACATTCCAGCAATTGTTGTAACTACTATACTTTCATCTACGTTTTTTTGATATTCATTTAAAGATTTAATTCTTTGTTTCATTTTCTTATTATAATTTTAAAATAACTTGTTAATTTTTGATGTTTTTTCTTCTTGTTTTTCTTCTATCATATCACACATTCTATGGCACATTGATTTATACTCACCTTTTTCCCATTCAGTAATAATATCACACATATAACTATTACCACCTGTTTTTCTGTATTTATCTATCAAAGTATAAATTGTTCTCTTTTCTTCTGGATGAAAATCGAAATAACGTAATAATTCTAAACGAATTAAAGAAGTTTCAATTTCTAAAAAATTTCCTTCATAAACATTATTTTTAGAAAGTTCTTTGTAAAGATCTGAATCTTTAGACAATCCTTCTAATTTAACAGAATTTGCCAATCCATTAGCTATCCATATTCTAATAGATTTAATAGTTAATATCAAAGTTGTCATTGCCATCAAAATGGCTGTAAAAATACTGGCATACTTTGAAATTATGATTAAAACGTTAGTATCTTCCATAAAAAATATCAGTCACTCATTTTTACTATTTATTCCAGATTATTTTACAAGTTTTTAATTCAAAATTCATTTCAATTTTTGTTACATGTACTCACGGAGCCATTTAATATTTTCTATTGTATCATTCTCATCTGGTAGTCCATCTATCTTATCTGCAATTAATTTCTTTACTAATTCCGGTTGATTATCAAAAATATCACTCACAAATTCGTAAAAAACATCATTATCAAAATATGGAACTAAATTAATTAAAGACATTGGTAAATCATCATGTCCACTTTGTGCTTCATAACGACCTTTAGAATTTAATCCAAAAGCCCCCAACTCTTCAAAAGTTTTCATCTCAGTAGGAATCAGTCTTTTAATTTTAATCAAGTTCTTTAATTCTCTAGCATACATCTCTTTATTATCGGCTTTAATCTTAATCCCTGGTTTTAAGTAGGTGTGTCCCGCTGCATGTTGTGTGTGCATGAAAATTTCCGGATAATACTCTCTATTTCTTTCCATTTTCTTAATTAAAACATCTCCCTTAAAGTTGATTTCGAGTACAACTCTTACAATATCAGCATTTAAAACTGAGAAAATTAAAGTTTCTAGGATGTAGGCAAAATCATCTACAGAATGCGTGTTTGAACGCCATAAACCAACTTGTCTTAATCTAAAAAACGAAGACTCATCATTAATAGTTGCAATTTTCTTAATCATTGCACGAGACTGTGTTTCAATTTTAAAGATATTAGCAATAGTGTAATCGCTTCCTACACCATCTCCCAAATCTATGGAAACTACAAATCTGTCATTCTTTTTGTCGATTGTGTTAGGATCAAATTCCGGATGCCATTTCAGTTCATCATAAGCACCTTCAAAATCATCAAAATCAAAAACTTCTTTCCATTTGTACTTTTTGCATGTTCTCTTTAAGTAAAGTAAGATATTACTATTAAGTAACATTCTTGAACTTGCAAGAAATTGATTACCATACTCTTGATTAAACAACTCTTCTGAACCTAAGTTTGCAATTTCTTTACGTTTCCACTCTTCATCTCGCCCTGGAACTTGCCACCAATCTACTCTTTGATGTTTAAACTCATTAGTACCTTCTATTGCACTTTGATAAATTTGATGGAATTTGTTTAAACCGTTAGGAGTTGAAGTAATAATAACCCGTGAGATATTAGAAGATGAAAGTGTTGGATATGTTGAACGCCAAAATGATTCAATGTAATTAGAATGGATGTGTGCAAACTCATCGGCATAAAGTAAGTGAATTGCAAAACCAATAGCTGCCGTTTTTGTAGTTGCTTGTGAAAACAAACGAACTCCATTATCAAACTTTAATTGTGTTTTAGCATTTTCAATAATCCCCGGTTTTAAAAAGAATGGTAAATTTTGATAGATTATCTTAATTTTGTCGATAATTTCTTTAGTAGTATCCATTTTATTAGCAAGTACTAAGATATTACGATCTGTATGAAAGCATAAGTACCATGCAATAAAAATTCCTGAACAAATGGTATTATGTGAAAGAATATCATTAGTATAATAACGATGATTTTTAGAATTAACTGTTAAATCAAACATTGAAATTTTACTTTTTGAAAATTTCAATGAAATAATTTTTTCTAGTCCATCTTTAGTTTGTATCAAATCTCCTACTTTAAGATCTTTAACAAAAATTTCATTCATGTTTTTATCAAAAATGATATGATTATCTGCACATTCAATTTGTTTGCCAAATTCTGTTTTTACTTTCCATTTGTAATATGGCTGTGTTAAATGAATTTTTATAGCAGGTTCCCATCCTGTATCTGTAAAAACATCAAAATTACAATCTAAACTATTAAGAATTTTTTTTGAAATATCATCTTGGTTGAGATCGATTTTTTGATATTCAATTTTTTCAATAAATTCAATGGTAAATAGGATCAATTTTCTTAATAGTTTCTTAATCATACAAAAAATCTAAACATTTTAAAATTGTTTCTTTTCTAAAAGTTTACTATACCAATTCCAAAGTTTCCACTTTAACCTCTCAAAAATGGTTAATTTTCTAATTTGTGAAAGAGTACCATAGTACAAATTTCCAATACTTGTTTCAAAAATTTCATCGGTTTTTCTATTCTTAATTGTTACTTTTGTTGTAAAAAGTTGACATTTTCCTATCTGCCTGCTAGCCAATAAGATATTGTACCTGTTTGTTGGATGTGCAAAATTAGTCAAAATTTCTTTTTGATAATCCCTAAGTTTAATTTTTCGAATTCCATCATCTGTCATTACTTGACAAAAACTGGCAAAATAATGGATATCCTTCATACATCGTGCAATAATCTTTTGTTCTTCTTTAGTATACTGAAAATTGATGTATGCTTTCCTAAGTGTAATATCACCTTCATGAAAACATGACATGTCTGCTTCAAGTCCATTTTCAATTCTCGATAAAGTTTCCTCTATTTTAATTGTACTCCAGATATTCTGTGCACTCATTAGATGTTTTCAATTTTTTCTATCTCACCAATTTCAGCTTCAGCATCTTCTGTTTCCATTTCATCCATTGCCATTCTAAGATTTCTAATCATATCTTTACTACCTCTTGAAACAACATCACCATTTTTCTTTGTAGGCGTACCATCTACTTCTAAAAATTCAACTTCCAAAGCTTCTTCTTTTTTCTTAACTTTGTAATCCTCTTTGATATTTTTGTAGTTGTTTTCCATTGAAGTAACATACTGAGCTAACAGTTTAGAAACATCCATCTTAGTTTTTTGTAGTGTACTAAGAACCTCGTAAGCTCTTGGATGATTGTTACCTTCATCAATATTCTCAATCATCTTAAGAATAGACCAATCTGAAATAATAGAAGTTTTTCGGAGATCTGAAACAATTAAAGTATCAATTTTCATCTTCTCTTGGATGTAACGCTCGCCCTTAATAACTTCATCTCCTAAGAAAAATTGTGCATTTGCCGAAACAATATCAGCCGAATCTCTAATTGCAACTAACGTAGCTTGTTCATTATCAAACTTTAAGCCACATTGTTTTGGTAGTATACTGTTTGCCTCTTCTGTTAAAGTCATCAAACTTTCTTCTTGACACTTGATTAAATCTTCAAGCTCTTTTCGTTCTTTAAGTTGTCTGCTTTTTTCTTCTGGTTCAAGTTGTTTTCTTTCTGGTTTTGTACCAGGTTTTGGACCTCTTTTTTTAGGACTCTTATCATCACTCATGATTTTTGTTATTATTTTGTAGAACCAACAAATGGAAGACGGTGCTTAACCTTAGAGTCATCTGCCAATATTAGAAGATGTGAATCTTGCACAATATTTTGGTTCAATATCAAACTTTGTTTTTCAAATGGTACAATTTCGCTGAATATCCTTAAATTGGTAAGTGCGATATTGCTAGCTGGTAAGAAGTAATTAATTTCACTATTAAAATCTTCAAATTCAAGATCTTCAATGGTTTGAGTAAAAACTACTTCTAATTGTGTGTTATTTTGTACTCCATCTTTAATTTTCCAAAGAGAAAAATTAAGTTGTTTAAAAATTGGAGACCAGTTTAAAAATAGTCCATTCCATTTATCACCGGTATTTTCTTGAGTATTAAAGAAGATTTGCTTTCCATTGATATTAAGAATGAAAAATCGCTCCGCGAATTGTGAAATTTTCCATCCCTTTATTTCTTTATCTTTCTCTACCAAACTATCCATGAAAACTTTTTCGAAACATCTTTTAGCAATCCAACCTGGAGCTGTAATCCAAGAATTATTAATAGAATCAAGATATTGTAAAACTTCTTTTTCTACCTCGATATCAAACTGAGATTCAGAAAGTACATCTACAATTTTTCCATAGAAATTTAGTTTACCTTGTCTAAATATCTGCAAATATTGACCTTTTTGATATTTGCGAATTACTTGCAATTTTAATCGTAAAACACTATCCGAAATCTTTTCAATTCTAACAGGATCTTCATGAATTAAAAATTTAGGCTTATTATCCTTAAACCAACATGAAAAAGCAAAACTATCTAATTTTGTGAATTTTGAAGTAAGTGCATACTCAACTCCTACTATTGATTTATCCGGTTCAAAGATAGAACTTAAATCATAATGAGAATCTGAAATTATTGTACCATGATTTTGAACAGGTACAGAGAAAATTTTAAGATTAGTATTGATGTACTTACGGATAGGATCAATTAAATTAGTACCGATATTTCTATTGTATTGTTGTGGTTTAGTAATCTTCAACGTTTCTTTTTCCATTTCGGCACCAAAAGCTTTAACTGAATCCATTGTAATTTCATCAAGTAGGTTTTGAATACTTTCTGGAGCGTAAGTATTGGCTTTTGCTCTGTAGATCATTAAATCAACTTTCCAATAACTCATCTGGCTAAGGAAATTCATCTCAGGTGAAGTAGATTTTACTTCATAAAGACGTTCTGAAAACATTGGAAAAAAGAGGATATCTCTTTGTTGTGGAAATTTACCTAATCCAAATTGTTCTTCAAAATTTTGTTTTACGATATGAACTTCAAATGGAGATTCATACTCAATTCCATATGGATTGTACTGTAAATCAAAACTCGGAAATTCATTATCAGGAACTAAAACTTTAGTACAAACAGGATTTTCCACTGAATAAAGAGTCCATTCTTTAAAAACAACATCAGCAGAATTTTTATCCGGTATTGCTCTCATGTAGATACAATCTAAACCAAACATGTTTTGAATACCATAAGCAAGTTGTTGTAGGATGTCGTTGCAAGGATTAATAAGGTAGGGATTGAAGCTTCCACCACAAGTAGTTAGAATAGAACCTTGCATAGATCCAAATTCCGCGCAAAAAAATCCAGGAGGAACATAGCCTAAATTAGTATCAGTAGCACTTTGTTCAACATTAAGTTTAACTCCTGAAATTACTATGTTACCTATTGAAGATAAAGTGTAACGAAATCTAAAATAAAAACCGGATTTTGGTAAAATGTTACGATTTGAAAGTGCTTCTAAATTCTCTTGTGTTAAAAGAGTCCAATAAGACCATGAGGATTTATCAACAGACCATGAGAATTCTTTAATCAAAGTTCCTAATCCCTGAACCTCTTCAGACCAACCTCTAATTCTTGTAACATTAACAAAAAGTTGGTTACTTTCAATAATAACAAATTGACCAGGAATACTAAGAGTAGCTGGCTTAAATTGATTTGCATTATTGTTATTAGGATTTAATCCTTGAAACATTGGTGCCGAACCGGTAGGAAAACTTTGTACGCAATTTTGTGACATTAACTAAATACCATCTTTTACTATTTATTCCAAATTATTTCGGAGGTCAATAGTAACTAAAATAGTGCCTTAGTTTCATAATAAAGTTTGAATGGATCTTTTGCCCAAAATTTATCATTTGTAATAGGATCTTTAAGACAATCTCCAACTTGCCAGTGACCTTTTGGAAATTTTTTGATACACATCCTAATTGCTTCCGGATCAATATCTACACCATAAAGAAGATCTTCTGTTAATTCTGGATAAACTTCCATACATGCTACCATGAGATTAGCGGAACCCACACATGGATCCAAAATAGTTTGACCAGGCTTCCATTCTAACATTTTAGCCATTTTAATTGCTATTTCTCTTGGTGTGTAAAATGAACCCTGTTGTTGTTTGGTTTTCTTATCAAGATGATCAGCATTACTGTATTCAAATTTTTGTTGTACATCTCCAGAATCTGTAATATCTAACAAATCCTTTTTTGTTTCTGCTTTCTTAGATTTTGGCATAATATCGCTCAATTAGTTTAATTTCATTTTTAGTTAGTTCAAAAATTCGATAAAAATCTTCATCTGTTACAGGTCCTTCTTCATAATTTGCTTTTATCCATGGTATGTAGCGTAACTTTATTACAGGATCAATTTTATGAAGATAACAAAAAGTAACAAACTTAGTTTGCATAGTTTTTACTATGTTTTCTGCAATAGTTTCAGTTTCGCACTTTAAACTTGAAAAAAATCCAATGAATGGAATTATCAAATCTTCTTTAGTATTTTTAGAACGATGTGAAAGAAAGTTTTTAGTACTTTTTCGGTACAAAATTTCTCCAGGTTCTGGATGAACATACTGATTATTAGTGTAAGGTGCTTTTCCCCACCAATTACCTTGCTTATCATATCCATCTGTAAAAATTCTGTTCTTTTTCCAAATCTCTTTATTTCCAAGAGAAGAAACATCAACAAAATTCACTCTAATCCCTAAGTACTCATTACGATCTACAATATCTTTTACCGGTTTAAAATTTCTGTGTTTAACAATTTTGTTTAAAAGTTGATACTCTTTCCAAAGATCATTAATTTCTCCTATCTTAATTTTACCTAACTCTGAAAATTTGAAAATTGCAATATCTGAAAGAATACGGATATCAAAATTTTTCCTTGATTCATCTGCACTAATTTTAATCAACTTTTCAATCTTTGGAATTAAAAATTCTTCAATTAGTTTCTCGTCATTAGAATTGTAGATATCAATAGTTGCTCGATAAAAATTAAGAAATGGCTGCAAGCTAATTATGCAACCATTATCTTGAAAATCAACAATTTCTCTAACCAATTTATCAGCTATTAAAACATGAAGATTACTACTGTAAGGAGGATTAATGATAATTTTAGAAAATTTCATTCTGCAAAAAATTTTCTTCTTGCATCATTAATCAACATACCATTATAGTTGTTAATTAACTCTCCGTTTTGCCAAGCACCCCACACTTTTGCTTCACAATGATAAAACATTGTATCGCCATTTTGTGCAAATTTTCCATGTTCTGTAATAAAAACAATCAAATTTGGACTAATTTTGGTTAGTCCCCTAAGTGTGCTCCATTGATTTTTGTAAAATGCACGATTTGCTGGATCATTAGAAACTTTAGCTTTTGCCTCAATAAAAATAGCCTTTCCTGTGGCTGGATCATAGTGTAAAGCATCCACATCAGTCCATCCATAAATACCAAAATCTAGTCCTTTAAAACTTCCTTTAACATTGTAATAGGATTCATTCCTTATTTCTGGAATTCCTTTATTTTCCATTATTTTTTCTTTATTTTTGAATTTGCAATTTTTTCACTTCTTTGTTGTTGTCTTTTTTGTGCCTCTTCGATACCATATTTTTCAACCCAAATTTCAAAAAACGTTCTCCCATACATTGGATTTTTTTCTCCACTTTTCTGTTTAGATAAAAATTCTTTAGTTTCTTTAGTATGTGTTTTTCCTTTAAAAGATGGAGGTTTTAATTCTGGATATTCTTCTTGTAAAGCAATAATAGATTTACGAATTTTTGTTTTTGTTTCTTCTTTACAAACATTAGTACCATTACGTTTCTTTGTTTCTAAACCTTTTTGTATGGATTCTTTAGAAATCTTTTTTCCTTTATTACTTTCACTAATTTTCTTTTTATGTTCTTCAGATTTAACTATTCCTTTTCTTTGTTTAGACATTTCTATTTTTTGTTCTTCTGTTCGTTTACTACCTAAAGCATATTGATTACCTTTGCTTAATTCACCTATTTTCTTTTTTGTTTCTTCTGTATGCTTTTTTCCTGTATGAGAAATTGATAATTTTTTCTTTGATTCTTCTGTATGACTATTTTTATTATTTCTTTTTCGTGTTTCAATAGATTTAATGTAGACTATTGAATCTCTATTTTTATTATTTTTTGTTGTATTTAAACTCCAAATTTTTAATAATTCATCTTTATTTGGATGATTTGATATCGTATCTCCGCCTGTTCCGCCGGTTGTAATATTATAACCTATTTTAAAATTTGGTAACTTAAGTTTTTTAATCCAAAAAATTTCTCTTTCATTAAGTTTTTCTTTAGTATCACAAATTTCTAAAATTTCTTTTTTAAAATTTTCTTTACCATACTTTTTAAATGCTTTTTGTAATAAATCTCCAGAACCTAAATACCAATTAGTTTTTTCTGGTACATTTTCACATTTTCCAACATAGATTTTACCATTTACTAAATTTGTTGTTTTGTAGATGTACATGTAGAATTGATTTTTTAATTGTATCCTTTCTACTATTTATTCTGATTATTTTTAGACAAACCCCGCTATGGATTTAATCTACATTATTTCTTCTAAAACTTTAAGTTCTTTTAAAAATTCTTGTCCACAATATTCCAAAATTTCATTAAATTCTCTTTTTGAAGAATAATTTAATTGACACCATTTTAAAATTACTTCTTCTGGAATATTATTAATTTTAGCCCTTTCAACTTGTTTTTTTGCTTTTACTTCTTTAAAAGCTTGATAAATCCAAGATGGAGATTTACTGTATAATGGACCAATACTTTGTGCCCAATAATTAACAACTTCACCATGATTAATTCCATTAAGATTTAAAGCCGCAGCTTGTAATGGATATTTAATAGCAAAAGTACGTTGCAACATAAAAAAATTAGATCCTTTTTCATAATTTAATATCTTATCAAATTCTTTAGGATTTGAAAACATCATGTTAACATAATCCCAAACAGTTGATTTTGACGGTTTCATATCAACAAAATCTTCTTTTGGTTTTTGTACTACCGGTTCACCAAAAAGACAAACAGTTTTAATTTCTTTAGTTTTAGCCATTCTAAAATAATGATTTTGCTTTATTCTTTGGTTTTACATCCTTTATTGTTGCAATATCTCTGAATAAATCAGATTCTACTGATGTAAAATTCTGTTTGTAGTATTCAGTTCCTTCCAAAAGTTTTGACATTGTAATTCCTTGCAAACTTTTCATTTCTTCTGTTCTTAGAGTTTCATAGTGTTTTTCAAAATTATTCTGAATAATTAATGGAATTGTCATCCTATTGAGATAAACTAATTTTGCATTTAACATCAATTTTTCCATCAAATCATTAATCTCTAAATCCTTATTGTAAAGTTGCTTTATTGTCTTTTGAAAAATGGGATAAACATCTGGATATTCTAACATTTTCGGAAGATTACAACCATTACCTCTATCTAAAATTGCTTCTTGAATTACTTTAGCTTTAACAGGTGTAATTTTGTTATTAACTACTTTTCCCGAAGATTGTGTTGTTTGCCAACTTAAAATTGGTAGAACATTGTCACCTTCATCTCCACAAACTATCTTTTCAAAAAGAACATCTTCCGGATTAATTTCAGTTAATTTAGTTTGTTCTATCAAATTCTGAATTATCGAAAATGGTGTTGGAATTAAAGTAGAACTCAAATTGAAAAAAACATCAAACTCGTCTTCTAATGAAATTTCAGCTTCTACCTTCTTTTTTTCAACCCATTTTGAAAACCCCGTTTTTCCGATAACTTGACGAGATGTCGATTTTGCATTAAAAACTACAACAAAATTATCATCATTATAGTCAACAAGTTGTGTCATATCACCATCACCAGTACAAAGAATTACATTGTGTCCTTCATTGTACAATTTATCACTCCAAAAGTACATTAAATCGTCTCCTTCACAAGAATAAAGTGAAGATGTAACAACTCCTTGTTTTTTTAAAATTTCCACAAACTCTTTATTAATAGACTGAAAAGCTTCCCAATTCACAGAATTATCTCTGGTTCTAGTTGCTTTGTAATTACTATCAATTTCCTTTCTCCAAGAACCAAAATCTGTAGTGTAAATAATACCATCAACAGGACCTACCATTCTTGTTAAAAAAGCAAAATCAGTAGCTAACTTCCGCATGTAAACATCACAATCTCTTTTATTGTCAAGCATAACAGTTTTAGTAAAAACGTTTGCTGCGAAAAGAGATTTGTATGCAAAATTTGTACCGTCAAAAATGAGGTAAAGTTTGTTAGTCAACATAATATCCGTATTCTTTTAGTAATTTTTTTGAACTTTCCAACATCTGATTTCTTAATGGAACAAGAGACATCATTGCTACAAGATTACCTTCGTAAACTTTTCTGCGCTTTAAAAATCCATCTTTTGTTACAATAACTAACCAGTATTTTCCTAGTCCTTCTTTAAAAACTTCCATTTTATCACGTGGTAATAATCTAAAAGTATCAAGAATTAAATCTCTCATATCATGCTTAGTATATCGAACACCTGGCATACCACCTCTTTGAGATTCATGTCGACCACTTCCAATTTTTCTACCATTTTCACTTGTCATTAATTTATTTTTCTATTTTTTTAAAATCAAAAAATTTATGTTTATTATTTTTTACAATATATCGTGTAGTATTAAAATTCTCAACAACATCCATAATATGAAAAAAATCTCCTAATAATTCATTATTTTCTTTTTTAAAAACTCTAAAAAAATATGGTAATTTTTCTCCTTGTGTTTTTCGTCCTTTTTGTAAAAGTTCTAATGATTGTTCTTTTGTAAGATTATTATAAAATTTTTGTAAACTAATACTATTTTGTAATTTTTGTTCTTCCGATTGTTTTCGTCCTTTTAAAGCTTTACTAATTTTTTGTTTTACTTCTTCTGAACATTTTCTTCCTTTATTATGTTTATTTCCTAGATTAGCTATTCCTATTTTTCTTTTATGTTCATCTGATTTTTTCATACCTTTTCTAGTTTTACTCATTTTTTCTCTTGTTTCTATAGATAATGGTATTCCTTTTTTATGACTTGGTTTATCCTTTCTATTTTTACTTTGTCTTAATTTTAATTCTTCTGTATATCCACTCCCACCATTTTGTAAATTATAACCAATATTTGAATTTAATGAATTAAATTCTTTAATCCAAAATTTTTCTTTCTTATTAAGTTCTTCAAGTGAATTACAAACTTCTAAAATTTCTTTTTTAAAATTTTCTTTACCATATTTTTTTAAAGCATTAATAAAATAAGGTTGTCCTGAACCTAAATAATTTTTAGTTTCTTTTATAGATTTTGTACTTTGCCCAATATAAATTTTCCCATTTATTAAATTTGTTGTTTTATAAATATACATAAAAACTTTATTTTTATTATATATTCTATTTTCAAAATGATAAACAACAATACAATTAAAGTTTTACTACTGTATAATCAGAATTATTTTTAATATTTTCTAAAAACCATTTTCCTTGTGAAGATGATTCAGTAAAAGAATTATATTCATCTTCTGTTATACCACAATATTTATAGTGTTGTCCACTATTCTTGAAAATTACTATTAAAGATTTTTCATCTGCATCAAAAATAGTTTGATCAATTAAACTACTATCCCAAACTTCACAAATTTTTGTCATGTTATCTTAATTTTTTAAATTTTTACTCTGTTTCTAAATGGTGTTCCACATTTTGGACAATGAAAAATTATCCAGTCTTCATCTCCAATTTTTACTGTTTTAGACCAAGAACAACAAGCATCAAAAAAAGTTCCACAATTATTGCAAATTGCATCTACATCAATAATTCTACCTTGTCTTTTGTTTACGTTCTTACTCATCCTTGCCACCAGTAGTATCCTAAAATAGTTCCAACTAAAAATTCTTTAGGCTTTACAATTTCTTTCATCTCATTCCAATTAAAATTAGAAAGATGTGTTTCATGAACGTTCCCCTCTGATGGTCCTTGTGGATAATCAATAATTGGAATTGAAATTATCAAATTCTTTGTATGCTGTTTTAATCTTTCAATTACTGTAATAGCATCTTGTTTTTCAAGATGTTCTAAAATATCACCTGCTATTATTAAATCAAAAGTTGGTAATTTAGAAAAATCTACCTCTTTAACATCTTGAACAATAATATGCTCATACTTAGATTTTAAATTGTACTTCTCAATGTATGGTTCAAAAACTTCAACACCATACCATTTTTGATTATCCTCTGTCGGTTTTCCACTTCTTAAAAGAGTAGAATAAGTACCACATCCTGGACCTACATCTAGAATTAATCTTGGTTGAATTTGATTAAACCACTCCCTTACAATAAACTTATTCTCTGTTGCACTTCCTGGCATATGTTACCAAAATTTTACCAATTCTTTAAATTCTTTATTACAACTTGGACAACTAAAAATTGCCCAACTTTTTCCTTCTTTATCTTTTCTAACATTATTTTCTGTAACATATGCTCTGAAATCTGTTTTACAATCTTCACATGTTCCTCTAACGTCAATATGTCTTGGTCTCATCATACGATGTATCATTATTCCTTCCATGCTATTGATTTACTATTGTTTGGAGTTTAAAAACTAAACCTAGTAATGAAATACTTGAATCAATCACTAAATTTCTTTGTGCTTGATAGTGTGCAATTTCAATTAAAATTTGTGGTATTTTACCAATTTTAGCTGGATAAAACTCTCTAAGATATTCCACAAAATCTTGTCCTAGAGATTGCATTACATCATCAACTTTGTTCACATACTGTCCCATTAAAAGAACGTAATTAGCATAAGGATCTGAACCTGTCATAATAATTTTGTAGACGTCTTCAAAATTATAATTTAAAACTTTAATGTCTTCAATACTAATCTCCTTAATTCCTTTATCATAGAATGATTGTGTTTTAGAAACTAGAGAACGCATTGATGGAAAATTACGCTTTACAAACTCAATTGCTGCATCTTTTGAAATTGTAATTTCTAGTGTTTTCATCAAACCCATAATTCGTTTAATGTACTTTACTGTCAATTCTTTTTCTTCTTCTTTTGAAATGGGATTAAAATTGATACAACAAAATCTGTCTTGAATTGGTTGTGGCACTTTATTGATAAAATTACAAGTACCGATAAATCTAGCAATTCCCAATTCTGAATACTTTTCAATAGTAGCTCGTAATGCTTTAAAAGCTGCATCTGAAAGATTATCACATTCATCTAAAAAAATTACTTTAATTGTTTCTTTTCCATCTAAAACAGAAATTGAAGAACAAAAATCAACAATTTTAGTACGCACTAAATCTACACCTGTTTCATCTGATGCATTAACATAAAGTGTTGGTAAATTTTTTGTTAAAATTTTTGCTAAACTTGTTTTTCCACTACCTTGTGGACCATAAAATAAAATATTTTGTTTTATTTGTCCATCTCCAATTTCTTTACGAATTCTATCTGATAATATAATTTCTTCTAATGATTTTGGTCTATATTTTCCGGTAAATAATTGCAATTGATTATTCATAATTAAATTTAATTTTATATATTTATTATTCAAAAATAATAAAAAGTTTTATTAAAAACTTGTTATTTTTTGATGAGAAAATAAACGGAATTGTACCCTACATTATTGTAGAGTACTTTGACGTTTCACAGGGAACCAAACGTCTTATTTAAAAGTGTTTGCTGTTCTTGGTTTGGGTAGATTCTTAATTTAAGTGCTCTGTTCATAAGTTTGTGATTCTATATTCTATCTATTCATCGACTTTTTAAAACTATTTCGCCTTTGTGAATACATACAATAAAATAGGGTATAATTCCGTAATTAAATAAAACAAACTCCTCTCTCATAATTAGGTAGTAATTTTAAGATGTACTCACGATTTTCTGTAAAAATTGGAATTTCTTTATCAATTATCCAAGCACTACGTTCATACAAAATCCCCGGTACTTCTTTCCCTTGATGTACCATAATATCAATAATTTTACCAACTTCAAGTGTATTCTGACCAATTAAATCAAGAGATTCAATTTGTCTTGGTTTGAAACTGATATTATCTTGAGGTCTAACCCACAATTGATTTTTCTTAATTGTACACCATCCTCTTTGTTTAAAAATTCTTAAATCTTCCCATTCAATTCCCTTTTCTTCTCTCAACATTTGACAAACTTCATCCACATTTTTACAACTAAGTTTGCTAGCTGAAAAGTATGCTTGACCTAAAGCTTGTTTTGAATTACGAATTCCATCTTGTTGTCTCCAAATGAAACAATTAACAACTTCTTGTGGATTAAAAGCTTCAAAACTAAGAACTCTTGCATCAAATTGTGCAAGTTTAAAGTTCATGATATTACTTGCTGAATATTCTCCGGCTGCCGGATATTTAATATGCCATGTATCACACTCTCGTGCAAGTCTGAGTTGATTAAATTTTGATGTAGCTAAACTTGCTGCAACAGAGCACATCTTTTGGATTTGACCATCAAACCACATGTTAGTCTTTTCATTATCAAGGTCAGTAAGCAATATTGAAATTTCATCAGATTGTGTATAACCTAATTTAGCACCCTGGATATTTTCACAAAGATATCTAGTTGTTTCTATCATATCTTGCATCAAACCATAATCAAATGGTTTGTTAAGACCTTTGGTGTACGTTGAAAAAGCCTTACCATCAATACGAATTATTACATAGCTTTTTAATTTTACTCTTGTTCTTAGAGATTTTTCATTGATTTTCATTCGATCTTCTAATGAAATCTGCTTATCTTGGAGACGTCTGCATTCATCACAAACTAAATTATCAAGTTTGGTCATCTGTTCGATAGTTCTTTCTGCACCATTTTCGAGACCTAATTCTTTTTCTAAGTCACTGACAACTTGTCCAGTGATATGTTCTCTCCAAATTTTGATACAATTTTCACAGTTTCTTTTCATTTCTTCTTTTTTCTAGTTTTTCAAAAAATTCTTTCAAATAATTGTAATGTTCTACAACTAAAACCTTCTTTTCTTCTAACCAGTAAGGATAGTGTAAGAAAAGATAGGCATATAGCAATAAAATCAACATTACAATCATACTATTCTACTTGATATGCTTTCATTAATTCCGCTTTTAATGCTTCTTTCGATTCTGCTGGTAATTCTAAATTTTCATCAACAAAATCTAACTTACCTTGAAAGTACACTCTTTCAAGTATTTTGCAAAGATTATCAAACATTTCCGGTTTTGGATATGCTACTATCCTTACTATTTCATCAATTGTTTTTTCTTGAATTTCTTTTGTCATAATTTTACTATTTTTATTATTAATTAAACTCGATAAGTTTGAAAAGTTTTAGTTTAGCTTCATACCTTGCTACTTCCTTTTGAATTAAATCTTCTTTATTAAGCCCAATGTGTTCTAACTTTGCTATTGTTGCATAACCTGCTAATTTACTGTTACCACTTGCTTGTAGTTGCCATTCTTTTTGATATTCTTTTGTTACTTTACACTCCACAAAAGCATCTTCAGTTCTAATAACTACTTTACTACCAACTACCGGTATCCAGTAAGTATAATGAACGTACTTTTGATTTTTATTCCAACTGTGTTTTCCATTAAGTAAAGTACGAAAAGATTGCCAATCTTCTTTTTTAGCAACATAAGCAAGTGCATAATAAGCAACATCAATATCAAAAACAAATCCTTCTTTTCTTAAAACTTCTGCTACTTCAAGATAATCCGTAAATCCTTTTTCTTTAATTAATTTCCAAGCCACTCGTTTTACTTCAATACGAGCTAATTGTGTTGCTTTTAATGAAATTGCCATATTTTAAATTTTTGCTAGTTAGACACATCCGCCACAACATCCAGGATCAACATTATCATTTACCATTTCTGTAATTGCTTCTTTTAGTTCTGAATCAAAATTACAATCTTCTGGAAATTCTACACTCCAATCTCCTTGTTCAACATGTTCACACCAATTATCATCAAACCTAACTCTTCCTCCAGAAGAAAGTGAACTATCCCATTCGTAAACAGTTCCATCTACAGAAAAAGTTAAAGTTCCATAACAAGCACAAGGCCAGGTTCCTGTGTAATCCAAAAATTTTAATTCATGTTTCATCTCTTTTCTTTTAGTTTAAATTAGTAGACTGTAAAAATAACAAAAATGGTGACACAAATAGTCACCATATTAAAAAAACTTACTAACAATTTTAACTAGATTTTCTTTTATTGTTAATAGGAACTCAAATGAAAGTTTGAGAGTTCACAATTTTATCATTTACCATTGATAGAAAGTGAAAGTGTAACCAATACTGATACAGGGTCCTGCTGTTATAGCAAATTTCTTGCCTAAAAAATCGTAGCCCGGGACAATACCCATTCCCAATTGTAATCCAATAGCATGATGTTTCTTTTTAGCATTTTTAATTGCTATCGGATCTACTAAGGTAGTAACATTACTAAACATTACCTTTTGATTACTACTTTTCAAAATTACATTTAAATCTTTAGTAAGAAAAATTTCAATTGGAATCCTAATTCCATAATTAAACTCATTACAAGATAATTCACAACCCTTAATTTTTATAGACAACTCACTATTAATCAATTCATCAGACCAATTTACTTTAAAAGTAGTATCTATTCCCTGTACTAAATGGATTATTTTATCTTCTTTAATTGTATCTTGAACTATGATATCAAAATTTTTTTCTTTTAAAATTTGAAAATCTTTAATAGTATTAGCCATTTGATTATTATCCTGTTTTAACTTTGAGATGTCGTTTTCTAATTTACTTTTAGTTTCTAGCAAAATTAACTTCTCATTATAAACACTATCTATCTCTCTTTTAACAAGATAAACACTATCTTGTAATAGTGTGATATTTTCTTCACACATCTCTATCTTCTCGTTAGCACAGTCCAATTGTTTACTTTTATGCGAACATGTTGAAAAGGAAACAATTAGTGCAAATACTTGGGCTACAATTACTGTAATAGCAATAATTCTAAGAATTGCAATTTTCATATGAAAAATATCTTTTTTTATTATTTATTCCGGATTTTTCTGGTAATTTTTTAAATGAAAAAGACTCTCTGATTAAGAGAGCCTTATAATTACTTTTCAAATCTTTTTAGGTAGTCATTAAGTTCTACCGGCTTGTAGTTTTCTTCCTCAATAGAAAGCCTTAGATGTCTCTTTGAGTAAAAAGCGTAATCTTCTGCTCTTCTACCTTCGGTATCCTCTGGTGGAGAATCTGGACTAATCTCGCGTACTTTAGAATGGAAGTGTCCATGTATGTTGTACCGAATTTTAATTCCCAATTCCGCTTCAATTGCTTCAATATCCATAGGCTTGTGTGAAAGTAAAATTTCATCACAAATGATAAGATAGTGCTTGTGTACTTCATCAAAACCCTTAGTTAGGTACCAAGCTGAATTTCTATCATGATTACCTTTAATGAGAATTTTACGTCCTGGAAGAGGTGCCAAAATTTCATTAAGTGTTCCTTGTTTAGCAAAAATTACATCACCAAGATGAATTACAACATCTTTTTCTTCTACCATATCTTTCCAATTTTCACAAATTAATTCACCATGATTTTCCGGACGATTTTCATACTTAATTATTGATTTATGATTCCAGTGCGTATCAGTAATTAACCACACTTTTCCCAAATTCGGTGCTATGAAATTTTGTACTATTCCATTCATTTTCTTTTGATTTTGTACTGTAAAAATACTAAAAATTTTGATATGAAACTCTTTAAAAACAGAAAAGTTGCTAACAATTGTCAACAACTTTATCTCCCAAATCCACTCCCTCCAGGATTTTTTCAAAATCCTCAAAAATTTTCTCGGTGTTTATCCTTCAATTTTAGCAATTAAAAGATTCATCAATTGAATTTCACCTTTTGTCATTTCAATTACAACAGGTTCTTCCTCATGTTCTTGATAAACTTTGATATCATAACCATCGCCTGAAACCCATTCTACAACTTCCATAAAATCATTTTCACCTGATAAGTAACAAGCTTTCTTTAATTCACAAGCTGCATATTTTAAAGTTCCTTCTGCAATATCTCTGTCTTCAACATGAAAATAGTCTTCATCTTCAATTTCTTGATTTACTGTAGGATATTGACATTCAATACAATCATCTGTATCATTAAAATCGGGACATTCTGTTTCATTCTCAATAACTTGGTTCTTTATCTGATTGTACACCTTTTCATTCGACTCTACTTTCTCATATCCATTTATTCCCATTCTATAGTTATCATGTACAACATCTGTCCATTTTACATCAAACAATAATGCAAAATCATTAAGAGTAAATTTTAATTTAGGTTGATATCTTTTAATTCTTTCATAAACTTCCTTTATCCAATTTATCGACACATCAGGATCTTCATTACCTAATTCATCAATTGCATATTGTTCAATAGCATCTTTTGATTCTTCATAGTCAAAATCTCCAAATTCATCAACACAAAGATCATAAAAATCTTCTGCAAATTGTGCCGGATCTACATCATCCCAATCCATTTCATCATCTAAGTCTTCTTCCTTTTCAACAAGTTCTGGATAACCGTAGATATGGTATTGACCATTAAATTCTACATCCCATCCTTCTTTATCAGCAATCAATTTTAGATATCTTGATACCAAGCCTGCTGCTGCATAAAAATCCATTTTTCTAAGAGCTTCTGTTACTTCTTTAGATGTAGTAAAGCCATGCTCTTCAATTAGTTGTTCTGCCACGTTGTACGTGTCAAGTTGTGTCATCTGTTTCATCTTATTCTAGTTTAATTAGTTTACGAGTTTATTCTTACAGTTTTAGTTACATGTGGTCCTCTTGGTGAACATATTCCAGAACGAACATCAGCAGTATCTTCCCACATTTCTCTTAAAGTATGATATCTTTCTCTTTCTTTAATAATATCATTTTGCATACCTCTTGATAATAATTCATCAGGTAAAGATTCTAATTTTCTTAATAATCTTGCAATCATTCTAAGATGTTCTTGAATTAAACACCAATCAGTAATTTTTGTATTTTGAGAAAATTCATCTGCCCAACCCCACCATTCTTTATTATTTCTCGGAAAAAGATAATTTTGTAATTGTTTTCTTGTACGCCAATTCATCGGATTTTCCTCAATTTCTTGCCTGCGTAGTTCTTTAATCTTTAATTTTGTTTCTTCTTTTGTCATCTTATTATAGTTTAATTAGTTTAATCTCTTTTGTAGCTAACTTCATCATTAATTTTTATAGTTACTTTTGCAATACATTCTGGACATGCAATCAAGTATGATGGAATTTTAGAATATCTACCAAAAACTGCTTCACAATCTTTAATTCCGGCAGAAAATTCACATTCACAATTAGGACAAACAAAATTTAATGGTTCAATAGCTTTACCATGTTTTTTTAATTTCAATCATAGGTGTAATAATTTTATTGTTATTATTACACGCAATAAAGAAAAAGTTTTGTTTTATCTTCCAAGTTCTACCTTAGAATACTGATAATTTCTTATTAAGCTATCTAAATCTGTAGTTGCATTGATTTCATTCCAAATTAGTAACAAATCTTGTTCATACTTTTCGTAAGTAGCATATCTCTTGTTACTTAAATTCACAAAATTTTTCAAAAGATCCTCTTCTGTTTTAGAATGACCAAGATAAGTTTTCCTCAATTTCTTTAAGTATGGATCAATACTTTGATTAGGATGTGCATACTTCCACCTACCTGAAATTTGATCTAATGGTCTGCCATCATAAGCCCCCATATTAAAAACTGAGTTAGTGTGTCTTGCTAAACCGGTTGTTCCATAATGAGATTCTAACAGTCCTTGACACAATGGTAATCTTGGATCAATATTGTACTCATCACAAGCATTTAACATTACAAGCGCCGAAATATTGTGTGTTTTTACTTTAGAATCCATGAATCCTTGCATTGCATCTACAACTGCAGATTTGTACTTCCAATGGTTTAACTCAATTTCAGCTTTGTAATTGTGGTTGTAAACATCTTTTTTGAAAGCAAGGTACAAAATAATACCCATTCCTAAAGCTACTACAGAAACAATTGATAATAAAGTGTTAATTAAAAATCGTTTCCAACTGAATTTCTTTTGATTTTCTCTACTGATAATGATGGGATTTTGTTGAATTAATTGTTCCGCATCTGGTACTGAATTTAAACCATCAAGTCTACTTGGATTAGTTTCTTCCATTCGTTTAATTTTCGTTAATACTATTATTTACTCCAGTTTTTCTGGAGAGTGTTATTGACAAACTTTTGCCAAATTAAAAAATCTCTAATTTCATTGGTAGATATCTTCAGAATAAAGTTCTTTAAAACCGGTTTTGCAAACTTGTCCACAAGCTATTGCAACTTCCATTCCTTCTATTCTATTAACATATCTTCCTTTTGAGGTGTAAAATCCTTGATCTTCAAGTTTTCTACTAACTTCCTCTGGAAATCTCCTCATTATATCATGATGTCTAAAACCAATTTCAATATCACAGATGTCATTAGTCCAATACATACCTGGTAAATCTCTTGGTACTAACCGTTTAATAGCTGCACAAATGATGTACTCTTTTGTAATATTCATGTAATGATCCTCACCTGGACCTAAAATTTCTTCTAAACTTTGTTGTTCCATTATTATGCTTTTTTAACTTCAGGTTCCCATTCAAGCCAAAGTACCATAAAATCGTAAAAAACTTCCGGTGAATCTACTACAAAAGTTTTCCTACCAAATCGTGCTTCCATAGGTTTCTTGCCTAAATCACACTCATACACAAACCAACTCCACCAAGTGTATCCATACTCATCATTTTCAGAGTCATGAAAAACAGCATTCATTAACTGTTCAATTACTAAATTATTTGTTTCATTCATTACCGGAATAAACCTGCCATCAAGATAATTTTCCATGAAATCTGCAAATTCATGATCTTTCTTTTCTTGCTTTTCTATCATTCCACACAATTCAACAAACTTTTCTTTTGTTATCATAGGTCTTTTAACTACTCTAATCGCTAGTTCATTTTTTACAATATTCATTCCTTCTTCTAGAATTGGCATTTTACTAAGATCTTGAAAAACAAAACTGTACTGACAACATGGTAACAAATCACAAATTGGTGTATGAAATTCCTTACCATAACAAAGATGACAATTTTCATGTCCATTATTTTCTTTTGCTCCAATAGTTACTAAAGTTTTGTTTCCAAATTTGAAAGTATCTCCTATTCTCATTTCTATCCCTTGCATATTAGGAATATCAATAAATATCACATTATCATTAACTTCACCTTGTCTCCATTCTTCACTTGCTTCTTCTCTTCTACAACTACTACAATATCTAACCAAAGTACATTGTTCTTCTGCGTCATCCCAAAGATCTTTAAAATAACAACCTTCACAACTACACAACTTCTCTTCAGGTACACACATCAAAAAAGTTTCTGTTGTATTTGGTCTATCATAATCACAAAAATGAAAAACCTCCCCTAATTTAGGAACTTGGAGGTAAAATTGTCTAAAGTTTGTTAAGTCCATATTGAGTTCTTTTTAGTTTCTAAGTAATTTTAAACACACAAAACAGAAAAAGTTTTACTTGTATGTGCTTTCTCCATACCCACCATTCTTAGTATGTTCAATTTCAATTTTCAAATCTCTAAGAGTTTCAATACCTTGTTGAGAATTATCTAAAGCATAAACTTCTGTATCTTCTGGTAAAATTCTTGCAAATTTTTCACCCATTCCACGATAGTAAACACCGGAAGAATCTCGAAAAGCAACTGTTTCAAACATCTCTTCTCTAAGAAGATTTTTCATTGATGATTTTGGCAACTGTAGTAAGATGTCTTCAATTTTAGCATCTTCTACCATTAAAATTCCAAAAGTTGTACTCATATCTTAATTTTTAAAATTATCCAACTAAATTTCTAAGAAATACTTCTGCTTCTGTAGAAAATCTAAAATTTTCACAGTCAGTATCTTCTGGTTCGGCGTGTCCTTCATAACCATTCTTTATGCACTGTGTTTCAATACAACCTCGCATAAAGTACCTACAATTAGCACAAATCTTAAAGTTGTTTACATCGGCTATTAAAAGTCCATAACAATTATCTGCTACTGTTATCATAACGTTCTTTATTAAGTGAATACCAACCGTCAAAATAGGTTCTAATATCTGCATCATCTTCAAAATTTAAGATGAAATCTCTAAATCTAATTTCACCTATTGAAGAACAAACTTCACTTCTAAAATCACTAAGACAATTTCCAAGTTCTTTACCTTGTAAACCGGTCCATTCCATAACTAAACTACCATTAAACTTTTCAGATGATAATTTGTTTAAATCGTCTTCTTCTTTTAATTTTGCAAGCTTTTCTTTCAACTTTGATTCTGGAAAAGCTTCTTCGATTTTATCAAGATAAACCGATTTATCCTTTTCAAACACCCAAGGATTTGTCAAATTTTTTGCTGCTATGTACTCTAAAAATTTATTGTAAGTATCACGTTTTCTTTGTCTTAAACGATCTTTATGACCAAGTGCTTCAATTTGAAAAATTTCTAAATTGAAATACTTTGAACTGATTACCCATTCAAAAATTTCTTCTACTGTGTCAAAACCTTGTGCATACCTTTCATAATCAAAACCCAAAAACTCTAAAGCTTTTCTATGGTCTTTTGTAATTACCAAATCCTTTGAAAGCCTACCAGAAAAGTTACGAAATGGATATTCCAAGCCATTATTACCAAATTTAGCACCAAACTTGTGAGCTATTTTACCACACAAATTCCCGCTAGGATCATAGTTAAAAAAATCGGTACACATCCAACTTTCTTTCGAAATTGGAATTACATCTACTTGGTAATTATCATATGCAAAAGAAAAGCAAACACCTCCATTATTGTTCATAACTCCAAATCGTTCTTTTAATTTGTTGTTGATATTACCTAAATTTCCATTATTTAACACAAGCAAATCAAGATCACCATGAGAATCTTTAGTTCTGTAAAAAAGAACTGTTTTTACTTCAGTTTTAAACATTTCAGCAATAACAGGAACTAATTCACTTTGAATTCTCAAATGATCTTCTGTTGATTTTCTTTCTGTTTGGACTCCATGAAGAGCCATAGCTTTACCTCCCATAATTCTTAATTTTTAAGTACCTAATAATTCAATTTTATCTTCTATTACCACTTCATGAAACTGATTACAATAACCACCTTCAATTAAGTATTCATTCGTATGAGACCAAGAATTATGCCACATTTGTAATATTTTCCACTCACAACCTTCTCCCATTTCATATGGCTCATCAGATTTAATTACCTCATCTTTTACTTTAAACTTAAATTCCATAACTTAAAATTTGTCTAATGTTTTCTCGTATTTTCTTGTATCAATATTAACAACCTCCATCATCTTAACCATTCCGATTAATTGACCATAATTAGACTAAAAAAGTGAAGACGGACAAGTTTCTTGTCTTTTAATACCAGGAAATTCGTCGTAAATTTCCTCTAATAGTAATTGCTTTTCATCAGCAATTACTATCATACTATTGATAATTTCTTCTTTTTCTTTTGTCATTTTGTTAAATTTTGATAGTACAAAAATACTAAAAATACTGACACAAAACTCAAAATTTAGAAAAAGTTACTAACAATCTGCTTTCTTGTACTTTAACATTTTCATTAATTTTTTCTGTGCTTTCTTAATTCTAGTAACTACAATATTATTGATGTAATCCATTATTAATTCTTTATCTTCATTTCGGTAAGTAATTCTAAAAACCCATCTTAATTCTTTACTGTCACAAACAGGAAATTGTTCTGTAATAAATTGAACTACAGTAGTAAATGAAAACGGTTCATAGATGAGATAATTGTTAATAAAGTTAAGCATAAATCCAAAATTCATGCATTCATCAAAAGCGATGTAAAATTGACACTCTTTTTCAGAATAATAGTCATTATAGTGCTCACCATATGGATGTCCTTCACAACATGCAAAAGTCTTAATACCAATTTCATTAAGTAATTTAATCAATTCAAAGATATTATCATCAATCTCAAATGCTTCATTATCAATTTTAAGTTGTTTCATTTGTGTGGTAGTATTTTAGTTTCTATCTCTTTTTGTTTTTTCTTTGATATCTTAAAATACTGATAAAATCTTTCATCAATCCAAGGTTCTTCATAATCAAGCATATATGGCAACCATTTGTGATAAACATGAACATCTGTCATTAAAGTTAAAACACAATATTGATAGAAAGTACTAAAAGTAGAAGTTCTAAAATTCTGTGCTTCATTAAGTGTCTGAAAAACAACTCCTAAAATCTTTTTATTATCCATTCCTTGTGTAACTTGCTTATTCTGAATAATTGCTTCTTGAATTGTTAAACCGGATTGAATTTTACCTTTGTGGATGATGTCTAAGTAAGAATAACAAACTTCATACCGATGTTTAATTCTATTAACCGGCAAAAAGTCTCTAATTGGTACAAAATACTGTTCTTGATGTAAAGATTCTTGATAAAGTACAATTGGAGTACTTAGAAATGGTTTAATTTTTGCAAAAACTTCAGTATCATAAAGTTGAACAGATGGAAAATTATGATTAGTAGTGTAAATTCCTAAATCCATTGTTATTACTGCATCAAACTGTTCTGATGCAATATTCTTAGAAATTAAATGAGCAACATGTACTGATAGATATGAAAACTTTTTGTAATCTGAAAATGATTTAAAAGAACTAAGAGGATCCTGCAACCATCTAACCGGCTGCAAACTAATTACATTAGTTGAAATTTTAAGAGACTGTACAAGTATTGGTAAGTGCAAATCTCCATAAGGTGGATTCATTATGATACAATTAAAATTCATTTAAATTCTTTTGGTGAAAGTAAAAGACCAAGTAAAAGTGATAAGATGTAAACAACAAAAAGAATTACCAATAACATCATGATTCTTTTTCTTTCTTTTTGATTTCATCTTTTACTTTCGCAAGTTCTTCTTTATTTTTGTATTCCCAAATTTGATACAAATCTAAAACATCTGAAGTTGGTCTAACTGTTATTGAAAAGTACTTATCATAAGATAGATATGCTTCTTGGTCCCAAATTGCAAAATCAACACAAAGAAACTCTAATTTTAAAGCTTCTGTAATTTTCTTTGCTTGTTGTAATGGTGTAAAAATATCTCTTTCTGATCCTTTAATTTCTATTTTGTAGTGCATAAAATTATTTAATATCTTTAAGTAAATCTATATTTATAATATTTTTTGCCTTCGTTTTTATAATATAAAAGATAAAGTCCAGATTTACCTTGAAATTGAGGTGCATTATAAAATTCTAATAACGTCATCTATTTTAATATTTAAACTTTAATTTAAATACAAAAATACTAAAAAGTTTGATATAAAACGTTAAAAAAGAAAAAATTTACTAACAATTTAAAAGTTAAGAAACTAAAAGTCGCATTGCATCTGTTCCATCAATACGAATATCAATATAACAAACATCTTGAAAATTTTCTTGTCGAAAAGTAACATTTACTGAAATATCAATATAAAGAGCTTCAGGAATATAATGTGAAATTTGTTCCTCAATTTCTTTTTTAATAGTTTGATTACTTGCATTTAATGCAAAAACATACTCTGTAAGACTAACTCCAAAATTTGGATCACCTAAAATTTCACCTCTATTTGTAAAAAGAATCATTCTAACTTTTTGTAAAATAGACTCATATACATCTGAATGAATTATAAAATCTTCTTGAAAAGTTACATCATCTGGAAGTTTTGCATATATTTCTGAAATCATTACTTAATTTCTTTTATTATATATTGAATTTCTTTTTTATCTAAATTAAAGTGATTAAATAAAAATTCATCTGTATAGATTTTATTAAAATCTAACCAAGGTATAAATTGAAAACTTTTCTTTGAAATAGAATATCCTGATCTACCTATTTTTAATAATATTTGAAAAAATTTAGTTTGCATAAAATCTAAACAATTTTTAGATTCTTGCTCACTTTCAAAATCTATCATTAAAAAACTTTCAGTACAAATTTCATTAGGTTTTCCTAAAATAATTTCTGCTTGAGAATTTTTAGAACCTGCTTTTCCGTGAAATAATTTCCATTTTTTAATTTTTTCAATATTTTTAACAACTAAATTTTTATCTATCCAATATTTTACTCTTTTACAATTTCCGCCAATACCATTAGTTGCGAAAACTTTAATAGCATTTTTAAATTCTTTTTCTTTTAATTGTACCTTAGTAAAATTTCCAAATGGAGAACGAAATGAAACAAAATTATCAAAAAATTTAGTAGAATTATTAAAAATTTTTGATATAATACTTTCTTCTATGCTATTTCTAAAAATAAAATCGGAAATATTATTATTTAAACTTCTTTGTATAATTTCGGTATAATTTTTTGAATAATATTCATAATTACAAATTCCTAGATATTTTTTATCATAATCTAAAATTATTAAACCATCTCGAATATCAAATCCGTTAAATTTAAGATATAATGATGGAAAATTATAATCTATTATTGATTTTATTCTTTTAGATTGTTTAATTTTTTTTCTAAAATACTCAAGTCCTTTACCACCTGAAGTCCATCTAACTGGTATTAAATAAACTATTTTATCTGAATATTCTCTAATTTTTTCAAAAATTAAATTATAAATAGGAATAGCAGCTTTAGTGGTACCACTATTAAAAGGAGGATTAGAAATTATTATATCAAAATTCATTTTATTTAAACACTAAAAAAATGTAAAGTTTTTTTATTTAAAAAGAAAAAGAGGACTTTAAATCCTCTTTAATTTTACAATTTGTAATTTGGTAGTTTGGGTTGTGAAAATCCTTGTTGTCCATGACCTTTAAACACATTCATATCTTTAGCCATTTTCTTCATATCAAAACTTTCTCCTTTTTGTTTCTTTTCTTCCTCTTTTTGACGTTTTTCTTCAGCCTCATTCCATTCTTTAAGATGCTCCATTAAATACTCATATCGGTAAAATGGCCAAGTCTCAATATATGCAGTAGGTTGTAATTTTGCATGTTTAAGAAGTTGAAATTCAACTTTAGATAAGTTGATCCAAGACATCTGGAATAACGAAAAGACTTTTGATTCCTCCTGGAAAGTTTAATGAGGCGCTAACCTCTTCCCCCTCTATCATTGTAGTAATACCAGGTTGTACACTACCTTTGAACAAATCTACCACATTTGAAAATACTGAAAGTTTTTCAATGCTCCAATTGTATGATTCTTGGTGTTTATTTTCATAAACTGAATCATTTAAAATTCTCCAATCTTCAAACATGAAAATTGCAAATTTTTCAAAATCTTCATCTAATTGTTTACCTTCTTGTTGTTTTTTCAAACGATAATTTTTCAAAAATGAAGTAATACCAAGAGATGGAAGATACATCTTAAACATTTCACCTGACTTTAATGGAAAAATAAAGCAGCGTTCTACTTCAGAATAAAATTTTAACAATTTTTGATCCGGTTTAAAGTAAGAAATCACATCTTTAGTAATTTCAATTTTGTGTGAACTTCCAGATGAATTTTTAACATCTGTCATTAATTTGTTTTCTCCATTTTTGAATGTTAATTCGCGAATTGCAAAAATTAAGTAAAGACGATCAATTTCTTTAAGATCTTTATGGAATGCTCTTTTTCCAGGTATTACAATTTGTAAACACTTTTCAATAACAAGATTTAAAGCATTTTCAATTGAATTAATATCAGATTCATCCATAGTAGACCAATGTCTAATTTCTCCAACTGTTGCAGCTCGTATTGCCATTTTTGTTCCAATAGGATAAAACATTCCTTGTGTTGGTAAAGTTTGAAGATCAATTGTTTTCCAACCAATTTCATTTGCAAAATTAACTTCTTCAACTTGATTTTTTGCAGAAAAGTCAGATTTAATATCTTTAATATTACCCAAACTTTGAACTTGTTCTACATCTGAATTTTCTAATTTTTCTATTTCAGCTTTTGCGGCAGCTTCAATATCAATTTTTTTGTTAGGCATTTTATGCTAATTATTTTAATCTTTTTATATTTATTCAAATATTATTCTAACTTAATTTTTATACAAATTAATTTTAAAGTTTTAGAAAAGTTTTCAAATCTCTTTAAAAAGAAAAATGATCTCCATTTAGAAGACCATTTCATTATTTAGTAGTTTTAGACTACACAATTGAGATACCACCTGTTTCAACCCAGAAAGTCAAGTATTGAGTTTCAGGATGGAAACCTGCTTCTACAAGAGCATAACGCGATTTTACTGCAATTTTAGGAGCCATAGTTCCTTCAGCAATAGTTTGGATACTTTCAGCAAGTAAGTAAGGCATGAATTTTAAACCCGGTTCTTCATCAGCACCTTTACGTCCTACAAGTACTCTATTATCGTCCCAAGCCATATTAGGATCAACATAAACAGTAATACCTGCAATAGCACCTACTGGGAATAAAGATCCGTTATTTTGGTTGATAGTATTAGCCATAGGAGCAAAAGTAAATTGTGCACTATCTTGTAATACTGTTGCAATTTGCAAGTTAGTTACAATAAAGTTAGCAGGTCCTCTACGTCCTCTTTGTGCGATAATATTACCGGCAGCAAGGATTTTAGAGAATACACGTCTTTGAATTGTCCATTGATTTTCGAAAGAAGCACCAGGACCACCAGCTGCATAGTCAACAAAGCCTGCAACTGTCATATCTTGCATACTATTATCTTTACCTACATGACGTACAACAACAGAAGCCACACCAGGAACTGCAGTCATGTTCAAAGATTGACCTTCAACAATTGAGAATTGTTTATGGTTTGACCAACCAAGAGCAAAAGCACGACTCAAGATGTGTTTATTGATGTGTTGTGAAATTTCATTAGTAAGTGAGTTTTCAACCATACCTACAACATCAATACCAAATTGACGATTCAAGTCTTGGATTTGTTCTGTAGTTACAGTAGCAGCAACTTGAAAAGTACCAGCTTCAACATATTTTGTGAAAGCTTGAAGACCCATAGTTCTGAATGGAGTTTGTTCTCCAATACCTCTACGCATAGGTTCAGCAATCATCTTACCGTTTACAAAGTTACCTGTCCAATCATCACTATCAAAAGCACCAGAACCAGCAAAACCTTGAATGTGATCTTCAAGAGCTTTAACTAATGACGGTTTTGAGTTACCAATAACAACATCACTACCAGCTACAATTGCACCAGTTGCATCTTTTTTACTTGTTTCAAGTTCTTCTGTTGATCCAATACCAAAAACATCAGCAATAGTAACACCTGCAACAGTTGCAGAAGTTTGTAAAGCTTTACTTGCAGTAGTTCTGTATTTTTCACCTTCTTTTAAAATTCTGAAAATAGAGAAACCATCTACACGTGATTTACCAACATAGATCATATCCAAATCACCAGCATTGTAAAGTTTTCCAATTTCGAAAAATTCACCAGTAGGAAGTGTAATATCAGCTTTAATAACAGTTGGCATTTCTTGAAGTTCATCTGCAGGATATTCTAATTCAGCATCTTGAGAGATTGACGGATTGTTTTTACCACCAGCATAAACATAGTCTAAGTAAGTAAGAACTCCGCTAGGACCGTTCATTGGGATAACCGGCACAATATCAAAACCTACTGTTCTTGCGCCTACTTGAATAGCAAGAGGAAGTAGGCTTGGGAATTTATCACCAGAACCTGTTGTTCCATTGTAGAAGTTGTTTGCTCCACCAGCAATCGTACCAGTGCGAACATTACCCATACCTGGAGTGTTTTGCAAGCTAGCAAGTGGCCAACTTGGCATATTAGGAATAAAAGAACTTTCATTTAACGCATGAAAATGACAATATTTTGACAACCATTGTAATTTACCTTTGTCTTCTACACCAGCTTTTTCCATGATCATTGGTGACCATTCTTCAAAGATTTGTTTTTCGTTTAATAATTTCATTTTAATTATCTTTTTAATTTTTTAACGCTTTAACGTTTTAATTTTTAGTTACCCATTTTTTCGAAGATAGATTTGATATAGTCTGAACCATATCCAAGAGTTTTAACTTTTTCATCTTCTAATTCATTTTGAGTACTTTCTTTTATCAAAGTAGTATCATTTTGTCCGCCAAGTAAACTAATTTTAGAGTTCCAATAGTGTTTTACCGCATAATCATTGTTAAAATTGTACAATTGTGCGTTTCTAAAAATTCTTTCTTTTAATTCAGGAGTTACACTTTCCCAAAGAGGTTTAACATTCTCTGGCATTGCTGCAAGCCATCTTTCTTCATTAGAAAGAATTTTAGGAGTCGAAATTGACTCAAACATCATTTGAATCTGTTCTTGATTCATTGCCGGATTTAACGATTTTTCGAACTGTTCTTTTTGTACGTCTGTAAAATTGATAAATCTTTTTTGTTGTTCATTTGTTAGATTACCTAAAAATTTGTTTTCATTGATCTTTTCTGTTTTAATCGAATGGAGAAGATTGTCTATTTTCTCATTTAGGCTTGTGTATCTATTAACTGTTGCATTTTCATTTATTGTAGTATTCTTTGATTCATTAACTTTTAAAGATTTAACAGATTCAGCTACTAATTCTGTGTAACCAATCACTGATTCTAAATCTTCTTTTGTTGCTGCATTTTCTCCAAGATATTCAGCATAAGAAGTTACTTCATTTGCTTTTTCTCCAAGATATTCACTATAATTCCAAAGAACATTAAGTTTTTCCACCAATACATCATTCACATACTCTTGTGTTTTGTGTAATTCATTTACAATTACATCCTCAACATAATTCATACCAATATTAGCTTTTTCAGCAACCATTTCAGCATAATTTATTGTATTTTCAAGAAGTGGTCTAATTTTATCATCAACATAACTTGCTACATAATTATGATCCTCTGCAATTTTCTCTGCATAATTTGCAAGGTAATTATGATCTTCAGCAATCTTTTCAGTATAATTAGTAAGGTAATTGTGATCTTCTGCAATTTTTTCTGCATAGTTTACCAAATGATTATGGTCTTCCGCAATTTTTTCAGTATACTCTACAAGATAATTATGATCTTTAGAAATTTCCTCAGACCATTTGTAAACAGTAGACATTTTTTCAGATAAATCTAAAGAATCTTTTCTTAATTTAGAAATCTCTTTTTCTAAAGCAAGAATTTTTTCGTCTTTAGATGTATCATCACCTGTAACTATTTTAGAAATACTTTCAGAAATACTTTGTAACGTTTTATCAATACGACTAACTTCTTCTTTTACATGTAATGAATACTTGTGCATTTCATCAATAGAAACAAAATTACTAGTATCTTTCATATTTTTTGCATTATTTTTATTATATATTTCAGATTCATTTTTAATTCTATCCTTTCCTCTTTCGCCAACAATATATTGTTTAATATAACTTTCAATACCTATTTGATCAATAATTTCACTTCCGGTAAGATATTCTGGATATTGGTCTGTTACATCATAAACTTTAATATTATTATTGTCAATACCTAATGATTCATTTAATAAAGTTAAAGTAGGTTCTTTAGAATAATCTTCAGGATTAAACCCTACAGATTCTGTAATACGTTCTAAATCAGCACCTTGAAAACCTGTTGAACAAACTAAATCATAAGTAAAAACTTTGTTAAGACGAACTTTTTTATTTTCTTGAACAGTACCTGCCGCACGAGAAGAAATACCTAATGGAAATCCCGCATCTAAAAGTTTTCTTGCATTCATACCATTTGGATCAGTATCTAAAAGACGAATTTGTCCTTTAAGAACATTTTCTTTTTCATCATACCAAAGCTTCTCTACAATATGAGAAACATTTTGAAGAGAAATATCAAATTTATCAGGATGATCTAACTCACCAACTAATTTATTCTTCTTAATTTGATCTTGAAGATAATTCATATGTGGTTTATATTCATTCCACTCATAAATTCTATGATTATTATTTTCCTTATCAAAAACCGCAAATATCCCCTCTAGCCGATAATTATTTTTATCAACTACATCCAAATTTGTACCAGTACTTTCACAAATTAAAACTACTTTTTCGTTTTTCATGTGTTACTATTATTTTTACTATTTATTCCTAAAATTTTTAAGAAACTTTACTAACAGAATTTCTAAATTTTTGTAATTCTTCTTCCATTCCTCCTCCTAAAAAATACTTAATACCTTTTTGAATTTCTTTTTCATAAATAGGACCACTATTACCTTTAGGATCTTTAGAAACCCATAATTTATATTCATAAATATGTGTTAAATATCTATCAAATTTTAATAATATTTTTTGATATAAACTACTTAATCCTGTAAATAATTCTGAATGACCCAATAATTCAATATATTCTGTAGATGTCTTAGTTAATTGTAAAAATTCAGAAGAAATATTATATTTAGTTAAAAATCTTTCGATTGATTTAATAACTTCATCAATTTTAAAATCAATACCAAAATCTTGAGATAAAAAATCATATTTTGATTCTTGTATAAAATCTTTATTTTCGGAAATACTTTTTAATTCTTTATTATCTAAAACCCCAATATATTCATAAATTGAATTATCATTTTTATGATATTTAAAATAATAATATTTTTGATGAATTTGAGAATTTACATCAGCTAATTCTTTTGCAACGTTTTCTGCTTCTCGTAAACTCATACCATCTTTTGGTGTATTATAAGATTCCCAATGAGCTGGATTATCATAACTACTATAAGTAGCTGACATCACACTATAAGAATTTGATTTATTTGGATCTTCTATAATAAAAATTACATTTTTATCACTATCATTCCAATTTTTATAGTGTTTTGTAAAAAATTGATTTTTGCGTCCATCTTTTAAATTAAGATATGTATTTATACCAGCACCAAATCTATTTTCATTAATAAAATTATTTAAATTTGAAATTCTTTGTTTCATAAGTTTTTTTTGTTTCTTAAAGAAAACTATATTTTATTTATAAATTGAAATTTTCATATTAGATATATTGTAATTCTTTATTTTCTAAAAGTGCACAATGATAAGAATTTTTTACGCCTTGTGCTTGATAATTAATAAATAACAATTTTTCTCCCGTTAATTTAAATAAATATGCTTTGAAATACATTATTGCGCCATCATCATTAAAAGAAACTTCATCAATAAGTTTACCATATGTTCTTATACTTAAAAGTTCATTATAGTCACTTTTGAGATTATTATCTACTTTATAAACTTCAATTATATTTTTTCTAAAATGATCTTTAATAAACTTTCTTGGCTCAATTGGAAATTCACTTACTCTAATTTTCTCATAAGCTTTTCCCAACTCAAAAACTGTGCTTTCGTTTATAAATTCCTCAAATGATTTAATCCTACTCATTATATTTTTTATTTTTATCCATAAATTGAAATTCCTGTATCAATATAATCTAAATATGAATTATCTTGTCCATTCTCTTGGTCTACAAAATGATTATAAAGTTCATATTTTTCTTCGTTTACAGCTTGTGCACATTTTTTAGAACAAAACCGTTTATTTCCTTTTACTTCTTTTCCGCAATATTCACAATAATTCATAATAGTTTATCTTTTTATAATAATCGGCTAGAAATATCACCATAATCATTTTCGGCACTAACTATTGTTTCCTCCTTTTCATTTTCTTCAATTTCTGAATAATGAGCACCTGTTCTTTTATCACTTCCAAAATATCCAACTAATGATTCCAATCCGTCTTTAACTCTATCTTCATCTAATCTTACATTAAAAATAATTTTGGGATTTCCGTTTCCAATAGATTCATATTTAACATTTCTTCCTAAACCACTTTGATAAATTATTGTATCTGCAATACCTTCAAGATAATAATATTGTTTACGAATAGAAATACTTGTATTATGTGCATTTAATTCAATATAAGATTTTGCATTAAAATCTGGATTATCTTTTATAAAATTTTTAATATCATAATCTAAATTATAAAATTTTCCTTCATTAAGAAAACCTTTATTTTCATTTATGAAATCTTTAAATGAAATAATTCTTTTCATATTTTAACTTAATTTTATTATCCTAAAAGATTATTTACAATTTTTAACATTTCATCATGTGGTACAGGTTCACCATGTAATCCATTATCATTTAGTACATGTTTTGCTTTAAGATATTGTGCATATCCTTTACTATTTCCATAATTTGATCTCCAGTCCATTTCACTTACAAACTCATTTTTATCAAAATTAGATTTAATAAACCAAGATAAAGCATCTTTAATTTTATAATGATTTTCTTTACCAGCTCCGGCAATTGCTTGTTTAAAATAATTAATAAAATCTTGATATGGATTTCTAGCAGCTTCATTTACTTTTTTACCCTTTGGATATGCAATATGACTTTCTACTAACTCAAACCCTGCTTTAATAATTATTTTATCCATTTCTTTAGGACTTGTAGCTTTTTGTAATTTTGATAATTCATCTTTTAAAAATTTCTTAATTTCTTTTTCACCTTCTAAAATTGCAACACCACTTTCACCATCATCTCCTACTTCAATTACTAAAGTAAAATCGGGAATTTCATCAATTTCATCTGGATGTCTTAAAAAGAAAGTAACAGGAATTCCTGCAATATCCATACCTTCTGAAAAACCGTCAATATTTCTATCATAATACCAACCTTTAATTAAAGAACCAAAAATTTGTTCTAATGGTTGTTTAAAAGGTCCATTTTCATTTAATTTTGATTCTGTAATAAATTGTTCGAATGTTAAAATTCTCTGTTTCATAAGTGTTTTTTTGTTTTCTCTAGAAAACTATTTTAATCCAAATTTATCTTTAAATTTATCTGTTAACCAATCTGGATGATTAATAACAATATCTGTTAATTGTCTTTTAAATTCTTCGCCTAAGTGTTTTGTTTCTAAATAAGCACCAGTAAATCTTAAACTTTTTGGTTGTTTTTCTTTTTCAGGTAATGCTCCAAAATGGATTGCATAATGACGATGTCCTCCACCTGCTTGTGTAATTAGTACTCTATCTCCTTTTCTCCAATCACTTGGATGTTCTACACCAATAATAAGTTCATCACAGTCTAAGCCATCACCAGTATAAGAATACATGGGATTTAAATATCCAGCACATTGTATTCCATTAATAACAACTTTAAATGGTAATCCATCTTTCATTGTTTGATATACTTTTGAAAGAATTGTAAAACCGGAAATTCTTATTGCTTGTGCTTCATTTAAGTTTCCTTCCATAATAAACTCTTCTAAATTTAGTATCCTTTGTTTCATATTATTTTTTTAATATTTTTATTCATCTAAATTATCTGCTGCATATCTTAAAGCATCTGCTATATCTTTTAATTTCATAGTATCTAAATAATCTGATAAAAATTCACCTAATTCATAATCAAAATTTTTCCATTCTAATTTTTTAATATCAAATTTTTCATTAAGATTTATTACAGAATATTCAATAATTTTACTTTCATTAATAGCATCTGCATCCATAAAATAAAAATAAGTGACTTGATTACCTTGATTATTTTCCGATTCCATAGAAATCACAGGAGAATTTTCTCCTTGATATACAAACCAATTTCTGTGGCTTGTTGGTCCTCCAAAATTAATAGGTCCTTCAAGTTTCTTGCCTAGATTTTTTGTTACTTTTGTAAAATCCGGATTTTCTTGACCCCTTTTTGCTACTGCTTTATTAACTCCTTCCATTGAATGAACTTGATAAACATCTGACCCATTTTGCATACCTAAAGTTTTCCAGATCCATTCACGTTCTGGTTTTGTAAATCCATCAATATCTCTTCTTTGCATTGTATTAAGATTTTCATTGATGTAATTTTCTAAAGTACTTATTCTTTGTTTCATATATTTTATTATTTTATCATTTTATCTTTACCAAACTAACATAAAATCTCCAAACCCTTCTTTTCTTAAATCTCTTTTACCTGAATTTATTAAAATAGGATTAATTATAGTTTCAAATGGTTTAAACCCTGGAAACTCTTCTTGCATTAATTCAGTAAATATTTTTGCATATTTTTTAAGAGTTCCTACACCATATTCTTTTTCAAAAGTTAAACCAATATAATTAGAATTTCCCCATCCAGAACCATAATCATTAAAAGATATTTTTTTAACAAAAACAGGTAATTTATTTGTAACCTTTCTTAATTCGTCTTCATTAGAAATATTAACTCCATTAATTTTAATATTTCTTGCCTCAATTATATATTGTTCAAAATTTTGAATTCTTTGTTTCATATTTTATAATTCTATTTTATGTTAAGTATTCCTCTCCAATCATCACCACTACTCATATCTCTAACGCTAATTGAAACTTTTCCACCCTTTTCAATAACATCTAACGGAATTTCATTTGATTTTTGTTCGTCTTTATTTACAAAAGCACCAATATTTCCAAAGTTCAATACAATGTCTTCGCCATTATTTTCTACTTGTTTGATTTTGGCACTTACTTTGTCAATTCTTCCATATCTTTCTGTTTTAAGACCTACTGTCTTTCCAACTAAATATGAAAAATCTTTATCATAATCAGTTGAAAATCCATGCGGATCCCGCGATTTTCTTCGATCATAATAATCTCCCGTATCAAAACGGTAATCGTAGTCTTCAACTATAAATTCATCAAAAGATGAGATAAACTGTTTCATAATTTATTTTATTTATTTTATTTTTATAAACTAAATTCTTTAGTATCTATTTTCAAAATATTTTCAATTGGAATAATCCATGTTCCTCTGACACCTTTTTGTTGTATCTGAATACTTTTATTATCTTTTATTAATCCTTCAAAAGTACAATTACTAATTTTCATACCATCCTTTTTAACAAGAAAAACTTTTTCTCCAATTTCTAAAATATTAATTTTCTTTTCAACCTCTTCTGTTGGATAATCAGTTAAATTTATAGTTTTATATTCATTTATAAAGTCCTCAAATAATGGTATTCTCATAATAGTTTTTTAATTTTAAACTAATCCATTTGCACTTGCAACATCTGGATTCATTAAAAATATTGTTGTTTTTCTTTGTTTTATATAAGTATTTCTATATTCAACAATTTTAATCTTACCAAAAGAATCAAGTAATCTAAATTCTAAATTTCCAACAGTTGCCCAAGGTTCCAATTCTTGATTTATAATATTTTCAATTTTTTCATATTTTTGAGGTTCAGTCCATTCACTAATACTTGCAACAAAATCATAATCTTTTGGTAATTTAAGATATGTTCTTATTAGTTTTTCTTGTTCCTTAGAAAAATTATTATGAAAATATAATATATTTTCACCTAAATCTTGTTGTATTGTAGAAAATTTATATTCATTTATAAAGTCCTCAAATAATGGTATTTTCATTTATTTAGTAATTTTTATTGTAGCCTACAAATTTTACATGTTTATAATCTTCTTTAGGAATTTCCATATCATATCCTCTTTCCGCAAAAATTTCTTTAAGCTCTTCTCTTGTTAAACTGGTATGAAACATCATATTATTCCAAAGTCCGATAATCCCCGTTTTACCTATAGTTTTAAAGTAATCATCAATATCTTTATCTGTTAACTCTTTTCCATCAAAAGCTCCTCTTTTAACTTCATTAACTGTCCCTTCATTAAAACATTTACTACTCGTTGTTGCTTCATTTATTATTGAAAATATGTCTTTTTTAATCTTGCTATGTAAAGATTTAGGAATATTTGGATTAAAATCCCATGTTTTTTTAACCCTGTTATAAGTAACATCAAGATCGCCTCTTTCTCCCGCCTCAACACTAAATCCTACTGAAGTTCCAATATCATAAACCATACGTCCTAACTTATAAAAAATTCCTTCATTCATATCAGGATGTTCCAAAGATCCTAAATACTCATAACCCTTTGATTCTAATAATTCTTTATCTTCAATGATTCCAACGAAAACTGCATCATCTCCTCTTAAGTCTGAGTATTTTGATTCACCTCTTTTTCTTTTATCTTCATTATCCAATAAAAACTTTTCGGCTTTTTCTATTGCGTCATTTTTACTAAGATTATCAGCATACACATTCCAATCTTTTGGACTTTCCCAAAATCTTTGAGATGTATACCCAATATTCCAGTTTGGACCATTATTATGATAAACAAAAACTGCCCAAGATTCTTCATTCTTTTTATCTTTAAAAAATTGTCCAAGTATAGATTTTTCTGGATTTCTTAAAGTTCTTAAATCCTTAGCTTCATTAAGATTTTCTAAAACATGCATGTATCCATTCCATTTTGCTTTAAGAGGATTACCTGTTTTTAAATCTTTAACTGTCATTTTTGCTACTGTTTTTCCACCATCTCTATCTTTTCCAAACTTTTCAATAGAAAGAACTTCATAATCGGTTCCTTCTATAGTAACTTCTTTTCCAACTTCAATATAATCTGTGGGATCTCTCCAAGTTGGTTGATTATTAGCAAAATCAAATTGATTTTCCCAATTTTCCTTAATATAATTTTCTAATGAAATAAATCTCTGTTTCATAATAATTTATTTTTTATCCTTCATATTTATCGTAAAATAATTCCTTGATTAAAATTAAACAAGTATAAATTACATCTTTATTTCCTTCTTTATTAAAAATATCTTCAAAAATTCCAAAACTATAAGAAAATGGTCGTTTTCCATCTACTCTAATAGTAAGATTTTCTCTTTTTGGATTCCTACTATCAACTCCAATATCAAATTTAGAATTATCTGACATTTCAAATTGTAAATTTACAACAGTAACATTATTTGTACCTTCATCATCCATTCCTACATTATAATTTCCGTAAATAGAAATAGGTTTAATAGGTTCTCTTTTTATTTCAAATCCTTTTACAGATGATGTAATTGGATATTGTGCTGCACTACCAAAAGTATTTACAACATAATAATCAAGCTTTTGTGCTTCATTTAATATTTCTCCAAATGATTTCATTATTATATTTATTATTTTTCAGGAATATACCCTATATTATTGTAAGTTTTATTTAATATTATTAAAAAATATTGCCAATGATGAAATTTCTGTTTTAGGTAATTTTATACGTGTTATACCCGGTATTTCAACCAAAAAATAATTGTCTTTCCAATGTTTTGAAATTATTAAATCGTCTTTATAAGAATATATTTTAATATCTTTTGAAAAATCAACATCTTCATTCATAAAATCATTTAAATTACTAATACGTTTATTCATAGTTAATTATTTTTTATAATAATGTAGGATATAATCCTGTTATTTTTTACCAAATTCCACCTTTAAAAGCAGCGCTTGCTAAAGAAAATACGTCTTGAATATCATAACCCATTTCACTATAATTATCCAAATCTAATCTCCATTTATCTGAATTATAAGGAATTTGAATATTTTTTTCCAATTCAATACCTAAAATACTACCAGATCCATTGTATGGTCCATAAATACCACAAGTACAATCTTTAGAAACTGTAATAGAACTTCTACCTTTTACTGAACTTTTTATTTCAAGAAAATCTTTAATAGTCATTGTTCCTAAGAAAGTAATAAATCCACCATAACTCATATTTCTTATTTCTTTTCTACAAGAGTTAATAAATTTACCTTCATCTACTTCTTCAATAATAGCATTTTGTAATTGTTTTGGTGTATATCCTTGTGATTTTAATAACCATCCCCACGAACTTCCCTTTTGTGTAATTTCTTTAATTGTAACAGAATTATCATTGTCTGAAATTAAATTATTATATCCTTCATAATTCATATCATCATTTGCATTAAGAACTAAAGCAACTTGCACATCTGTTCTATAAATTGTTTTAAAAATAGGCTCAAAATCTATCATAAAATAATCATAAACAATAAGTTCTCTAATATCATCATACTCATAACTTTCAATTCCTATTTCAGAAAGATATTTTGCTGTAGCATTTATTAAATTTTTTTCTATTTCAAACTCAATTTCCATATAAGCATCCTGAACTTTTTCTCTAAAATAATCTTCAAGACCGCCATCTTTTTTACTATTGAAATCTTCAATAATATTTAATAAAAATTCTTTTGGATTTTCACCTCTATCTAAATAAAGTCTCCATTCAAATCTATCCTCTTTTTTATTATAAGTAAAACTTGTTGAATTATAAATATAATCAGTATATTCGGTTTTAAGTTTACCTTTTTTATCTAATAAAACAGATTTCAATAATTCATAAGAATCATTTGAAGACTCGTTTAAGTATGTTTCAAGATTAGATATTCTTTGTTTCATTGCTTATTTCAATTTTTTAATTTCTTCAATACTACCTATTGTAAGTTTTTCTTTTCTACCATTTTTTAATAACTTCATCCAAATAATACCTTCTTCATAATCATTTTTATTAAATTCTGCCATAATAAAATCACCATTCAATTCTTGTTTATCATTAAGAATAACTTGAATTTTATCTCCCTTCTTTAAGCTTTCAATAGTTTCTATTCTTGATTCTAAATACTCATCAGAGCCAAAATATCCAAAACCTTCATTAGTTCTTATTTTTTTATCTAATTTAATAGCTTCACTTCTATTAACTTCTTTCCAACTTTTTAATTGGTCTGGTAATTGAGAATTAGAAATATTGTAATCTGCTATTTCTAACGCATTACTAAAACTATATCCTGAAATAATTTCCTCCTTTCCATTATTCCAAATAAGATAATAATATAATTGTTTTGGACCTCTACTTACTTCATTTATAAAATCTTCAAATATTGGTATTCTTTGTTTCATTACTTATTTATTAATTTTATTATAATAACAACCCAAGAAAGCATTATTATCACTTTCTGGATCTTCATAAACTATTTTAATTATTGGATAATTATAAATTCCGCCAGCTATAAATCCGGTTTTAGGAAAATAAATTGAATCTCCACTTAAATTATGTAACCAAATTCCGGAATTAAGAGGTCTTGTAAGATGTAAACCTACTATAAATTGTTTATTTTCTTTAGTAGGTCTATATTCAATATTATTTTCAATATAAACATGACCTAAAAATAAATTATTCATTCTTACCTTTAATTTTATTATATATTTGAATTTTTTAAAATAAAAAGAAGACTCATTTCTAAGTCCTCTATACAAAATTATAATTTAAAACCTATAATATTTCTTCCTTTTTTACATTTAAAAATTGTTCTAAAATTTCTTCTTTTTCAATTCCATAAATAATATCAAAAGTAATAATATCTAAAACTTCAAGGATATGAACCACAAATTTTAGATGAACTTTTAAAAACTTACAAAGAAGAAGATATTGAAATAAGAAAATGTATAAAATATGAATATAAAAATAGTATTCATAATTATTATCCTGATTTTTATATTATATCTGATAACAAAATTATAGAAGTAAAAAGTGATTATACTTTTAAATTACATAAAGAAAAAAATCTTATAAAACAAAAAGCGTTTATAGAACAAGATTTTAAGTTTGAATTTAAAATACCAAATGATATAAATTTAGAAAGGGAACTTAATTTAATTCAATATACTTAGGTTCAGAAGGAACATAGTTATCTTCATCCCATAAAGTACTTGTTATCATTAAATCTGCTGAATATCTGTTACATGCTATAGGGACATTATGTATTCTACATTGTCTTAGTAACATATTTATATCAGTAGTATGTGGATGAGGATTGAGATCGTCAATAAGAAAAATAGCAAGGTCAATTTCTTTTCTTACAACCATTGCTGCGATTTCAGCATCTCCACCAAGAGGTCCACTATTCATTTTTATAATTTCGTAAGTTCGTTCGACAGGAAAATAATGACTGTTCATTAAATTTTCAATTAATCCACCTGTTGTTCCAGTACATACAAGTTTATGGCTTGTTAAAAATACCATATTATGTTTTACCCATTCTAACATATCAGCTTTTCTTCTATCATGCGCAACAAGTGCTATAGTTAATTGTTTCATATCTTAATCTTTTTTAATCCAAACATACACACCGCAACAATTTTCTCCACATTTTTCATTACAATGATAGTGAGTGATTCCCTGTTCTTTTATTGTTTCAATTTCTTTAGTTGCCATTTTAAGTTCTAGTTCTTTAGGATTTGCATAATAAGTTGCTTCATGCAATAAAACTCCACATTTTGGACAAACTATCTTTTCTACTTCTTCCATGGTATGAATTTTTCTTAAATATCCTTCTGGCACAAAATTAAAAGTAAGACCAGTTGAAGAAATCCCCACTCCTGTTTCAAATCTGTATCCCCAGCAATATTGTTCTAATCTTGGATGATAAATCCAATCAATATCTTTAATAGTTTGTAATGATGTTGTACACCAGCCACAACAAATTACTTGTTCACCTATTTTGTACTTTTGTGTTTTTTCTGATTCTTTCATTATTATGGTATTATTGTTTCTATTTCAACTTTAAGATAACGTTCTTTCTTTTTTGATCCTTGACAAGATTTTACAATAGTTCCAAAAATATCATACTTTCCACCTGTTGTGTATTCTAATTCATCGGATGTTGAAATTACTTTGCTTGTTATTCCAGGACCTTTATCTGTTTTACAACCTGTCCAATTTGGTCCGATAACACCACACCAATCTGATTGATCCCGAGAATGATACCATTCTCCATTAAATTCTGCCATTATAATATCTCCTCTTTTTCAACTTTAAGAAAAAATTCAGTTTTTTCTTCCAGAGTCATGAAATTAATTTGCTCCCACTTTGTACCATTAAAAATCCAAAGTTGCATATCGCCTGTATTCACATCACCCGCATAACAAACATCACCTAATTCTGCATTTTGTTTTAAAAAATTTTGATTTTCAACAATTCCTAAAACCCTTAAACCTGTTAATTTTTCTTCTTGATATTCAACAATAAACTTAATTGTTCTTCCTTCTACTTTTCGCTTAAGAGTAAGTTTTAATGGATCTAAATTAACTAAATCCTGTAATTTATTATAAATTTGTTTTTCTGTCATCTTAGTTTTCTTTTTTAATAATTACTAACTATGCCATTCAATACTATCTGTAAGATTAAATAGTTTTGGATCCACGTTTTTAATTGTTCTTATCGCCCTTGTAAGAGGATCATTAATTATTCTACATCTATCTTTAGCAAATTTTAAGTACTTTTCTCTGTTTTCTAAGAATTGTTTTACTAAATTTTCTTCTTGATCCATCTTTAAAAATCTTTCTATTATTATTCAAAATACTTGAAAAGTTGCACTTTTAAAAAGAAAAAAGTTACCTAATTTCTTAAGTAACTTTGATATTTTGTAATCTACAACCTACTTTTTTACCTTGTACTTTTCTGGCAATATTCTCATTGCATTGTCAATAGGTAGTTTTCTTTTTTTGTTCATTAAGTGTAGCTTCATCCATGCTCTTTGTAATTGCATAAAGTTTTAGATTTTCTTTTATCCATTGATCACAACAAGTACCTCTACAAACTACACCATCTGTAAAATTATTAACATCAACATGTCTGTAAGATTTTAACCAAGCAACTGAAATGTATTTTTTGTAGGAAACAACATTTTTGCAAATGATACACTTCCTTGCCTCTGTGTCATGAATTCTTGATAATTTAAACGCTGATTTCATTATTTTACTTCTTCGATTTTTGATTTTTCATCATGATTATAATAATACTCAAGATGTCCAAACATATCATCATTAGTAACATAACCAGAAACTTCTTTATTGTGCTCATGACGGTACATGTCAAATTCTTTTTCAAAAATAAAACGATGTGTTGTTTTACGATACTTTACTTGATAATTTTTACCAGCCTGAAATTTGAAATCTTCTGGTAAAGTGCGATAATTTTGATTTTCCATATTATTGAAATTTTGATTGATTTTTTAAAGAATTTCTGAAATTTTCTTAATACCTAAAGCTTCCTTGTAGATATCAGCACAAGTTTTAGTAACTTTTTTATCTCTATTTAAAGTTTTACCGTCTTCACAAAGTTTAGTAAACTCTAATTCACTTGGAAAAATGTAGCTAAATTCCCTCATTTTACCATTTTCTTTTGCTAAAAACTTTACTTTACCAGACTGTCCTGGAACCACTTCTAATAATTCAACTGATATCATACCATTTGTACCTGGAATATGATACCAAAATTTGTAGTCTGGATATTTTTCTTTTTGTAATTCTACCATTAAAGTAGCTAATTCTGCTGCTGATTCTCTTAAAAGCTCATATTGAGCCTCTAAAGCTCTATGTAAAATAGAACGTGTTTTGTCTACATTACTTTTTGCTTCTTTTAATTTTTCTAATAGTGCCATGATATTTTGAATTTTTAATTAATTTTTAATAACATCCATAGGCATGTTGTGCTCTTGTATTATCCCATGCTCTTTGGGATTCAGCACTTGAGATATACTCAATTATTTCATTACCTTTCCGATAATAAGCTGGATAAAATCTTTTATTTTGCTCTGAAAGTGCTTGATATTCTGCTGGTGATATTTTATCTGGTAACATAATTTTTGATATTAAAGTTGAACTAATTTAAAAACTACACCTTTTGCGTCTTCTCTACACTCAAAAGCACAAACTAAACATTGACATTCTCTTGAACGAAAATCTAAATCACAAAATTGACAAAGATACTTTTCACAAGTATTATTAGGTTCACTTTCGGCACGATAAACTTTATCATTAAAGCGTACTAAATTATTAACTTCGATAAAAAGACCTTCATCGTCTCCTTTATCTTCAAATTCGTAACCATCTTGAATTGGTCCAACAAAAACTTGGTTGTAAGAAGCGTTTGTATAATTACAAACATTCATAGGTCTAACCTCATAAGGATTTCTTTCATCCTTATCATAATGACCATAACTAATTTTTTCTGCAAACAATTCGTTTCTACGACGTTCTGCAAATTCTTTATCAGTATAAACTGCAAATCCTTCCACTTTTTGAGTGTCAAGATTAAAAATGATGTAAACTTGATTTTCCATTGTTTTGAATTTTGATTAATTTTGATACTGTAAAAATACTAAAAATACTGATACAAAACTTAAAATTTAGAAAAAGTTACTAACAATTTAGATGTAGAGATTATCTTTAAACCATTTTTCCATTTTATCAAGGAATGGTTCTTGAGAAACTACAATTTTATCTCTTGCTTCTTTTAACGTAAACATTTCTCCTTTATCATTTTCGGGAAACCACTCTGTTTTTCCGCTTCCTTTAGGAAACTCCATTTCAAATTTATTAGAAATAATCTTACCAGGAAATTTACCTTGAAAAGCCCAAGCATATACTTGTTTTCCGGATTTGTATGTAACAAAACCTAAATCAAGATACTTAATATTTTGTAAAGGTGGACTAATTTGTGTTTCTTCAAAAAATTCTCTAATTGCTGCTGCAAATTTGTACTCGCCACCCTCAATTAAACCTTTTGGAATTGACCAACCTTTTGCATCTTTATTTGCATAATATGGTCCTCCTGGATGACAAAGTAAAATTTTAGGAACTCCATTAATAATATCCCACATTAAAAGTCCAGCAGAATTATCGGTTTTTGGATTTTTCTTTGATAAAATTTCCATCTTAATAGTTTTTATTTAAAAAGTTTTTTAATTAATTAATTTTATAAAAATACTAAAAATTCTTTCATTAAAAGTCTTATTATTAAAAAAGTTACTAACAATTTCATGAAAATCTGGAATAAATAATAAAAACTTACTACAAATTATGTTATTCGTAGATTTCTTAGCTATTACTATCATGTTAATTGCTATTTTTATCAGTCTTTATCTTTTCTTTAAACAGATGAAAAAAATGATAATTACTACAATTTTAACCCAAACCAACTCTCAAAAGAAAATCCTTAAAGAATTATCTGATATTGAAAGTAAATTTAAAGCATTTCTACAAATTATTGAAGATCAAACTCTTGAAAATCGTAAAGTTGTAATAGAAGAAATTCAAGAATATCGAAAGAAAGTTAAAGAATTTTCAGATAGAATAATTGCCGTGCGACCTGAAAGAGAAGAAAATTATTGAAAAATCTCTAAAATTTCCTCTGCAAAATAATTTAAGTACTTCTGTGCTGGTTTGTAATAATCAATTTTAAATTGATGATGTCTACATTCTGGACAATCTTGATTTGAATCTTTATCACAAGATTGACAATGTCTTGTTTCTATTAATCTCCTTAAAACTTCAATTATCTGACTATTTTTGTCCATTTAACTCTGCTTTCCATTTTTTAAGAAACACGATTCTTGGTTTGTACCATTCTGCCGGTTCTGTTGTGTAACGTTCACAATTATAGTGCCACCAATATGAACAACAGATATCATTTTGCCAATATTTTTGTGTCATTCTTTCTTTGCATGCTGGATAATCAGTGTCTTGAAATCTTCTAATCATCTGTATAAAAAACTCATGCTTTTTCTCTACTTTAATATTAGGAGTTTGAAAGTCTAAAATAGTACAAAGACCGATATTAGCTTCTTGTAATTGCATCTGTCCATCTTCCCTTACATACTGATTTAACATTGCATCTACAGATTTAAGAAGATGATTTATCATTTTTACAGTTTCCTTTGTACTCATTTCATCTTAAAAATTTTAAACAAATCTTCTAAAACTTGTTGTGAGTCTGTTCTAGGTGGATCTGTCCAAAACTTTGGAGGTTCTTTTGGTCTCACAATTTGTTTATTGTAATTTTCTAAAGTTTCTACAAAGTGTACTTTGATAAACCGTAATTGATCCAATTCTGTAACAAACTTACCATCTACAATACTACCTTCATTACTAATCCCATACTGAATTACTTTTTCTTTCAGATTAGGTGTGTAATACTTCACAAATTCAAAAATACTGTTAATTTCATTCATTATGGAATTTCATTTTCCATTTGATAATAACCCTTAAATTGAAAAACAACTTGCTTTTTATCTTCTCTTGTTTTGTACTGACAAGCCATATTAGAACACTCTTCAAAACCTGGTGCAAAACAACATTGTTCACAAAAACAAATCCGTGATGAAATCATTACTTCAAGAGGTTCTACAATTCTACAATCACTACAGATGTACTGTTTTCCAATAGGTACATCAATTAACTTTTTCATTTCATTTTACGTAATTTTAGTCGATAAAAACTTCCGGCTTTATCACAATCATTATTGCACTTGCTATTATTAAAAGTAAAATTAAACTACTAGGAATCCAAAGTGGTGCAAAAATCCACCACCAACTCCAAGAAATTACAGATAATACTTTTAAAATTACAAAACCTAAAGCAATAAATCCAAAAAAGATTCCCATTAGAATACAGATTTTGTCCCAAATTCTTTCGATAATATCTTCCATATTATTGTATTATTTTGCAATTAGTGCTATTATTAATCCGAACAAAATTATTCCTAAAATTCCTAAACCAATACTAGCTGGAACTATCCAAAGTGAGGCACAAACCCAAAACCAACTCCAATTTAAGACATTAACAACCTTTAAAGTGAAGAAAAGTGCAAAGAAAAACAAAGTTACTGGACCCCAGCAACCAAACTTAAATCGCTTCATTTTACTGTAACGTTTTTTTTAAACTTCTATTAAGTACTGGTCTCATCCAATAATGAACTACCAAATACCCAACGAAAAAAACCAAAAATGGAATTAAAAAACTCATGATATTCTGTTTTAAATTTTTAAAATAGTAGAAATTTTATCATACGCAATTTTCGATAAATTGTTCAATATCCTTAGTATGAATAGCATTTCTAAACTTATTCTGTAATTTTAGAAGTAAATCAACAACTTCTTGTCTACTATAGTTTTCTTTAATTACTTGAATTGTAATATCACCTTCTTCTGTTAAAACTGTTTCACCATAATCATTAGCAAAAACTTTAATAGGTACTACTTTCTTATCGACTAAAAGTGCTTGACAAACCATCATATCTGCTGGACTGATATTTGCCAACTTTATTGATGTACTTTCTGCGAGTTTAATTCCCATATCAGAAAATCCATTATAGCTATTTCTAATTCCTTGATGAGTACTTGCAATTACTCTGTAATTAACAAAATCTTTAAAAGTGTAAAATACCTCTGAAAATCTGCAAATTTTTTTCAAGTGTAACTCATCGAGTACAAACTCATTATCTTTAAAAGCACTACCCGACTCTAAAACATGAACATTGGAATTCTTTACTTCTTTGAAAGTAACCGGATAATCTTCAGAAATTACAAGGCAATTTTTCCACATGTTATTCTTTGTTAATTTTATCAGTATAAGGATAAGTGTTAAAATCTTCTAAACAATAAGAACAATTAAAAACCATCCAATCATCTAAAACAACTCTTCTTCCGTCATCAACTATCATCCTTGTTCTCTCCATTTGTTCCTTAAAATCTTGAACTGTATAAGGAATAAAATTACCACATTCAGGACAATAAGCAACATAACTAAATTTAGAATCCTTTAATTGATCTTTCAATTCTTTCTTATGGTCATGTGCTACATTAATTTTAGATTTCTCAATCATCTTAAAATCATCCTTTAACTTCGAAATTTGAGAAGAAAGTGTAACTAATTGAGTTTCAAAACTATGCAAAATTTTAGTAATAAGCAAAGATTTGTTACAAGAAAAATGAAAAATATCATCTTCTAAAATTTCTTGTTCTTTATTCATTCTAACAGAAATTGTTCTACCATAAGCAAGTTCTGTTTCTCTGTATTCACCAACAAGCTGATATTTATAGTCGATATTTCTTAGAAAAATTTCAAACTTGATATTACCACTACTATAAACTGTTTTGCATAAATCAGGATATGCAACATGATTTACTTCATACTCAAAAACTCTACCGTCTTTGGTACAAGCATAAAGCAAATCTCCTGGTTTTAACTCTTTTAATAATTTCATCTTAATTATTATTCAGTTTTCTTAATTAGTTTTAGTTTTCTTTACTATTCTTTGTTCTTAAACTTCTCTTTCAAAAAGTTAAAATATCGAAAAAACCAGTAAATGAAAATCAAACAACCTGTCCATATGCACCAATATCCAAGTCCCAACATACTACCCATGCATAAAATTGCAACAAGTGCTATAGCAAGTAATATGCAACACAGTAAAATCATTACAGCTTGAATTGTTGTTAATTTTAAAACAATACCATCAAAAATTATTTTAGGTAAGATTAAAATTTTCCAGATTACGAAATTAAATTTGTCCATAATATTGTAATTAAAAAGTTGGTAAACTATTCTTTAAGTGCAAATTCTCTTTTTTAGTAAGTTGTGTTCCAATTTTACTTAACTTAGTATTATTTTTTGCACACAATTCCCTCTTTATTGAAACAGGGATTGTTTCAAGGAATTCTCCCGAACCTGTAACGTTTGGAATATTATCCATATCAATTTGAAATTCTTCTCCATCTACTGATGTAATTGTACCTGCCATGAAAAATAATTCATAGTCAGTACCTTCTTGTTTTCTAACAAAAAATCTAACAACTTCTCCTACATTTGCTTTTAATTTTTCCATTTTAGTATTCTTTTTTAAAAATTATTGTTTCTTACAACTTCCATGTATCTGTATTCAGCTTCTCTTTTCTGAAACATTGCATAGTCTTTTTCATTTTGTTTTTCTCTTTCTCTTTTTTCTTTGGCTTTTTTAACATCTTCCCAATTAAAATCAAAAGCACTAATCAAAGAACTTTCATCTTCATTTGAAGATCCGATATAACCAGTATGTGGTCATCTTGTCATTACTGTGTAACCCGCATGTTTAAGATCTTGAATTCGATAAAGATATTGTTGTTCTGTACAAAATTCAAAATACTCATATGCACGAAATAATCCTTCACCATCTAAAATCTTCCCCATTTTATTGTTCGTAATTAAACCATAACAATAGTAAACTGTTACATCTCCTACCATTAAAGTTACTTTCTGAATTAGCCATTTTTTCTTTTTCATACTTTAAAAACTAAAATCGTAATACTCATCTTTAATTCCAAAAATGATATTAACAGGTGCACTACACTTTTTAAGGTAAGTTTTACCTTCTACTAATACCATTTTCTTTTGTAGATCATTAAAACCTTCTATCATTACTTCCTTCATTACAGATCCATAATATTCTTCCCAAACTTTCTGCCATTCTTTATCTGCTAAATTCTTTGTTTTACTTTCAAACTCTTTTCTATAAGTGGGCTTTAAGTCAATCTCATTCCATATTTTAACCCATTTTTGAGTTCTCGGTCTCCAAACTAATTCAGTAACATGAGGTTCTAACTCATCATACAGATATTCTTGATTTTCACAACATCCTCTTTTATCAACTCGTTTTACTTTATACTTTTGAATTTGACACTTCATTCCATCTTCACTTACCCAAATTACTTCTGCTGCTGACCTATCTGAATAATGTAATATAGTAGCACCTTTCCAAGCTATTGGTTTTGTATCATTATTACCATAAAGATAATTAATCATACTTCCAGTTTCAATATAAGCACGGATATTCTGTCTCATTTTCTCTTAATTGCTTTAAGTTCTTTTAATTCTTGTTCTAATTTAGCTTTATTTTCAATACTTCTATCAATGTAACCCTGATAATAATCTATTAACATTTGATGACCGATTTTGTGAAATTCTTGATTACCAATAATAAAATAATATTGTGGATCATTGTGGTGAAAATCGTAACTTGCATCCCCGATCATTTTTAAAAACCTGTACTTATCCTCATTTTTCTTAACTTCAATTCTGCAAGTAAAGCCATGTCTACAATCATTACAGTCCAAAATTAAAGTATCTTTTCCTTTTTCTACAATAGTGTAACCCATTTTTCCACCATACTCTTCATGAATACAACCGACAAAATTCTTATCATCTTTGTAAAGTGTAGTATTGTACTTTAATTTAGCAAGATAATCATCTTTGTGTTTTTCATTCTCTTGGATGTACCTGTCAATTTCTTTTAATTTGTACTCAATATCTTCAATTCTCCTAGTTCTAATTATGGTTTCACAAGTTTCTTTGCTAAGATAAAGAACTTTACTATTATTCCATACTAAATTTTTTGGATTAAGTTTTCCACCAAAACACAAACGAATTTCATGTTCTTCTGGACAATAATCTCTTTCATCATCCCAATTTTCCCATTGAAAAATATCTGGAGTTAAGTACGTCCAATTAGTAGAATCCACTAAAGTATCCCTTATCAAAATTCCAGTAATCTTAAACTCTACAACTTTCATTTCATTTTTACGAAGATCTGGAAAGTAAACTATTGTACCTAATTTTAATTGTTTCATGATTCGTGAATTAATGGTTTTCTTTCAAACTCAATAGGTAGTATGATATTTTTTGGTCTTTTGTCTTCTAAATCAAAAAAAAGTTGTGCAATTTCTTCGATAGAAAATCCAGCTATACCCGTTCCAATTTTAGTAACAAAGAAGACTAAATCTGTTTCATATGCTGCAAAATCATAGAGTACTGAAATTTCTCTTTTGATATCTTCAAGTGGTAGCATATCAGCAAAACCTTTTATTGTTTCAGAAAATGAAAGTGTTGGTATTCCCCAAGAATTTCCCATCATTCCAGTAGATTGACCCCAAATCGCACCACATTTTTCTACTGCAAATTTTGCTGCACCACCCATATGAACCCCTTCTAGGTTACTACCGAACACAAAAATCTCATTATCAAGTAGTTCGGTTATCTGTTCAGGTGTGTTTTTAAATCTTTTTTCCATTATGCTAGATTTTTAATAATTACTGTTTAACATGCTGATGTTCCATAATAAGGACTACCAGGTTGATCACTTTTAAATTTTAATCTTTCCTTAAAATTTTCATCTTTTTGTTGTCTTTTTCCGCTTTCATAGCCAAGACTAAAAAATTCTAAACAAGAATCTTCAAATAATTTCAAATCTTTAGTTCCTTCTAATTCTAGTACAAACAAAGAGACCATCCTTTTTACCATATTATCAAAAAACATGTTTTTCTTGTTCTGTTACTTTAATTTCTTTTACTTCCATTATTATTGTTTTAAAAAGTATTCGGTCCTCCCATACAACAATCCATGTAGCTTCCACAATTTCTTTTACGATATCCTTCTTTTCTACACTCTTGTCCATCTGGTGCGTAATTTTTATCAGGTTCTGAATTTCCATGAAAAACAAGAAGTCCTAACTGTTCACAAACCTTCAAAATCGGGATGTACTCAAAATTGATTACTTCATAGAGATAAAAGTACCCGTAATTCCAAACCCATTCTAATCCTTCTGCTTGTACTTTATACTCATTTTTGTAGCATTCCCAATTACTTTCCATAGAAAAATTGTGCATTCTATCATACTCATAGAGTTTATCTCCTAACTCATCTCTGTGTCTACAAAAACCAATAATAGTCAAGATATTATCTACAACAACTTGATTTTCTTTGTTTTGTAATGAATTGCAAATTGTAGTTTCTAACATGATTTTGTGTGTAATGATTTTATTGTTTGAAAATCTCCTTTGTAATAAAGATTAAGTTGCTCTTGCATTCTTTTACCATCATATCTCGATTTCAAAACTTTAACTTGATCACATCCTATTCTTTCAACAAACAAGATCATCTCAAATCTCCTTATTGGCGAATTATCTAACAAATTAATTTCCCATTTGAAATCATTAAGTCCAACTTTTCCTGTTTCTTGATAAATCACTTTTGAATTAAGTCTTAAATCATTTTGGTATAATACCAATAATCTGTAGTCTTCCATAGTTCTTTTAATTTTTTAATAGTAGATGAAATCAATACTGTTACCGTCTCCACCTATCATAGGTACAACAAAAATTCCTCCATCATCTACTGATGAATTCGATTTTGGCTTGTATCTTAAAGTATCTTGCATTGATGGTCTGTATTCCTCTTCTACTTTAATTCCATCTATTGCTTTAGAGATAACTTTCCATCCTAACCAAATGATTACAATAATTAAACCAACTTTAAAAGCTGATCTAAAAAGCCATTTTACTATTTCCCAAGTCACACTCATTTCTTGTTCTTTTCTACATCTCTGTAATACCGGATGAAAACCCAAATAAAGAGGATAAATCCAAATCCTAAAGTAATCCAAATTGGTGAAACTACCCACCAAAATCCCCATTTTATGATTTTAAAAATTCTAAGAAATCCAAAAACTATAGTAAGAATAACAATTAAAGATGGTAAAACACATCCCAAAAGTGCCGGTTCATCTGCTTTTTTAAATAGTCCCATTATTTCACAAAATTTTTAGTCAATCTTCTTACTTTCATCATTACCATCCAAGTTCCATCCTCATTTTTCTTAAAGTAAAGTGCTCCTGAATTTGCAAGTTCATTTTTCAACTTCATTACAGCATCTTGTCGTGACATGTTTTCAGACCTATCATCCTTTGGCCACTCCCAACTATCATGGATAATTACCATTTTGTATTCTGTTCCACAAAGATAACCCGCTCCGAAAATTAAGCCTACTGCAATTAAAAATAGTAGTATGTTCATAGTATTATTGTGTTATTTTAGTTTGTTCGTTTTTAGTATCAAAGTATTCTTTAACTTCTTGTAATTCTGGTGATAATTTCAAATTATTTCGGTACCATACACTTCTCCACTTATCATTAGTTCCCTTACTTTGAAAATCTTCTTTTGACACTTCTGCTATAGTTCCATCCCACGCTTCAAAAAACCATCTGTAATTGTAACTTTTGTGAATTGTAGTATCAAAAACTGAAGTAGAGTGAATTTCTTCTACCAATGGCCACTTCATTCTAATTGTTTTTGAGATCTTAGATTCATCAGTAACCATATTACCATGCATTGCAAAACCTGCAATACATCCTATGATTAGCGCAATTACTAAGGTAAAAAAGAAAATCCTGCCTGCTTGTGTTCCAGTGTACATCGGACCTAAATTGTTTGTTGCATCTTGTTGTTCCATACTATTTTGATTTTGATTGTTAATTTCTTCTTGATTTTGGAAAGTAAAAAACTTGTCCCTCTTTCAATAATTCAGTATCTCTGCGTGCTATCATATGAACTCCATCTGTACTCGGTTTCTTTTCTCTTCCATATCCTTCCGATCCCCAAACTTCGATAAAAACGTAATCGTCTGTTACCATTTTAGTTCTACCATTCTCAGTATAAACATGACCCGTTCTAGCATCAAAGTACCTTTCTTTTTCTACAAAAATGAAGCTAGCTACTTGATAAAGATCATGATGAAACTTCTCTTTTGTTTCGTAAATCATTTTTCCAGATTCATCTATTATACACCAAAGATGATCTAAACAAGGCTTCATTAAGTAAGGCTTTTTCTTCTTTGCGCGTAATTTAGCTTCATCTGAATACTTATCCTCATACGTAGATTCAAAGTAGTGTATCAATATCATAAAACCATCTTGCCATCTACCACCAACTCCACCAAATCTAAAAAGCTCTTCCGAAATCAATTCTCCATCTCTGTAGATTTGAATGAAATCTCCTTCTCTATTGTAACTCAAAAACTTTTCACCTATTATTGCTGGTCTAAATTCGATATTTTTTGGTCCATCCGGTTTCCAATAAACAACTTCTTTAGGAGGTAGGTCTCTTGTTCCCATGTTAGAAATCATTGAAATCAAAGCTTGTGGATTACCCAATAAAGCACCCGAAAATTTTCTGCAAAATTCTTCTGTAGTTGTTCCTTTTTCAAAGTCCATTATTTCTCCATTTTGATTTTCAATTCCATAGAAATCAGTAAGATTTTCAAACAAAGTTTTATTCATAATTTAAACTCTTTAATTGTAAAATGAAAATACTAAAAATTTCTTTACCATGAGCAAAGAAATTAAAAAAGTTACTAACAATCTTCATTCCGGTTTTTTAGCAAACCATTTTCTTGTAAAAACTGTATCTTTAAGATATTGTTGGTCAAAAGCAATTGTTATTGCTAAGAAAAAGAAAATTACACATTGCATCCACCCAAAAATTGGGATAAAACCGGTAAAAACTGCTACCGGAAACAGAATTTTTGGAACTTCATGATATCCTACTTCACCCTTAACTAAATACTGTCCATATCTAACTAAAAAGAAAGAAATCAAAACATTAACAGATCCAAAAATTATTGTTGCTAATAATTCATTACTCATAACCAATCATCATAACTTGATATTTTCTTAAATACCGGTTTTTGTTTCTTATCATATCCTTCCTTATTAGGAAAATACTTTGTAATAAACTTCGTATCTTTAAGATATCTTGGATCAAAACAACAAATGAAAAACAAAATTACCAATACTATCATTTGAATCCAATTTAAAATAGGAATAAATCCTGTTATAATTGCAATCGGTAAAAAAATTTTAGGTACTTCAAAAAATTCATCACCTCCGGAAGAATAATAACAATGATTTACCAAAAAGATTGAAAGCGGGATATTTATCAACCCTAATATTATTGTTGTAATAATTAACCATGTTGCCATATTATTGTGTTTTAAGTGTTAGTATGAAAAAAGAAAATTGTTTACTGATTCTTCCTCAGGTTCTATTGTCATGTAATTTTCCTGTTTGAAAACTTTAACATGAAATTTGATGTTTGTGTTTTGATCTTTGATATAGTAAAGTTTCATTTCATCATTATCAGAAACTATGTAAAGTTCACCTGGATTTGCTTTGTTTGCTTTCTTTGTTGCTTCAAAGTTCAATCTTGAATTTCTTCTATCTCTTAATTCGGGCATACAGTCTTTTAAACAAATTATTCTACCTGAATACTCTTCAACATAGGCATGAACCCAATTCATTACAACTTCATTACCGTCTTTCTTATCCTTTAATTCTATTTTTAAAGTTTCTACACTACCAGAAATAGTACAAGAACTAAACATGACTCCAAGTACAAGAATTCCTAAAACTATTAGGATTATTCCAATTATTGTTTTTCTTTTCATGATTACTGATTTTGAAAACGTTGATCTAAACTACGATTTGTTACATTCACAAAAAGTTCTTCCATTGTAATTCCAACTTCTGCAAACTGTTTGTTTAAAGTATCTGCAATTAATGGTAATTGTGCAAAAATGAACTCTTCTGAACTTCCACCCGGAATCATACTAAAAATAGTATTAGCAACTTTTGTCTCGATGTAAAGTCTAATGGATTCAACTTTAAATCCAAATTTTTGTTTTACTAAAGTTTGACTAACAGAATCCTCTTGTACTCGATACATTACAACCGGTTCTAATTGGATGTTTGCATTTTTAACACTGGTAACATACAATGGATTGCAAGTAACTTTTTGTGTTTCAACCAATTGTTTTTCTACAGTATAGTGTTCATTTTTCTCTGGAACTACAACTCTTGCTCCCCCATCATTAAAGATAGAAAACAAAATCATTCCTGCTATTAAGCCACCAAAAATTGTGAGAAAAATCCATACTAAAATTTTTTGTACTGTTCCTTTTTTCTGAGGTTGTTCTTGTTCTGTAGTTTCCTCAATAACTACTTTTTCTTCATTTGTCATTGTTTTAAATTTTTTCGTTATTATTGTTTTGATTAATTAAATCGTTTGTTTTAATTGTGAAAGTAATCTCTTCACATTCTTTGTTTGGAAATACTGAAACATCTAAACTACTCGTTCCTATTGGTGCTTCTAATATAGCTCGCAAAATTTTAGGATAAAATTGTGCTAAATGATTAATGATGTAACCTTCTTGCATTTTTTCTGAAACAGTAAAAAATTCAGGAGGTAAAAAAACTTCTTCAACTTCTAGTTTATCATTACCAATTCTAACTGTAATAAAAGCTTTTCCGGCTTTTCTTTCCATTAAAAATTTTTGGTAATTATCATTATTCTCTGGTCTTTTCCAGATCAATTTTAAATTTTCAGTTTTTAAAAGATTAGAAAATTGTCCATAAAATTCAAGTTCATAAACTGCTACTATTCCATATTCTGGCGATTGATTAGATTCTAAATCATCATCTACTACACATCCTAATCCACCTGTAAAAGCTTGCCATCCAAATTCATTAAAACCCCAAACAATATCTTCATGTTTTGTGGATTTCATTATTGTAATAAAAAATCGATCACCATTTCTTAGTTCTACAACCATTCCGGGTTTTAAATCTTTTCTTTTCATCTTCTTAATCTTTTTTCAAAAAATCAAATCGGTTAACAAAAATTGTATTCTCTCCTTTGTAAACATGCAAAGACACTTTTCCTCCAACCCTACAAAGATATTTGAAAATATCAGGATAGTACATGTCAATAAACCAATTAGCACCTGCTTCTTCTGTTAATTTTTTCACTGTTATCGGCTTCCATTTTTCCACAATTTTCTTAGTACAAACTGATGTACCATCATTAAAATTCACTTGTAATAAAAATCCGTATTCTCTTAAACGTGTCCAAATCGGTATTAAATTATTTTCACTAAACAAAGCATCATCAAATGGTAGATCTAAATACTTTGGTTCGTAAACAGTATTGATATCTAAATTTCTGTTGCTTTTATCATTATTAGTCAAATCTTCTAAGTAATTTTCTAATTTATTATAGCCCCTTCCTTGTAAAATCAAAATACCATCTAATCCTAGAATCACTAATCTTCTTTCTCCGTTTTCATACTCAACTATCATCCCAGGTTTCAAATCCTTTAATTGCATTTCACGTTCAAAAGTATCTAATATTTTACCGCCGGTTTTTTGATATTCTTTCCAAAGTTCAAAGTAATCAACTACTTTAACTGCTTTTGGTTGACTATTGTAATAATCACAAATCAACTTGTGAATTTTCATCCTTTCAATAGTAGTACTCAAATTGTTTTTCTGAATTTTAGCCCAATCTTTTGCTATTTTAGGTTCTTGTCTTTTTAACTCAACTTCAAAATTTTCAAAATTCTTTCCGGAAAGATTCCAAGCATACTCTAAAAAGTTTACCATTTCTATCTTACCTTCTTTTTTCAATCCAATTCTCCAATTTGTTAAAAGATCTTGTCTGTTTTCAAAATGATTTGACTCAAAAATTTCATCTTGTTTTTCTTTTGATTTGTCTAAAAAACCATTTCTTTTTAATTGAGATGCTGCATCCAAAATTGTTTTTGTAACAGTAGCATAATCAATTTCCATTGGTACATATGGTTTAATTTCATATGCTCTCATAGATGTAGGATAAAGTCCAAGAAAACTAAAATCTACATCCATTCCTAATTTTTTAGAGTATGCTTCATTAAATTTAGTAACTTCATCCCTTACTATTTCACAAAGTTTCACATCATCCTTTAAAGCATCTCCGAGATCTTTAAGACCTGTTAAAAATTCATGAAATCTTTTTTCAAAATCTTCTGTTTTTTCAACATGTTTTTCTTCTTTTTGAGATTCTGGAAAAATTACATGAAAATCTTCATCTTTAATTCCTAAAATATCAGCAAGTTGTTTCACTTCTTTTAAAGCTTCCGGTGCTAATCTACGTAAAAAACCAATTCCACAACCATCTTTATCAAAATTTCCTTTTGTTACTTCAACGGGTTTAGAAACTGAATTTGGAATTGTTGCAACAGTTACTAAAGTTAAATCAAATGGTATCTGTCTGTTTACAAAGAAAGTCTTACCTTTTAATCCTTCATAATTTCTAATCCAATCATAGCGTTTTAGTTCACTAAGATAACGATCAATTGTACGTGCATCAAATGGCACTACAACTTTGTTTTCTATGGCTTTGTAAAGATTAAAAAGATCAAAAAGATCTCCTTCTTTTTTCTTTTTCAATATGGAGATCATAGTACTCCAAAGTGATGTTTTGTTATTCTTCATTATTGTCTGTTTTGTTAGTTACTACTTCTTGGGCAATTTCAAAATCTTTCTTGTTTTTGAACTCGATTACGTTTGTTACAATAGGTGCTACATCTGTTCCCATTCTGTCACTCCATTTATTCTTACAATTGTTTAAACAAATCTCAAAATTAACGTAATTACCATTAAAAGTTGTTACCCATTCATTAGCAAACATTAATTTTGTACTATTGTTTGTAAAACCTTGCATCAGTACGTAAAAATACCTACTCTTCTTGTTATTACTATTCATCATTTTGTTTTAGTTTTAGTTTTAGTTTTCTGTTTCTTTTGGCTTATCAAAAATTGGAATAGGAATACAAAAATTTAGTTTTTCTGAATTGATTACACTTTTTGCATTTTCTAAAACAGAATAACCATAATCATAGGCATTCCTTTCACTAAGCCATCTTGTTCCTTCTTTAATAGTTCCACCATAAAACTTTTGTAGAACTACATTGTAAATTGCGAATTTTACCATTATTTTTCTTTCTTTTTAGTTTTCTTTTCTTTAAAATCAAAGTTTCCATTTTGTGCATTTCTGCAAATTGCTCTATAAAGAACGTTCTTGCTCTCCCGATCTGCTTTAGCCCAACCATTAAAAACCCTTGCATTAATTTCGTAAACTTTACCATCTTTATCCTCGATTAAAAAACATCCGGGCTTGTGAATCAAGTAATTATTACGATATGCATGATGTTCCCATTTTGCACGATAAGTTTCACCAATTACAGGATATTTTGCAAAATCTTCTACAATAGTAAATTCGCCACTTTGTGCAACTACCATTAAAATTGTATCAATTCTATCATATGAAACACTATACTCATTAGGATAAATTGTATGAACTGTAATTTCTTCAATACTTCCTACTATCTGATTATTAGGAATTTTGTTACAAGAACTAAAGATGATAATCAATCCAATTACAATTATTAAAAGTAAAATTGGCGGCATCCAAATACTTGGCCACATTGGAAACATGAATTTTTTGTACTTACTAATTAAAGTCTTCATATGCTTTTGATTTTTTTAGTGTAAAACGTTTCTTGTGTTACTTTTTTTAATAATTTCATCTCTTCAGTAGATAATGGGAAAATACAGGCGAAAAATTCTGGCATACCCTTTGCTTTGTAATAAAGAATAGTAGACCCTCCACTAAAAGAAATCTCTTCTATTTCAAAGTAGGTGTTAATAATTATACCTTTCTTATTGTATTCCGTAAAATAGCTTAGGATGTAATTTTCTCTACTCATGATTAACGATAAAAAGTGTCGTTTTTAACTAACTTTACTATTTCTTCAAGTCTATCTTCTGTTAGTGCACTTTTCTTTGTTTTAGTTGCACATCGTAAGTACATTGCTACTGTTTTATTATCGCTTTCAAACCAAACCGCTTCATCAAATTCTCCAAGATGTGTTATTCTAAGCATTTTACTATCATCTTCACCAAGTCTCAACCACCAATCTCCGGACAAATCTTTATTAAACCATTTGTTGTCATTCAAATAGCTACTTAGGTACTTAATTTTAACCTTTTTTGGTTTATCTACCCAATTATACAATAGAACTAAAACTATTGCAAACAAAACTAAAATTGTAATTTCTTGCCATGTAATTATCATAATTGTACTATTTAGAGGTTTCTAATTCTTTTTTCCATTTAAGCAAGAATTCTAATCTTGGTTTATTCCACTTTTCAAGACTAATTGAACTCCATTTTGAATGGTACCACCAATATCCTGAAGAGTCTCTAGGTCCTATTCTAAAAATTCTTGGAGCCCTTGTTTTCATTATAGTAACAAAATCTTCATACTTTTTCCATACATCATCAATTTCCTCTTGTGAAAGTTTTTCTTCGCTGCAATTTGCTAATCCGTTTAATTCATTGTATCGGATATGTGATATTACTTCACAAATCCCATTTTTTGGTTGTCCGTTTACTGATGTTTCATACCATGGAATGATTGTGTCAATAATACTAAGTTTAACATCCTTAGACATTTTAATTTTACACTTTGGTTTCCATGGCCAAAGTCCTGTTCCCATTAAAAATCCAAGTAATAAACCACTAATGATAAAAACTTGTCCTATGATTCTTCCTAATAATCCACTCAAGTCTACACTTAAGCTTTGTAATAGTAATCCAATTGGAACTCCTACTGCAACTGCAATAAGTAATCCAAACATTATGCTAAAAGCAATTCCTAAAAAAGTTCTCATTTCTTTTAAAATTTTGATTATTGTTAAAATTGTTGATAATTTGCGTAAAATGGTTTTTGTTCTTCATCGAAGAAAAGATTAAAATAACACAAAACAAATCCTTCTTTTTTCAAAAATTGTTTCACATGTTCTTCTATGATTTGTTGAAATTGTTGTCTACTGTCTATTATTTCAAGATACTTGTTATCTCTTCCGTACTCAAGAACTTTAAGATGAATGACCGACTGTGTAAAAATACTGTCAAATTGTTGTAATTGATAAGCATATCGGTAAATTGGAAAAACTTCTGAAGTAGGATCCAACATGTACTTTATGCTCATGTTTACTTTAAAAATTACAGTATCTGCTGAAACCAATTCAAATGGCTTGTAGGTGTCTTCAATCCATAATGGATAACAAGTTGTATCTTGGATGTGTACAATTGTCTCATATCTTTTTCTAATATCTTCATGTGGATCAATTCCAAAAGTTCTCATAATAGGATAAAGTATCATTTGAGGAACAAAAGTACCTACAAAAAGATATGCCATTCCCAATCCAATTAGAACATATCCAAACTTTTGCCAGAATTTAGTCTTAAAATTTGGTTTTTTCATTATTGTAATTTTTTGTTAATGTAGTTATATTTATCAGCTTCAGCTTTTAATTCTATTGCTTTTGTTTTTGCTTCCAATAATTCTTTCAAATGTTCTTCTGGTATTATTTTCATTGCAACATGTTCTACTTCAATTCCCATGTTTCTAAGTATAGTATCAATTCGCACTTTCACATTATTTTGAAAATCTCCTTCTAACATTTCCATTCCGAAATAATCTCTTGCTTCTTTGATAAAATTCCATTTAATTTCATTCTCTATTCCACTAAATAATAGCTCTTGAGATCGATATTTTTCATGAATTTCTTGAATTTTCTCTTTATTAATTTTAAACCTGCTGATAAATTCTAACTCAAATCGACAAGCATCTTTACTTAAAACTTGGATTATATCATGATATTCCAAAGTTTGAAAAGTATAACTTTTAGTTTCTAACCCAAAAGTTGGTAATTTTACTGTTTCTGTTTTTGGTTCGCGCGGAATAAAGCATACTAAAAATAGTACAAAGAAAACTGCTGCTAAAAACATCAGTACTTTTCCAAAATTTTCTTTCTTTTCAGACTCTTGAAGTCTTTGATTTTCTAATGGTGTCATTTCTTTTTGATTTTTGATTATTGATTGATTTTGATTTTTAACAACTAAAGCACCACTTAAAAATGCTATTGTTGATATTAGTGCTGCTATTGTTCCTATAATAGGAATAAAAGCCATTATAGTAATTCCAAAGTATGCCTTATCATATGGTTCTTTGTTAATAAAAACATCACCAAGTATTATCAACATAGTTACTAAAATGGAAATCCCGTAAATTATCCAAAAAATTGTTATTGTCATTTCTTTTTTTTAATTATTGTCCTGTTATCCAACGTGCAAACTTGTTATTCCGTATCTTTGCTTTGTCTATTGCATCATACTTCACTTTAAAAACTTCCTGAGAATAAACAATTATTGCAATTAAAGCCATTAACATGTTGGTTATTGGAATTAATCCAATTGCAATTGGTATCCAATCTCTTTTCCAATGACCATTCGGCATATCAAAAGTAAAACAACATGCTACTATAATAGCAATGATAAAAACTAATGGTAACCAAAATAACCAAACATGTAGTAAAAGTTGTAATTCCATTTCTTTAAATTTTGATTTTGTTAAACTTCGGTAAAAATACTGAAAATTCTGATATCATTTTTCAGTTTACTTTAAAAGTTACTAACAATTTACTCTTCATCTTCTAATCCTTTCGTAAATGCTTTTTCATGAGGAGGATAAACCTTTTCCCAAATTTTTTGTGAAATATCTCTTCCCGATTCTAAAGAAAAAACCATACCAGCAATTCCTTTATCTTTGTTTAATCGTAGGTTAATTTTTGCAAATTCCTTTTTGTTATGTCTAACTTCTGGCAATAAAGCCAAAATTACGTTTTTTCTTGCTTCTACTACTTTGTCAAAGTACATCTGAAAATCTTGTCTTAGAGTTAAAACCTTGTATCTTACCCACTTATCAAACTCATCTGGTACATCTTCCAATATTGTAGTCAAATCCTTACCATCTTTTAAAGCTTCCCAAATATCTCGCGCACAAAAGTTTGTGATTATGGAGTGTAATCTACAATAATCTGCAAATTTTAGCTTTACTCGTGTATCATCTTCAAAGTGTAAAACGTAACCTTCTTCATTTTCTTTGTTTAGTGCTTTAATCTTTTCAAAAGACATTCCAGACAAGTTTTCTTCCCAATGTACTAACCTGAAATCCTTACTGTAATGTTTGTAAATATCTGCAACTGATAAACTCTTTCCTGTCTTATTCTCTATAATAGCTAACAGTACAATATCTTCAAAATCATAATGACATACAATACGATTTTTATCATAACATATCTCAAAAATAAAAGTGTAATTTTGCCAATCTAAGTATGGTAGTAAATGACTATACTTAGTATTCAATAATTCAGTAGCCCAAATAGCTTGTTCAGAGCTAAATGAGCCTCTTGTTGCAATACCATAAATACCTCCGGAATAATAGGAAATCCCACAAGAATTATGGACCAAAAGTCCATTAGCAAAAAAATTGTGATTATCTTTTACTTCGATATCATATCGTAATGAATTATGTTCGATTTTTTCAATTTTCTTAATTTTCATTATTTTCAAGTTTAGAGATTAATAGTCTAACCAATTCTTCATTTGTACATTTCATTTCATCTTCCCATATTATAATCAAACGAAAACCTAAATCCTCTATTATTTGCTTTTTTTGAACATCTTTTTCCCAAATTTCATTAGCTAATTTAGATTCTCCAGGAAATGGCAATAAGTCATCTGATTTGTAAAATTTTGGATTAGCATGCCAAAAATCGCCATTTATTTCAATTACTATTCCAAATTCTTCGATAAAAAAATCATAGCTATGCCGTTTAAAAAACTTTTGTGTAGTGTACTCAATCTGTAATTCATTCAATAATTCTTGTATCCGTATTTCTAATTTTGAAACATAATTTGGTGCCTTTTGAAATGTTACAGATAATAATCTAGCTTTTTCATCATCAGTATAATTTTCCCATCGTATTTTTGCTTTTTTCGAAATATCATCTCTTCTTTCCGGTACTTTAGAATAATTATCATAACCAAACTTTAATTCACAAGTTTTTCGAATTTTCTCTAATCTTAATTCCCATTCTTCTTGTGTAAATTTTTGCTGGGCTGCCGAAATTTTTTCAGGATTTGTAATTCGTTTTTTACCATACTTTTCAAGCATAAATTGTTCCAACCATTCAATAAAAATACCAGCTTTAAAAACATTGTCCACTCCAAAATTTTTAGTAAATGTTTCTCTTTTTTGTTCTTTTATGCTTTCACATTGTGAGGGATTTTCTACACCAAAGTTTTCTAAACATGTTTTCTTTCCTTTTTCTACCGATTTTTCATTTCGAGACTCCTTTATACCACGTAATTTAATCTCATAATGTTCTAAGATAATAACAATATCACAATATAATACATCATATCTTTGTGAAATATCTGAAACTGAATATCCTTCTTGATATTCTCTTAAAACATCTTTGATTAAAAACCAATAATTAAAATCCATAGCTTCCCATCTTAAGTCTTCATATGATTTTTCAATCCCATACTTTTTAGCGCATTTTTTTAAATGTTGACCCGTCATTACTTCTTTACAAATTGGACAAAACTTTTTCATTTGGTATACTCTTTTAACTATATACCCACAAAAATTTGATGAATTATCAACTTTTTACAACTATTTCTTCACTACCATCTAAGTCCTCTACTTTCCGATATGCTTTGATATTTGAGCACCAAACTTTCTGATTACCTGTTATTTTAACAATAGTACCATCTTCTAATGTTAATTGATACCAATTTTGGATGTTTTCTCTTATCCAAGAATTGTTAATCTTCTTGTATTCAAAAACATCTTTAATAGGATCATATGATAAAACATTTCCACGATAATTGTTTTCACAAATCCATCCAATAGTTTTTCTTCCTTTTTCTGTTATTACCACGGTTTCTTTATCTAAACATCCGTCTACCTTATCCAAAACATCAAACTTGAGCATAGACAGTCTTTTTCTCTCTTCTGGGCTTAGTTCTTCCCAATTGAAAAACTTTCCTAACGGATAGGAAATGATGTTACCAGAACCGTCCAAAATCAATCCTCGACACAGTAAAGTAGCAATATTCCAAGCTTTTTCAAAAGTGCACTTTCTTGTGTAGTTGTAAAGATAAAGATCAAGTTCCGGATGTTTTTGTTCAACTATGAAACCATCTCTAATTCCATCACTAATCATTTTCCGTAAAAGATTTCGGTTGTTTATCATTGCTCTTAACTTAAAATTTCGTAAGTTGCTTCTATTGTAATAATTTCACCTGTTTCAGGATCTTCAAAACGTTCAATTTTCGTAAATTGCTTTTTTGTTTTATTAACAATCTCCGAAGAATTTTTACTAAAGTTAACTTTTCTTGTTTTCGGTTTTCCACCTAAACTAAATAATGTTTGAATTTTCTTGCTCATTTTAAAAATTTTAAATTTTGATTGATTTTTAACAATGCAAAAATAACACTTTTTTCTTTACCAAACTACAATTTTAGAAAAAGTTACCAACAATTTAAAATGAAAAAGAGGACCAAATTTGATCCTCTTAAAGTAATTGTAGTAAAATTAGTTCTTATGGTCTGTAATTCATGAAAGTTCGCGTAAATCAATTATCTTTAACATCATAATCATCATCGTTGTACTTAATTAGATACCAAATCAAAAGTATTGCGAAAATAATCCACCCCACAATTGGTGCTAAAGCTCCTAAAAACCACAAGATGTTGTGTAACAGAGCAAATGGTGAGTCTTTTTCATCTTTACTATTGAACGTTTTCCCAAACATCCATAGCATAACTAAGACTAAAATTAGAGGTAATCCCCAAACAAAAAATACTGTCATTGTAGTAATTGTAATTTTAGATTATCGTGCAATATTGATAAACGGAATTGCACCACCGCCCATGTAAGTAGGTAATTTTCCATCCCATTTGTCAATTGCATTATTTTGAACAAGCAATGGTGTTAAAGATTGCTGAACACTTCTATTGTATGCTGCAATACCTTCACCTTCAATACGCATAGCTTTTGCAGTACCTTCTGCTTTAGCAATTTCAATTTTAGCTTTTGCCTCTGCTTCTTTTACTTGATTTTCAGCTTTCAATGCGTTTTGTACCATTTCATTCTTGGTATCAATTGCATTTTTCAAACTTGTTGGAGGTTCAATTTTTGCTGTAAATTCTTCAACGATAAATCCTTCTTCCATAAGGGATTTTTCAAGACGTTTACGAACTTGACTCTCAAACTCTTCACGATTACTCATCAAATAGTCTGCTGTAAAACTATTACCAACAGTACGATATGCTTCATAGATACAAGTACGGATGTAACCTTCTTCAATTTCATGCAATTGTTTACGATACTTAACAAAGATGTAGGTAATTTTGTCTTGATCTAACCGGTAAGCAATAGTCGGCGAAATTTTAAAGATACTAGCATCTTTTGAATTTACTTCGATGTCATCATACGACTTTCTTTGGATAAAAATCGGATATTCGTAGATGTTCTGTGTGAATGGATTATACCAAACCCATCCTTTAGCGGTACCAATAACACCACCTTGTTCTTCAGAATTTGCAGCCCATTTCTTAAAACGTACGCCTACTGATCCCGAATCTACTGTTGTGCAACTTGTGCAACATGCTGCAAATGCAATGGCTGCAGCGACCATCAGAAAAAATCTTTTCATTGTTTAAAATTTTAGTTAATTAATTGTTTTGATTATTCTAAGGTTAATTTCCTTCTTAGTCTTTAGCTGGTGCTATACCAGAATACTTGAAAATCAATTCTTTTAATCTCTCTGAATGATTTAATTCATCTGAAAGAATTTCCTTTATTACAGGATGATCTTCTTCTGGTAAAATTTCCATTAATTCATAGTAATACTGTCTTGCTTCTGCTTCACCCGCAAGATTTTCTTCAAGTACTGAAATTAGTTCAAAATTTTTCATTGTTTTAGTATTATTTTAGCTTTTGATTATCATCTTATTATTACACGCTACTATTAAAAAGTTTCACGTATTTTAAAAAATTCCTTTCGATCTACAATAATGTGATAGTGATTTTCACCTTCTTTTTCATTACCCAATTCAGCCGATGTTTGAAAATAGTGCTTAAACTGTTCATCTACAATTACAGAATCTCCACTGATATTGAAAAGTCTTTGCGTTTCTGGATGATCATGAATGATATGTTTTAATTTCTTTACTTTGTAATTATTGTAATCTGATACTTTAAGAAATCCTTCTTTCACAAATCGGTTATCAATAATTTTAGGTAGATTTGATTTTATCTTTTGAAATCCCATTTTTACTTTAGCGTTTTTAGAATTTTCATCTCCAAGACCAAGAAAACCAATTTCATAATACCAACTTCCATCTATTGCAAACGTCTTAAAACACCATGCTTTGAAATTAGGAGTGTACCAAAGTTGAGCACCAATAGGAACAACTGTAAAATTCTTTCTCAAATTTCTTGGTTCTGTGTATTCCTTTCCTAAATCCGTCTTTCCAATAAGGTCTACGTAAATCTCCATCCCTTGTACATCCTTTACAAAAATACCATAGGATTTCTTAATTCTGAAAATTAACATCACAATAATATCTAACCAAATGTTAACTTTAAGTTGATGATACTTTGGATCATTAAAATTTTCTTTCAAAGTTTGTCTTAATTCCTTTAAGACGTAAAACTGTTTTTTCATATCTTGAATTTTTTGATTGTTAATTGTCTTTTAATTAGGCTTCATCTTCCATGTTAGATTCACCTTTATCAAGTGCTTTACTTTCTCTTTCATCAAAAGCTTTACACTTTAATTTGAAAGCATCATAGCGATTTTTACCTTCAAACCGAATTACTACACCCTCAAATGGAACCTTAGTTTTGCAAATTGGACAATCCTTTTCCATAGGATTCATGGTTGCAAAATAATTGTAGATATCTTTTGGATCGCCTGTACTTAATCCAACCCATTCACCAGCTTTTGCAATATTATCAAATCTATCCTTTTCAATTAACTCTGAAACTTTACCATCAAAGTAAACTAATGGAGTTTCCAAGCCGGTGTTTTGACAAAAATCTTCAATTTGGTTCATTGACCATTCAAAAACTTTACCCTTTGGATCCGTCAAAGTAATTCGATAAACCTTAACTCCAAAATTTTCTCCCATTTTGTAGTTTTCAATTTTATCATCAACCGGTGCTTTGTAACCATAATCGTAACCTTTTTGGATAATTTTTCCTCCTGGAGTGTAACCAACAATTTCATAGTACAAAGTCATTCCTTGCCATAATTTAGACTTAATCAAATTATGCACATGATTCCAAATATCAAAACCCCTAAAATCGGCTGCATCTTGATTAACTGAACCGACTCCTTTAATAATAGTTCTACTTGCTGCAACATCCTTGTACTCTTGTTCTTGGAATTTAAATCCAAACCATTTTTTAAACTTAGTTTCCCACCATCCTAATTCTCTCTTGCACAAAATGTTAGCTGAAATTCCCGATGTTCCATGATACTTGCAAGAAACATTGATATGCTTTTCTGGCGTCAACTTCCATGCAACTTCTCCCATTCTTGTTACTTTAACATGAAACTTGAATTGGTCATCACAAATTAACTCTATTGCACTTTTTTTAGCACGTTTACTTCCCATACTTGCACCCGATTCTTTTATCTTTACTACGTACTTTTCGCAAATTTGCAATTTTACTTTATCTTGTTCTACACTGTCAAAAGTTTCACTAACTAAAGCTACAACCCCTTTAATTCCTTTATCATAGAGAAAAGCTTCAAAAAGATTCCATCTAATGATGTAACCTTCTGAGTACATTTTTTGCAATTTAATCATTTTAACCCGACCATTATCTTCAAAAAATCCTGTTTTATCTGGATTAGGATCAGCATTCAAATTTTCATTACGGAAAGCATTTAAAGATGAAAGCAGCTCTCCATTAATTTTACAACCCGATGGAAAGTAAACAATAACATCTCCAACTTGATAAGAATCATCAATAATGACTGTTCTATTATCAATTGTAGTGTAATACAACCGGTCTGTGCCAGGAACTTTTTCAACTTCTTTTAATTCTGCTACTTTTGCAAGATAATTTGCATTTTCTGCATCTGAAATTAAGTACTTCATTCTGTTTTTAATTTTTTAAATTCTTGATAGATGAAAACTCCTAATACTAAAAAACCACATGGCAAAATTGTTGCCAATATGATTAAAACTCCTAGTTTAAAAAATTTCATCCTCTGTTTTAGTTTGACAAAAATACTGAAAATTTTAAAACGATTTCCAAAAGAACTAAAAAAGTTACTAACAATTTGCATCTTCATCTGTTAAAGCACTGAATTTTTGTGCTTTAATTTTCTGTTGTAGGTCTTTTTGCTCTTGAAAATTTTATGCACACCTCTCCAACCTGTTGGATTTTCTTCCAATTCTATTATTCTACCGGCTCTTCTATTGGCAAGAATGATATCCTCTTTGGTGATTTTTAAAATTTTCATCTCTTTTGAATTTTGATTTGATATTACAAAAATACTAAAAATGGTGATACAAAAGCACCACCATTTAAACAAGTTACTAACAATTTTGATTTTTCAACCTCCTTTATTCCAAAACCAAAATTGTTCTACGAATTTTCCTATGGATTCAGGCTTATTAGCACTACTGAATTTTAGATTTCCTTCTTTGTCTTTAATTGTCATTCTCCCGCCTTTTACTGAAACAAAAAGTCCTGTTTCTCCTTTACCTGTTATGATTTCATCATTTTCAGAAAGATGTGAAACTTTACGATATTCTTGCAAAACTTCAGTAAACTTTATCCTTTGTTCAACATCTAATCCTTTGTTTTCTTTCTCATTAAGAAATTGATCTAAAGTTTTCATATGCTGATTATTTTTTGATGAGGCAAGTTTAAACTCTTATCAACAACTATTGGAATTCCTTTTGCTCTTAAAGAACTACTAAATTGTAAATCTTCTGAAAGACATGTACCATCTCCATATTCTATGTAGCGAAAATAAGGATATTCTAATTTTTGAAAAACAGAAACCTTAATCATTACACATGCAAAACCAATAGCATCTGCTTCAATAATACCTGGCAAACTATCTAACTCTTCAATTCTAAAGAAATCATACCAAGATTTCTCTGCCACATACTTTGAGATATTAGTCCTATTGTCATTCACACACTGCATAGCCCAACCACATGAAACTTCTGAATTACAAGCAATTAACTTTTCTAAAGTATCTGCTGGCGCAATTTGATCAGCGTCTATCATTAACAAGTAGTCAAATCCCCTCTTAATTGCCTGATTACAAGCTTTATTACGTGCTTGTGCTGCCGAATATCCACATACAAATTGTACTTCTATTTCATATCCATCAGGTTTTCTTATTCCATAAAATGATTCCATACATTGATAATGAATATATGGACTATATGTTGGTATTGCTAATAATATCTGTTTGTTCATTTTGTTTTAATTCTCGATTTCTTTTTCTTGTTTCTGTTCTTTTTTCTATTGCTTCTTTAGAAATTTTTTTACCTTTATGAGAATCCGATTGTTTTTTTCTTGTCTCTTCTGAATGTTTTTTTCCAATAAGTGCAATACTATTAGCTTTTCCTATCTTCCTTTTTGTTTCTTCTGTATGTTTTTTACCTTTAAGGGCTTTTGAAATTTTTTCCCTTGTTTCTTTTGAATTCTTTTTATTTCTTAATTTTTCACGAGTTTCTTCTGTAAAAACTTGCAATTTTCTTTTTTCTCTAATTTTTTGTTTTGTTTCCTCTGTATGATTGTATCCTTTTTTAGGACCACCGGCATGATTTTCTCTTAATTTTTGCTTAGTTTCTTCAGAAGAACTAATTCCTTTATTCCAAGGTATTCTACCTCTATTTTGTTCATTAATTTTATCTTGAATTTCTCTAGAATTGCGTCCACCTATTCCTCCTTCTTTAAGATTTAAACAATTATCATCTGTATTAAACAAATCTCCAATAAAATCTTTTTCTAATCTCAATACTTCTTCAAAACTATCGGCAAATTCTAAAATTATCTTTTTCCAATTACCCTTTTCCATTGGATATTTTTTGTAACAATCATTCAACTTTTTACCAGAACCCCAATATGCATCAGGAAATTTCTTTGTAGTATGTTGACCAATATAATAGTACTTTTCACCATTTTTATTTTTAAAAGTTGATTCAATTTTATAAATATAATAATACTCTTTTTGATTTTTTGGTACTAAAACTCTTTCATTTAATTCATAATCAAAATTAAAATTAAAACAATAATTTCTTTTACTCATAGTTAATTTCAATTATTTTACTTTAACTATATATCTCAAAAATTTTGTAGCATATCCTATTATCTACTCAATACTAAAAGTTATTTTACTTTTTTCCTTTTCTACCATTTAAAAAATCATCAAAATTTTTTGTTGACTCTGATTCTACAGTCATTACTTCATTTTGCAAAAATTTCTCAATTCTTGCATCTTGAAAATTCCAATCTTCGAAATTTGTTGTTCCGTCTCGCAAATCATCAATAAAGTAAGGTAAGAAGTCACTTTTTAAAATTGGTTCCATAAATGCTTTTACTTTTGGTACATTGTAGGAGTCTAAATTTTGTTCACTATTAATTAAAAAGTAATCATCTGCATATCTGTATTCTCCATTATGAATCATTAAAACTACTTCACTTGGTCTTTTACTAGATAATACTTCATCTAAAGTCTCTTCATCATTTCTAAAAAGTTCAGAATCAAACCAATTAGCATTAACTGCAAATTCATTGAAAATATCAATCATGTTTTTAGAACCCAAAATTAATTTCGTTAATTCTGATACAAGTGCTTTTTTATCCTTTACCATTATTTTACTATTATTTTAATCATTTTACTATTTACCTCGGTTTTAATTCAGATTAATTCATTGCAAATCCAATTCTTTTTTGTCCTGTATTTGGATTAAAAGTTGGATCATTTTGATTGTAAAGTTGAGCTAAAATTGTTGGTTTTTCTATCTTAGTATTAAATCCTAACTTATCACTAAGTTTTTGTCCTTTTTCAGTACACAACTCATTAAATTCGTATTTTGCAATTAATCTTCCTTTACGTAATAAGGCCTCATCAATTTTTGAAATATCACAATTCATTGTGCATAAAATTTGAATTGACAAACAGTCTGATAATAAACCATCTGCTAAATTTAACAAAGTACTTACTGCTGAATTATTACCATTTTGTCCTCTATCCATTATGATAGTTTCAGCATCTTCAATTACAAAAATTGACCCCGGATTTTCTATCAAAACTTTAATCAAACTTGGATCTGTCATGGCACCTGCTAAATTTGGTGGTAAAAAAATAATGTTTTTTCGTAAACTTGAAATTAAGTAGCGGATGTAACTTGTTTTTCCTGTTCCCGGTTTTCCGTGCAAAAGTACAATACCTTTATCATTTTTCTTTTTCAACCTTTTGATTATGGTGTTGTGAATTTCTTGGAAATCATCATTGTAATTATCTGCAATGGAAAGTTTTGGCTTAGTAATTTCTAATGGTGTAACTTCTAATCCTCTTGCACCAGATGTTAATAAGTGAATTTCCGGTTTAGCATAAGAATTACGATACTTGAATTTTCTAAAGTCTTCTGTCAATTGATTAACAAACTCTAAATCTGATTTTCTACCATAAAAAATTGAAACTTCTAACGCATTCTTGTTGAAGTAAACTAAAACATCACCCTTAAAGTGTAGGTACATGTCATCAATTTCCACAACATTTTTCACCTTAAAAAGTCTCTTAGTAAAATTAGCATGAGTAACTTTATCACTATAATTGTCTATCACAAAATTAGTTGCTTTCACACAATTAATCGGATACATGGAATTCCAATTAGGAATACTATTGTAATTCATCATGTAAAGTACCTTAGCATCTAAGGCATCATCTCCAGAAAAAACTCGATCAACCATTAAATTTCTAACTTCTTTAACGTTAACATTATCTTTCAAAGATTTTTCTTCAAAAAACTTTCCAATTTTTTCTAACATCTGCTTTTCTGTTAAACTTCTTTCTTGTTTTTCCATTTCTTCATCTACTATTTTGTCTTCTCTGTTCATGATAATCTCTAATTCTTTAATTACTGCAATTTGTCTTTCTGTTAAACAATCATCTGCAACAAAAATTACTTCCCTATTATTTTTGCCCATTTTTCTGTTTTTAATTCTTCTTTTAAATTTGCGATAAATCTTGTTCGATATCTTCTGTTAAGTTTTTTAGTTTCACACAAAATTTCATCAAGCCATTCTGGAATTATCACCCATTCTTTATCCGTAAATTTCAATTGGATATTATTGCAAAGTTTCTTATCCTTATCAAGAAAAATTCTGTATGGTACTCTGTGAGTAAGAAAGTATTCTAAAACATCTTCCAAGATGTAAGATGGTTTTAAAAGTCGAGTTTTAGATTCTGCACACCTTGCTTTTCCTTGATATTTTTTCAAGTTAATTATCCCATTGATATTGTTTACCTTCTCTTGAAAAGTAATGAAATCTGATTTCTTCAAATTTTTAAAAGTAGTCAAAGTTATCAAAACTACAATATCATTTAGTGTAATTGGATCATCAATACTAACTTTATCCAACTTCATTGTACCTCCGCATTTTGGACAAGGTCCTACAATAATTGGTTCATCTTTTGGAAAAATCCCCACACCTCTACATTCTTTACATTGAACCCATTTTGCAACTTTTTCCTTTTTGTTCGTAATTGGATTCTTAACCTTTTTTACTTCAAGAACTTTACCATATCCATTACATTCTATGCACTGATCAAAAAACCGATACTCTTTACCAAACAATCTTTCATCATTCATGGAATTGTATGAACATTCACAAGCTACTGTAGCATTTGTATCATCATACCAAAAATTTCCACCTTGTTTCTTACTCTTAGTAAAAAATCTGTCTGTTGTTAATTGTTCCATTTAACATTGTATTCCCGGTCTTACAGGATTTCTAGCTACAATTTGGTTGTACTCTTCTATCCATTCTATTGGAATTTGATATCCTCCTGCCATAAAATAACGATTAACTGCTTGTCTAATAGCACTTTTTCTCTTTTCTTCTAACAACCATTTTGGCATCAATCCTGTAGGAGGTTTCATCATCGACCTCTCTTCATCTTCATCTCTATCTTCTAACTCTCTAAGTACATCTAAATCTGCTTCACTCATTTCACCCAATCTTCTTCCATCGGGCTGCAATTTTAATTCTTCTTGAATTGTTTTCTCTTCTTTCATGTTACTTTCGATATTTTTTAATGAACTCTTTATTGTGCCAAATGTACTGATAACTTTTCCTTCCGTTTTCTTCGATATTAGAACTCCATACACTTTCAAAATCATCCATTACCCAATCAACATTAACAGATTTCTTATCTGAATAATCGTATGCTTGACACCAAAAAGTTCCGTAAATTACATCTACCAAACTTGCTTTCAAAAACTTTTCATACAAAGACCAGTTTCCAAAAAGGTAAACTACTTGATCTTGTGTTTTTCTTAACTCTTCTAAAAATTCTTTAGGATCGTCTCCTTCCATCAAAGTGTAACAATTTTCAATTCCTAATCTTGAACTTAGCAAAGCTCTTCCATTTTCATCTGTTACAACAACTCCATTCTTTGCAAAATTCTTGAACATTCTCGGATTATGTACCATCCACTCTTCAACATTTTGCTTGTAGGTAAATTCTTCACCATTTTGCACGGTAATTATTGCTGCAACATTACAAAATCTGTCCTTGCCTGAAGAGAATGGATAATTTATCACAGGATAACTATCATAATTTTCAAGTTCAATAATCCAACTTTCAGGAACAAAAATCTCAGCAAGTTCTTCTTTGGTGTATGGTGTACTATCATTAATATGCCTAGAAATTTTAAGACCTAATTCACTTCCTTCTGTGTTTGGTTCTAAAACATCTTTTAATTCACACTTTAGTTTTGGTAGTACTTTTGGATTTCTCTCTACCTGTTCTCTCATTGTAGTAATTTGATTTTCATAAAGATGACAACTTCCACCCGTCCAATGTAACATTCCAGGTTCATATCCGGTCAAATAGCAAATGATGTGCATTAAAGTAGCATAACTTGCGATATCATATGGTACACCCAATGGAAAATCACAACTCCTTTGATAGATGTAAAGATCAAGATAACGTGATTTTGAAATTGAACACTGATAGAGGATATGACAACTTGGTAAACATGCCATTTTCTTTTCTAAAACAGTTGGATTCCAGGCACTCACAATATGATAACGAGAATCGGGATTAGTTAAAATTCCATTAATTAAAGCCAAAAATTGATCTGTTCCGTTCATTATTAAATCGGTAAATCCTCTATCAGCGCCATCCTTAATTACAGGTATATCATTAAGTATCAAATTGTTAAAGTTTCTCCAGTGTCTTCCATACACTTCGCCGCCTTCAAAATACCTGTTAATAGGTGCTTCTGCATTTGGTGTAAATTGCCATTCCATCTCACCTTTACCAATCTTAATCCACTCTTCATAGGTTGGAAATTTCACATCAAATCCCAGTGATTTAAAAACCGGTTCACTTTCTTTTTCATATTGCGCTTTAACAAACTTGAAAGTATCCTCATTCCAGATATTACAACCTCGTTTGGTGAGAAATCTAACATCACTCTCACCATTCAAAAACCAAAATAATTCAGTAATGATGTTCTTTAAGTTAACTTTTTTTGTTGTTAATAACGGAAAACCTTCTCTGAGATCAAAACTCAAATCTCTCTTAAAAAGTTCTATGGTTGCTGGCATGTTTTTTCTCGCCGGCGTTTTTAATTCTCCATCTTGGATTATCTCTTTGCATAATTCAAGGTATTGTTTCATTAGTATTCTTAGTCTTTTTAGTCTTTTCTTTTTGATAATCCAGGAACTTGCCATTCTCCTAAAATTCTCTTTTGGTAATCTTCAAAAGCTTGCCATATTGTATCACCATATCCATAGTCAAAACAACTCCATTTTGTTATGTACCCATCAATATCATACATCGGCTCTTCACTTTCTTGCAAATCCTGAATTGTTGAATTATCAGCTATTGTATTGCAAATCACAATTTTACCACCATATCTCATCATTACAATAGTCAATGGAAAAATTTCCTCTATTGTTCTTGGACATGCTTTAATTTCTGATGTGCTCATAGTTTCTAATTGAAATTGTGATTTTCAACATACAATTCGTATGTCTCTTCAAAAATATCACCTCTACAGGGATAACATTCCCCCCGAACCCCAATTATCAGGATGTCAGCACGTTGCATTGTCATTTCTCCTTCTAAAGTTCCAATTCTCATCACTCCATTAATTGGATCCCATTTCATAGTTCTATTGTTAATTTCAAAAGTAGCACCATTGATATCACCCTTTACATTCGTGTGCATAACAACATTCTTAACAAACTTTTCTTCATGAAAATCTTGGATTACTTCATCCCAAGTGTAACATTCTACCGGGATAGGTTTTTTAACATACTTCATCTTCTTAGTAATTTTAATTGCTATTATTACAACTAACTTTCAAAAAGTTTTAATTTTCTGAAATTTTCTTAGTTCTAGAATCCTACAACTAATGGCGTGCTGCACACCTCTATTCCATATCCATTTAAGGCATTTGGAACTTCTTTTTTCATGATGTTTAAACTTCCGTTAACATCAGCATTAATTAATCTACCATTTTTAGTCTGGTAGAGACCTCTCTTAATCCTTTTCCCGCTAAATTCCTTAATTTCCTTATCCCCATACTTTGGTATGAAATCATTATCTAAGAAACTTGCTTGGCTTGTGTAACTTTCTTCTCTTACAATAACTTTAATTCCTTGTAATTCAGCTTTGTAGCTTATCATTTGAATTAAATTGTTAAACGGAATTGAAACAAACTTTTGATTATTAACTCTACCTAGATTTGTGTCTTGTTTCCAGCCTTGATTTTTACCGATAATTATGGTATTAAGGTCATTAGAAATTGCGTGATTCACTATGAATCTAGATGTCTTGTGAAAGTAATCTTTAATTTTGTTGTTTCTCTTTAAGGATAAAGATTGAGTTCTTTTTGATGATTTAGTTTTGTTTACTGTTTCTAATTGTGAAGAGAGTTTTGCTTTAGTTTTATTGTAAAATTGGTTAATACTCTTTACAGGTTTCCCGTTTACTATGATAGGTTTAGTTACATTAGAAGTTAAAGTTGCTAAGTTGTTTATGCCCAAATCAATTGATAAGTACTTTTGATTATCTTCTTTCTTTTGTTTTGATTCTACTTTGTAAAGCACTTCTACAGTATAGTATCCGTTTTTAGGGATTATTCTAACTTGTTGAACTTTAGATTGTTTGGTTTTGATGGTTCTTTTAACCAACGGAACAAACTTTTTGTTAATTTCCATTCCACCAAATTTGATAATTCCTTTCTTTAATTCTTTTCCTGAAATACCCATTATCTCAAAAATTGCTACATTCCTACCTTGTTTTTCTTTGTACTTAGGTAATTTAACTTTACCTTGATATTGTCCTTTTTGTTTTAACTTTAAAAGAGCAAAAAATGAACGCATATCTTGTTCTACTTGAAAAATAATTTGTTGTGCTACTCTATGCGTTAATTTTTTAAAATCTTTCTGTTTCTCCTTTGTGAAGTTCTTAATTAACTCAAATTTTCCCAAAAACTTTCCTGTTTCAAAATAGTGTTGGCGTACAGAATAAAGAGCTAAATTGTAGAGATTTTTAGATAAAAAACACAACATATCTAACTCTTGATAAAGAGGATTTGATTTTTTAATGATGTGTTGTTCTGATAAAATCATGTTAATTACTTTTACTATCTATTCTTAATTTTAATTTTTGCTTTTAATTAAACTCAAAAATTAGGAAAAGTTTTGCTAAAAATCTGTTAAAATGAAAAAAGAGTGCCTATTTCTAAACACTCTCTATTATTAAGAACTTGATTGTCGCAGCCAGTTCTTTTCAAGTTCTTGATGTCTGACACTCTGTTTTCGCTCGCCACTACTCACAACTTTGCACCTGCAATTTCTGTCTATCCATACTCTTGCTTTTACTCTAACAATGAACAAAATCTGGCTTGATTCATATGGAGGTTGTTAGAGACTTCTGAATGGTGAGCTGTTACGCACCCCTTAGATGAATAGCTGCTTCCAAACTAACATTCCATTCAGTAAAAAAGGATTATCCTAAGCGCGGTGTTCTAGAATTTTTCAACTCGAAGGGAACCGGGATAATCACGTATTTTGGCGACGGTGTTGGATTTGAACCAACTAAAGTAACTGTTTGAAAAATTGCTTATTATGATTGTAATTTTCATTACTTTTTAATTCTAGTTTCCTACAATTAATGGTCTACCACATACCTCTATCTCATATCCATTACGGTTTTTGAGACTCCTTTTACTTCACATTTTTCCGTCGCGATTTCTTCAGGTTCCGTTGGAGTTTGAGTAACAGTCAAATTGGAATTAGTTGCCGTATGGAACCTTTAATTTTGTTGAAGAGGTAGGACTTGAACCTACAATTGCTTTTTAAGCGCCGGTTTTACCATTCGATAATTACTACATACTTTCTTTTATCTCAGAAAACCTTTCGACTCCGGTGCATACCAATTCCACCACCCTTCAATTTAATATTATTATACCTTGAATGAAAAAAGTTTTAGTTTTATTGATTTTTTTAATAGCAGGTCTTTGACGATTCGAATGCACATTTTTAATCGGGTTGTAACCGATTCCCCCTATCCATTGGGTAAGACCTGTATTATAATACTTTGTAATGAGAAAGATTAATCAAATTAGCATACTCTTTATAGTATTTTTGTATTCTCAAAAAATCTTTCTGTTTTGGATTTTTCATCTTAACAAGGTTCATGTTATCTTGCAAATCCCATAATTTTACTTTTGTTGCAAGATAATTAGTTTTAATCCCCTCGATGTAATCTTCTCTTGTTTTTGAATTCTTTGGATCTAAAAGCCAAAGTGCTTTCTTTAATTTTATTGCAATTTTGTCTGTTAATCTACCATTTGAACGATCTTGCAAAATCATTACCAATTCAGACTCTGAAATGTCTGTGAACTTACTAACATCATGCAAATATGCAATGATTTTTTCTTTCCATTCTCGACAATGACTTGCTACTTCTGTCAAATGACCTTGAAAATAGTTAACACCTTGTTTATCAGCTTGTGAACCATGAATTTCTTTTGCGAGTTGTGCCGCTAGGTCCACTATTTCCTGATTAGATTTTCTTACCATAGGCAAGTGTTTTCTCTATCTATTCCAAGTAATTTTTTGAAAACTAAAATTTAGTACCTCCACAGGAGCATGATTCCCGATTTAGAGATTAGAAATCTCTTGTTCTATCCAATTGAACTACAGAGGCTTAATTGTTGCAATGCTTGGATTCAAACCAAGACTTCCGGTTCATGAAACCGTATGACTATCATTATCTACATTGCAATAAAGAATCATCAAAGGGCACTTAAAATTCCATAGTCGACTTAAAAATTCTGCAACTTACCACGATAACAATAGATAAGAATTGCATCCATAAGTGTTTTATGATTAGTTGCCTGCCGAGGTAATGCTCCTCGCACCTATCGGATATCAGCCGATTGCTCTACTTCTGAGCTAGCAGGCAATAAGTTTGTTGGAGATGACGGTGCTGCCCCGCCTCTGTTGGTATGTAAAACCAAATCGCTACTGTTACAACAATCTCCAATATTGTTGACCCCACAGGACTCGAACCTGTACATCTTCGCGTTATGAGCGCGCTGCATTAAACCAATTTCGCTAGAGGTCAATGATTTTGTGGCCAAGGTAGGAGTCGAACCTACAAGAGTCCGGGTACTTCACACCCGCGCTGTACCAATTGCAGCTACTCGGCCATTACTTAAAGTTTTCCATTTTGTTAAGATTTTTAGCACATCCAGTCAGACTCGAACTGACAAACTCCCAAGTTTCATGACATGCATCTCAGGTATTTAACCATTAAACTGTGGATGTAAAATTTCAGGTTTCATTCAGAATGTTCAATTAAAAGTTGAGTCCTAAAAGTTGCTGTAAGAAACCTTTGTGTACTCCTAGATGGATTCGAACCACCAACCTACTGGGTAAGAACCAGCAGCGCTACCAATTGCGCCATAAGAGCCTAAGTGTGCCTGGGAGGAGTCGAACCTCCTTCTGCTGGTTAAAAGCCAGCGGCGAAGCCGTTTTGCTACAAGCACTTAAAAAGTTAGGGTGGATGGATTCGAACCACCGACATCGTGCTCCTGAATGCAATTTCTAATTTTTTGCTGCATAAAACCTTTGACTATCAGATTTTAGTTGTTGAATTTTACGCGCTCTAACCACTGAGCTACACCCTAATTTGCGGCGAAGGAAAGAATCGAACTTACAATGAAATCTTTGCAGTATTCAATCTTTTAATTTTCAGATTGACCCCGTGTACCAATTACGGGCGTACTTCGCCATTTTGTGATATTGTTGAGATTCGAACCCATTCTCCGGGATTTCCTCCCAGCACATTAAACCTTAATGCTATGCAATACCTACGCAAACCTTTCTTACTATGAAAGACTCGAACTCTCAATTCCCTCCTCCTCGAAGAGCGTGTTACCTAATTACACCAATAGTTAGAAATTATTGCAACCTACTTGAATAGCAGTCCAAATAAGCCATAATCCTAAAAACACCTTCTTGAATTTGCTAATCCTTTTGGTTTCTCCACATGTTTCACCAAAAGTACTCAATCCGCATCTTTTTAGATAATTATGCAGTGCTGACGGGAGTTGAACCCGCTCCGTACGCCGTGACAGGGCGACATCTTAACCGTTTGACCTCAGCACTATGAGAAAAAGATAGTAAGTGTTGATCTTGGTTGTCAACTTTGGCTACACAACCCCGTTGCCAGATGATGTTTCATTCTTCAAACAGAGCATCTTACTTCGTTCTAGTTTTACCACCTGCTAGTTCACCCAGGAATTTCCTTTACTTTCATGTTAAAGCCGAGTACATAGAGTGAATACGTTCAGGCTCAGTCACTTAACAACCTATCTTTTAGGTTCTTTACTTTTGATGTGAGATTCGAACTCACCTATCCGGATTTTTCCCAAAAAATCAAAAGTATCAAACTTTGTAGCGGGAGTGGGAGTCGAACCCACGTAGTTCGGCTTAGTACCGGAATAAGGATTCGAACCCTAATATTCCAACTATTTTCCGGTAACCAACTAATTAACAGTAAGTTGGATACTTTATTGAGACCGAGCTGGAACCACCTCCAGTCTATCCCGCACTATTTCTTTAAAAACAAACTGACTACTGTGGATGAGCTAAATGATTAGCAAAATTAGCAATCTAATTGCAATTCTGTTTCCCCGTTTTTTCTTCTGTATTACGTCGGATCCAGTTTGTTGATTTTTTTGCGGGCTGGGGTGGACTTGAACCACCAACCATAATCTTAACAGGATTCCGCTCTACATTGGAGCTACCAGCCCTTTAATTTTCAATGAATTCTTTTGCTATTTTAATCCATTGTTTTGGATTATTAAAACATTCTTTCCACGATATTCTTAAAATTTTCCATCCAAATTCAGTACACTTTTTCATTTTTCTCTCATCTCTTTCTTGATATTCTTTAAATCTTTGATGTTGTGAACCATCAATTTCAATACCTTTCATTTTATGCACCCATGCAAAATCAATTGAGTAAATACTACAAGAATACTCTCTTTCATACAATTTATCATTAAACTCATTTTCTATTACTTGCATAAACCATTTTTCAGGATAAGAAGGTTCATTATTCCATCTACTTTTTCCAATATTCCAAGCTCGTCCTTCTTCGTGTGCTTTTTTCATTCCTCTAGAAACATTTTGTTTGTGTTCTACTGTTAATGATTTTCCTTCTTGTGATGTTTTTTGTCTATTAGGATTTTCTTTACAAACTCTTTCGTGATTAGTTGCACCTTCTTTTGTAGTTATTTTCAATCTACCACAATATTGACAAGTGTACTCCTTTTTTAATTTTTCTTTGTTTCGTTCTATGCTTGTTCCATGAACTTTTTTATGATCTTGTAATTCTCTTCTTGTTCTAAAAACTTCTTCACAAATTTCACATTTCCAATTTCCAAGTGCATTCTTGTTTTTTCTACCTACTTTAGCTCCGATAGATACACCCAATTCTTTTCGTACTTCTAATGAACGTTTGGCAAGATACTTTCCTTTACAACTTAATGAACAAAACCTTGTATGTCCAAAAAATTCAATTTCACAATTTTCACAATTTCTTAAAGTATCAATAATTTTTCGAGGCATAGTAATCTTCTTTTTACTATGTATCTCTATTTTTATTGGGCTTATTGCCTTTTCATTTTAACTATTGTACCTAATTAAAAAAACAGAATTACCAAACTTCAATGTTTTAAGGTTTAACATGCCGCGGAACCCGCCTCTAATTCACCTTGGGAGATGTTTTACTAGTACCATATTGCAGACCCTCATCGCAATGTTTAGTATTCTGTTGTTGTTTTTTCTTTGATTTCCTAACCACTGAGGTGTTAATCTACATGGACTAACACCTCTAATGATAATTTCAAATCAAAATTCTGCCAAACCATAAGGATTCGAACCTTACACCCGCCCGTCTTATCGGTCAATTAGACCTACACAGACAGGCTGTTCCCTCTAAACTATGCTCGATCGGAGATTTCGAACTCTCCAGGTTATTAAAACGTCTTTTAACAACTTTGTACTCCCACGGGGATTCGAACCCCGATTTAGTGATCGAAAATCACTTATCCTAAACCCTTAGATGACAGGAGCATAATAGCAAATCCATTACAATTCCATTTTAAGAGTTTACCCATAGGATCCCTCGTTCATGGTAGTAAAGTGAATCTGCTTTTTTACTTTACTTTTTCATTCAAGATGTCAAAGAACAGTACAAAAATACTAAAAATTTCAATACCAACTTCTAATAGTTGGAAAAAGTTACTAACAATTTTAGTTTTTTGCTCTTTTTGTTTTGCCGTCCCCGGGAGGTTCGAACTCCGACCTACTCCGTGACAGGGAGTTATGCACGCCATTACACCACGAAAACGGTAAAATTTTTCACTTTTTCAAAGTACTCTATGCTATTTGCATTTTGCATTTTGCATTTTTGAAACACAAAAATAGCACTTTTTTCTTTCTGATTTTTCAGTTAGTTCAGAAAGTTACTAACAATTTCATCATTTCTCTTAAAACAAAAAAACCCGAACTTTTTTGGATTCGGGCTTTCATTGTTTCTTAATTATCTCACTTACTTCATCTACTACAATAAAAACCCATATCACAATCAACTTTATCATCCATTCTCTCAATGATAAAATCCACTATGTTTTCCCAATTCTTTCTAAAATTAATTGCTTGAAGTTTCATTATTGTAATTTTATTGTTTTAATTATTATGCGCGAGTTATAAAAAGTTTTAGTTTAAAGTATCAATTTCTACAAAAGTTGTATCTATATCATAATTTACTGTATCTACAACAAATTCCAAAGAATCAATTTCAATTGTTTCATTGTTTACTTTATGCCCGTATGAACAAGCTGTTGCTACTAAGATAATACTAAGTAATAGTCCTACTAATTTTTTCATGTTATTGTTTTAATTTTTTAATCTCTTTTCTTTACTATCTATTCCGATTTTTAAAAAAGTTTTTCCACTTTTTAATTTTTAGTAATTTTTTGCAATTTTAGTCGATATGTCTCATGAAAATTTCACCTAATTCATCACCACTCACTCTATTTTTCGGCAACAACTTTTCAATTTCATCCCAAACTTTATCAGTCCATTCCCAATCTACATGACACATCTGATTTTCAGCCTTTCCTAACTTTTCTACTTTGTAATTATCAACCCATTGTTCTAATGAAATTCCAGTTTTTCCTTTTTCTGTTGCTAAGGTTCCATTATTACCAAAAACTTTCACAATTTCTTTTGCAATTTTTTTAGGATCTACATCAACCCAATCTAAACTTTTTGCTTCAGTAACAAACTCTTCTAATGTTTCTAATCTTTTCATTGTTGGTCTTAATTTTACTTTTTGTACTTCTTAGAAAATTCTCTAATTATATCACTTGATCCTAATCCATGAACACCCATTGTTGGATCACCATCTTGACTAAAACTTTTACTCATTCTAACCCCCTTATCATTTCGATAAACAATATTAACACTATCACCAGGCGCATTTACTTCCAAAACTTTAACAACATTTCTAACACCTCTTTCAGTCAAAATTTTTTCTGCATTATTAAAAACAAAATCTTTTAATTCTTTTTTCTGTTCAGAATTAAGATTAAGACCTAACATTGATTCAGAAAGTTGTTCAGAATTATCAGACTCAACTAATTTTTTCTGAAATTCTTTGTTTGAAATTTCTTCTACATTCAATCCTGGAGTTGCAATAATTTGATCGACAAACTTTTCAAATTCTAATCTTTTTGAAGGATTTACATCATAATTTGCAACTACATCAACTCTCCACATTTTCCAACCTATTGCATAGTACATCCTTGCAATTGTATCTCCATATCCATCAATAACTACCATATCATCAAGTTCATTTCTAACTTCAGTCTCCCAATTCTTATGGTATCTTTCTACAATCCCCTTCAATTTCATCATAGCTTCAATTCCACCTGAACTATTAATTCCATATGGAACTTTACTTGTTTCGTTAGTAACAAACTCATCTAATGTTTGAACTCTCTTCATATCTTTAGAAAATTTTAAGAAATTCTTTTAAAGTAAACTTGGCATCCCATTGTTCTAAGTATGAAAAAGCTTCTTCCTTCCAATTTTGATCAAACTTAACATCAGGATGTTGTTTCATAAAAAGCATAGTCCATGCTCTTGCTGGTTCTAAATTAAACTTACCATTACTGTGCATCATGCTACTTGCAAATTCATATGCATAATGTTCTGCCGTTCCTTCTCCGTTCACAAACCCTTCTTTAAGATTTTCATTTTTCTTTGATTTAGACTGAAACAATTCTCTTAAATTATTACCATCTTCATCCATCAAGAAAAAATCTAAAGTTCCATTTTCTCTTGCTTTCTTGCTGAAAAATGCTTCGGCTTTGGCTCTTGTTTTAAATTCTTCTTCTATCTCACATTGTCCCTCTTTATTGTATCCATTAACGTAAAATGCCTCATTAATAGAATTAATGTAATCACCTAATTTTGTTTCAACTCTTTGTTTCATTCTGTATTCTTAATTTTAAGTTGCTATCATTACTTGAACTGAAATCATGTAATTTTGAGGATTTTTAATCCAAATTGTTTCATTCAAATTCATATCCTGTTCTGTTACATCTGAATCTGAACTTAGTACAAACATCTTACCCATTCTACGCCAATTAATTAGTTCCCAATGACCTGTTTTTGCATGTTCTTGATACTCATCATCAAAAGCATACTCTAAATGTTTTTGATTCGACCCTGGAATACTACCAGTTCCCCCGCCTGCACCCGATCCACAATTATTACCCATTGGCATAAAAGCACTCATAGATGCCATTTGTGGCGAAATTCCAAACGGTAAAACATTGACATTAGTTCCTGGTATTCTATTACCACCTGTCATCATTCCTGGCATTGTAACATTTCCTGTAATATCACCAAAATTTGGCATTAAAAACATGAACTTACAACGACCATTAGGATAACGAATTGGATTTTGTATCTGAATTGCTGGTATTTGAACATTATTAATAGTCATTAACCATGCTAACTCAACTCCAAAATTAATAGTTGCTATTTCAAAAGTTCTTGTACTATTGTCGATATTGATAATTTCAACATTTGAACTAAGACAACAACTTTTTTTGAGTTCTGTTCTAAAATTTTGCATCAAAGTAACAAAACTTGAAGATGATGTAAACTCAATAGCATTTTCTTGTCCTTTAATTCCGGTCATTACCATTACAGGTCGATTCTCTTCAAGTAAGGATTCAGGTATTTCAACTCGTCTAATATCTCTACGCTCTCCTCTTGATCCAATATTACCTAACTCAATTCTTGTAATTTCACCAGGTCTTACTGTAACTGTTGTAATTAAGTGTCTCTCAATAGTTTCAAAAAAACCTGCTAAAGAAAAAGATCCCAAAGTTTGAGAACCAAAAATAATTCCAAACTTCATAGGATCTAAGAATTGTAGTAAAATTTTATTATTACAAAGTGTTGGACACTGAAGTCCGAGATTGTTAGTTAACATTACAATTTTTTTTTGTCTCAATACTCTTCCTAACTTGCTGTTCTCTTTTTCTATCTGCTTCTTCTATTCCATACTTTTCTACCCAAATATCATATGCACATCTACCAAACATAGGATTATCTTTACCTGTTTGCGTTCCTCTTCTTTGTTTAGATTGCAATTCTCTTGTTTCTAAAGATGCTTTTCTCCCCTTACCCTTTGCGCTCATTTTTTGCTTAGTTGTTTCTGGCTCTTTATACCAACCATTTTCTTTTCTTGATTTAATCCATTTTTCTATTGTTTTGGTTGATGTTGGATTTTTTTTTCAAATCTTTCAAGTTGAGCTTTGCTCAATTTTTTTCTTACTTCTTCTGTAAATTCTACTCGAGTTTTAGCAATATGTTCAGGTGTATGCTTTTTTCCTTTTAATGCTTTAGAAATCTTCTTATTAACATCTTCACCAAAATTTCCACCTTGTCCACCCTTTGCAATATTGTAAACCAATTCTGGATACAAATCTTTGTAATGAGCAATCCAGTAAATTTCTCGATTATTAAGTTCTTCTTTAGACTGTATGTTATCTTCTAAAATTTCCTTTCCAAAAGCATTTTTTCCATACTTTTTAAGTGCATTATTAAAATGTCCAGCTCCAGAACCCAAATATCTCTTTGATTCGTTTGGTGTCTTTGAAGACTGTCCAACGTAAATCATTCCATTAATTTTACATGTAGTTTTGTAGATGTACATCTAAATTTCACAAATTTTAAAGATAATTATTCATGCATAAATAGTTATCTTTCACTATTTATTCCAGATTATTTTTGAACTCTTTTATCCAATACCCGGAATTATATGAGGATGCACATCAGGATTATTACCAATTACTTTAGTTATTGTTTCAGTTTGTTTTTCAGATTCTAATGGTTTTTCCATTTCAGCTTTTTCGATATACTCATCCATTACCTTTGCAAAATTATCCTTTTCGCCTACTTTAAATTCTTCAATTATTTCATCGGGTATTATTTCTGTATTCAGATTTTCTAGATCATCAGGAACCAACTCTTCTACAATAGGTTGCGTTTCACCAATAGTTAATGGTTTGTTTAACAAAAATTCTAATGATTTTTCATCTTGCAAATTTGGTAAACCATATGAGTCATATCGTTGATTTGCAAGTATCGCACCGGTTTCCTGTTTTTCAGGTCGGATGTAATCTACTAAAGTTTTGATAAAGCCAAGCGCAACTATTGGAAGAATAGCACCGGAAACTATTGCTAAAATTCTTTTCTGTGTAATTATTTCTAAATCTGCAAGTCCAAACAATTCTATCCACCCTTGATAATTTTCTAAGTGTGCAAAAGCAAAATAGGTATTTCCTGCCGCTTGATAAATTGTAAGAATAATAAACAAACCCCAAACAATCCAAGCTTTCATTTTATCCATGATAAGTATACTACAAAGTGAGGCCATAGCACCTAACTCAAATGCTATTGCAAGTGCTATTGCCATGCCTCGTGTATTACTAAGTTCAAAAAACTCAATAACATGTAACATTGAAATTACACTCACAAAACAATACAAACCCGCCATAGTACAAAGTATGAACCAATGGATGATTTTGTTTTTTCTTGAATCCATCTTTACTTCTTATCAGTCTCAGAAACTTTCACTGTTACGTTTGTGGGCTTTTCCAATGATTTAGTAACTAATCCTGTTTTTTTATCATTTTCTGCTTGTAATACAGTAACTTGTGCACCAAGTGCAGCTTTTTCTCTTTCAAGTTCGATGATGTAAAAAGACTGTGCATTAATTGTTGAATCCTTTTCAACTATTTGCACTTGCATTTCTTTTTGAACTTTTTTAACATCATTTTTAGATGTACAACTATTACAAGTACTCATCATTGACATCAAGAAAAGTGTTACAAAACCAATCCAAACGTAGATTTGGATGTTTTTTAGTACTTCCTGGATTTTTTTGATTTCGTCCATTATTGTCCTATTTTTTCAGTTCTTCCTCAACCTGATCTGGATCTATGCCATTTTCTACTGATGCCATTCTAAATTGTAGTTGTTCAAATTCTTTTCGCATAGCATCCATTTTAGATTTCGGAGTGTTAATTAATTTCAGTAATTCATTGTATTCTATAGTTCCTTCTGTACCAATTCCTTCTTCTTTTGATAAAAAGTAGTAAAGTGCTTCAATTTCGATAGGTCCCATTAAAAATTCTTTACTTTTTCCACCTTTTAAGAAATCTTTAAAAACTCTTTGTAATTCAACAATACCAAGTACCTCAGTAAATTTCCATTTTGCTTTAGTTTCTACAAAATTCAAAAATTTCTTAGCCGATTCTGTACCACCATCCACTAAAAACCTTTTCACATCAAGATCTTTCTGTAGATCTTCAAGTTTTTTAGTTAACTCTTCTAACAATTTTTTGTTTTGTTCTTTCTTTAGTTCTTTTTCAGTTGTTACTTTTTCTACTGTAACATTTTCTTCTTTTTTCATCTCTTAGTTTTTCTTTTTATTGTTTTAATCTTCATTAATAATCTCATACTCTAAAGTGTACTCTTCTAAATTCATGTTTTCTAAAACTTCAAAACCATTTTCCTGTAAAAACATTTTAATAGCATTTTTTACTTTAGAATAATTATCATCTTCTAAATCCATGAATTTTAAATTTGGAAAAAATGGTTTAATTTTTTTAAAAACTACCCCTTTGTGTTCTTCTTTATCTTTTAATCCAGAATCATTTAATTCAGATGGATAATTTTCTGTTCGTATTTTGTGTACTTTAATTTCATCAGCCCAAGATAAAATATCAAGACAAAGTACATTAATAACATCCTCTTCTCCTTTTTTCATACCAAAAGTTGATAATGGCTTATGATAAGAAATTCTTATTATGAAAACAATTTTCTTGTTTTTCTTTACTTTAATGTAGAGACTATCTCCTAAATTACCCTTTTTAATAGTATGGTTTTTAATTTCTCTGATTTTTAATAGTGCTGATTTTAAATCAATTTCTTTAATATCAACATCATTAGAATCATCAACAAATAATGAAAATTCCATTTCAAACAATTTTTCAACAAAATTATCCAATAATGATTTTTCACAAAATTCTTTAAACATTTCCATAATATCTTCCTTTACTATCTATTCCAAAAATTTTGGCCTAATTTTTTCTTAAAACGGGCAAATCATTCCTACTTTGTACTTTCCTTCTATGAACTCGTAACAATCCCTAAAAATCTTCTCAAAGTAAGCATAGTAAATCTCTTTTTCAAACTCTGAAAGTGTTATCTTTTGAAATCCTTGATTTGCATCTGGATATGCTACAAAAATTACACCCTCTTTAATTTTCTTTTCGTAAAATTTCTCAAAAGCAACCCAATAAGCGGAAAGTTGTAACTTGTACTTCAAAACTTTATTACAACATGGATCTAACTTTTTTGAAGAAGATTTGTAGTCGCCTAAAATGAGTTCATTCTTTTGATTAACAAAAATGATGTCGGTTCTACCAGCATAACCTAAATCAAAATTTGCCATTAATCCTTCAATTAAAAATGGCATTTTTAACTCTTCTTCAAATCCACCATTCAAAATACTGTAAGCCATATCTCTTGCAGTATCTATCATAGTCTTAGGAAAAAACTCTTCAAATTGTTTTGGTGTTTTCTGTTGCATGTATTGTAATGCTTTATCTTTATCCTTAAAATGTTTCATTGCTTTACAATAATTCTCAAGAAATCCATGCATAATAGTTCCTCTATCTGCACCATTTTTAGAAACTTCTGCAAACTTTTCAGGTCCTAATAATTCTTTCAACTCTTCTAAATCCGGATCTTTGATATGACTAAGAACCGATGTAACAGATGGGAATCTGTAACAATCAGCTTCATAATCAATAGTGTAAAATCCGTATTCTCTTGTTCCTCTAATTTCCTTCATGCCAATTAGTGTTAATTTTTGTCAAACGATTAAGCATAACTTGCATTGATTTAGGTTTATCTTCAAGTAATCCACAATATGGTAAGCAAACCTCACCATAGATTTTTCCAAAATTTAACAAAATTACCTCACACTCAGTTGTTCTTCCTTTATCGAGTGTGTACTTTTGAAATTTTAGTAATTCTGGACAATTGATGTAAGGTCCTTCTTTTTGTGATTCTTTTGGTTTCATAATTAAAGTAGTTTGATTCCGTAAATTGCTCCTGTAATAATAGCACCTAATACAATTAAGTACCAAATTGTTCTTATCCAAGTGAACTTCCGAAAAATCGGTGAGTAAACAATAAGAAATGATTGATCTGAAAGTTGCTGAATTGCCGGAAAAACAATTTCAGTCATATCAAGAGAAACAAGGTAATCATTAATTGGCTTAATTTTATCTGCAATTTTTGCACGTTTAACAAGGTCTTCTTCGCCTACATCTTCTTTTCTAAGATTAATTACAGTGTAGATTCTACCAACCCAATCTGCTCTTAATCTCAAAGTATTCCATATATCACCTTTCTTTTTCTCTTTTTTGATAGTTCTTCGGATGTAGAAATAATAAAGTATCTCTCTCCAATATAGTCCAAATGTAGTCATTATAGTGTAGTATTTTTAATACGGATTGTTTTCATACTCGTAGCGATAAGCAAAGTAATCTTCAACCAAATTTTGATCTTCTTTATTGGTCATTTTTGCTAAGTGTCTACGAGCTTTACAAACCCATCCTTTTACTGTGTTTTCATTTTCATTCATTAATTCAGCAACTTCATTAAATTGGTATCCCTCAATATCTTTAAGCAAGAAAGCTGTTTTCCAATTTTTGTACTTCTCTGATTCTGGAAAATTCAAAATCATTGTTTTAACCATTCCATACAATTCATCAATAACATTGTTATCTTTGTAAGTATCAAACTCCTCATTCATTTTGTAGGAATATTGAATAGAGTTAAGAGGAGATAAAGTTACGTTTGTTGTGTCTTCATTTCCACCATCAATAGAAGTTGTTCTAAAACTGTTTCTTTTTGAAAGTAAAACGTCATTGTATGCTATTTTGTAGATCCAAGTTGAAAAAGCACCAAATTCTGGATTATATTGATGGATTTTTGTCCAAACTTTAACAAAAACATCATTGATGATTTCTTTTCTTTTTTCTTGGTTAGGTTCAATTTCCATGATATGCTTGTGCAAACCCGGTGTTAATCTCTTCACAATTTGAGTGTATGCTTCTTCTGATTTAGTATTGATAAATTCAGTTGCAAGCAATTGAATATCTTTAGTGTTTCGTTGTTCTTTAGCTTCTTTTGTTTTTTTCGTTGCCATCGTGTTAGTGTTTAAAAGTTGGTAAAAATAGTGAAAATTAGTTTACGTTCTTTAGTTCTTTGTCAAAAGTTACGAACAATTTTCTTTTAACTCAGATTGGATAATTCTTTTAATAGTATCATCTATCAATCCCGGAGTATCATTGTATTGGATTATTGTCTTTAGATTATTAAGTACTGAATTTTGTGGTCTTTTGGCTATTGTAGATTCTTTATCTGTATCAACCGGTATTAAAGTGCATTCATTAGGAATTTCAAGTTCTATCATCTTTTCTTGAATTAATCTTGCAAAATAATACCAAGAATTAGATGGCGCATTTCCATAGTGTAAGATGTCAATTCCTTGAATAGGACCTTTAATCATACATTGTGGCTTGCATTCATAGTCATTAATCAAGTGCATCACAAATTCTGCTAAATCATGTCCGGATGTTAACTTAGTCCATTGATCTCTAACTACTTTAAGATCTTTGAAATTTGCATTATCTTGAAATTTTTTAATCATAGTTTTCACAAAGTTCTTACCATAAGTAGAAACTAATCCTGAAATTCTAATGATAAAACCTACCGGATTTTCATGTAGTACGTATTGCTCGCCCAATTGTTTTGAAAAACCATAGAAATTGGTTGCTCTTTGAAACACAATATCATCTCCTTCAACATACTCACCTTTCTTAGTTCCATTAAAAACGTAATCTGTTGAAAAATGGATAAACTTGATATTTTGCTCTTTACATCTAAGTGCCATTTCCTGTGGAACTAAAGCATTTAAAGTAAAACAATTTAAAGTATCATACTCTGCTTTTTCTACATCTGTGTAACCAGCACAATTAATTACAATATCAGGATGTGTTAACCTAAAATAATTTGAAAGTCTAGTCTTATCTTCAAGACAACATTTCATTAAATCAAGCTCATGTCTTGTCAAGAAAACAAAATCATGTTCTGGATAATTCTTGTGAATCTCCTTGAAACACTGTCCCAATTGACCAGTTGAACCAAAAACTAAAATTCTCATTATTCTTTCATTAAGTTAGTTACTCTGTAAACTGTTGTATCACCTGAAAGATCACAATCAACAAAATTTTGACATTGATTGAAAACATCATGATATTGCAAATCACAATACTCACAAGGAACAGGCATTGATTCTTTTGTTTCTATTTTAGTAAAATCCAAGCATGTAATAGCAAAATTTCCATACTTCATTGCTTCACCGGGCTTTAAATTTGCTGGTAAATGGCAAGTTTCATTTTCTTCATTTTTGTAATAACTCGGAAGATGTGGTACAATATTGCAAACCCCTCCGATAGGATTTTCAACATCTCCTTTGTATCTCGGAATTAAGTGCATATGTTCATGCTCTACTGATTGACCAGCATAAAAACCTCGATTCATTCCGATGTTCATACCATCAGGATGGAACTTTACTTCTAAAATTTTAACTGTATCTTCAATCAATTGCCAATACTCATTGTACCACTTTGATTTTAATCCTCGGTGATCTTTACAAACAACAAGTGCATGACCTTTGCAAATTGGAAACTTGTTGTAAAACGAAACACAATTTTCTGTTTCTATGATAATTTCATGACCCAATTCTGCAACATTACAGAATGGACAATCTTCTCTTTTCATTAGTAGTATTTTAGTCGTTCTTAGTTTGCTTTTCTTCTTTCTCTTTCTTGGCTTCGTCGAGATATCCCAATTGTTCTTCCCAACATTCAAGTTCAAATTGATGTTCTTTAATTTTTTCCAAAATAAAATCTCTATCGTATTCTTGAAATTCATAGTGATCACCATGATCTGTTGTAATAGAGATATTGTTCTTACGGTACTTGTTCCAATCAAGACCTAATTTATCAAGAACAGTCCAAAGAAATCCGCGTATTTTTCCAATTTCTTCTTCATCAAATTCATGCCAACCATCTACGAAAGTAGGCATTTCAAAAACTGTAGTATCAATTTTTTCATTATCTGTATCATCCCATTCTTGAGGACCCCAGATATCTCTCCATATCACGCCATTTTCCGCGCGTTCAATTTCATGTCTCATAGTATTTTGTAGTAATTTTAATTCTTTTTTAAAACTCTGCTTAGTTTTAATATGCTGAAAGTTCAAAAAGTTTTAGTTTGGTATCTTCTTTTTAATCAAAGATTCCCATTTTTCAAAACCTTCCAGAATATGTTCTAATAAAGCTTTTTCTGCAACTTCGTAAGAATAATAGCCTGTTTTTGCATGAATTAAACCAACTCCAACATCAAAAGTCCATTCATATGTTGGCTCCATTAAAACATCATCCACTCCTACACCAACACCACACTTAATCTTAAAATCTAGATTATTTCTAAACCAAGATATTGCTTCAGAAATTGATGGTATTGTCCACTGTTCTCTTGCAAAATCTCTACAACTTTCTGCTCTTTTCTTTGATGTTCTTGCAAGCACCCATCTTTCTGAATCATCTCCGGAAAATTCAATACAATCATAGTAACAAGCTTTATTCCAAGATGTTCTAAAAATTTCATCTTTACTCTTTTTATCACTTCTTAATGATATGCAATCTTTACAATTAGGTTCACTTCTATCAAAAAGATTATCTTCTGACCAACTTTGTGGAAATCCTAATTTCTTTAATTGCTTAGCTTGTTCATTTGTAACAAATCCTTCCATAATATTCTAATTAAAAGTGTAACCGTTCTTAATGTATGATGTTGCTATTGTTCTTCTAATTGCTGGCACCTCTGTTTTCTTTATCAAAGTAACATCCTTATCAATTTGAGGAGATGGTAAAATTTTCTTCTCAATTAACTTTACTGTAAAAACCTTTTCACACTCATGACATTTTATCTTACCATTATCATAGTGAATTAAAACCTTAGTCCCGCAATAAGGACAAAAATTAGGCAATGTTTTCATAGAGTCCTTCTTTTTCAAATTGTTTATCAAGTTCATCCCAATTTACCATCATTCCACAATCATAACCTGTTTGTTTTAGTGGTATTTTTGAACACCAATCATCAATGAAAATTGTATTCTTTTCATGAAATAATTTCCAATCCCAAGGCCATGGTGTCAATTTTTTATCAGTATGCTTGTCTATCTTGATATTAATACTATTAATATACTCTTCATCATTAATTCTGTTTCTATCCGTAATAAACATCCAAGCACTATCAAAAAATTCTATACTATCATCAAAAGACTCTTTACTTAATTCAATTCTTGTAGTATTGAGAATAATTTCATGACCTGCATTTTGTAACTTCATCAATGGTTCTACAAAACCATAATTAGGTCTACCCATTCTAAGATAGTCATGTTCTACTACTGTTCCGTCAAAATCTAAGTAAATGGTGTACTTTTTCATTAATTTAATTTGCTTTGCATGTAACTGATTATTCTACTCACTAATTCTAGTGCTGCTTCGTCTTTGTCTTTGTAATTTTTGTTAGTATAGTGATGTGTTCTTTTTTCTGTTGAATTGATATCTTGAAAAGCACCAAAAAATTCTGCACCTGTTTTTGTATCAAAGTACATGTGAACAACCGGATGAATTTCATGAACTTGATAAAACCACCGGAAAACTAAATCTACCGGAGGTGCTGAACAAACATTAACAACTTCATCTCCATCAAAAAGTCTTTCTGATAAATCTTCATTGTTGGTTGTATTCCAATTGTAAGCATACTTATCTCCATCGTCATCTAACCAACCACCATCAACATGATAGTATCTTTCACAAAACCAATTAAAACCTACATCTTTTAATTCTAAAGCTTGTTCAAAAGAAACTAACTGTAATGACTCACCTAATTTTTCAATTTCCATAATTCTCTAACTGTTTAATTGTTCCCATGCTTTATTTTGAAGATTTAAATTTTGCACATGCTTTACCAACTCTTCAATTTTTGGAAAAAAATCTTTTTCTTCTTCAATAGTCGGATAATATTGTTCTTCATACTCCGCCATCATCTTTTCAACTTCTTCATCACTTTGATTTGGATTTTTAGCAACAAAAGATTTTGTTAAATTTTTGTGCAAGTATTCCATTTTATCCAAACCTCTCTTAATTCCACTACTTTCATTAAGTCCGGTGCTAGGTCCTATCTTCTTATTCTTTCTTTCTACACTTCTTAATCTATCTTCCAGTTTTTTATTAATAACAATTTGTTCTTTAATGATAAGCCATAAAATTTTCATTATTTCTCTTTGTTCAATCATACTGTTTCTTCAATTTTTTCTTCTGTTGTTTCTTCAATAGCTTTAACCATTTCTTGTGCAAGAGTATCTTTTGCTTCTTGGATTTCATTAGCAAGTAAAGCAATAAGACGTTTTGCCATTTCATCTCCAAATTGTAATTTGAACTCTACTTTCTTGTTTGCAAATTCAATTGAACCCGAGTATGTTTTACCATAATCTGAATATCGAATCCAAAGATTTTCAAGATGTAATTTTTCAAGTTTCTTTTCAGCCATATTGTTTAGTAATTTTCTAGTTCTTCTAAATCTTCTTGTTCTAATTCTTGTCTTAGAGTTTTTGGTTTGTTTAAACCTTTCTCTACGTATTGTTTAGCGCCTTGAATTAAGTAATTTTCAAGTGCTTGTTGAATTTCTTCTTCTGTTCCTTCTTCAGGAAGAATACCCAAAAGTTTAAAATCCTCTAAAAATTGTTCCGTTACTTTAGTTTTAATAGTCTGATCATCTAAAATAATAGTATAAAGATTCCCTTCTTTTAATATTTTGATATCTTCCATTACTCAAATCTTTTTAATTTAAACACGAATTTTCCCAATAGTTTTAGAAAATTGAACAACCGATTAAAATTCCAAAAACAAAAACCACAGTACAAATCAAAACCACATACAAAGATTCTTCATCTACTTGTTCTTGTTGTTTAATTTTTTCTAATTCTCTTTGTAATCTTAGATTTTCCATTTTTAAACTAAGATTCATGTTATTTTTAAATACCGGATTCATTACTTTAATTTTAAAAGTTCTAACAATTTTTCACGTTCATTTGGAAACCATCCCATTATTACCCCTTCGTAAAGTCGTTGCAAGATATCTCCAATTCTTTTACCTTCATATCCTGCTTCTATTGCATCATTACCATTAATTTTCAAATCCTTTACGTATGCCGGCAATATCTCATCTCTCATATCATGCAAGTACCTTCTTACTTCATCATCTGGCACAACATTTTTAGTAAAACTAAAACTATCATTCGTAATCTTCACCATTTTACTTGCCAAAATTCCCGGATGTTCAAACCTGTTTTTCTTGTAAAATAGAATGGCTTTCATCTGTTTATATGTGCTTGTTTCACCCTTCAAAACTTCTTGATAAAATTCCGGTGCTTTAGAATGACAACCGCAAATGATAGTAAAAAACTCACCCATTGTATTGTACTCGTAAATTCCTGTCTTTAATCTTCCAATCTTAAGATCTTGAACTGAATTAATTACCCATTGCATACTACTATTAAAGTATTGATGAAAATTCAACTGTCTTAATAATTGGTAAGTCTTAATAGCACTGCCATTTTTCATAGCAATTTTAACAAACTCTTCATGTATTCTCTCGCCAGGAATTTCTTTAATCAACTTCATATGTTCTCTCATCAATTGGAAAGTTCCATCTGTTATTGAAAAATCAAACCGAATAGAAAATTGAACAGCCCTTAAAATTCTCAATGGATCATCAAGAAAAGCTTGAGGATTTGTCATTGTAATTCTACGTTTTTCAATATCAGCAATTCCATTAAATGGATCCACTATTTTCCCTGTTTGGATGTCAACTGCAATACTATTAATTCTGAAATCTCTACGCAAAAGATCCTCTTCTAAAGTTACTTCACTTCCTGAAACAACTTCAAACCCTTTGTGACCTTCTGCAACTTTCTTGTCGATTCTTGGTGCTGCAATATCATACTCAATTCCGGTATCTGAAGATTTAAACTTTACAACCGCAAAACTTTCTCCAACAACATCTACTTTACCAAAGTAAGTCAAAGATTTTCTAATCTGTTCAATATTAAGCCCTTCAACTATGATGTCAATATCTTTATTAGGTCTACCCATTAAATAGTCCCTTACAAAACCGCCAACATAATATGGCTTTCCACCTATTGCAATAAGATTTGTAATGAATGGTTCTTGGTTTACTATTCGTTCACATTCAAGTTCCAATAAAATCTTACCTGCTTGTGTCTGTGCATTGTTAATTATTACTATTCCTTCCATTACAACCATTCTTTAATTGATTCGTAAATTGCTCTTTTGTCTACTTCCTCATTAGTATTCGGAAAATCTAACAAAATTGATTTTGCACAGTTAATTCTGGCATTTGCTTCTTTAAGCATACCTAATTCTATCATTGCTTGTGCATCTGAAAGATAGGACATTATTGACATGGAAATTCTAATTGTGTTCATCTTAGTAATTGATTTTAAGTTGATAATTTGATTGATTTTCTTCTCTCTGTGCTTTAGCTACTGCTTTAGCATTTGCAATTCTCAAAAGTTGACCAGCATACTTTTTCATTTTCTTACGAACGTAAGGGATTTGCTTTTCAGTAAGATGTCTTCCTTTGTTAAGATGATTGGCAATACTCGTTAAAAATGGAGCATCTGAACCATTAAAACCTACACCATTAAACTCTAAAGTAGATTGGTAAGATTTTTCTTGTTCAGTTTGGAATTCCCAAATTGCTACAACTGCTCTTTCTAACCAACGGATGTCAGTTTCCAGCTTCAGTTGGATGTGTTCTTTTGTTAATTTTTCTTGTGACATTTTGATTGAATTTTGATTGTTTTGATACTGTAAAAATACTAAAAATACTGATACGAAACGTCTTTAAAAGAAAAAAGTTACTAACAATTTCTCGATAGTAACTAAAAAAGCAAAATTTTTTGTTTTATCTTGTTGTAACCCCGGTACTTCCGGTAGAACCTGTTGTTCCTGTTTCTCCTGTAGGAGGACCATCTCCTGTAATTGGCATTATTATTGTATTGCTAAATGGATTTTCAAACTCAAATCCGATTTCTCCACTATTAGTACCAATTTCTCTTAAATCAAGATTAAATTTAGTACAACCATCTTCAATTATTCTCAATCTGATAAAGTAAGTACCAAATCCCAAAGTAACATCAGCCGCCAAATCAAATCCTTTGTTAGTTACAGTTTTTGCTATCAATTCCAAATTTTCATAGAACTCGCCTACATCTCCAAGATTTGCCGGTGCTTTGTAAACATAAAGCATACAACGCTTTGTCAAATCCCAAAAAATCAACCGATATTTTTTAGTATCATTATCTGCTATCGGATTCATGGATGATTTTAATTCACGACTATCAAATCCAGATGTTGCACTTTGATTAAGTCTTGTAATTGTAAACCATTTGTTTTCTTCTCGCTCTCCTTCCATATCCAAAATTGGTCTTCCAATATGATGACTAAAAAATCTGAATTGTTTTTTCTCGTTGATGTAAAGTGATGCTATTTCTCCTGCTGAATTTTCAATACCAAATTCTCTCATATCAACAGGCGGGCATTCTGAATCTTGAGTTAATCTAACATTTAAAATTTGTCCTAAGTTAGTAATTTCAGTTTGCAATAATTGGTCTAACTTAATATCTAATGGTGCAAACTCTTCTTTTACAGTCCCGGGTTCATGATGCACTAAAAGTATTCCTGAAATACCCCCAGATTGTCCTTCATATTGTGAACCACTTCCAATATAGTAAACTCCATGAATATCAAGTCTACTTAACGGCTTATTCCAATAATTCTGACCACTGATGTATGCTTCAAATTGTGCGCTTGTGTTTTTAGAATAATCAAAAAATTCTTTAGTATAAAGAGGTGATTGATTTTCTTCTGTATCTTTAAGGTAAACTGTATGACCTGTCATTTCTTACTATTCCTTTTACTATCTATTCCGATTTTCTATCAAGGTCTGGAATTGGAAAAAATTCCATACAATCAATAGCACGATATCGCATCCCATCATAATTTTGAGATTTTGACATGTGATAATGACCATAAACCCAAAAATTCAAACTCTTTGTGTTTTTCTCTAAGTAATTAAAAATCTGATCCATCACTTTTCGTTCATAGTCGATGTCCTTGCTTAATTCTGAATCTTTTGAAATCCAATAGTCAATTCCATCTTTATTACTCGGTTCACACCAAGATGGTGCTCCATGTGCACAGATTACATCAATTTCTCCTGCTGATTTTAACAACTCTTCATCATAAACAGGTAACTCCGCATCACCCCAATAAGAACTTCCCAATTTTCGATCTGTCCTATCAATAGAAACACCACCACCTACACAAAGTATTCTTTGGTTTTTTGTCTCTACTACTGTGTAATCTGGTACAAAAGCAATATTGGTAAACATGTTAAAACTTCCATCAAAATAAGTAGGATCATCATGATTTCCACGTACTACAATAATCAAATTTTTGCTAGATTTAGCAATAGTATCTAACCGTGCAAAGTCATCTTTATGGTAGTTAAACTTGTGAAAACCAACTCCAATATCACCGCAAAGAATAATAACACTATTCTCAATATTGTAACGCTTTTTAATCCTGTAACCTAACTCAGATGTCTGACCATGAATATCACCAACAGCAATAACATTACTGTATTGTTTTGCTCGTTTAAGAACATTAATCAAACTCATTGTTTTTAGTCTTTTTTAGTTCTTTAAATCTTCACGTTTCAACTTGTGAAAGAGAAAATTAAAAGCAAGGTAGGACTGTTTCTTTTCTGGAATAGTAACAAATCCACCATCATAGATGGCATCTTCATAGACGTAAGTTTTGAAACAATCATTTTTATCCCATCCAACTGCTCTAATAGCAACTTTAACTTTACAAGAAGATTCCGGAAAAGTCTCGGTGTATGAAGATGTTTTAATAATAACTTGTTCTTCTTTAGTCATTTTGATCTTCTTTTAAAAGTGTAATGTTCTTAATAGTTTCAACATGCCAACCAAGTGTGGATGTTCTTTCCATGTTTTTCAACATTAAAGTATCATCTCCATCCATACCTCTGTAAAGACCATGCAAAACTTGACCATCCCATAATTCCATTTCTACCACTGGCCATTTTTCTTCTTCTCTAAGTTCATCTAATCTTGAAAGTGTTTCGTACTTACTCATTATTTTGTGTTTTAATTATCGGTAACATTTTGATTTTAAGATTCTTTGTCTGACTTCAAACCTTTCAAAAATCTTCTGACCATCTCCATTTTTCAACCATTCGATAGTTGTATCCCAATCCGGAAATTGAAGAGAACCAAAATGAATGAAAGTACCCTCAAAATCGGCTACACCATTTGCAATTCTATCATCTATCAAAAGATCTCCTTTTAAAAGTCCTTTATTGTGTGTTAAAATCAAACGCTTTTTAACAACTTTTCCAAGATATTCTTCTGCCCAGATTCTCTTTTGCATCCAAGCATCTGGACAACTCCATGGAGAGGTACTTGCAAGATAGAAATCAAAATGTTCTGATAACCATTGTACAGCATCATAAGCACCAGGAATTAACTCCAAATCTTTGTAAGCATTTTTTGCTCTTGTTAATTCATGTTCCTTAATACCTGCTACCCTATTTTCTTGTACTCTTTTATCATAATCTGCAACACATCCATCCATATCACAAAAACAAATCGGTTTGTTTGATTTTAAACTCGGTCTTAAGTACTCTTCCATTGTTCTCTTACTCATGTTAATCTTCTTTTAAAAGTTCTAACTGGATTTCCTCTTTCCAATTCATTATGATTTTGCCAATTAGTTTGTTCTACTTTAAGTTCTTTTTCTGCTTCTAAAGTTGCTAATTTAGCTTTAAGTAATTCTATTGCAATCTGCTTGTTTTGAAATTGCGAACTTCTATTGCTTGATGTAACTTTAATTCCTGTTGGTAAGTGTATTGCAACTACACAAGATTCTGTTTTGTTCACATGTTGTCCACCAGGTCCTGAAGATCTTGTTGTAGTAAACTCAACTTCATTTTCCTTAAAATCTTGAACCTTTGCAACTTCCAATCTTTTCACACCAACAAACCAATTCTTTCTTTTGTGATGTAATCGGTATGGACTGTTTGTTATCCAAAGTACTGTACCCTCCCATGATTTAACAAAATCTTCTACCTGTTTTTCATCTCCTTCTACTGTTATTATTGAAGAATACCAAGTTCTCTTTACCGGACCTGATTCACCCGCTAAAAATTCAACCTCTAATCCTTGTTCACTTCCTTCACAAATTATCTCTGAACATACTTCTACAACAACTCTACAACATTCTACTGGTCCTCTTCCTGAAGTTACTTGCAACCAAACTTTCATTTCTACTATAGTTTTACTTCAAATCTGTTTCTCATTCTTTCCATAGTTTCCTCTGGCACATTGTGAATACTTTTGTTTCCATGTCTATTCTCTACTATTACAGAATGGATTTGATAACCATACTTTTCTGCAAGTTCTGAATAGAAATCATACCATTCACTTGAAACTGTGTTAGTATTGGCTACAATTATTGTACGATATGGATCTTCATTGATATTGTAATCAAACTTCAAAGAATTAAGCCATGATGTTTGCATTGCAACTTCTACTCTATTTCTACAATTAGCATGTGCTTCACCCAATTTTCTTGCATCAAACTTGTACTCCCCATCTACCATAAAATAATCATCAGCACAAGCAATTGGATGTATTCCAGCTGAAAGTACTTCTGCTAAAGTTGATTTTCCTGCACCAGGTAATCCTCTTAAAACGATTAAACTCTTCATTCTATTTTAATTTTAAACACAAAAATACTGAAAATTTTGACACAAATCTCCAATTATTAAAAATAGTTACTAACAATTAGTATCTACTTCTTTCTGAACCCCAACATTTTTTACTACAACATGGACAATCAAAACTGTAAACATCTGAACCAAAATCTTGACTGTACTCGAAAATAATATCATCTACATCAATATCCACTTCAAATTCACACTTACAATTCTGACAAGTTGCATCAATTGCTCTTATTGGTAATACCCCTTCTTTAATTATTCTCATATCTTAGTTCCTCCTTCTAAATGATAGGTTTCTTTAATTGATTTCGGATTTTTCTTAAAATACTCGTCAATTTTTCCATAAAGCTGATGTCCATTACATTCTGGATTCCAGCATAAAGTTTTGTCATCTAAGTACAAATCAGCATAGATTTTAGGTCCTGGATTAGGTGCTAATTCTACTAAATTTTTGTTAATAGCATCATGCTTAATATCGTGCTCTTTAAGAAAATCAATCATTGCTTGATATGCTGCATGTGTTTCAGGAGTTCCATGGTCATGACGACAAGTCCAAATAATAATCTCCGCACCTCTATTCCAAAGTTGTTCTATGCAAACATTAATCAATGGTCTCATTTCTCCAATATCTGGATAATTTGAACCCATTGTAATTGTACCATCAAAATCTACTGCTATTGTGTACCCCTTTAAGTCTTGTTGTTTCATTTCTTTAATCCTATTATTGTATTGTTAACTTTTCCCATTATTTTTATCAAGTTTTCTTCAAAAGTTTCAGTTTTATCCCATTGATGAAAAAGATCAAAATTATGATATTCAGAACGATTAAAAATTACATCAGTAACTATTCTAACATGAATTAACAATTTAATTTCTTGATCCTCGTTCCAATAAAAATCTAAAGTAAACCAAACATCCTTACGTCTGTAATCAATCGTAAGAAATGATGTATCTTCTGCTTTACCATTATTGTGTCTCCAGCAATATGGTCTGTAATGAAAATCGGTCATTTGCAAATTGTACTTCTTGGCTCCTAATTTTTCAAGAAACTCAATTTTACTAGCAAAAGTTTCAAAAATTGTCATCTGTTAAATTGTTAGTGTCCACATTACTTTGTAATCCAAACCTTCTTCACCCGACCAAGCACAATTTGGATTCATGAAAAATTGTACTTTCTTTTGTACTATTTCAGAGTAAGTACCTTTGTATGGTTTCTTACCTTCTTTTAATCCTTTCTTAACTTTATCTTTAACAGATTTCAAAGATTTTCCTGCCCATCTTAAATCTTCATCTACAATTTCTTCATCCCCTACATCTACACCATTACAACAAACTAAATCTTCAAGAAAATCTTCAATCACACTTTCACATGAAACATCTTCTCGATAAACTAAACATGGTTCTAAAATTACAACCGGTGAACCTTCTGACCAATCTTCAATTTGAAAATAGCAACTTGTTATTACTATTTCATCTCCATCAGAGACTGTAAACTTTTTCATCTTCTCTTCCATTTTCTTCATCTTTAAATTTTAATAGAAAACAATTACTCATTTTAGCAAAACTGTAACCATCACATCTCCAAGTATCTCTTCCGGCTCCTAAAATTTCAGTAACATGAGGACAAGTTTCTCTTGCCCATCTTGAATTGTTTTTAGGATCAAAGAAAATTTTATGATGACATGCTGGACAAATGATATAGTGCTGACAATCCCAAGGACATCCTCCATCACAATCCCATGCTACAAAATTATCAGGTATTTCATCAATTTTTGGTCTTCTTGGTTCATCATAATACTTCTTGCATTCTCTGTTTGGACAAACCACAAAAATTACATCAGTAACATCCTTTAACTTTTCCTTTTTCATTTTAAAGCAACTCCTGGATTAATAGTACGATGTTCTGGTAGAACAACTTGAAGATATCCTTGCTTGTCTACAACAGCTAAAAAATCTCCTGTTTCTACACAATAAGCAATTTGATCATACAGCTTAAAAGCTTCATCCCAATTACTCAAAATTTCTTCATCTGAGTCTGTAATTCCCTTGATTCTTGCATCAAGTAAAACATTGCCTACTTCTTTTCGGTCTCTTAAAATTCGAATATGTCTCATCTCTACTGCCAATGACCTTTTACTCTATCTCCAATTTTTGTTTGATGATAAACTTTTCTGTCTACTTCCAAACTGTAACCATCTTCTGAATAAAGATAGTAAACTGTAGTCGATTTAGTTACACTACCTTCTCCCCAAAAATAGTCAGTAGCTGAAAATCTGTTTTCAATAGGAGCATCTTTTGCTGAAACAACTTTACCAGCATTGTAAACTGCTTCTCTTGCTTTCTGTTCCCTTTCTCTTTGTTCTTTTCTTTCGGCTGATTTTCTTTGTTGTTCAGGTGTCTGTTTACAACTAAAACTTACTGTAGAAAGTACAACTAAGAATCCTAATAATAGTAAAAATCTTTTCATGTTATTGCTTTTTAATTTCTTTTGGTTTCAAAATTACCAAATCAGGAGTTTCATCATTCTCATCATATGCTGGTGCACAACCACCACACATGTCATCCCAATTTTGATATGCTCTCATTAAATCTTTATCAACTTCAATTTCTTGAACTTTAAATTCTTTCATTGTTTTTGTTTTTGATCTCTCACCGAGACTCGAACTCGGATTACAAAGTCCAAACTTGAGAGATTCCGTGTTTAAGGTAGTCTACGTCTAAGACGTTTCAGTTTGTTTAGTCTTTCTTAACTTCGGTTTTTGTACCAGGTTTTAAGATTCCTTTGAATGTTTCACCTATTGGCAATTGATCCATGATGTTCAAAGCCGGTGCTACTGTTTTCACAATATTGTTTAAGAAATTACCTGTTGCATTTCCACCATCAAAAACAGTAATTTCTCCTAATTTGATGTTTTCAAATGCTTTAACTTGTTCACCTGCAATTTCTTTCCATTGTTCAATCATTTTGTACTGAACTGCGATTTCAGAATTTTGTTGGGCAGCTTCCATCATAGCACTAAAACCTTCTGCTTCTGCAAGAGCTTTAGCTTTAACACCTTCTGCTTCTGCAAGTAATACAGCTTTCTTTGCATCACCTTCTGCTTGACCTTTAAGTCTAAGTGCTTCTGCAGCTTTTTTAGCACGAATTAATTCTGCTTCACCTTCACCTTCTGCTTGAGTTTTGGCTGCATCTCCAATTGCTGCGGCTTGAATTACTTTTTCTTTCTTAGCCTGTTCTGCTGGTACAATATTATCTGCTTGCAATTGTGCCTCTACTTTTCTTGCTCTTGCTTCTTCAACTGCTTTAGCTGCTTCTTCTTTCTTTTGTTTGATACCGGCTTCTGCTATTTCAAATGCTTCACCCGATTTTTGTTTTGCTTCAGCTTTTGTAACATTCAATTTAGCACCAGATTTTGCAATTTCTTCTTGTGCCAAGTTTTCTGCTAACTGTCCATCTTGATTTGCTTTTGCTTGACGTTTTTGTAATTGCGCATTGTATTCTGCAACTTTAGAGTCCCTTTCGGTATTAGCTTGTGTAACATTTTCAACAGCTTGTGCTTCTGCTGCTGCTACTTTTGAATCCTCAATGGATTTGTTTTCAGCAACTGCAATAGCTTTCAATTTATCTGCCTCAGAAACTTTTGTAGCTTCTTCTTTCTTAATTTCAGCTACTTGAATTTCTTTATCTTTGTTTTGCTCAGATGTTTTAATTTCTTTTTCTCTAACCTGAGCAGCAATTTTAATAGCACCAATTTTGTTTTGTTCTTCAATACTTGCAAGAGCTTCATTACGTGCTTTAGATTCAGCTTCACGAGACAAATTCAAAAGATATTCTGCATTGTCTTGGATGTCTGACATGTTGATATTGATAAGAGATAAACCGAGTTTGTTTAATTCAAGATCTACTTTAGTTTTAACTTCACTTAAGAATTTGTCTCTGTCAGAATTCATGTCTTCAATTTGCATACTGGCAATTACCAAACGCATTTGACCATGAGATACTTCCTTAATTAACTTCTCGATGTCCGGTTGTTTCATACCTAAAAGACGTTCTGCTGCATTTTGCATAATAGTCTCATCTGTTGAAATACCGACAGTAAGATTAATCGGAACGGATACACGAATCATTTGACCAGAAAGAACATCTGCCAAGTCACACTTAACATTCATCGGCTCTAAGTCCAAAAATTCGAAAGATTGAATGATAGGCCAAATGAACGCCGCACCACCGTGGTACATTTTTGCACTCTTTTTACCTCTTGTTTTTCCATACACAACAAGCACCTTGTTAGATGGACATTTTTTGTACCGCTTTACAATAGCGATAAACGTGATAAACATTAGTACGGCGAGAATTCCAATCATCCATCCGTACACAGCACCATTGCTGAACAAACTTGAAACGTTTTCCATAGTTTTAAAAAATTTAGTTAGTAATTAATTGTTAATTTTGTTCTTTAATTTCATTTTTAGCATTCACTCCCCACATTGAATCTATGATATAGTAAACTCCACCCATATAGGATCCAATTTGTACCATTGAACCGGTTTTTAATTTTTCTACAATTCCTGGATCTGGTGTAACTTGGATTTGTTTTCCTGCACCATTAATTTCTACTGTAACAAGATAATCTCCATTCTCTAAAGCACTGTAGATGGTTGCAATTCTACCTACCAAATCTTGTCCAGATTCTTTCGGAATCTCATTTCTCAAGGAATAGACCCCTTTGTAAAAGAAGAAGAGTACGAAGACAAAAACAAGTCCTACACCAATCCCCATTCCATAGCTGGCTAAAGTGTAAACGTCAATTAGATACATGAACCAAGAAAATCCTAAGATAAAATGGATAGCACCCTTAAATGAAAAAGCATCATGTGCAAATCCTCCTGGAGAATCTAATTCTACACTATGATCTGAATCGGCTCCCAATAATGATAGTAAAAATTGGAATACGAAAATTGTTGAAATGGCTATTGCAAGCCAAAAGAAAATTGTACTTTGTAACATTTTGTTATTGTTTAGTTAATAATTTCATCTACTTCACTTGTTACTACTATTCAAAACTTTGGATTAGTTTCAAAAAGTTGTTAACAATTTGAGAATTTTTTGAGTTTTTGATTGATGTTACAATTCAACTCACTAAAAGTTGATTGTCTCTATGTTTTTGAAAAATTTTAATTTTGAGTAATTAGTTACTCTTCTTTCCTTTTAAATCATCTACAGCCCATTGAACTGCAATACTATGTTTACCCATAGCAAACTGTAATTTCCGGAAAGTTTTGATGTAAAAAGTGTTAACCCACCATTTGCAAAATTTACGATAAAATCTTGTATCCCATTCTGGCAACTTTGCTTCATAATGTTTTAACAATTCATCTTGACTAAAAGATCCCTTAGGATCTTTAAAAAAGTATCTTCTATCAGAATAAAACCATTTTAATTTTTGACAAATATCATGAAAAATAGTTGGATACAAAATTATAGCACCATCTTTTTCTTTCTTTACTCTTTTCCATTTGATAGATTTTTTCAAAACATTACCATCATAATCGGCTTGATATTGATATTCACCAAAAATTCCTAAATTAAAAGTTAACCAACAAGGATTAATCTTAAACCATGTTTCTTTTTTAACTCCATTTCGGTAAATTTCAACCCCCGATTTTCTTGCAACACTTCCAAATGGTCCAACATTCTTTCCTATTGCTTTATCTTCTCTTACTTCATACTTAGTACCAAAAGTGTAAGAATCTCCATAAGTATCCCATCTCATTTGAACTTCTTCTTGATTAGAATAACATTCAGGATTAGAACATTTTACCATACTTTGTGCACTTCCTGGACCATTAGGATCACAAACATGGTCTACTAAAGTTTCAACCACCATTGTTTCCCAATATTCTAATTCTGTTTTACAAAATGGGCATAGCCATACTTCTCTTTCCATATCTTAATCTTCTTTAGATGAATAGTAAGGATTTGATACAATTACGAATTCTCCATTTGTTAACTTTCTTATCTTAATACCATCTACCCAAACTTCAATTTCTTTTGGTCCAATTTGTTGCATACTATCACAATAAATCCAATGTTCTTGAAAGTAAGATTTTGGTGCTTTTGGAAACTCTTTTACTCTAAATTTGTAGTCTCCATAAAGTCTACGACCTTTTGAACCTTCAGATTCGAAATCGGTTCCTACACAAGAAACCATCATTATGAAAATAACAGTAAAAATACCGGCGAGTGAAATGATGTAATCAACTGTTCTCATTATTTTAATCTTTTAGTGATTCGACCTTTGTTTAAATCATAAGGAGAAACTTCTAAATCTACTCGGTCTCCTTCTAATACTTTGATATAGTGTACTCTCATCTTTCCTGAGAGTGTTGCAAGGACCTTGTGTCCATTGTCTAATTCTACTCTAAACATTGCATTCGGTAAAGACTCGACTACAATTCCAGAAAATTGCATGTTTTCTTGTTTCATATCTTGCTTGAATTTTAATTGGTTTCTTCTACTTCTTGGATATTATCTAAATCAAAAAAGTACAATTTTTGATCTGTTTCATAGCAATGAAAAGTTGCATTTGGTAAGTAAAAGTCAAAAAGACTCTTTTGTGTCAAAACATTTTGAAAAACGTAGACACCTTTTTTCACATTATCTGCTGAATTACAGCCGAAATAATCACACATACTCATGAACATGTCTGTAGCGACAAAAGTTACATCAGTATTAAAATTAACTTTTCCTCCCTTAATACAACGAAAAAGTTTGTCCAAAAAGTAAAGTTGTTGTTCTGTTCTTTTCATACTATTGAATTTTGATTAATTTTGATACAGCAAAAATACGGAAAAAATCTTTACCAATTTCAAGATTTCTCAAAAAGTTACTAACAATTCCTCTTGAAATGTTTTTCAACTGAATACCTGAAAACATGACGTTCCATTGTATTCAGAAAAATCTCGATATACTGATGATTTTTTGATTTGTCTAAAACATCAATACCGGGAAAAGCCATAACAAAAAGTTTTACTATTTCCCTTGTTATTTTCTCATCAAAAGTCAAGCCTGGATAATAATAATTAGTATCACTGTTTTTAGCTTTCAGAAATTTTTGGATGTCTTCTTTAGAAACTTTAAAGCCTCTTTCAATTTCATCATAGGTAAGCAACTTAATCTCACTTACGTCAACTTTAGATTTTGTAGTTTTCTTTTTCATTGGTAAAATTTTTTGTATCCATTTTCATCTATTACAACAAAGTGTGCCCAATTTCTTACTGTTTCTCCATGAGAATCAAAAACATCATCATGTTCATGTCTCTCTTTGTACTTTTCCTTGTACCATCTAAGATATCTTCTAAGTGCTTGTTCATGAGAACTTGCTTTAGTATTGTATTTTGCATGATTTTCAATATCACTCAATCCCCAAATACCAAAACTTCCAAAAAGTCTGTCTGTATCTTCTATCCAATACTTTTTGTAATTAGCTATCTTTAATCGTAATTTTGTTATTTGCTTAGCTTTCATTACTTCCGTCTTTTACTATTTCTTTAAACCTTTCTTGAAAACAAGTTTCACAATACCATTTTTGTCCTTCTAATCGTGGAAAATCCCAATCATTTTCTCCCAAAGTATCTTTTACTTCTAACCATTTTTGATAATCTCTAATTAAAATTTTATCACATCTTTCACATTTTCCAGTCCACTTAGGTTCTCTTTTTGGATCAATAAAAATGGAAATACCAAAACAAACTAATCCGGCACCTAAAACCAAACCACCTATTAAGTAATCTCCAGTTCCAAAAATCATCCCTCCTACAAACATGCAAAATAGTCCAAGAGGATAAATGATGTCATGAATTTCTTTCTTTGTCATATCTTTGAATTTTAATGATTTCTACTTTTTAAAAAATTCAATTCCAATATCTTCAAGATGTCTAACCCAAAGTACTTTCATAGCACCTCTACCATTTTGAACATTGTATTGAACTCCATTTTCATCAATTTCCTGTTTTGGTGTTTCGATTGTTTCTACTAATTTTTCAACCGCTTCACACTCCTCTACAAAAACTTCATATGGAGTTCCACATCTCCAAAACATAGCATACTCGCCTGAATTTCCATACAATTGGATGTACTTTTTTAATTCTTCCATTGATGTTGAAAGATAATAACCATCTGGTCTACTTCCCCAGCCTTCTTCATACTCAGTAATTGAGCAACAATAAAGTGTTTTCATTTCTATCTTAATTTAAAGTTTTGCAAAAATTTCAATTTTGTAGTAATTTTTCAAGTAATTCAAAGATGCAATTAACATTACTTCACTACAACTATTCTTAATATCACCAACTAAGTAATCTAAACCGTTACATTCTGGTACCCAAATTTCTTCATTTTTCATATCTGGTCCAAGCCAAGATGTTGAATTAGATTTTTTAAAATAATTCAACTTGTCTACATCTGCTGCAATTGCATAACTTCCCCACATATCTGATGTTTCGCCTCTTGTGTTTCTTACGATAAAAAGTTTTTCCATTTTCTTGAATTTTAATTTTTCTTAATCTAAAGCAAAAATAATGAAAAAATCTTTACTAACATCTTTAAAAAGAAAAAAGTTACTAACAATTGTCAGTAACTCAATCCATCAAACATCCTACTTCAATTATTCAATATAGGTGTAAATCACTCTTGGTTTTCCTTTCAAATCTTTTCCAAGTTGATATTCTATTTCTACTAACTCTTCTCTATTAAACATTTTGTTAATCTTTGGATCTGCCCAATAACCTCTAAAAGCAAGTGTTTCATTTTTAAATCCTTCATAAAGATCCACAGATTCTTGACTATTTTTAAATCCCATTGATGACTCAAACCATCTTTTAATTTCTGATTTCATGATATGCTTTGTACCAAAATTCACAAATCTCACAAATTCTTCCAAAGTACCCAATTTTACTTCACCTACACCAATTGAAAAATTTTCATTAAGTTGTTCTGACTCAAAAACTCTAAATTCCATATCTCGATTTCTATCATATGCAAAAACTTTTTTATCGTCTGCACCACCATAATCAATAGCAACCCATGGAAAATTACCAACTTTCTTTTCTTTTGGAATTTCATCAATAAGACCAAATCTCTTAACAGTTTGATCTAATTCTTTTTCACCTCTACCAAAATCAAAAACAATCCCAATCTTATTACCAACGGGATCAAAAACATTATCACGAATTTTCATCAAATGAAATGGCTTAGAATATTGTACTGCGCTTGTATCTTTTTCATTAACTGTCTGTTTATCAACAAACTCATTAAAGCTTTCTATCATTCTTTTCATTATTAACTGTATTTTATGTTTGTTTTACTATTTTTGAATTGCAATTTCTTTATCTTTTACCATTAACTCTAAACCTATTAAATCAATTTCTAAAGTATCTTTAAAAAGATAGCCATTAGTCGTTTTAAACAAGTACATATACATCCCCTCTCCATTATCCCATTCTTTTTGTAGTTTCCAATCATCTGTCCATTCTAAGATATCATTACGTTTAAGTGCTATCATGTAGACATCTTTTCTATTAAGTTGGTCTATTGATGTAATTTTAGCTTCTATTTTACCTTGATTTTTCGGATGAAATCTTGCATATCCGGGTTGTTTTCTTTTGTAATTAAGTGCTTCATCTAATTGTTCACCACTATTTTGAACCGATTCCCAAACTAAAACAGAATTTCTAGTATCATCGAGTTCTGGTGTGTAATAAATCCAAAGTTCAATATCCTTAGTATAATGATTCTTAATTTGTACAATTACGGTATCTTCATTAAATCCTTCTGGTGTTTTGTCTACTATTCCAGGTAAAGCTCTGAATTTTTTAAGATCTTTAACTCCTTGACCTACTTGCATAATATCACCAATTTTTCCATCCGGACCATAAGCCGTCAAACCTACTACTTCATGAACTTTAATCTTTTGTCCACCAGCATAAGCTTTATGCACTTCTGTTGATTGTGTTGGAACTGTTTTAATTGCTTCTTGTAATTGCAAATTCTCATCAAGGTACAAAGCAAGACTAATTACAAATGGAAAAGTTTTGTCAAAACTTGGACTCAGATTTTTCTCTTTCTTGTGAATTATAATATCACCTTTTTTAAATCCCCATTTTTCAAGAGTTTTAATAGCATGTTTCATATCAAACTCACTATTAAAAGCACTGTAAATCTTTTCGTCATCTGTCCATCCTGTTACAACACCCATTAAATTGTGCGCTTCATTATCTAATTTGTCAATTAACTCTTCATATGTATCTGCTCTGCTTTCATCAATTGATTTTATCTCTTTCATTTTCAATTCTATTGTAGCATAGTTTTGTGAAATTTGAAAAAGTGAATTATCATCTTCCCAAATTTTCCAGAATCTCTCCGAAATTTCATCATACAACCTAGTATTGTTTACTTTACCAGATTTAATTAAAACCAATTTAACATTAGGTCCATTAACCTCTACATTAGTAATAATTCCAATCTTTTTGCAAATATCCATGATTTGATGTGTTCCTCTTACCAATTCTTTCCAATCATTTCCAGTATGCTTTTGTTTCAAAACAGTATTAACTAAAATTTTGTAGTAACATTGTTCACCTGCTTCATTAAGTTGTTCTGTAATTTCTTCACATTCAAAAACCTGCACACTTTGATATTTTTTACTATCATACAACCATGCTTCTCTGTCCATACCAGTATCTACTATTACCCATTTGAAAGTATTAGCTGAACTTGGATTTAACATTTCATCGGGCACATTATCTTGAAAAGTATTGTGAACTTTGATAGCATGTGCAAGACCTTTCCAACCAGAACCTAAATCAACTATTTTACCTACAACATCTCCATCATCTGTGTAAACAGTCATTCCTGTTCTAATTTTATTGAATGGAATAATAGACATCTGAATTTCATTAATTAATTCTGAAGATTCAAATTCAGATTCTGACTCTAAAAGCTTTCCAAATTTTTCAACCTTTTGAATTACACTTGGATCAAAAGCCGTAACATCTACTTCCCATTGATTGTATCTTGATACCTCTTTTCCATCCTTTCCTTTTGTTACTTGGTACATTGCTTTACCCATATCACTAAAAAGAAATGATATGAAATTAGGTTTTTTCTCTGCTTTCTTTAGTTTTCTCAAAAATTTCAAAAATTCCTCTTTATCTTCTTCTGTAGCAAGCCAATATCTTTTCATTACTATATCATCACCTTCATTAATTTGTTCTGACTCAGTAATCCAATTTACGATATAACCATCTTTTTCTAAATCCTTTCCTTCATCTTCTAATTCTTGTTTTGTGTTAAAAGTCTGTGTTAAATCTGTCCTTCTTTCTGCTGGTCCTCGACTCCAACTTGCTGCTTTTTTAGAATCAAATGGATAGAGATAAACAAAGTATTCTGTTTCTGAATATCCTCTTTTTGAAGTATGCTTACCTTTTAGCATCCAATACTCTTTCTTTGCTTCATCAATCTGTTCTTCTGACTCATTTGCAAAATCTGAAGAGTAATCATTCATCCCTCGTATTACTCTAATATCCTGAATATTGTCGATATTAAACTCAAAAGTATTCTTATCATCTTCAATTGTAATACTGTACAATCCTAAATTAGTATCTACCAATTTTCCTCTTACTTTCTCTCCATCTCTAAACAAAATCTCCACGTACTTACCAAAGTTAATCTTCTTAATAGCATCTTTGAGGTTTCCTCTTACTGTAAAAACTTTTTCACCTTTAGCATGTAATCCTGAAAGCCCTCTTGCTTCATAAAGAGAAAGTGTCCAATTTGGAATAATAAAAACAATTCCATCATCATCAATTGCAACTACTCTATTACCATTTCCTAAGGTGTAAAATTCTAATTTTCCTTCAATACCATCTACTTTTCCTTTACCTTTGATAATTTTTTGGTGTATCTCATTGGCAATAATTTTCCATTGATTTCTACCTGTTTTATCTTGTGTTAAGATATTGTAAGCATCAGTTTTTAAAAACTGAAAAATATCCTCAGATTCTTTTGAAGATAATTCAAAAGTTGATTTTAATTGTTTTGCATTATAATCTGGAATTGGATATTCAACCTTTTCTACTACAAAATCTTCAAATAATGGGATGTATCTTTTCATTTCTATCTTAATTTTATGCTTCAATTACGCCAATGAATTCATCTTGCTCACCTGCATTTCTAAATTCGGTTACGTACTTTTTACCTCTTTTAATGGCTTCTGCTTTTGTCATTTCAGTATTACCTCCATAATATTGCCAAGCATTTGGAGTTCCAACTTGTGGATTATCATAGGTCTCTTTACTTGCATAAAGCAACCAATACTTTCCTTTTGATTGTGCTTCAATATCATTAGTTACAAACCAAGCTATCTTTTCAGCATTCTTTGGATTATTAAAAAATTTCTTTAATTCTACATGAACATTTGCAAACTCTTTTTTGTAATCAACATCTTCCTTTTCATTAAGTCTCATCAAAGTAATACTTTCATTATCTTCATTTTCGAGTAAAAATTCTTTACTCGCCCAATATGCTAATACTATTCTTGTGCTTTCATCCGCATTAAAATCTTTCCATGAAACTTCAATAATAAAATCTTGTCTATCAGGAGATTGAAAAACTACGTATTGTAATGGTTTTCCTTCATCTGCTTTATCGACTACTTTAGCATACTTTTCTGTAACTTTTTTCCAAGAGTTAACTTTTTTCTGCAAGTACTTAAAATTCTTGTGTCTGTATTCTCCATCAAATCTAAGACCATAGAAATCATTACCTAAGTACTTACGAACCAAATTCTCTGCTTCCGGTGTCATGTACATCTGTGCTCCACCAAATTCAGGATCCGATTTTGAAGAATCCAAACTCATTCTAAATGGCATCTCTACTATTTTTGCTTCACTAACAAACTCATCAAATTTTGCGATGTATTGCTTCATTATTATTTTCTAAATTTTAAGCTCTCCATTGAAGAGGTGCATTGTACTCTATTTCAGGATCTTCTAAAGTTTCCGGTTCATCGCAAATTGGTGCTTCAATTTGTTCACCCATGATAAACATCTGACCATTCCATACTGCTTTATAGAAATTACCAGTATTCATGTCCTTTACTTTAATTCTCCAAACTATTCCATTCTGAAAATCATCTATTGTAATTACTTTTACTGTTTTTCCGCCTAATGGCATCAAAATACCCGGTTTTACCCAATCCGTAGAAAAATCTTCATTCAAAACAGATTCTTTCAAAATTCCCATAATTTCATCCCAAATTGCTTTTTCTTTGTTTCCATGTTTCTGAAAAATTTCTGCAACTTTATCAACTTTCATTCTCATAATAAAAGCAATACCAGCATAAGCATCTTTTGAACTTTCTTCTGTTAAAGCTTTTTGAATTAAGTAATCCAACTCTACTTTAGTATCTATTGAAAGTTTTTCATCAATTTTCTTAGACTCAAAAAGTCCTTTTTCATAATTTTTAGCATAATCATCGAGTTTAAACTTCTTAACTAAATCTGTTTCAATATAATTTCCGCCCACATCATAAAATGAAACTTCATTTTTAATTGGAAAATTTGTTACCATCAAAAAGTCTCCATGAGGATCTTCTACACCAAACCAATTTCTTACTAATCTGTTAGTATTACCTTTTCTATCATTCAAAAAAGCAACTTCCGAAAATTCTGGTTTTCTTGTGATATTTCTCTTTATTGAAAAGAAATCTAGAAACTCATTATAATCTTCAAAATAAGTAACTTTACCATAATTTGTTGACCAAGTTCTTACTTCATTAACTTTCTTACCTTCGGGAGTTTTAACAGACTCCATCATATCAATTATCTTTTGTACTATTTCACCTTCTGAATAATTACCAAAAAAAAGTTTTTTAACTTCTTTTACTTTCAAATCACAAAATTGTGCAATAGCATCATAATTTCCTGTTTTTTCTGCAGCTTCAACCATATCTTCAAGTTTGTCTACAACATCATCGAACTTCATTTGAGTCCATTCTGTATCTTTTCCTGGTCCTTGTAATTTTTCTTGTAATACTCTTTTTCCCATCAAAAATTCAGTAAGTTCTTCATTACCTGCATCTAAATCTGATTTAAGAATAGCACCTAAAACAATATCTCCACGGAATTTAGTTTTGTATGCAATAATTCTGTACTGATCATCTTGATATGTTCTCAAAACTCTCCATTTTGCTTTAGCTTTAAAGATATCATTAAATCCTCTCATACCCCAAATTAACCATAAGATATCTCCACTTGGAAAATAGTCTAAAATGAAATTATTCTCTTTATGAGAAAACTGTTCTAAATTTCTAATTGGAGTTGCACCCGTGTAAAGATTACCTTCAACTACAACAGACTCATTACTTGAATCTAAAAGCAAATCAAAAGCTGCATAAGCATCTTCTGCATTCTTGATAATTTTCTTAACCTTTTCTAACTCTTTCTTTTCTTGTGGATTAAGACCTAACATTTCAGCAAGCTGATGTAAGGATTTTGTATCATTTGGATTTTGATGTACTTTGATAATTAAATCCAAAATAGCATCTGCTACTTTAGACTCATTTAAAAAACTCTCAAAATTTGGGATAAAATTTTTCATTATTATTATCTCTTTTTAATTTTCAAAATTGGTAATATCTCTAAGAATCTGTACTTTGTATGTTGCTTTCAAATTCTTAGTAGGAACCGCAAAACCATAAAACTCATCTTTAATTACAACTGCTGCATAAATTGGAGATTTACCCCAAAAGTATGGTAGTACCGAAACTTTTTTACCACCTTCTTCAGTATAAACAAAATCTCCTTCTGTTCCATATTCTACAGGTGATTCTATAATATCACCAATATAGTGCGTTGTACTATCTTGAACCAAAACAAAATCTTTACCTATTATTTTTCGCAAAAGTTGGATTAATTTTGGATAATTTTCTTTGATGTATCGTTCTTTTTCATAATCAAAAACGATATGCTTTCCTAATTCTATAGACTCATTTATAAAATCTGCAAGTGTTCCGATTCTTTTTTCCATATTGGTATTCTCTTTTATTAAAATGTCTTTTCTTTGTTTAGTGTAGATTTCACTTCCTTTTCTATTGGCATAAAAAATAACATCATCCATCATTTTATCTACCAACCTTTTAACAGCATGATAACTTTGATTTGCACTAAATTCATCAGATTGCATGTTTTCTAAAAACCATTCAAACATCCCTGGTAAATTCTTAGTAGTACCGCTAAATTCTTTCACCTTTGGATCAAACTTTGTATGTACACTTCCTTGAATTACACCTTCATCATCAATCTGAATTTTAACAACTCCACTAAAACCTTTCTTTCCTTGAATTTCAAAAATTAACATTTCTCTATTTACCTTTTACTATTTATTCCAATTATTTTAGCTCACTTGATATTCAATATGCACTGCACTTTCATTCTTGTCAACTAAAATTCTCTTATCATTATTGTAATTTGCTAAAGTTCCAAATGGTGTAATAATCCTTGAAATTTTCTTTGATTTCAAAAGACTATTAACAAACTCGATGTAATTTTTCATCCTTGTTTTAGTAACATCAATCACATTAAGTTTTCTGTATGCTGCTTCAGTTTGACAATGACGAGAAACCAACTTACCTTGACCTGCTAATTCAATTATCTTAGCTTCTGCCATTTTTACAATAGTTGACGGATTAGTTTTCTTTTTAATCTCATCTTGGATTAATTTTGTTACTATTTTTCCTGGCTCAGCATAACTAACTACTATTCCATTTGCAAGATTATTGTACATGGCATTTGCTTGTCTAATTGGCGGACGATGTAAAGAGGTAACAAAAACAATATCATTTTTTGAATCCTTACCCGCAACTAAAAGTAAATCTAACAAATCTTTTGCAATCATATCATGACCTTCAAGACCTGCATCAAATTGAACCTTAACAGTTTTAACTGTTTCTACAATTGGTTTCAAAGCCATAACTGCTTTATTAAGTAATTCCCATGTTTTCATACCACAAATTCCATCTGCTAAAATTTTGTTTTTGGACTGAAAACTTTTTACTGCATTTTCTGTTCCTTTTCCAAATTGTCCATCAATTATTAACTTAAATCCCAATAAATTAAGAATTTCTTGTAACTTTTTCACTAATGTTCCTTTTGAATTTATTCTAAGTATCTCCATATTGTACCTCTTTTGTTAAAAATTACAAAACTAAAATTATATCCTTGTTTTAAACATGCTTTTCTTTTTGCTAAATTTTGCTCTTCATGTTGTTTAAAAGTCCATTCACTTTTAACTTCAATAATCCAATTTTTTGATTTAATAAAAAAATCAGGAAAATAATTATGTTCTTTTTCTTTAAATTGATAATGAATTCTTTTTCTTATTATAATATCATCTTCTTGATAAGTTTTTAAGAGTTCTGTTAAAAATTGTGGTTCATATCCTTGTATCTTAACTATTTTTCCAGATGGCATAATAAAATCTTTGTACTTTAAACAAGATTTAATATATTCTTCACTTTTTTCTTTATCTTTCCAAAATTCTATTCTACTATTTAAATTTTTTGTTCTGTATTCTTCTTGTTGCCATAATTTTATAGTATTATTTCGATGTTGTTCTATTACTTCCGGTCTACTATTAATTTCTTTAGCAATTTTAGAACGTTTTTCTTTGTATTCAATCTTGTTTTGATTAAAACTTGAAATTTCTGACATTTTCTCTAAAAAATTAGGACGATTCCAAATTTCTTTACTTTTAATTGATCTTTCTTTTCTGCGTTTTTCTGTCCAATAAGATTGATTTTGACAAATTCTCGTACAAAATTTTTTATCTTTATTAGAAGTTTTAAATTCAGTATTACAATATTCACAAATCTTAGTTACAAGAACAATTAACTTTTTTGGTTTTTCCATTAAAGTTTTGATTTTATCAATTTGAAAACAACATCAATAATATCCTTAGTTTCAAGTTCTAAATCCTTTGCTCCTTTATCTAAAACTTTCTTAACTTCACCAGCTACTTTACCTACTATTTTTACCAATAATTCTCCCAAATCTTCACCTTCTTTAATAGACATACCCGTTTTAGGATTTTCAATTGATCCGATGTATTCCATTCCCCATTTAGATTCAAACTTACCACTTGTGGCTTCTTTTATTGCTTGTTGGTATGTTAAACCTTCTGCCTCATTTTCCCATTCACCAGGTTTATCCCAAGTTACTTTAGTAGCACTTGCAATTTTGTAATATCCAGGTTTGTGTTCATCATCTGTAATAAAGAAAACTGTTTTACTACTATTTTTTGGATTCTTAAAAAAGTTTGATATTACACCTTCATTCAATTTTCCTTCTGTTAGAAAATTATCAAAAGTTCCAATTCTTTTTTCCATGTTCTTATCATTTTTTTTAAATTGTTCCGTAAAATTCTGTTCCTTTTAATTTTTTGAAAAGCCATAATGGAATTTCAAAATAATTTGAACCCCCATTATCAAACTCTTCACCCTTCTTTGCTGATTCAACAAAAATAGCTTGAGATTTAGGAACAAACTCAAACTGATTTCTACCAAACAAAAATTTCCAAGCTTTTTCTGAATAGTCTTCTGCAAAAGCACTCATTGTTATTGTTTGTGATCCAGCACTTTCATTAAAAGTATCTTCAACTCCATCTGAAAAAGCTAAAATTTCTTTAAAATTATTATCATCAACTATTTTATCAACAAAAGCATCTAACTTTTCTTTAGATGGAAAAAACTTCTCTTTTGTTACAACTTCACCGTCTTTACCCTTAAACATCTGATAACGAATTGCAAAATCTTTCTTACTTTCTGTAATGAAATCTTCTAAAGTTCCTATTCTTTGTTTCATATCTTGTCTTCTTTTTATTTTAGTACATCATTAGTATCAAATCCGTAAAGAATTTGATATCCCATACTATCATTATCTTCTACTAAAATCCCAACATAATTAGGTCTCATTTGATAAACTGTAACATAACCGCCTCTTCTATTAGCAGCACTATCTAAAGTAGTTCTTCTATCCAAAGTCTTAATTACATTATTATCTTGTGTCCATTCAACATCCAAATTAGCATACTTCTTGTCTAATCTTGAATACCATTCTTTTCTCGGATCAAGTCCCAAAAAATACTTCAAAATTGCATCTCTAAAGAAAGTACTAAGATATCCATCCCAAGAGATATCTTTATTTACCAAAGTCTGCATTTTAATTTCTCCTTGATCAGCATACTTCATTTCATTAAGAAACTCTTCAAAATTTCCAATTCTTTTTTCCATTTACCAATAGTGTGTTAATTTTTTGTCTTTTTTTCCTTTGTACTCTTCTAACAAACCTTCACCTAAAATGTAGTCGATGTAAAGTTTGTCTGGTATTCTATGTCCTATTCTCTCTTTTTCTATCTTTACATTACTTCCTGTATTCTCTTTTAACCATTCTATCAAATTTTCAGAATTTACTACATCATCTTCTAATCCTGTAACTACAATAATTTTGGGCTTTTGACTACCATTCACATTTACAATAGGTTTCGGCGCTCCGCTGGATGTTTCAATTAGTGCGGGATTAAAAACTATTGCTGGAACTCCTGTTGCTTTTGCAAGGTAAAATCCTAAATATCCACCCATTGAAGACCCTACAATAAGATCAATTTTTTCCTCTCTAATCAAGTTCAAGTACTTGTTAAAAATTGCACTACTTCTTGAATCATAATCAATTTTTTCTGCAAAAACTTTAAAACCCAAATCTCTAAGAATTTCTACTCTTGGTGGATTATGACTCGATTCGTAACCATGTAAAATCAAAAGTTTTGGTTGTACTTCATAACTCATTGCTTTAAGACCTTCAACCACACTTTCCTTTACTAATGGTCTACCTACTAAGATTTTAACTGCATTATTATCTCCAATCTTCCTTGTATACCAACCATTTCCTGTTGCATTCTTATCAGTAGGATGTTCACCATGAAACTCAATATGCTTTCCTAAAACAGTCTCTATTGCTTTTGGATTAGTAACTACATGAACATGATACTTGTTCATCAAGATTTCAGCAAGTTTGTGAGAAACTTCCACATAGTATCCTTTCTTGTTAAGTTCTTCACCCATCTTATCGAGATAACTTTTTTTTGCTTCTTTAGATTCATCTCTTCCCATTAAAATTGATTTTTTCCCATATGGAGTTTCTTTGTATCCTTTCATTACATCAAAATCCTTATCACCATCTACATCCACAGCTTTAAAAACTGAAATTCCTTGATCAAATAAATCGGCCGGTTTTTTAACTTGAAGATTACCTCCTATCGACTCATATGCAATTTTAACTAATTCAAAAAAATCATCTTTTAAATCTTCATAATCAGCTGGATTAATTTCAACCCACTGATTTTTTTTATGAGGAATTTCTTGTGCTTTTCTCTCATTTAAAAACATGTTAAAATTTGCAATAAATTGTTTCATAATATGATAATTTCGTAATTTAATCCCATTTTTAGACAAGCTTTTTCTTTTAATTTGCATGTTTCTTCATGCATGATATACCATCTTTTTCCTTTAACTTCTACAATTTTGTTTTCTGATTTGATGTAAAAATCTGGTCTGTATGAGTGTTCTTTACCATCTATTCCAATGTAAAGAATTGGTCCTAAATATCTGATAATTTCATTTTGTGTTAAGATATCTTCTTCTGGATAAGTTTTTAATAATTCAGTTAAAACTTTAGGCTCATATCCTTGTAATTTTACCATTTTACCAGATGGCATCACAAAATCTTTAAATTGACTACTTGAATTCATTACTTTTTCAACATATTCTGGAATTTGCCATAAACTTGTAGCAATTATTGATTGTAAATCTTTTTTCTCTTGTGTATTACATGCTTTTGAAACTTGTTGACAAAAATAATTTCTCCATTCATCATTTTTAAATCTTTCTAAATTTTCTTTGTTTCTTTTTTCCATTTTTTCAAGATAATCTAAATTTTGCCAACTATTTTTAGTTAAAATCCCCCTCGCTTTTCTTAATTCGGGAGTCCATTGTTCATTTCGTATTATTATCATTTTTTCTTTAAAATCGTCTCTTTGCCAAACTTCTTTTGAACTTTTTGAAGTTTTTTCTTTTGATTCCGGACAATTTTTTGCTTTAGAAATTTTTAATGATTGATTTTCTTTATATCCAGGACGTCGATGAACTTCTTTCATTGTTTCAGCTTGTCTAACTCTACCCTCTTTAACTTTTTGACTGCTTTTAAGACTATTTGACATAATTTCTCGATATTCTTCTGTTGTGTTTACTACCATAGAACGACAATATGCCGAACAAAATCTTGTTGTCTTTCTTTTAGTTTTAAACTCTTTTCTACAAAATTCACAATTTTTTACTTTGAATTTTGATTCTTTTTTGCATTCATCTGAACAATAAATCTGTGCTGGATTTTTGGGCACAAAATCTTCTTTACAAAATTTGCATTGTTTTACTTTTTCAATCTTTAGTATTCTTTTCATGTGTAATAATTAATCAAATTTTGGGCATATTCTTTATCGGTTAATTTGTTCTCTTCAAAATTTCTAAATTTTGAACTAAAGTAACTTTGTTCATTAATGTAATATCTTTTCATTGCATTAAGTGTGGTTGAAACTTTAGATTCTCCCATGTCAAAAAATCCATACTCACCATTTTTTAGTCCAATATTCTGAATTTCCATTTCTTTCATGTTAATTCCAATACTTTGACAATACTGTTTCCAATTCGCACAAAAATCTAACAAACCCCATGTAAGACCTTCTTCCAGAGTTTTAAACCTAGTTAACTCATCTTTAAATGATAAAACTTTTTCAAGATAAGTAGTTCTCCATTTGTTCATTAAGAACTTTTCAATTTTAGTTGCTTTATCATCTGGAATTTCATTAATTTCTTCCATTATAATGATAAACTTCTTATCTCTTGTTTCATCTAAAAACAACTCGTAAATTCTTGGAGTTCCTGGAAATTTCTTTAAAACTTGAAAAATACCCGCTTCTCTAAGTTTACACCATGCAAGAAATTCTGACTCATCTTTTGTGAATTTTACTACAACTCCTTTGTCGATGTAAACATCTGCCGAAGAACCCGATTCAATTCTAAAAGACTCCATTACTATTCCATTCTTTTCCATATCCTTTTTAATCCATTCTACTGCTGCTTTCCTTGAACTTACCTGTAACATGAATGTCCAATGACCATAAACTTTTTTATCAATAGAAATACCACCTCTAGATTTTCTAATATCATAACCATACTTTTCAAAATCTATCTGTTCTTTTGCTTCTATTAAGAAATTGTTAAAATCTTGGATGTACTGTTTCATGAAAGATAAAACCTCTTTTTAATATCATCAATTACAGCCTGCATAAAATCTGAAAGATCATCCGCCGGTAATTTGTTCTTTTTCATGAACTTATCAAAAAGATTATCTCTTGTACCCAATTTCAAAACTTCCTGATTAAATTCGTATGCTTGTGAACTGTAATCAAGAGTTTTTTCCAACATTTGGCTCGGTGTTAATACTTTGTTCATATGGTTTAAGATCTTTAAATTTTAATTTTAACTGACAATCTTCGCAAACCCAATCTTCAAACTCAAAATCCATCTCAAGTGGCTTACCACAAAGAATACAGTCTTTTGGTGCTTCGAACTTGCGTGGCCACATCAATCTTTATTGCCAATCTTCCGGGAGAATATCGGCTTTTCCCATTTCTTTTGCTCTTTTGATTATCCACTTCTTAGCTTCTTCTGGATCACTTGCTCTTCCGTGCGCTTTAATTGCATTTTTCAAATCTTGTTCTGTTTCAATTGGAAAACTACCATCTTTCATTGCTTTTCCTTCATCTGCAAGTTTTTGACGTTCTTCATCTGAAAATTCTCTTTCAAGAATGAAATCTTGAAAAGTTGGGATTCTACTGTTCATTTTATCTCAATTTTTTAATCTTACCTAATCGGTAATTTGCTTTTACTATTTATTCCAGATTCTTTTAAGAGATTTCTAACTATCTAATAGAAAAAAAGCCCTATTGCTAGGACTTAATTAATTTACCATTTTCATCTTGACAAACGGTTCCTGTATCTCCTCGTAGTACTGTTTGAGAACTGCAAGTTGTGTACCAGTGTTCCCAACCAGGAGGAAAATGATCACCATTCCAATATGGATATGGTATTAAATCTCCAGTATATGGACATCTTGATGGTATTGGAACTGCAATTGGTTGTGTTCTAAGCACAAAAGTATCCCACTCATCAAAAATAGCCCAAATTTCCTTATCAGCTTTTTCCCAACAAGTTGCATTACCCGTTTTTGGATTCCAAACAACACAAAGAGAATTTTTTCTTTTTTCTAAAACTTGAATTTCATGCAAACTTGCATGCTGATCACATTGTAAAACGTAGGTCTTACCTGTTTGCAAATCACCAAACTTTTTGTAATTTTTAATTTCTGCCATAACTCTTTACTTTTTAATTAAACTATCATTCAACTTGTTAATCATTTTGTCAATCTCTACTGCTGATTCTTTTACTTCATAATCATCTTGACCATTCATAATAACAGTAGATTGTTCATTTGCTGAATCCCATTCTATAGCAACTACAAAATCAAGATTAACTAAAATTTTATCATCGTCATCTAATGCACTTGTCAATAATAATTTCCTTTTCATATGCTTGTTCTTTTTAATCTTCAAATTCTAACAATCTCAAAAACTCACTCCATCCTGAAGGATTTTCTCTGATATTAAACTGATTATCTGGTAAATGATACCAAACATCATTAAGATGTGAATAGAGACTCGGATCTTTTTGTTCTGCAAGTTCATCTAATTTATCCATAGAACCCTTTCCAAAATAGTCAACTACAAACCAACTCCAATCATCTCGAGTTATTTCGTAAAGCTCGTAAAATTTATCACTCATTATTATCTCCTTTCATTTCTATTAAAGTTTCTTCATCTTCATCTGGTCCTGCCCATACTTCTTCTAATTTAGGTTTTTGCTTTGCGTAATTCAAATGTGCCATTAGAGCATACAAACTCAAAAGTACAAGCAAGATTATGATAGCATAAAATTCTCCCGATTCCATCTTAGTTTACTTTCAAATTAGGATTAAATTCTAAATTTTCACATCCATCACAACTTGGTAAGCTACAATCGCAATTTCTTTCAAATTCTGGTATGTTCTCTTCTTTAAACTCTACTACTTCATTTTCTTTACAACCGTCAACTCCTACAACTCCTTCCTCATCATAATAAACAGTCAAACTTTTAAATGGTAGTTTTCCAGTACTTTCTTTTTCAAAACATTCCTTTTCTACACAATCTTTACAGTCAATATCCTTATCACAAACATCTTCTTCATTTTGAATTGGTTTGTAATTCTCACCATCTTTAGTCTTCCTACAGTCTTCACAAAGTGTTACAATCCAACCGTAAGGATTTCCTCCATAAGTACAAGCAACAGCGTTGTAATTTCCACAGTGTTGACAAATAGTGTAACTTTCTTGCTCTGCTTTGTAAATTTTTTCCCAAACTTCATTACTACAAGCATTTGGATAATATCTTAAGCCACCGAACTTTTCTTTAACTTGACAAATCTGACGATTCCAACCCATTTCTACTATCTCTTTAGTGAGTTCGTAAACTAACATGTTCCAACCCGGAGCTGAACTAAACATCCAACTTCCGTAAATTCTAGGTCTCCAATCTCCAAAGTATCCATTTTCTACACCGCCAATACTCTTTAAATAGTAATCTAATTTTTTAAGCCATTGTTCTGGATTCATTGTGTACTTTGTAAATTCTAATGGCTTACCATTTATTGTAACAGAAATATCATCTGCCGGTCCAATTTTAGTACCATCAAAATTATCATGTTTCCACCTCCAATAAGGTCTAGTAATCCAATACCAAACTATGAGTACTTTTCTCTCAAATCGGTACCATTTTTTACCGGTTCTAATTTTCCACCACCAATTTTGCAATTTTCTTTTCATTAGTATCTTGATTTAAATTTTAAACTTCCATCTTTCTTTTTCTCTATTATTACACCCATCTCTTCATAATTCTGTAATATCTCCTCCCCTGCTTCAATATCTTTAGTTGCAATAAGCATGTAATCGCCTGTTACATTAGGATTTTTTGAGTGGTTGATAAATCTTGCATTATCTGCACAACAAATCAAGAAAATTTCATCTCTTTCGTTTACCCACCAACCATTCATCATTAAAAAATCATAAAGTACACCCTCTTGTTGATAATCAATTACACTCTTAGGTGCTTTAATATCAAACCTGACATCAAAAAGCCAAACTATTTCATCTTGCTTAATATCTCTATTTGCAAAACATCCAATTCCGTGAATTGAACTTTTATCAAGGTAAGTTTCTACTTTTAACATGACTGCATCAAAACTATCATTAAAACTAAAAGCAAACCAAAAATAGCACCACATGCTAATGGCATCCAAAAAGTATCATGTAAAACTAACTTTTCTCTTTCTTTACCCATTACAATTTCTTAATAATTTTCATTACTTCTGCCTGTTTGTGCATGTAATTACCTTTGTAACTATCATTTCTGTTAATATTGGCTTGAAGATCATTGTACTTGTCTATTAAAAGTTGAGTCATTATTTCAACCTCTTCTATTGTGAAAGTTACTTTCGCTTTTCTTTTTAAACACATGTGCTACTATTTTTTAAAAATTAATTCCAAATCCAACTGCTGCACCAATTCTATTAATACTCGTATTCCCGATTGATTTCTTGTAGTACAAACTCGGTTCTATTGAAAACATCTTAGTAATGAAAAAAGTGTACCCAAAATCAAATCTTAAACTTTGAGAATAGGTCTTAAAATCATTAGTTCCTCCATTGTAAGTAACACCCAAAAGAAAAAGTTTTGGATGATATCGAACTCCGGCAGAAAATCCTAAATTTCCACCCGATGTTTCAGAAGATTCTTGATGTTGATATCCTCCATTAATTGAAACATTAAAAGAAAAATTATCTACAAAAACGTAGTTAAAACCAATACCAGCATTAATATCTCGTGTTGCATCAGGTTTAAATCCCCAATCCGCGGAAAAAGCACTAACATTAAGTGAAATTCCTAAATCTCCTTTTGTATGCTTAGTTTTCTTTACTGATGTTGAATCTACGAATGATCCACCAAAAACCAAAAATGGAACCAAAAGTGCTAAAATTAAAATTATCTTTCTCATGTTTTTTAAACACGAAAAAGACAAAAAGTTTTAGTTAGGTACAACTATTTTTCTATTGAAATTACTCTTGCTACTTGGTTGCAAATTCCTTCTGGTAAGATTTCTGAACTTAAAATTTCAAGATTGTAGGCAAGTTCTTTGTTCTTAATTCTTTTGATTTTATTGTTAAAAACCGGAACCTCATACCAAAAACCGTTATAGTTCAAATTTTCAACTTCATCAAACTGTAAAACTACATTGTGAAATTCTGAGATTTGAACCCAAACTTGCTTTTCTCTTGGATTACTTTCAACCAATAAACGATAAACACCAGATTCTAGGGGCTTAATTTCAGACATTCTTTCAGCAATTTCCATTTCTTGACGTCTTTTAATTTCAGCAAAGTGTTCAACAATTTTTGGTAACTCTTTTACTTTTTCCCTGAAATCAGCACTTCCACAATAGTCATTAAGACACCAAAGTAAGTAAGGAAAATCCAACTCAGCAACTTCTTCAATAGAATGACCTGAATACTTTCCAAAATTAAAGAAATTAATTGGTAATCCTGGTAATCTCTTAGAAACTTGAAAATCACGATATTGCCCTTTAAGAGACTCGTCAATTGCAAGGTCAGGATAAAGACTCTTTACTTTCTCAATATCCATACTCACATTCTTGATGTAGAAGTACTTCGTAATATGATTAGATGGCCACTGTTTTCCATAGGCATCTGCTTGATAAATCGTTTCTTCTTCAACGTTCCAAAGCGTGTAATATTGGCTAGCAAATCCGATGAGTTTCATTTTGATTGTTTTGATACTGTAAAAATACTAAAAATACTGATACGAAACTCTTTAAATCAAAAAAGTTACTAACAATTTATGCTAGTAACTCACTTTTTAATCTAATTTTGGATGAATTAAATTTCTAATTTCTTCCCAATTGTAATCCAAAGCATGTTTCATTCTCTTTTCTTCCACTTTAACCCCATCACAACATCCTTGTCTTGAAAAACCTTTAGTACCCCAAATTTCATATCCTGGTGCTGGTTTACAGTACTTTTTCATCTGCTCTGCTTGTCTAAACTTACCATCACGAATTAATTGTTTGTAATATTCCGGCGCACTTATTCCAATAGGATCTTGACTGTCTCTAATCCCAACACAACCATTAGGATAATTTGGTTTTGGATATTCTCTTATCTGAAATTTAAGATATCTTCTAATCCAATTTCTAAGTTTACCCAAATTTCTGTCTATCATTAAATCAATTACAGTATCATGATCTACTATTTCATCATCTATGGCTTTTTTAATTGTTTCAAAATCATAAAGTTTTTCCATTACAGGAACGTAAACCGGATAAATTTCATCTCCACTTTCTAATTCTCTAAGAGTCTCATTCAAAATTTGTTCTTCTTTAGAAACTCTGTGAAATCTTTGAAATGAAAAACCCAAACCACCTGGAATTTGCAAACCATTAAACTCATCAACTTTTAAATTACCATGACAACACTCAAATTGAAATTGTTTTTCATACTCAGGAAAAAAAGTATCTGCACCACCATGTGCATCTTCTACTAAAGTTAGATGTAAAAAATCAACATAATTCCAAAACATTCGATAAATTTCTGCGCCACCAATAACAAAAATTTCACAATTTTCTCTTTCAGCATGAGCCTCTGCAAGTTCTTCTGCTATTATGGGACATGTTGTAAAAAAAGCACCCGCACTAATTGACTCCTGGTCTGCTATATCCAAATTTCGTGTTAATATGATATTCTTACGATTAGGTAATGGTCTAAATTTTTTCGGTAAACTATCCCAAGTTTTTCTTCCCATAATTACAACATTTCCTTCGGTTAATTTCTTAAACTGTTTCATATCTTCAGGAAAATTCCAAATTAATTTACCATCTTTACCCAATTCTCTATTAGCACCAATACAAGCAATAGCATGCCATTTGCCAGGTGTAATACCTCTTTTATCCTTCATTTTGTTCTCTGATTTTTTCTCTTAAAACATGACAATTATCGCAATCTTTTTTGAAATCAATTGAACCATTGCCTGTTTTATGGCTTTGAATTGAGCACCAACCGTCTCCTACAACATCAGAATCCCACATGTAAAATCCACAAAGTGGCATACTTCCATCTCCCCAACCCGGTTCTCCTTGTCTTGTTTCATATGTTACTGTAACTGTTCTCATCTCTTTTAACTAATTTTAACTTTCTTGAACTACCCAAATTAACTCATTACATTTTTCACATGGCCAAATTGGACATTCATCCGAAACCAATAATTTCTCTATCCAATATCCTCCGCCTACTTCTAAAAGTAAACGTGCTAAATCAAAAGACTTGTTACAATTAGGACAACTCTTTTTTATCTTACGATGTTTTCTGTATTCTGCCGGCTTTTCTTCACAAAAATATCCAGGATCATTCTTAGAAAACTCCCACAAGTATTCTAAATCTTGTTTGCTAATTTTCACTAATTTCTTCATCATTCCCGATTAATTTCCAAAAATTTTCATTTACCATTTCTACTATTTCAGGATCTAAATCTTCTGAATTTTCCAATAAATCTCTCATCATCTTACCACTCTTCCATTCCTTGTGCATTTCTTTAATCCTTCTTTTAAACTCTTCATAGTCTTCTTTCCAACAATCTCCAAATTTAAACTTCAACATCATAATTTCCCATAGTTTATCCGTAAGTTCCCAACAACCATGTATCCGTTGAAAATCTTCTATCATTTCTACACACTGAGAATAATGGTCTTTACTTTCTGAATTTCCATACACTATTCTGTCTACTAAATACTGATAATACTCTTGAATCGGTCCCAAACATTCTAATCTGTCAAATGGAATCTCAACATCTATTGTATTCTCTTCTAAACCTAACTCAATTAAATCCAAACCTTTCATTTTACTTCTAATTTTTGTTCTCCCATTTATTGTATGGGCAAGTGCTTAAGTGTTCATTATGAACTCTCAAATTTTTATTTGAGTTCCTACTTCACCGACCAAAGTTGCATTAAAATTTCTTAAAGAATTTTCATGTAGAGCTTCAATCTCTATAGGCGTTAATTTGGACAGTCCCTGCCCTATTAATTGTTTCTTACCAAACTTAATCATGTTTTGAGCTGCATGGATATCCCTATCCATTTCAAAACCACATTGAGAACACTTAAAATTTCTATCTGAAAGTTTTAAATCTTCATTCTTAAATCCACATTGTAAACATGTTTTTGAAGTAGGTTCAAATTGATTTACTACAACTACTCTTTCATGTCCTTTAAGTTTTGATTTAACTCTTCCAAGGATTGAAGATTGGATCTGTCTACCAAAAGAAAGATGATTAAGTTTCTTTCCTTTTTTAGTTCTTTTCTTTTTCTTCCATCCTTTAAGATTCTCATTTTGCATAAAAATAATTTCATGTTCTAAAAGATCCTTAATTACTTTGTTTGCGAGATCGTTTTTCTTGTTGGTTTGTTTTTCATACTCAATTTTAATTAGATGTAAAGTTTTCTTTCGATTATTAGAACCTTTAGGATTCATCAAATACTGACGAGCATGTTTTCTCTGTAATCTTTTTAAGCGTTCACTTTCTTTAATCGAAACATTAATCTTTTCACCTGTTGATAAAGTTAATGATGTTTGGCAACCCATATCAATTCCGATAGGGGCTTTGTATTGTTTAGTTTGTTTTGATTCTTTAGGTAGATAGGTTGTTATAGCAAGATAGTATCCTGAAGGTTTTTTAAGTAATTTTGCATTTGCGAATTCAGCATTTGAAGGGATTTGAGATAAGCCATTAACTTTGAGTTTAGATTTCTTTCCTCTTTTACCACTCATTCCTTGAATACCAACATGTGTAATATCATAATATTTCCAAGTTATTCCAAATTGTACTAAATCAATTGATGTAATTTCTTTTCTAAACTTTAACTTACCAACTTTTTGTCCTTTTTCTTTTTTCTTTAATAATGATTTAATATCTTCAACTATTCCTGCACAAATTTCTTGTTTTATTTGACTTTTTAAAAACTTCAATTCCTGTTCTACAAAAGAACCATCTCTTAATTTTCTTTGAACTTTCTTTAATCCATCTACTTTAAACTCCCATATCTTGTTCTCTTCACTTTCTTGACTCCAATTAAGGATATGATTAACCAACCACTTTGCTTCTAAGAAAACCATTTGAAGAAACTCTTTCTGTTGTGGTTTTAAAGCATCTTCTTGAATTTTTACAGTAAAAACTTTACAAATCTGATTCTTCCTCTTTAATCTTGTTTGATTAAGAGTTTTTGCTATTTGAAGATTCTTTTCTATGTTTGATATTTTCACTTTATTAATAATATCCTTTTACTATTTATTCCAAAATTTTTTGAAGTTATTAGCTATTTTTATTAAGTAACAACTTTCCATTTTTTAAAAGGATTTATTACAAGATATTCATTATAATATCTTTTGTCTCCTGTTACTTCTTTTTTAGCAAACCAAGGAATTTCAAATTTTTCATCTTCTGACTCTAATTCAATTTCTGCAATTATTAAACCGGAATTTTCTCCGTCAAAAACATCTACTTCCCACCATTTCTCACATTGAAAAATTCTGTATCTTCTTTTTTCAATTTTAGAGTGACAAAAATTTTCTAAACAGTGTTCTGCATCTTTATTAGAAATTTCTTGTTCAAACTCTTTTCTTGACAACAAATTATCTTCCCTCGTTTGTTTGTAACCAACAACTCCTTTATTGTCTACTGTTCTGAATCTAATTAAAATCTCACCCAAAGTAACGTAACCTTGTTTAATTACTTGTGGATGAAACTTGTGAATCCAATCTTCATTCCACCATTTTATACTGTCTACTAAAAACTTCCTTTCAATTTCTAATCCCATAATCTAGTTTTCTTCATCATTCCACATTCTAAGATAATTAGCCATACCAGCATCAATTTCAAATTGCGGATAGCCATTTTCTAACAACCAAGTTTCTAAATTAGTACATGTTTCCATTACTTTCTTTGGAAATCCATACTTCCAACCCGTTGGAGGATCTATTACCCATCCTTTCCAATCTTTAATTTTTCCGTCCATCTTACTTTAAATTTTTACCGATGTGATATTTTCCACAAAATATGCAATAGTAAATTGCATAATAATTGCCATACTTTCTTTGCATTGAATCTGCTGCTTTTCTAGCACTTTCTTTTGTATTGTAACCAACTTTTTCTTTACCTGTAGAACTTACTATGTGAGAATTTTTAGAAAACATTCCCCATGCATTACCTGTTATGAAAAAATTTCTAAACAATCTTTTCAATGGTAATTGATGTTTAATTCCTTTTAAAACTCTCTTAAAACTTGTTCTCATTTCTAAAATTCGTAATTCTTTCCAATATGATAAAATCCACAATATTCACACTAATATGGTACAAAATTCATTCCCGTTTCTTCTTTCATCTTTTCCGCTACTTTCCTTGCTTCTACTAAATTTGGATATTCTACTTTTGGTAATTTAGTTTTATGGTTAACATGTCCAAAAATTCCCCTACTACTCTTCCTTTTCTTTGTCATCTTTAATTCCTATGATATCTTTTCCAATATGGTAGTTTTGACAAAGCGGACAATAATATGGTACAAATTCAATTTCATGTCTTTTCTTCATTATTTCTGCTGCCCTCTGTGCTTTCTCTATTGTTTTGTACTCAATTTTAGGATTTCCTTTAAATCCAAAGTGTGAAAATAATCCTAAATTACAATTCTTTTCCATCTTACCATTCTGTTAAAACTCCTTTTGCTACTAACTTCTGAATTCCCCTTTCGTAAAAATGACAAATCATTTGCAAAAATTCTGTTAATTTTTCAAACTCATGCAACCTATCATAATTCTTAATCATCCTCTTTGTTGCTAAAAACTGTTCTTCTGTTTTAGAAGTCTCAATACAACCTACTATTTTATCAAAACCTTCTTCTATTGCTCTTGTTTTCCAAATATCTCTAAAATCTACTTCAATTTCAAAATCTTTTGAAATTATGTTGGTTGTAAGAACCTTTTGAATTGCTTGCATAGACAAATTATCTTCCATAGTTCTAGGAAATTTAAAATCTTCCATTATCAATAGATAATCAGGTCTTCTCATTTTAGTCAATTTTCTTCTTATTGTAAAGTTGATTGTAATACTTCTGTAAATCTTTAATCAAAACATCAAAATCTTCTTTAAAAGTATCAAGACACATTTCGCCGGCACAATGATCTACTTTTCTCTTTGCATGATATTCCTTAATAATATCTTCAACTTTATCTTCAACACCCATCATACCTCTTGGACCTTTATCTCCCTTTGGACAATCTCTCCAATACTCTTCTTGTTTTCTTATCCATTCTTTACTTCTTTCCAAGTACTCTTCTCTTAATTCAAGATAATCTTTTGTAATACCAGTACTTCCTCTTGGTCCTAAAACTATTCCCGGAGATCCTTGTAAACCAGTACATCCTCTAACTCCTTGCATACCAATACAACCTCTTAATCCTCTCGATTCTGGAGCCGAAATTGCATCTAAATCAGGACAATTCAAAATTCCTGCTAATTGTAACAATCCCACTTCTCATCTCTGTAATTTTAAAATCCTCTTGATGTCATTATCTTACCAAAAGTATCAACTAAACCCTCTTGTGTTGGTTCTTCTATTGCAACAAAAGTAGTATTCTCTTCATTTGTTAAAAACCAACTTTTCATCATCCTTTCTTTACATGGATGTTCTAAAACTCTTTCTTTAAGAGATTCTGGCGCTTCCTCAAAAGTTAACAATTCAATTTCTAGTTTCATTAATCTTCACTTATTTTAATTTCTTGATAATACTTACCATCAACTTTTCTTTCTAAAAATTCCTTATTACATTTATTCATAACAACGGGTTTATCTACCATTACAAATGTCATTTTAGTTTAACTATAAAATTTTATCCCAATTCTTTCTAATTCTTTACGTTCCATCTTTTAATCCCACCAACCTTTCATTCCTTTTAACAATTCTAACATCTCTTCAAATTCTCCATCTTCTAAAATCCGTGCTTTCTTAAAAATTCGATTTATCTCTTCTTCGCTTTGTCTATTATCAAACTTTGTTTCAAAAATATTATCATCTTTTCTTACGAACTCAACATTTCCGGGAATCCATCCACTTCTTTCTAAGTAGTCATCTTTCTCGATATTTACAAGAATTTCACAAACTCTTTGGATATTCTTTACTTTTTTATCTCTACTTTTTTCTTCTTCATGTCCATTTGCTATACAATTGCCTAAATCAGTTAACTGAAATTTTAACATTCTTAATACAAAACCATAATCCCATTCTCTATGATTCCAAACTATCTTAAAATATCGGATTAAATTTCTAACTCCTTGCCAAAAAGAATACCAACATGTTTTCATTAGCAATAGTGTTCTAAAATTCCTTTTGCATGTTCAATAGTATCTTCCAACTTCTTAATTTTCAAATCTTTATCTTTGATAATTTCTCTTAATCCATAAAGTTCACCTGATAATCCTCTCATTATCATTTGAAAAACTGTGTGATCTATTACAATTGGCTTTCTACTACCTTTTAATTTTTGCAATGTTTCTAAAGTTATAACATTTTTCATTGGTACATTCAACAAAGTTGCATACACATCTGCATTATTTGGTACCAATGCAAAAAATTTTCTATCTTCTATTGGTTCTATTTCACCACTAACCGGATTATAAACACCACTCTTTTCCTTTGATTTTGCGAAAGTTGCTATAGTATGTCCTGCTTGTCTTGTTTTCTCATAATAAGTATCTATCTCTTCTGCAATCTTTTCCCATTTACCATGATTTTCAATACTCGGTTTTTCAAATTCAGGCTTAATTTTCATAAGCCAATGAAAAAGTTCTCTATTCCATCTTGCATCTGCTAAAGCATTATGCTCATTTTCTTGCTTCGGATAACTTGGTAATTCATCTAATTCTAGGCGAATAGATTCACATGTCTTATTATACTCGTAACTTAAATTTGTAACATCTTTATCTCCTAATAATCTACCAATTCCATTACCATGTAAAGATTTAATTTCTAATATTCTTTCATCTTTCATCTGCTTTAAATCTCTACAATACATTGGAAAACCAATAGGAAGATCTATCATCTTACCAAAAAGCTGTGCAAATACAACCCAATCATAATCAGCATAATAACCATAAAAAACGGGATAATCTAAATTCTGACAAAGATCCTTTGCCAACTTTACATAATTAAGTGTATCAGATGGTATAAAATTCCAACCAACATCAAAACCTGCTCTTTCAATGTACTTTTCTGGATAAACAAACTGTATAATTTGATTTGCAATTTCTTTACGAGAAAATCCAAAAGTATTAAAAATTTTCTTTATTGTCTTTTTACAAAACTTATCTAAACCGTAAGGAAGATGATTATCTTTTAACCAATTTTGACGACGTTCATCAAAAATAGGACGAAAAACATTATCCTGTAACCATTTATTATTCCATGCATCGTCTATATCACATTCACTACAAAGAGCATAATACTCTCTATTATCATCTGAAACAATTCCTATTGAAATTAAATCAATTGTGGGAATCTTAACATTTCTAAAACCAACTAAAATATCTTTATGATATTCATAAAACTCTGTATCTAAGTAATAATTCATTTTGTTTTAAATTTATTATTATTACTCGAATAATGAAAAAAGTTTTAGAACTTTATTAAATTTAAATTTTGTATTATCATTTCATTGGCATACCAAACACTGCGTGCACTGTGTGGTCTGACGTAACATTCGTGAAAGTATAAGTTACTGCTGGACTTAGTGTATCAGGATCTCCTAAAACACCATCAATGTAAAAAGCATTAAGTGCATGAAATGGATTTGTCCTTGTAAAAGTAAAGGTTATTGTACTGCCTACTGGAACTGTAATTTTTCCATCGGGTGCAATTGTACTGGTTGGTGTAGTCACGGTGCCATCGGAACAGGTTGCAGTTATTGTAGGGTTACGCAAAGGTGAATTGAACTCTAAAAGTGTTCTCGTCGTATAAATTTTACGAAGCTGATCATCAGTAAGAACGCCGTTATAGATTGCAAGTCCGGCAATTTTCATGTCTGCTTTCGCAAAACATCCATTTGACTTTAATAAACTTAAAATTCCGTTACCTGCTAACGTTTGAACAATCCCAAGAGGTTGCGAATAACTAAGAGGTGTGGGTACAATAAATTTACTATGAAATTCATATGATTGATTACCCCAACCTTTTACTTTTTCAAACTCATTTTGTTCTATTGCATTATATGTCATTCCAGTCATTACAATGTGATCAGCACGCCAATTTGATGCATCGTAAAAAGTAACCAAAATACCATAAGTTAATCCATGTGCCTGATATGTCATATTATGAATACCAGGATATCTTACCATACCCCCTAAATTAGTAAAAATCCCTCGTTCTATAGTAGAATGTGCCTCTCCTGCAATAGTTCCAACTCCATCTATTCCACAGATACCGGAATTATCGATGATGTGCGTAGTTCTTGGCGTTTTTGTAGAAAATACGATAACAGTATGAGATATATTACTTGGATTAAATTCACCCATTGCTGTTCTCATTGCGCTCCAATTAGGATTTTTGTAGTCGAACCCTATTGTATTCACTTTTAACACATTCGGAAAACATTGTTTCAAATCACCACTCATATCGGTTGCATAACTGTTTTGTGTTGTAATAAGACTGTCAGGAACTAAATTAAACTTAGATACTACATTTGTACTCGGATTTTTACAAGTTAGCACCACATTGTTTATCGTATCATTATTATCTTTAAAGTCAATTAAAAAAATGGGGTCAGGGATAAACGTTGTATTACTGAATCTTTGTTCAATCAAATATTTAACATACCGCACTTGGTTTGTGCCTGGAATAGTTATATTTGCAACTGCAACGGGACCATGTGCAAGATAAGGACCATGTTGAGGTAAAATGTCAGTACCGTTTAATGTACTTCCCGTTAAAATTGTTGTTAAAATATAGCCAGAGTTTGGCGATACTCGATTGTAAACCAATGTTCCCGGAGAGGCTTTTACTTGTGTTATTGCGTTTGGAGGAACTGTAATGTAAGGACCTCCACTTGTGTAACTATATTCAACCGTTCCTTCTGTTGCTAACGTCGTATCAAATACTAAGGTTCCTAAATTCTGTCCAAAGTATGCAGTTACAGTATGATTACTTAATATGTTCGTAAACGTATATGTACCAGTATCAATTGCATTTTGATTTACAACACCATTAATAACCACTGACATTAAACTGTATCCTGACGCAGGTGCAAATGTAAAAGTTTGATTGCTTCCTGGATTAACCGAGACGGTCCCCGGAGTTATTGTACCGTTTGCAGTTTGCGTTACTGTAATTGTGTGTTGCTGTGTTGCAGTCTTAAACGAAGCTCTTATTGTATGATTTGCTTGTACACTGTTAAATGTGTAGCTGCCTTGATTAATTGCTTGTGTATCAATAACACCGTCCACAAGCACCAAGTCTATCATGTAACCATTATTTGGTGTTATCGTATAACTTTGATTTTCATTTTCTTCTACAAACGTATCACCTGCTGGACTTATTGTCCCGTTTGCTTCTGCGAATGCATTTATCTTGTAAAAGTTTGCTGCATGGAATCGTTTGTTCTGATAAATCCAATAAAATTCTGCATCTGTTAGGACTCTATCGTAAATCGCGATTCCCATCGTTAAAGCGTACTTACCGCTTGCTGTTTGTGCGGATCTAAAAGACATAGTGTTTGCGGAAGTTATTGTTGGCGATCCCGTTCCATGACTTAATTCTTGTGGCATCAAAAATCTTAAGTTTCCTGCATAATCCCAAGCGTTAGGATACTTTCCATCATTAATAACGAGCGGTGTAAAATCTGTTGAGCTTATTGAAGATTTTATTCCATGATGCAATCCAGGATTATTAGGATCTGATGAAAACGCAAACATTTTCACCGAATCTTGATTTATGTTGCCATAACCCATTCCGCTTGTTGATAAGCTTATGTTATTTGTCCCACCGCCGGCATATCCTAATCCCCAAAAATTTCTCCCGTCATTCCAAGCAGTTAACCTAAACCCGCCAGCACCTAAAACGGGCGTAATGTTTGAACAGTCACATAACCCGGAGCGATCATTATTGCCGCTACCTCCCAGTGTGTTAGCAAAAAACACAACTGTAATAGGGGCATTCGTCGGATTGTAATTAGCAATCAATGGTCTTATTGTGTTCATCCAATGACAGATGTAAAAGTAACCGGTTTGCCCCGTACCCGTCGTTGTTTTAATAAGATTCGTGAACCCTTGTTCTGCCGTAAGAACATTTTTACCGTTCAATGTTGCAACTGTCGCAGGATTCGTAAGATCAACCCAAGTTCTAACACCTGTGTTTGGATTTTTCAATTTACATGGAACCTTTGTTATAGCTTGTGTGTAAGCCGGATTTGAAGTATCATAACTTACATTTCTTGCATCAATCAATAACATCGGCTCAGGTGGTGGAACAGGTTCCAATTGAATAAAGTTTACATGTATTGTACGATTTGCTTGAACGTTGCTAAATGTGTAATTTCCGTTCGTAACAGCAGAAGATAAAGCATCAGGAGAGTAAACACCATCAATAAGAACAGAACTTATTGAAGTAGGAGGATTCGTTACAAGCGGTGCAATCGTATAAACTTGAGAACCGCCTGCTGCAACATTCGTATTTCCTAACGGAGAAATTGTACCACCTGCACTTGCACTTGAAATAATAACATAGTTTCCAGACGTGCTTTTAAAAGTTGCATGAATCGTTTGATTGCTTTGAACGTTTGTGAACTGATATTGTCCTGACGTAACTGCACCAGGATTGTTAATCCCGTTAACCAAAACCGTATCTCTTTGAAAACCTATGTCAGGTGTTATCGTAAAAACTTGACTGCTTCCACCTGCGATAACTGTATTTTGCATCGGAGATATGCTACCGCCGACACCGTGACCTGCTGTTATAACATAATAACCAGAAGAAACTTGTTCAAACACAATTCCAATAACTCTATCTGTTACAACGTTATTGAACGCATAAACACCAGTCGATGTTATTTGATTAAATGCCTGCAGTGCTTCAAATGTATCACTATGCCCATCAATTTCAACTTTTTGTATTACATAACCTGGATTCGTTACTATGTTAAAAACTTGATTTGAGCCAAACGGAATCTGAAAAGTTCCCGACGGTGTTATGCTTCCTCCTAAACTGTTATTCACACCTGCCTTTATCTTTGGATTCTGTTGTGAACCGCCGCTAAATACAACCTTTACAGCATGATTGCTTGTAACATTCGGGAATGTAATAGGATTTGGTGGCGTAGTAGATAATAACATGCCATCAATTATAACGCTTTGTATTGTAGCACCTGAACCCGGTAAGAAGTTCATGTAAGCAGTAACAGGTGTACCTGGCGGAATTTGCCATATCGGATAATTTATAGAAGCTGTCATCATTTGATGTACTGTATAAACTGTATCCCACGTTTCAACTGCACCATTTCCAATAATCTCCAAACTCATCAACCACGGAGGTGCTGATGAAAATATTACATGAATTGTATGATTTTCTGTAACATTGTTAAACGTATATTCACCTATAACATAAGCAGGATCTCCATAAATAAGCTGCCCGTCAATTTCAATTGAGTGTATTTTGCGGTTGGGCGCTGGTGTTATTGTGTAGCTTTGACTATCTCCGATACTAACGTACGTCGTTCCTAATGGAGAGATTGTACCCCCGTCTGCGGAAACAGATGAAACTATCGTAACTGTTGGGCGCTGCTTAAAAGAAACTTCAACTATCTTATTTGTTTGAACGTTGTAGATATTGTGATTAAAAACCGCACCAATTGAAACACCGTCATCTTTTACGTCATCAATCATATAACCAGGATTTGCATAAAAATTCATATGCACATGTTCACCCGCCCACACTTGCTTTATATCACCAGGAGGAAATATCTCCCCCCATATATTAATTTGACCGGGTGGACCTACCCATACAGAACTTCCATGAACATAACCATTTTCTCCACAAATAATGTGAATAGTTGGATTATTAGAAAATGACACTTCTATACTGTGATTTTCCGTAACATTGTAGAATGTGTATTCACCTGTAATGAAAACAGGATGACCTATTAAAGGAACACCATCAATAATTACTTTACTGATAAAATAACCAGGATCTGGCGTAATCGTAAAAGTTTGATTGCTTCCATTTGCAACTTGAACGTGACCAGATGGTGAAATTGTACCATCTGTGTTGCCGACGATTGACGTAACTATTGTGTGATAGGTTATTTGTCCATGATGTCTTCTTGCCATTCTTGCGTATTAAATTCTTTAGGGCACCAGATAGGTTTTAGGATTTCCTGTGTGCGTAATCAAAACTTTCCAGCCATCTTCTTTTCCGCTGTAATCCACCTCAGGGACTAACATAAAACTAACTTCTGCTTGTTCGTTCACATCTAAAATTAAAGGATCTTCTAAGCACAAATATGCTGCGGTAACTCCTGTGTCACCATACGGATAAAAAGGTTGGTTTGAAAAAAGACCGCCTGATGTTATGTCGTTACCATCAAATCCATTTCTCTGTACTAAATCGTATATCAATCTATATTCATCGTCAGCCCCTTGCCCTGAAGGTCTCCGAGGTATTGAAAGATAAACTGTCATCCGTGTTCCTTTTTCGTGTCTTGTACGATTTCTAAAGCAAACATAATGGATTAATGGACCCTGCCCACCTTCATAACTTTCATGACGACTATTAAGAGTTCTTCCTGTCAAAGTAACATTCCAATCACTATACTTTGTTGTATCGATGTCGGCAAAATTAAAGTAAATTACAGGGTTTGCACCACGGTGTTCTTTTTTACATTCATCTACAATATCTATGTAAGTATAAGAAGTTCTATTGGGCAACTTTTCTAACAATCCCTCTAAACCGAACGGATTGACACACGGTCCCATTAAGTAATAACTATTGTAATAATCACCCCATCCTGATATTAACACATTTTCTTTTTCCACGTTTATCGTTCTGTAATTGTAATCAAAAACTGCAATACTGCCGTGGCCGTCATTGGCAACACCAAGTCCTAAATTCACTGAACCACTTCCTCCACCACCTGACGGTCCTTGCGGTCCAGTTACACCCGTAGCACCGGTTGCACCCGTGGCTCCTGTGACGCCGGCAGGACCAATCGGTCCTTGTATACCTGTGCCAGTTGCACCAGTTGCACCTGTAGGCCCCGGTGGACCCTCCAAACCTTGTGGACCTTGTGGACCTTCACCAGAACCAGAACCTCCTTGTCCGGCAAGAATATCTTCCCAATACTTATCTTTACCATTCCACCTGTAACATGGCTGACGTTCACTCAAATAAAAGTTTAAACTTTTATTGTATTCCAAAGAACCGCTAAATTCTTCATCATAACAAAACCAACCTATTAACTTGTATAAGTAATCGGTGTATATTAAATCAATGCTATAACATTCAGGTGATGCCCACGTTCTTCCCTGCCATTCTATTATACCACTGTTTTCGTCACCCTTATCAAGATTGCTGCTACCTCCACATTTTAAGTACACAGGAATGTTTTTCAATTGTACAGCGTATCCGCCGTTTGCAGTGCTGTTTTTTCTATCTTTCAAGTAATTAGATTCAAAATCATTAGTAAATTCTGTATAACCCGCCGTCCCACCTACTGGAACGAACATGTTATAATCAAAAATTGCTGCACCTGGTATAATACCACCGTTGTGTATCAATTCTACTTTTTTGAAAATTTTTCCCCATACTTTACTACCCACCAAGGTTCTTGTCAAGCATGGAAACTTATTGTACGTATCGTTGTCGTGATTACTGTCTGTCATCGGTCCCCACTTCAATTCTTGATCATTGACCATTACAATGTTGTCATTCATGGAAATGTGAATGCCACGCTTAAATTCATCTTCATTTACATCAAATGGAACATTGCTCTGATTAATTCTTACTAAGCAATCGTTTGCTTCTCTACCATCCATAACTATGTTTGCAACACCAAGCAGCGCAATATTATCATTATATGGGCGATTGTGTTCTTCTGCTTCCCAATCCCATGTTAACATTTGATGTGGTGCAACCCCCATCAAGTCAAATCCAGAATTTGTTTCTTCAAAATTCCAGTTCCCCCACTTCTCCCCATCAAACCTATAAACAGGTTGTTCCATTAATAAGTTAAAATAAGTTCCACCGTTTGCACCAAAGTCATCATTTAAGTACCCTATTCTTTTATAAGCTAATTTCGTGTTATAAGGCATTGCTGCGAACTCAAGAGGTCTAAAAAATTTCAGGCCTCTTAAATTTTTTGGCAGTTCGTGCTCTTCTACAACTTCTCCACCTACCCACAAATATCTGCCTTTTAATGAATGAATATTGTTAAAACTCGTTGGAGTCCACAATGGAGGTTGCCCTATTATCATACTAGGAACCAAATTCCAAATATGATAAAAGTTCCACGAAAGTTTTGTTGCACTTATTCTTGTTTGCATTTTAACGTTTTGTGTAATCACATCATTTTGAACCCAATCTTGTTCAAACTCATCTCCACATATTCTTATGTTGTCTTCTAACGAAATAGCATCTCCTTCAAAAGCTTCCAACATATGACCTTGAAATCTTGATAACGGAATAGCAGTTTTAATACTGTTTGTATAAGTTAACCCCACCAAAACATCACGCAAATCATCTGAAGGGTTCCACAGATGCGAATGAAAATAGTAATATGAAGGATCATATAACTCAAAATTTTCCGCGGACTCTCCACCTCCACCACCCGGAGGTCCTTGGGGTCCTTCAGGTCCAATAATATTATTTCTATCAATTAAAATAAAGAAATTGGTAATAAAGCCAGTAACTTCTACGATAGAACCTTTGGGTATACTTTTATACGCCGGCGAACTATTTAATTGAAGGCTTAATGACACATTTGACGTATTTAATATCAAATCTCCTACATTAATTGTTTTATTCAAAAACGCTTCTAATTGAGAAACATTATAAGTACCACCCGTTTGAACCGCGTGTATTATGTTTCCTTGATAACCTTGATAACCTTGATAACCTTGATACCCTTGTGTACCGCTACCCCCGCCTTGTATCCCATCAAACTCAATATACTGACCTGAACCCGAAACTTTCAAGTATTTTCCTTGGTGTCCACCGAGTTGCAGACCATACCATTTTGTGCTACTCATTTCTTTCTCTTAATATTTTTAATACTGTCCACAATCTGGACCTATCCATTGTACTTCATTTATTACACTTATCACATTTCCGCCGCCATCAACACCTTGCCCTACTTCATAATATGCAATAAAGTTTATCCAACCTATACGATAATGTCGTACATTCTGGCTATAACTTGTCATCTCAGAAAAGTAAAATGGATATGCTTGATTCCACAAATATGATTTTATTTGAGTCAATGCTGCACTTTCAATTTTTACATTTCTGAGATCGCTAAACATTGTATCAACCATACGGCATGTCTGAGTACTAAAATTACATGTTACATCTTCACAACCTTGATAATATATAGCAACATAATTATTTCTAAAATTTGCATTTCCATCATATTCATATGATGTGTTAATAATAACATTTCTTGGTCCTATACTTGATAATTTATTATAACCAATCGTATTACACGAACATCCGCAATCCAATTTAACATTTTTTATATGATTACCATTCAATACGTTATTAGTTAATCGTGAATCTCGACTATTTATTCTAAAACTTCTAACACTTATGTCAGAAGGAAAACTTCCATTAATTGTTCTGAAATATTCAGTATTTGGACTAGCACCTATGTTATTACTATCATTCGCATTAACATTATCAATTCTAAGTATAGGATACGTTGATAATGTGTTGTTACCCGAGTCTTCTTGATAAAACTTAATACCCACTGGATACAAAAATCTTCGATACCAAACATTTCGCCAATCATAATCACATTCTATGTTATCAATCGTATCTTTCCTATAAGTTATTGCCCCTGTAAAACCTGTAACATATGTACTTGCGCTAAACTGATAAAATGCCGGATCTTTTGAAATATTACTTAATGCACTTACACCTGCTAAATCAAACACGTAACCACAATCATATTCTATTTCATCATAAGGATACGTTTCACTCCATGCCTTCTTTCCTAACATCCTTTCCGTAACTGCAAACACAATTAAAGATTCCATATCCACCGTCTCTCCTGCCGCCGTTGCCATTGTGCTATTGTTTATGTTGTAATCAAACTGTTGTGAATTAGAATTCCAAGCATACACAGGCAATGCATGAACTGTTTTATAGTTAGTTATCCTATAAAGTTGTCCAGGACTCATTCCGCCAACACTTCCCATCAATGTTATTAAGTCACTATACAAAATATCCACAATACTATTCGTCGACGGTCCACCTCCACCTTGTATCCCTTCAAACACAATCAAGTCTTCGCTGCTGTCTACTTTCAAAAACTTGCCTTGGTGTCCGGTTAAGTCCAGACTATACCATTTACTTCCTGCCATTCTTGCTTCTTATTTTATTCATTGCTAACGGATGGTCCATTACAAATCACTTCACAAATATTCCCTACATTATCACAATCATAATATGAAAGAAAATTATGAACATGACTCAGTGTTCCAAATTTACTTAATTTTGTCTTTTTCGTTCTATCCATCATTGCATTTACATATCCGGTTGAATCATGTAAAAAGCTCATATTATCAAAATGTCCACCGGGTGTATGTATTCCAAACAAATAAATATCACTAATGTGTATGTTTGCAAACATTTCCCGCCACCATGATGAGACACCAATAAATTGGCAATCAGCAATTATCGACGTTGCAAGGTATGAACTAGGATATGTCCATAGTCCTTTATCACATGTAATTGCACATGCTTCTTCAAAAAAGTTTCCTACACAAATATTATGAATTTCCACATTAAAAGCTTTCTTGAATGTATTGCTACCAACTAATTCTCCTAGTTCTACGTTTACTGCCTCGTTCAGAAATATGTTATTACCAATTCGCGAACTACAATGTATCAAATATTGTTCATCAAATGTTGCACATTTATGTAGTTTAACATTTATTGCATTTTTATTCACAAGTCCAAACGTCTTATAAATTTCTGGTTTGCTATTATTAAACTTTTTCGTTCCCGGCATTCCAGGCAAATCTTTGATTGCATCATAATAAGTTTCAAGATAACTAACCCATTTGATTTCATTGCCGTTCCCGCCTGTATTCCCACTGTTTGTATTCCATCTTGCAAATAAAACATTTCGCCAGTCGTACCAAGTTTCTACATTTCTTTCAATATCTTTTCTGTAATATATTACCCCCTTAAATCCGTTTACAAAACTTCCAATTCCTCCAATTCCCATATATGCTGGATCACTGCTGAAATCTTCAGTTTCCTGTCCTATATCATACCAAATCTCATCACCTGGGTACAATGCAGACCATGCTCTATTACTAATCTTATTGTTAGCAATTGCCAACACAATTAACGGCTCATTTTCAGGCTGTTGATTTATATTATAATTTAATATGTTACTACTATTAACTGATATATTTGTGAAGTGATTTGTCATTCCTATTATATTATGCACTGTTTTAAAATCTGTAATTCTATAATAGGTTCCTTCTACTAATCCATTATTCTGCATTGCAGTTTTCAAATCATCATATAAAATATTTGCAACATGCAACGGATATTCTTCTCCGTTCCATATATCCCATCTATCAAACCTTTCATCCCAATAATAAGTATCCTGTTTTAATAATAACGAAAACTTATTCTCACTCTTACTAATATATGCTATTCTCTTATAATAGTAATCTTTGTTCCAATACATTTTATCTGCAACACTGTACTCTTTGATCCCAAAGTATCTACTACTAAGCCACATGGCTTCATACCCGCCAGTCCCTGCAATCCACAAATAACAGTCATTGTCTGGTAAATCATTATTATTTATATTTCCACTTATAGGCGCTGATATTGTACCATCTAGTTTCTTAAATGTATTAAAGTTTCTAGTAAGTTCATTTAATTCTCTTTTTGTTGATAGGTAAACATTTTTTGCAATTCTTTTATTCACCATATCAAAAGATTCTCCTGCATCCATCTCATCCCCGCCAATTCTAATATTGTCCACTAATCTAAATACTAACGTACTAAATAATGTATTCCCACTAACTACTTTTGATAATCTTGATACACAATTCGGTGTTACATTGCCATTGTTAATATTGTTTTGTGTAAAATCTGTTGTTAATCCAAAAAACACCCCACGCATATCATCGGACTGTGCCATTAAATTGTCACTGTTATTTCCAAAACTGTCAGGTACTTTATACAATGCAGGATCTTTCAAATCTTCAACTTGCTCACCAGTTTTTCCTTGATATCCTTGTTCACCA